TTTTTATTCATATCATACTCCTCCAGTTACGTTTATATTACATTAATAATATATATTTTCTATAAATATTGATTATAAAAACAACTCGTTAATTTAAGCAAATAAAAGAAACGAGGTGATATTTTATGGAAAAAATATTTTCTATTGCATCATCATCTAGTAGTACCACTTATGGTAATATAAGTTGTTCGGTTAGAGAATATATACTAGCAAAATTTCCATATGAATTTTTTAAATATACAAATATTTCATCCGAAATTGCATATCGTAATCTATATCGTCAATTCGGCGGAAATAATAATATGAATGAGATAAAGAAAAGAAGAAAACCATATTTAATCATTAAACCATCATATCAACCTAATGATTCAGATGCGTTCTTGAATAATATTCCATTAACTAAAAACTATGATAATATTGAATATGGTATTGATAAACGACATCTATTTCCAATATTAAAAGATCCGGAGAAAGAATTTAATCTAAAGTATAAAATGAATAGAGATAGAATAGAATTTGATGTAACTATTACATTAGCGACTTTGCATCAGCAATTAGATTTATATAAATTTATGGTAAATCAAATGGTATGGGATCGTTCATTTATTCATCGTTCTTCATTGGAATCGATGATTCCAAGGTCAATGATTGAATATATTGGAAAAATAACAGAATTGGATATAACTGATAAAACTCAGAATATGCTTCCAATATTATTACAGTATTTAAATAACCGATCTAATTATCCTATTACTTATAAAATGAAGAATGCTTCTGGAAGAGATGAATTTTTCATGTATTATAATCATGATACAATTATGACATTATATGATTTATCATTTGATGAAGGTAATATGAAAAATATGATGGGTGATGCCTATAATATTAACTTTAGAATTTCGGTCGAATTTAATTTACCGGGACTATTTATATTAGAAGGAGATACAAATATTCAAAATAAAGTACAGTTTGATTTGGCTGTATATGAACCATATTCCGGCACAACAGAATTTATTCCTATATACACTATTGAGAATATACATAATAGATATCCATCATATTTAGATGGATTTAGATTATACACTTCCTCAATATTTAATGTTGATTACGAAGTTGGAAAGACAAAAGATACCTTAGATATTTCACCATTATTTGAAAGTGCAGCAATAAATGTTATTAGAGAAAATACTCAATTAAATATACCAATCTCTACGTTTATAAAAGCTATCATTTTAAAAGATAATGTTGAACTTGTTGAAGGTACGGATTTTATAGCAGATTGGAATAATTTGAATATTGATGTATTTAAATTAGAGAAGACATCTACTTATAGACTTATTATTTATATCAATAATCTTAAATTAAATGATTCATTGATTAATGATATTGATAATCATAGTATGGATAAACCAAAAATATAAAAAAAAAATAAAGAACCTTAGCGGGTTCTTTATTTTCTTCCTACTTTATAAGTAAATGCCGGAGATAGTCCTAAGCAATCATTTATAAGAGCATCTTTTAATTTACAACGGTTAGATATTTCATATTCCTTAATTATTGCAGCAATCTCATGTTCTAACTGTTTTCTTATATGCTCATTATTAAACTTTCCCTCATACTGTTTAAAGACATCTTGCAATTTAAACTTATTATTATATTTTCTCATAAAATGATGGTATATTGAAAAGAAATGGTCTTTATCTTCAGTTGGGATGCATCCACAATCATCAGTGTTTATAAAATCTACGATAACACTAGTATTATCATTTTTATCAATTGTAATATAAACGCCAAAAGATTTATTAATTAAATTACTTAATACAGTATTTGCATTTGTCCATTTTGGAAATTCTCTATTCATTTTTGCCTCCAATCTTATTATCTTTTTAAAGAATAGAATATCGTAAGATATTCTATTCTTTATTTTTTATTTCAATAAGTTTAACATAAATTGCTTTATTTCATCTTTTGGTGGATCGATATATTTATATGAATCATAAGGTGGATCACTCATATATTTATCACCAAATAGGTATCTAAAATCTTCAGCAAATATTTCTGCTGGCCTTTTTTCCCAAGTACTTTTTGCTGTAAATTTACTTGGAATTCTTCTCAATTTAATATATTCTTTAAATATTTTATTTTTCATATGCATTGCGTAGTCGCAGTTCATTTGTTTATACATTAAGCTATGACCTATTTCATGAATAAATAAATCGCCAACTGATTCTTTAGTAATTATTTCTTGTGCATGTCTAGCGCCATAAATTATATGAGTCGGATATGCTCTACCATTATATTCTCCACCGGTAAATAATCCTCGCTTAAAATCAAATTGCATTAATCTGAATGGCATAATTATTAAATCGACGTCTAGAAAATCTAATGGAAAATCGATATCATTAATTATACTCTGAGCCAATGTAAATGGAATTTCTTTTGCTCCCATCCATACACCTGGATCTTTTGCTCCTTTGTAATCAAATATTCCACCAATATTTTCAACGTTAGTAATAAATTTTCTTGCTTCTTCACTTGAGATTAATTTCATAACATTTACCTCCTATAAATATATTTAAATGCTTGAATTAATGTAACTGTTTTTTATTATTATTTATTATTGCTATCATTAGTTTCGAGATGAAAACCAATTGCAACTTTAGTGCTATTAGTTTTCTCTTGATGACTAAGTTTTCGTAGGAATGAGATTGAAGAGCATAAATTCGTATTCATTGCATCTAAGGTAGATGCAATAGTTATATTCGATGATAAATATTTTGGAGTTACATTTCCAGTAAGTTGACGATATTCTTCGTCATACGAAAATATAACAACGTCATCAATAATCGAACTACCTTTTTCTCTTTGCAATGAAATTATAACTGAATCATTATCAGTTATATTAATCTTCATTTTATCTTTACTAAATTTCTTTAAATGTGCGTTTGCCGTAATAAATTCTTCCAATGCTGTTTGAAGTCCATCTTTAATATCGAGTCCAATATTTAATAAATTTCCGAGACTTGTTAACATGGAAAACCCCCTCATATTTTAGTATAATTGCGGTTGTTTCAGTGTACCAAAATCCACATATTCATGTAGATTAGTGCTGAATTGCATGTTATTTGCATTTTTATATTGATTAATTGACTTAGCATAAACTATCTCTGCTTTATCTTCATTAAATATTATGAAATACGTATTACCATGTTTTATACTATGACTACATGGTTTCACATAAACCACTGCCGGTGATTTAACTGTAACTAACCAGTCGAAATATAAACCATAATCACGTTCTTCGTTTTCACAAAGTTCATATCCGTATGTTATTATTCTGACATTGTCTGCATTATTTGAAAGGACATATGCAGTTCCATAACTTCCAATTTTGAATTGACCTTTACAATTAATTCGGGTTATGTAATCAGGTTCATTAGTAGCTTTATAGTTTGATGTAACTATTTTTGGTCCTACTGTATCAGATACAATTTTAAAATTTTCCGAATTAAGATTTTCAAAATTTTCAATTGGTACATGTATTCTCTTCTTTCCATTTAAAACTAATGCAGGTGTGTTAAACCTATCCGAAATATTGTCCTTGCGAATGTTAAATAACTTCATAGTTTAAATCTCCTTATTTTTTAATATCGTATTTTGAAATAATGAATTTAAATAACTTGAACCCTTTTCTATATCTACGAATGAGTCCCAATGCATTAAAAATTCATTATCCCAATTATCAGTACAATCACCAGTTATATCATATAATCTATTATTATATTTAAGTACAAAGTGATTCATTGCATTATAATATATTTCCCCCTTAGGAAATCTATTTTTTAATATGAATGCAAACCAGTAGCAATATCCCTTAGTAAAGCATTCGACTATTTCATTTGATGTACCAAAAGATTTAAAATCTTTTATAAATTCTTCAATAGTAATTTCTCTATAGTCCATATTTAACTTCTCCTATAAATTATATTTTAATATAAGGTAGTACCGACAATTAATATTTATCGATACCGCCTTATATTATTATCTATAGAGCTTTTAACATTCCTTCTTTTATTGTATCAAATATAGAAGATACTATTTTATTAGTCATTGGAAATCCTGCTGATTCAACATGACCTCCACCATACATCGATTTAGCAATTTTGCATAAATTAATACCACTACCTTTTTTAGTTCTAAGACTAAATGCATTTGCTCCAATCATAACTGCAATATCTGCTCCATTTTCATATAGAATTCTTCCAATTTCAGATTGATTCTTTTCTGCAAATGTAACAGCAATGGAATATGTTGTATAATCAATTACCATATCTCTAATTTCAGCAGCTTTAACTCGTTTATCAATATATTTTTTCTCTTCATTTTCCGCGTTTGCTAATAATGCTTCAATATATGGATATTTCATTGTACCAATAAATACCGATGAATAATCCCCAAGTCCAAAGTCTGTTAGATATTGAGTAAATAGGTCAATTCCAAGTAAATGATATAGACTATTTAATCTTGGAGCTTCTTTAGCCATAGGATTATTGGCGTTCATTTTTTCATTAAACTCGTATGTATCATATAGTCTAACCAACTCAACAAATTGCTCGAAACTTGCTAGATGAAGATCTGATGGATCAATATATCCGCATCTTATTAAGTAATCATAATATAATCTAGTACCGCACAATTGAAACTTATTACCATCTTGATCAATATCATGTGTCTTAATAGTTATATTATCAGTTAAAAATTCCGATGTATATTTAGGAAATAAATCAGAAACGTGATGATCGAATATCAGAAAATGATCATCTAATCCAAAATTATGAATTAATGAATATTCTTTTTGATTAAATGTCAAATCTGTTATTATTACTAAATCACATTCGCCATTTTTTATTTCTACTATACTTTTTTCAATTTCATTATATAGTTCATTTGGTTCTATGTTAAAATATTTCTGTGTTCCTTTTAGAAAAGCTTTTGGATTTAAACTCAATATCTTTTTAGTGAGAATTATAGGAAATACTCCATCTAAATCAGTATGAGAATAATGCTTAATATTTAGTCCTTCTAAAATAACTTTTTTCATTAATTGTCCTCCCTTTTATATGTTACTTTTAATACCAACTTATTTTTGAAATTCCATTTAAATCAACTGAATTATATTTTTCAAGTTCATCATATATACTATCATCAATATTCAATAATTTAAGTATTCTTCTAGTAAATAGAACTTGACTTTTATACATCTTTGTACTTGCAGCTAATAACGATAATGAATAAATTAACATTATCATTGGTACTGCAATAATTATAATTAATAATATTATCTTTAGTGTATTCATTTAATTTTCTCCTTATTTAGTTAAATACATATTCATCATAATGCTCCAATAATGCATTAATATAGAAGCATACATCATCCACACTTATAGGATTAAAATGATGACCATCTACACCAACATCCATACCATATAGTTTTATAAGTTGACGACCATGGATATGACCAAATAGATTTAATACTCCACTGTCTTTTAATGGCTCTGAATATATTTTTGGCTCATGTGATAATATAATCTTTTTAATCTTAGTAGATTTAACTTGACTTGAAATAATGTCAAAAAGCATTTTTTCAATTCGATCTTCATTAGAGTTCTCATCAATGACGATATTTTCATAGTATAGTTTCATTTTTTCGGTAGATTGTAAAGCGGAACTTATGCTTATATTATTTGAATTATTATAATCTGCCCACTCATAATTACCAAATACTAATCGAATATTTCCATTTAATGCGTTTGCGATTTTATATTCGCCAAAATCTCCTAGATGAAATACTGTATCTTCTGGAGCGATTCTCTCATTCCAGCGTTTTATTAAAACTTTATCCATTGTATTTACTGACATGAATGGACGTTTTGAAAGTTCAAATGTTCTTTCTGAACTAAAATGTGTATCTGCTGTAAACCATATTTTACTCATAATTTTATAACTCCTTTTTTAATATAGTTATAATTTTTTTCACTGAGTAATTATAATTTACAAAAAATATAAAATGCGAAATTTATTAAGGATAGAGGATAATTAAATTATCCTCTATCCTTAACCTTTATTAATTTGACTTCCCTATAAAATCCGAAAGATTATTATTTGGAATATTTAATGTGCCAGCATGTTTTTGTCTAGAAATTTGTTGAACTATTCCGAATAGTCTACTTTCTAATTGTGATAATGATTCAAAAGACTGTATTTTGCTATTCAATTGTGATGAATCTACTTTGTTATTTATATATCTTTTGCCAGCAAATGAATCATCGATACATATAAGAATATGTGGAAAATTTAAATCACTATCTTGAATATTTGGATGGGTGCTAAGTATATTATTTTTAGCCATCCATTCACCAAGTTCAAAGCGTGTAGTTCTTGCATAATTCTCAATCTCGAATTCTTTTTCTGGTATAATAAATAGAATGATATCCGCGGAGTTTAAATGATAAGCTTCCCATACAACTTGCCATTGATATTCATTCTGATTAATGTCAGTACTCTTTTTAAAAGCTTCTTTGCGTTGTGGATTAAGAAATGCAATTCTTTCATCAAATTCTGAATATTTTTCCTGAAAGTGAGTCATGAATTTATCTCTCCATTCAAGTGCACCGTTAATAGGTCCTCCTAAAAATATTGATACTGCATTCGTTTTAACATAACCATGATCTGGTGTATACATTTGAGTTTTCATATAATATTATTCCTCCCTTTTATTTTTAATATTAGCTTACCCATAATTTAATAGGATCAATTGAAGCTTCTATATCATCATTACAATCTTCATCTATCCAAAACATTGCCTGACGCTCATAATAAACTCCACTTTTAAATGAAATGATTAAAGCATATGTATTTGGCATAAGTTCATTCTTTTCATATTTTTCAACTTGATAATCCATTTTATTTGAAAAGTATGAATTAGGAAGTTGAAGAGATATTTTTTTAATATTATTTTTACTATCCCTAGTAAAAAATAATAGTTTTCCATAAATAAATTTAAGTCTATATTCATCTTTAGAAGTCATAAATAGAATTTCTTCTTTCATTATTGCATTTTCATGTCGCATCTCAGTAAGTTCTTTTTCAACATCTAACGATTCACTATTAACGTAATCTTGTATATTAATTATTGCTTTATCGATATAATCGTATATTGGTTTGGTTATTTTTTTAATTAATCCCATATTATTCTTCCTCCATTGATTAATTCATTATAAGCAATAGTTTATCGTTCTCCATACTTTTGCAGATTCAACAGGAATTAGGCAATCGTCTGCAATTAAATATAATGCTGCAAATAGATTACTTTTAGTGTGAAACGTGATAATTAATTCGTGGCTGTTTGGTATAGTTTTACTCTTTTCATACTTTTCAATTTTATAGTTTCCTCTAGGTGTAATATATGAATTTTGAAGCTGTAATACTATACTTTTAGCCATACCATCATTATCTTTTGCAAAAAATAATAATTTGTCCTTAATAAGCTTAATACGGCACTCTTCCTTTGAATTCAGAAGTGCCATTTCTTCTCTTAATAGAGCATTTTGATATTTCAATTCGTTAATTTCTTCAACAAAATATTCTCGTGTCTTATCTACACGATTATCGATATAATCATATATCGATTTTTTAAACTTTTTAATTAGTCCCATATTAACCTCCTAAATATAATTAAAAATATTTTTCTTTTGTATATTAAGTTCTCTTTATCTAAAGGTGTTTTATATATTTTATAAGTTTATTTTTATAATATCTCTAATAGTTCTAAATGCCCATGCAAATGCTTCGCAAATTTTCTGCATTGCAAGATATCCAATTACATAAACCATTAATGCTAATATTAAAACTTCCATATTGACACCTCCATTTATTTGTATATAAATAATATATACGCCTATTCAATTAATATACGGCTAAGAATTTTTATTTGAAGCAGCACTTATTACATTTATTACAATATTTAGATTCTTGAAATTTGTGATATTCCTCTTCGTTCATAATTACGATATATCTACCATTTTCGCCATATTCGTTATGATGAAAAGCTCCACCACACGAAAGTAAATATTTTACAATGAGGGAATGTATTAATTTTATCATTTATTTTTCATCTCCCAAACCAAAATTTTGATAAAAAATAAATATAGCATGGAAGGATATCCATGCTATATTTTTAAATATTATTAAACGTGTAAAATGCAATGACTTCATCCTTAATTGGCATGGTATCAGGATTAACTCTACCATTCATTTTATCTATATAAAGATTATATCTTGGATTCATATTCTTTGAAAATTCCTTTGCAAAATGAGATCCAAATATTCTAAATATATTCAAAATGTCGCCATCAAAGTCTGCATTCATTGGTTTTAAGCAGTTACTTGGAATAGTTAAAGTTTTATCATCAATGTTCGGTTTAACTTTTACTATTCTCATAAACATAAATGAGCCATAGTCAATTGACGGATTTCTATTTATGATAACATTAAGATATTTTGAGCATTTTTTATCAGTTGTCATATGTTGCATTATATTATATAGTGTCGGATTAAAATGAGTTAGACCTTTCTTCCACACATTAGATGCTTCAACTATAGTGCAATTTTGAATCTTGGAATAAAAATTGATTATCTCATATCTAAATAATTCCATAAATACAACATACCCGACTTCAATTTCATCAGCCCTTAGTCTTCCTGAACTAGATACAATAATATTTCTTGCTGCAAAATTGTATCTTCCACCCATAACCTTAGATAGTATTATACCTTTTTTACCAGTTAACTCTTTATAAACTTCAGTGAATATATCTGTTAATTCTTTTTGGATTGCTGCTAATTGAATATCAATACTCATTAGCATCTCTGGACTATAATCCGATATACTATTTACAAAGTTTGCAATTCTGATAACTGATTGATAGCTAGTATTAATTTTAAGTTTATATAATTTATGTCCAGTTATTCCTGGTAATTCAGTTCTTAATAATGATGAATATACTGGAATGCATGAAGTAAATATCAATCCAATATCTTCCTTTAATTCTTTAAATAATTTAACTTTACTGGGTTTCTTTTTCTCATAATAATCAAGAACTTCCCATAGATGTTCTTTTAACCATATAGTCCCTTTATTAATAAAAGGATGCTTCTTTTTCTCCATGTTGAATTTTTCCATACATTCAACAGATTCTTCATCTAACACTTCAACGTTAATAATTTTCCCTAGCACTTTTTCTCCACCAGAGGAACCTAATGCATCAGTTAATTTAGCATAGTATATTGGAGAGATAACAGAGAATGAACTGAGTATTATCCAGCCAGTTTTAGTTAAATCAGTATCACTATATTCTACTGATGTGCCACAAACATCACATATTTCTCCTTCATACATCTTGCCAATGTACTTTTTACATTTACATGAATATCTTTCTTGGAACGCATAATCATCTCCAAAATCAGTTCCGAAAAATTCAGACTGAAGTCCATGAAGAATTTTATCATTATTCTTGTCATATGACTCAACTGAATCAATCTTAATCCCTTTTCCATTTAAGAAGTCTAAATAACATTCTAAATTTAAATTTAGCTTCTCCACCATTACATTTTCAATTTTTGATCCAAACATTTAAGTTCCCCTTTCAAAGAATTAATATCTTACTGCATTTTCGGGGTCTAATGACCATATTTCATATAACCTTTTTATTATAAATGCATCAAATAATGCATTATGCTTATTACCAGTTCCAATTATATTACTTACTAATTTAATATAATCTTCACCAACCATTGTTTCTCTAGATAAGTCAAATGCTTCCATATCATTATTAGCTTTTATACAGAAATTACCCAAATCTTGATTCACATCATGACAGCACTTAGAATGATTATCTGGAATATTTAATGCATTATCATATAATAAATCAATTAATAGCATAAAATCATAATGGGATACATCTGATACCCATTCAATTTTATCAGCATCTAAGCGAGATAACCATTTTGTTAATAACCTCTTTACTTCTTTTTTATCACCATGCGCTAACCCAACAATAAGATTATTTTCTTTAGCGTAATGCTTAAGATATGCAGTGAGGGTATGTCTTTTACTAAGAGTATCAGCCAATAGATTATTAATTACATTTTCATTTAACCAATCATTGAGTTGTGCGGCATCATAGTCAGTTAACTCTCCATAAAATATATCCCCTCTCTCAGTTACAATACCTATACTTATTAAAGTTGTGCCTGAATGGAGTCCCGTAAACTCCGTGTCAAAAGATAGTTTCATTTTTTATATCCTCCTTTTATATTTTTATGTTAATATTTTTTTCATCTCATTATAATAATATATAACCCAAAGGATTTTAAGTCTCCTTTGGGTTATATATTACTTTTTATTTTTCATAGATATTAAAATTTGTCTACGATTAGCAAAATATACTCTTGCTGATTCGCCGCCTTTAATTGTCTTAAGTTTGTTAACTAGCTTAATCTTTTCTAATACTTTTTTATAAAGTTCAAGATTAAGATCTTTAAGTCTAGTGTGGAAGTCATGATGTATGCATGTTTGAGATAATTTAAAAAACTTTGCTACCGCTAACATTGTTATGTCTGGGTCCATTACATACAATTCTGCTTCTTTAATAGTTCGATTTTCGAGTTCAGTAATAGAAGATTTATTCCCTGGTAGGTTCATAGACCTTACCCCCTATTTAGATTTTTTATTAATAATGTATCCACATTAACATTATCTAATTTAACCTTCATATTATGTCTTTTCTTCATACGCTTATTCATCAGGTTATTTGATATTTTACCAGTAGTTAAACCAATATTTTCAATATCCATATTTCCAAATCTTTCCCCCGCGCACTTACTGCATATTTTATCTGTAGTACAATACATTGGTGAACGTAAATTCACCGTTTTATTAATATAATTATTGATATTATCTTCAGTTAATAAGATTAATTTTCCATTTTCAGTTCTAATATATTGATATAAGAATAAATGGGAATTTGCTGGGGTTATAAATACTTTTATACATTTAGTAGTACCACAATCAGTTCCAGCACTATCGACTATAATTGATTGGTATACTGCATAAAATTGTTTAGTTAAGTATCCGCCAACTTGTGTACCAACTGCTTTTGGATATTCTGATGTTACAACTATATTTCCTGCCGCAACTAAATCTTCTTTTTGTAATCCATCTATATAGTTAGATTTTACAAAATCAAATTTACCAGTAACTACATTTTCTACTGGTCCAACTGCAACTGACATAGTTTTATAATCATTATCAAATGAACCACGTGACCCTGAATCAAATAGTGTCATACCTGGATCATTTTTCAATATTTCTCTAGCTTTACTTACAAGTTTATCTTCCAAATGACTCATGTCTTGGACAGTTTCTAGCTTACTTTCTTTAACTAATTTTTCTCGTTCTGCTATTATTTCTTTATTTGGTTTCATTATACCCATAGTATAACTTGGTGAAAATATGGCAACTAATTTAAGTCCATAAAATTCATACGCTTTTAGAAAATCAATAACTGTCGGATTTATTTTTATAGTTTTCTTATTAAGAGCAGAAGAAATATATGACATAATTTCTCCAAATTGTTTTTTTGTCATAACCTTGTTATAAAAACCATTTGGGATTATATTATCAATCTTTCCTTCAATTAATAATTTATTAAATAAAATTATACCTACAGTTGTAGTTACCGCTTCTTTATTAATAAATTCGCCTGCGGCTAAATTTACATTTAATTGTGTATCAAATTTAGGCGGAGTTACAACAAATTTTCCTTTTTCCATCTTAGTTGTATTTCCGAAGTTTTTCGTAATAAACGATACAGTTAAATTTTCTTTTTTTAATGACAATAGCTCTTTTTTCAAATCTTCGCTTAACATTCCTGCAGCCATTTAATCATCTCCTTTATTCAAATCTTCTTATTTCTAGTATTATAGTAACGTTCATGAAAAAAAATAAAAAAATAAGGAATACAATTGTATTCCTTATTATAATTATACTAGTGAATAAACTCTATATACATATGTCGATTCTTTTCTTTCTCTAACAGAGCTATTTTCAAAATTGACAACTGAGAAGAGTCTAACGTTTACATATTCCATAACTCCACCACCAACATCTACTTTCTGTCCAGTAAATAATCCAATGGAATTATATCGTGCCATATCTAATTCACCAATGTATTCAAAATATTCTCTTACATCATATGAATTAAATTTAATTCTAAATTCTGCGAAAGATTCTATTCCTTCGGTACGTGGCGAGTTGTAGATTTCTGTTACAATCTCAGTACCATCAGCATCTTGCTCAGCGGCATCTTTCCATAAAGTTTTAATAGTTGGTGCTGAATCAAATTCTTTTAAATACCAGTTATATTCAGTACCGGAAACTGCCAATTTCTTAAAAAAATACTTTGTTAAATCTGTAGTTCCAACAATACTAGCGCCTGAACGTAGTGGTATAAAATTTAACACTTCTCTTTGTTTTACTGAAGGGTCATTAACATTACCAAAATCTAATGCCGCTCCTCCTGTTCCTACACCAAATAATTTTATAAATGATTGTGCATTATTTCCAGGTGTTGCTGAATTTACACTATAAATTTCATTTAATGTGGCGGGTTTGAATGAAGCTGTGACATCGGCTAAATGTTCTAATGCTAGTACTGCTCCTGCAAATACTACTGTATTTGAATTTATTCTTTTTAATACTTCATTACCATAACCATCATCATTTACCTCATATAAAACCCCTTTGATTAATGATTCTGATTTTGCAGAAAGCTCTTGCTCTCTTGGTGTTAATATCTTATTAAGACTTAGTCCATCTCTCAAGATTATCTGATCTTTAGATGTCAAGTTTAATCTATCTTTTAATATTTTCATTTCTTCCATTATTTTTACCTCCATAAAATTATTATTTTATACTAATTGCTCACTTAATAATATTAACTTATCACTAAGTTGCATAACCTCATTACGCCTATTGTTTTCGATAGAAGTTTTAATTACATCAAATAAATATTCACTGTCATCTTTTATTTTTATTTCATTTAGTGTATTATTTAAGCTATCATTTAATGGCATAATAGTCTCAGTTTGTATTTTTGGTTCGGAAACGGATTCTACACCATCAGTTAAATTAATATTCTCATTATTTAATCGATTTATTTCAGTAACTCTATCAATATTATCGATTAAACGATGAATTTCATCTTTATTCAAAATATTTTCGGTTAGATAATCGATTTCAGAGAAAAATTTAATATTATTCATGCCTTTAGCTGATATTATATATGTAATACTATATCCAGTTAATTCTGATTTGGCACTCTTAAAAAAGTCTAGCACAGTGATCAGATATTGAACTACATTACTTATATCAATACCATCGGCTGATTCAAAATATTTTAATTCGTTACATGCTTTTTTAAATAAAATTAATATTGTATCAATCTCTTCATCAACATCTAAATCTACTGATAAAAATCTGATATATAATGCAGGATTTATATCATTTAATAAATCTTTAAATGAATCTGCTGTAGTATTATCTGATTTCTTATATGCAGTATCAGAAAGATTTTTATATAATATAACTTTTTCTAGATTATAATATGCAAAATATTCTTCTCTAGATGTAGCTGAGGTTATTTTTTCAGTTAAATGTCGTTTTAGTGTAGTAATAGTTTTAAATGTTGAATTAACTGAAGCAATGCTATTAACATTCATATTTAATAATAGAGTATTTAAAACTGAATCACCATTCAATATTGGATTCTGACGAATATTATTCTGAATGATAGTTGCTAAATCCTTGAAATTAAATCCTAAAATTCTTGCAACACTTGGAAATTCCGATGCTATATTTCCAGCATATCCATACTTTTTACATATTAATGCTGATAAATAAATTAGCATGTCAAATATATTGATATTGCTGTTAATATTACTATAATATAAAGTAGTAAGTTTTAATCCAACTTTATTTGATATTATAGTTTGAATAAAATATGCAGCTTCATTGACAATATTCATCATATTAAATATTGTCTGGATGCCAAGATACTTAGTTTCGAGAAAGTTATACTCTTCATTATATAATTTATCTAATAATGCAGAATCAGATGTCCAATATGGATCATGTGCTGTTAACTCCTCGTATGTTAAATGGTTTGCAGTATTTGATAATTCTAATGGTGGGTCGTTATAAAGTTTAACTTTACCAAATTTTATATCAAACATTTCACGCTTATTTAGTGAGCCATCTTGATTATATACAAATATTGGATTCCCATTATGATCAAATCTATGAGTTTTCATAATATAATATTCATATATATCAGCACCACTATAATTGAAGATATCGAATAAGTCAAAGAATACTCTAGTACTTCCTTTATACGATATTAATCTATTTATATTTTTTATAATGTTTTGATGGTAGTTTAGTGGTATAGAACTATAGAACGGAACACCATAACTATCATAAATATATTTAATAGATTCTAAATCATAAAAGTCTCTTGTAATATCGACATCTAAGTATTTATAAAACATATATTGCATAGTCATAAATAAAATACACATAGCCAAAAAGTTATCATATAATTCATTATCTTTTTTAAATACTGCATTATAATATACTCTAATTATAGTGTACCTACAATTATCATATGCATCTTTAAAATCTTCATCTAATGTATCAGAATCAGAAGGAGTTATATATAATATACTAAATTTCTCAGCCAATCTAGCAATATATGGATCTATTGATTTAGATGCTAAATGTCTTATATATTTCTTTGTAGGATACTGAGCTAATAAAGTATCTAAGTATCCAGATTGCTCTAAATTATATCTATCGGTTAATGGTAATAAATGTAATGGAGTATTTTGATCTATATCCAAGTTATTGATGATATAAATAAAATCAGTATCTTCAATATCGGGAAGTCCCATTAACTGTCGATAATAATTATTGTGCTCATCATAATTAATGTATCTTCCAGTTATTGAATTTTTATCCAATAAACTTTTTCGATATAAATTTGCACATGTATCCCTTAATGATAAAGGAATTGTATATTTATCATCCATTGCTGCTGTAGCCGCAGTTGGAGATAAACCTGCAGTAATTAATGTTGCATAGTCAAATTGATGTATTATCTCAAATGGTAATAGATTTTTTGATGCAGACATAAACATTTCAGTTTGAATTCTATAATTTGGATCTTCATATTTATTTGCTAAATAAGAATTTTTCCATATAATCCCTTTGCCTATATCCATCAATTCTGATAAGAATGCTGATGATGACAAATGAATTGAACTGGTAAATCGATTATTATCAGGCATTTATTTTTCACCCTTTCTTTCATTTATTTAAAAATTAATTTATTATAAACGTTGTTTTTGAGCTTAAAATAAGTTAAAAATAAATTAAACATTTTAGTAATGAAGTTTCCTAAGGAGGCAAAAAGTATGGCAAATATTGTATCTGGATATTTAGGACTTTTTAAACAGCCAATAGACAGTAAATATGTCTCTACATTATACGGAATTACTGACGAATCACATGGCACATTAATAATGGTCCTTTTAACTCCTGAGTCATTTATTGACGCATATAAGATAAGCAAATTAATAACATACAATCAAATATATTTTATAGTTCCATCGTTAGATGTATTATTTATATCTGACATTTTTAATTTATACATGAAAATAAAAAATATTAAACCAAATGCAAAATGGGTGTTCCCACTAAGCCCACCAATGTCAACATCTGCAGAATTTGAAAACGCACAAATTAGAGTAGATCAATTGTCAATAGGTATTTCTCCAGTATATAATAATTTGTATTACTATAATTCATCAAGTTATTATAATTATGAGACTTTCATATTGATTACATTTATTCCGTCAAATGCGAATAATGACCGAAATTATTATGATATTATTATAAAAGATGGTACTAAGACTATGTATTTTTCACAATACATGACTCCAGAAAAAATAGAATTGCTTTATAACGATATATCAATTGATGAAATTCATATACCTTATAATTCAACATTGTATGGAGGGTTAAATTATAATCAAATAGTATCAATAGATAATAAATATCATAATAAGCTTAAAGTACATTCGTTCTTGAGTGTTGAAGAATATCTCTTCTGCAAGCAAACTATATTATCTAGATTAGGAGAGGTGAAATATAATGATTTTATATAAGAATAACAGTAGTAATTCAGTCGAAAGACCATCAAAAACAGTAAAGATGGAGATTGAAGAATTGCCAGAAAGACCTAAATACGTTTTTAAAAATAATAAGGACAGAGTAAAATTCATAAAAACATGTGAATCTATTATTAGAAAAAGTGATGAATATAAAGAATATATGAAGTTTCTCAAGACTCACTTAGATATGAATCGATGTAGCATTTTAAAAAATATACGATCTGGAAATGGTAAAAGATATAGTATAGAAATGCACCATGAACCATTTACATTATTTGATATATGTGATATTGTATTAACTAAATTTGAAGATTTATCTCAACCAATTAATCCATACTTAATATCCGATGAAGTTATGATGTTACATTATGACGAAAAAATTGGATTAGTACCATTATCTAAGACAATTCATGAATTAGTTGGTAATGATAAAATCTTTTTACCATTACAGTATATTTATCAAAACTATGGTGAATTCTATGATGAATATGAAGAATTTATTCCAGACAATATTAAACAAAAAATAGAATTAAAGGTAAATTTAAGTTTAAAATGCGGAGATGTAATGTCTGATGTACTAGACCCCGAATATGTATACATTGAAGTTGATGGATTTAAATTCCCTGAAATTCCTGAAGAATGGGGTAAAGTATTAAGTTCCCTATCAGAAGAATAAGATCCACAATTGCATACAAGGGGTGGTTTATGTGGCTTTACCAAAAAAAATATTATTGATTAAAGACCTAACATTCATTTTACCTGATGATTTTAACGGCTCGTTATCAGACGCATTCAATGAATTTATTAGATATAGAAAAGAATATGAAAAAAATGCTAAACTAATCAAATCAGATAATCCAAGTAATTCATATGAAACTCTTATATCAAGTAAAGTTAACGAAAAGGTTTGTGGTCAATATGGTCTATTTGAACTCACTGATGATGGAACATACAAAATATTGGATAGCACATCATCTATCAATGGGGGATAATTATAAGAATATGCAGCAGCATATTCTTATATTTTTTAATTATAATTATTTTATACTAACATAAAATATAAATATTTAGTTTAGAGATAACGTATCTCTAAATATTTTTAAATTTAAAAAAATGAGGTGATTCATATGATTATGACAAAACAAGAATTTATTAAGTCATTCTTACCAGAAGAAATCGAAGATGTGACTTATGCTCAAATAGATTTAGATGTAACAGATTTATCGATAGCAGATATTTTAAGAAATTTAAATCGCACTTATCCTAAAAATACTAGAAATAGAAATAGTATCGCCAGTGGACAATTGGCAGTTGGACTATTATGTAAGACGGAATCATTAGACCCTCTATTAGGGTTATTCTTAATTTTAACAAATGAAGAAAATAGTATCGAAATCGTTTCGAGAAATTATATCGTTATTAGTATACCTGAGAATAAGATAACTAGTAATGATGACATTAAAGAAGTATTAGATAAAATAACATTATATCTTGTGAAATCTTTTAAGGATAGTCTAAAAAACTTTAATGAATTTTATATAAAATACATATACGATCTATATGAATATGAAGCTGAAGAATTGGATAATGTATAATAAATGATAACTTAATTTGTATTTATATCACAAATTAAGTTATCATTTATATCTTTTTATGTCAATATATTATAGGTATAAGAGTATACTGTTTTATATTCTATAATCATCAGTACATATTAGCGTATAGATATACTGATAAATATTCTTTATAAATATATATTATTTATTCAGTATAAAGCAAGTAAAATTAAAAGATTGCAATGAAAGGATGAGATGAAATATGACTTATAATGACGAATTAGAGTTTGTCGCAAGTTCACCTGATAACATATTTCCGGAATATTTATTTAACCCAATGATTAATGATTTTGGAGAGGATTATTATTCTAAAGGTGTATCTAATGACCCACTTATAATGAAGGCGAAATCAATACGACGTAAATATTCAAATTATTTTGATTATATAGATGCAATAAATCTGTATAATGAATATATAGAATTACTTATTGATAAATACGGAAGTTGGTCATTAATAAAAAATAGTTATAAAGTAGGAATGCTAGATGAGATTCTTCCACCTAGACCACGCTTAAAGAAAAATAGAAAAAATAAAGAATATCTAAGGGCTGGAGTAATACCATCTAGAAAGTATAATGAAGCAGTCGATAATGATATCGATATACTTAAAATCGCACGAGAAACTTTTCCGAATGAATTTGGAAAAGATATTACTGAAGATGCGGCATTTGAAAAGCCTGGAAAAGAAAGTAGAAAGATTCTTAAAAAGATGAAAGAAGAAATTTCTGCTAAAACTAGACGAAAGAATTTGTATAGTACAGTTGGCAATAATAGAGGAACTGATTTCATTATAGAATACTTCAATCAAGTTAATAGAGGTGGATATAGTGAAGATGGTATCTATAAAGAGAAATCTATCAGTGAAATCTACAAAGAAGCAGAAGACTCATTATTAATTCCAGATGAATTAATGGATGATGCATTGATGTCAAATACCCCAATAATAGTTAATGGTAGATATGTAAAACGTGCTGAAGTTGCTCAGATTGAATTATTAAAAGAATTATATGAAAATGGTATAGATTTAATTGGAGCTAAATCGAAGAGCATGGATAGAACCGCAGTTAAACTTCTTAGAAGACAATTAGGTGCATATGACGGCGGACCTATGACTAAGAAAGAATTGAAAAAGTGGAAAAAGAAAAGCAAAGACGAAAAGAGAAGACTAGAAAGACAAAGTGATGCAGATTCAAGTCTCGAAAGAATATTGTTAAAAAATAAAATATCATTTGCAAATAAAGGAAATTCAATTAATTTTAAATTGAGTGATATCTATAAAAGCGATGATGACGAATAATAAAGGAGGTAGCAAAAATGGCATTACCACGTTTACAAGATGACAATAAGAAATTTCTAATTAATCATTTCTTCTCAAAAGAAATGTTAAAGAAATTACACTATCACTCATGCAGAGTTGATATTCCAGATAATAATGAAAAAGCAGAAATGATAAAAGAAATATTAGGTCCAGATTTCCATGAATTGGGAACTGGAACTAATAGAATTGCTTTTCATTATAATGGGTTTGTAGTGAAAATAGCTTTAGATTATCGAGGTTAACAATTAGGCCTCGTAACCCCATTAATTGCGGGGACGAACTCGTTAAGTCAATACTACTTAATATATTAAGTAACAAGGTATTGAATAGAGTCAATCACGCAGCTAGTTTATTTGATTTATTCGCACAATATTAATATAGGTGGTGATAATATAAATAAATTATATCCCACGGAATATAATAATGAAAATTATTATATTGATAAAGAATGTAATATTTATGATTTCATAACATTAAAAAATATAACTATAAAATTTAATAAATATCAATTAGCAACTATTATGGCATATACTTTTTGTGGTCAATTTATATTTGATATTTTATATAAGGATGGTAATGATAATAATGTATCACGAAAAAATATTTATTATTTAATCCCAAATAATTTTGAACAAAATATCGAAGCATATGGATTTAGAAAAATAAATAATTTTAGTCGATATTATATTACAAAAAATGGAGTAATCTATTCTAAATCAAAACGAATAATATTACATCATAAAATTAAAAAAGGAGGATATCATATAATATCCTTATATGATGATAATAATATTCGATATACTATATTTATTCATAGGCTAGTATATTATACATGGTCAAATAATGAAATTAAAAATGAATATCACATAAATCATTTAGATGGAAGGCCATGGAATAATTGGTTTGATAATTTAGAAGAAACCACTCCATTAGAAAATACACGTCATGCCATAAATATAATTAAGACTAGGAAAAATTTATGGAATAATGATGAAATAGAATTGATATGTAAATTATTAGAAAATGGAGCATTACCTAAAGAAATATATAATAAATTTTCTAATAAAAATATATCTTTATCAACTATAAAAGAATTATGTCATCATTTAGTGTATGGAACAAAATTTTGGAAAGATATATCTTCTAAATATAATTTTGATAAATACTTTGAAAATAAATATAAATATAGTAATGATATTATTCATAAAGTATGTCAATTATTAGAAAAGAATATTACTCCATTACAAATAGAAAAAATAACAAATGTACCATTAAAATATGTATGTGATATAAAATATGGAAATGTGCGAAAATCCATATCAAAATTATATAAAATAAATAAATCAAATAAATGAGTTCAACGACTATCCAAAGTTAGACATCCATATTCATAGAAATATGTAAATACACTTAATTGTGTAGATGGATTGAAAATAAGGTATTATGAAAATAATACACGAAATGAGTAGAGTACAGCCAAGTGGTAGGTTTATAGATGATATTAGTCTATAGTAATTCCTTTAAATGGAAACATGGGGCTTTAAATATATATGGTAAAAGTATATATTAAGGAAGATATAGTCTTGTATCCTATTGAGAGATAGGGAAGTTCATAAAAGAACTGTATAGATTTAACGAATCTATATGAAAATGACGCAAGTTGACAATTTTACTGAATATAAAAGAAGTATTGAACTTCCAGAATATTTAACAAAAGCATATGAATGTAATATGTTAATACTAATATGTGAATATGTCAATGTATTTGACCATGATCAATTTACGGCAAATGAGGAAGCTATAAAGTCTATATTAAAAGATATAAGTAGAGCTTATATCTTTGATGATATCGGTTATAATTTAAAGAATTATTATAACTGGGGTTATCGTGACAATGATGATATAGTAATTCTTGATTATGGATATTTATATCCTAATAAAGGTCAAGAAAGTGCATTAACTTGCCCTAAATGTAAAGGATCATTAAGGTACAATACGAATTATACAGGATTTATATGTAGCAATTCTGATTGTAAAACACGATATAGTGTTATGGATATAAGAAGACGAATGAATGTTGACTTAGAAAATATGGAAAATAAAGTAATAACTATGTTAAATAAACTCGAAATGCCCGACTTTAATAGTGCAACATTAATTGAGTAGGGAGTGATGAGTATGAAGTATTTTAAAACTGATGCGGATAAATATATATTTGCATTATTGGAATTGGATGGACCCAGCCGAACTAAAGTGTTAGGTATTACTAAAAAGATGTATTCCAGCAAAGAGTTGGCTGATAAATGGTATATGAATATTCTAGAGAATATACATGATCGGTCTTCATCAGATGGTGAGGCACAAAAAGCTCTAGTAAAGTTAAATACTCTGTATGGTGAAATGATAGATCATTAACTACAAGTATATTAAAGTATCGTTGATATGGTGAAACTGGAAGACACTGCTGACGTCCTCATGTAATATGAGAATTGGCTGGTCAAAGAATTAACTATGGCTGTATGAAAATATGGAAGATGTAAAAGTCCCGTGTAGGTTCAAATCCTACTATCAACGATATATTATTATAGTGCACAAATACAAAAAAATAAAATTAAAAGGAGAAATAGGTATGATATTTTTAATTAGTGAGAAAAAATGGAAAAAGAGTGCAAAGAAATTTGTTGAGCCAAAGGATTATATCTTATTTGATGCAACTGATGATGAAACTGGAAACTTGACAAAGTTTGCAAATGTAATAGCATTAGGAGGAATGAATCCACCTAGTAAGTTATTAAAGGCCAGAGAAAAAGATGGTGAAGATGTAATTGATAAAGGTAAACTCAAAAAGATGGAAGATAAATTCTTTAAAGGAAAAGAATTTAAAGTAGCTTCAATGGCATTAATGAAAGCATTGGTTCAGCATAGTGGCGATGTGAATTTATTTGTCGTTGTTAAAAATAAGGCATATAAACACTATGCAAAGAAAATCAAAAAGAATGTTGAAAAAGTATTCGATATTGATGATGACGATTATGAAATTTTCTACTTCTACGAAGATATCGAAGACAATAAGAAAGTTCTAAAATCAGAAATTAAAGGCAAGTATGTTAATAAACTTGCTAATAAGCTAAAAGAGTTAGAAAAGAAATTGGAGAAAGAGTAGATATCTACTCTTTCTTTTTTAGAAAAAAATTGGAGGGAAATTTAATGAAAAAATCAAATGCACTTAGTCTTAAAGAAGTATTACCATCGTTAGAGTATATCATAGACATTAATGTCTTACTCAGTAGTCTAAATTACCGATTACGTGATACATTATACTCTAATAATAGAAATAAGAAATTTCCACGTTTTGAAGTATCTACCCTTCCAGAGGGTGATATTATATTTATTCTAGCCGGAACTTCAAATACTTTTCCAAGAGAAGATGTTATTATCGGAAGGCTTAAACCAGATTTAAATACTTTGAAATATGTGTTAGATGTTGAAAAAGGGGCAGAATCATTTAATTTTGACAATCTTGCAAAGATTGCAAATGATCACATACAATTACTAGTTGATTGTATTGTAACCGCCGATAAAGCTAATCCTATAATGAATATTCGTAGAATTATCGAACATTCATATCAATATATAATGATAAATAATTTGATAAATAATGTATTCCATAAATTATCAAATGCCGTATATAGAAGTAATACTACTTTTGATTACTTCAGAGCATTTAATAATACAATATTTAAAGATGGAAAAATCATTATCAATATCAAGAATGGAAAAATGGCATATAGTACTGATAACGGGTTTACATTTAATGAAACATTTGTATGCACTCCAGTATTAGAAAATCCGGTAGAATATATTGTAGAAATTCAGCCAAATGAAGTACCTACAATCCGACCAACTATGGAAGAAAAAGCATGTACGGCTATTGCCATTAAAAATGTATTAACTAAATTTGTCAAAAATATTGATGGATGTCTGAATTCTGATAATCCTACTCTAATCCTTATGGAGAATAACTTATATGAGGATAGGGAAGATATTGGATATGATGATGAGTTTTAATAATAAATAATAAAAAGGAGTAGAATAGTCTACTCCTTTTTTTAATCAATTCGTTATTATATGATAGAGAGGGGTATTTGTATGTCAGTATTAAAAATGCGTTGTAAAAAGAATTTATATTCTCAAGATGGTCAATTATTACTTAGTAGTGGAGTCGACTATGATGTAACAACTGGGTCAAAGGATTATTCTGGATTGATTTATACTACATTTGGAACTATGATTTACTTTGAAAAAGATGCCAATGAGCATACTGGAAATAGAGTACAAGATTATTTTATTCCGTTAGACGGGAAGCCTATAAACCAACTTGCTCTTATGCAAACTGAATTAGATGAGCAAAGAATACCCATTTTATATTATTTACGCACTGATAAATTTGAGAATTTTTCATGGGATAAAAATACTAATCGCTTAGTAATCCAGCTAAAGGAATAAATATTATATTCATTATTAAACCGTATTTTATGTAAATATATGTATATATTATTAATATAGAATATAATAATGGAGGTAATATAATGAAAAAATCTAATAGTATAGCAAGAGGTTATAATAAAGTGGTTGATGAGTGTGAAAAATCTAATGCATTCTCATGGGCTTTTGCAACTATCGGGGTTTTACTAATGATTATAATAGCATTATTATAATAAACTTATGAGAAAATAATTACATATTTAATATGTATTTTAAATAAAAAAGAGATTATTCAATCTCTTTTTTTTGATTTATTTTATAATAGAGTATATATTATTTGACAGTATATTAACAAAGATGTGAGTAAAATGAGGATACATCTAGCATAAGATGACTTATATAACTTCACAGACGATTAATAAAATATAAATTTTTTATAAAAAAATATGGGGGTATTGCAAATGGAGATTCAACAAATCAAAGAAAATTTAAGTACCTACAACATGATTGGTACTAGTATTAAAACGACATTAGAGCAGATTCAAAAAGATTTTGTCATTGATAATCCATCATTTTCTGAAAATGAAATATTTGTTAGGATTATAAATAATGATATTATTATTGAATATGTGAAAGCATCAAACGAATTTGATAGTGAAGATGAATCGAGCCGTTCTATATTATCAATAATAAATGTCGATAATGACAATTTGAGGTTTGTATCTAAAACTGGAATATGCTACCAACACATAAAAATTGATAGCGCATTAGAATTACTAGATTCAATGATTCGAGATTTACGTCGTCAGTTTATGAATAAAAAGATTACTTTTATTTCGGTTGACGAAATTAAATCGAGAATAGGTTTATATTGGACGATTGGTAGTATAATTAGTATGCTCCTAGATAATATCAAGATTGAATTCTTGTCTAATAATAAAACTATATCATCTGATAATTTAACTATGTCAATTGATAGATCAAATGAAATTAGATTTAGATATATCAATCATGTTGGTAATCATAAAACTCTGGGTTATATACTCTATATTAAAGAATTCCAAAAATTCTCGTTTAATTTAAGGAATCATAATTATAATTTCGATTATTCTGATCTAATAAATGTAGTTAATGATCACATGGATATTCTAGAAGATCAATTAAAAAGAAATAAATATAATTAGTAGGGGGGAATATATTATGAAATATGATATCAATAAGCGACTTCATGAATATCATATGATAGGTACATGTATTAACTCAGCACTTGGGAAACTTAAGACTAATTTTATTGAACTTAATCTCAATAGTGGCTATGATTTTAATAATGAAAATATTAGTATCGAAGTAACTTCTGAGGGTATTTTAATTAATCAGATAGTATCTGATGGAATTCATTTATATCCAGCATGGATATGTATATTAAAACTAAGCTATAATAAAGAAAAATATTGTTATGATACTATTATTACTCATGGATATGAAAATATTCAAAGTGAAAGACTGGCTACTGATTTTGTAGAAAACATCGATTGTATTTATGAATGTATAAATCATATTAATATGAAAAAGTTTGAAGCCGTTGAAGATGATAGATTATAAATAAATAGTTTGAGAGGGAAAAAGATGACGAAACGTCATCTTTTTTTTATTCACATTTCCGTATCATTAACAACTTAATAATTAAAACTCTCATTAAATGATATTAAAAAGAGGATGTGATAAAATGAAAAGTTTACCGAATATTGAATACAAAGGTGATATATCAAAATTTATTGAGGCAACTGATGATCCGTATTCATCTATAATGTTTTATAAGGATAAAGAATATTTTTCTGATGCAATATTATATAGTAAATTTGTAAAAAATGTAGAAAATATAGTGAGAACTAGTAAAGAGTATTCTGCATTCATATCATATGTAAAAAATATACTAGGCATAAATTTTTGTCAGGTATTTTCTAAAATATATGATACTGATGCGACAATAGAAATGCACCATGGACCTATATTTACACTATATGACATAACATCAGTAATGTTAAATTGGTTTTTAAATCATGGATACAAGATATCCACATTTAGAGTTGCTAATAAAGTAATTGAAGAACACTTTGCATTAAGAGTTCAAGTAGTAATGATGACAGTAACTGCACATGAAGGAGTTCATAATAGGGATATTTTCAATAATTTCAATCAAGGAATCGGAAATCTAAACGAATTCTTAAAATTATATAGCGATTGTCTAGATGATGAGCATAAGTATAAAATATGGACTTATATGAACCTTTGTAAAACGAATCCTAGTTTCGATAGAGGAATATTAGATACTGTCGAAATTAAGAAATATATTAAACTATAATAGGAGGATTTAATTATGTATGATGAAAAATTAGAAATAGTAATAGAATCATGCGAAAATAACATGATATGCTTTGCTAGTGATTTTAACCAAGATTTACTATTAGACGATTCTGCATTAGAGGGTGCTAATATGGATATGGCTAAATTAATTAAAGCTGATGATGTTAAAAAAGCAAGAGAATTAATGAAAGAAGCAAAAAAACTTAGACGTCAGCATGAGTATGACGCAGCAATTGCAAAATTAAAAGAAGGTGGAGCATTAATCGCTAAAATGAAAGATGTGGTTGATAAAATGCCAGAGCCAGAATCAAGAGGATCAAAAATACTTTCTTACTTTACACCCATATTCTCAATGATGCCATCTGATGAACTTACTGACGTAAAAGTAATTCCAGTGTTTGGTAGTGATGGAAGTCTTACATTTATGCTAGATTTCCAATATAGTAGATATACTGATAAAATGAGTAAGAATACAAAGAGTGCAGTAAAACGTAATATACAATATAGATTCAATTTATTCTTGCATAACGTTGATAAATTCGCTGATGCATATAAAGAAGAGAAAAGATATTATGATAATGCACAAGCTAAAAAAGCTGCAAAGAAAAATAAACTAGTAACTGCATAAAATGAGAGTAATACTTTAATTATATTATTAAATAAAAAAATAAATACGATAAACAGAAATGTAATTGACTAACGTCCCCTTTGGCAGCTCGCCAATAGTCATCTGTTTTTGTTTGAGACCTTTGGACACAAGTTGAACATCCACCCTGTCGCTAAGACAGGATGTCGGGTGTTCAACTTGTGTCCCACATTTTGAGATTTTTTAATTCATACATATACAACTAAGTAAATTCATTAATAAAAAAATAAGGAGATGTATAATAATGAAAAAATTTAAAATAACATGGTATGATATGGAAGAAGAAAAATTAACAGAGTACCTATATGCAAATGATGTAAAAGATGCTACTAATAAAGCATACGAAAAATATGGTGGAAGAAATACACCAGCACCAATGTTATTAGTTCAGGAGGCATAAATAATGAATACTTTTATTATATTCATTTTTACGTTCTTTGTGTTTATACTTGCATATGCATTTTTTTATGCATTTTATCAATTTATCTATGCTCCTTACAAGCTAAAGACGAGTGATATGAGTATCGAGAATATCTTACTTATATTGAAAACTGTAATAAATACAGAAATAGAAATGTACGAAAAAAATATATTTGTTAAGCGTGGAGCTATGACAAATGCAAACTTCGAAAATTATTATAAAGATATTGTAACTAATATTACGAAGTCTTTATCAAAGGAATTTTACTTTAAGGCAGGGTTATTTTTAACTGAAGAAGCAATTGTAACTATAATATGTAGGCAAGTTAAGGATTACTTAACCGAAAAAATAAACGATTTAAATAATATAGAATAGAGATTAATAATCTCTATTCTATATTTCTTTTTTAACCTATGATATTATTTTTCTTTACTATTTCAGCAAATTTATTCAACCCTTCTTGTGTATCTATATGATAACAAGTCACAAATTGATCCCCTTGAGCCCTAATTTCTTTCAATCTTTTATCACATTCTTCATATGAAATTTCATTATTGTAAAATTTTTCAAAATCTGTTTTACATTTTTTAAAATAATCTTTACATTCACACCATTCTTCTGGTGGTGGATTACAACAATGTCCGGCTGCTCTAATATTTAAGTCTTTAAAATTAGCATATATTTCTTTAGCATATTTTAAAGGCATATAACCTGTCACAACCCAATAATACCACGCTCTACTAAGTATGAAATTATTACATTTACCAATATATTCAGATGGTACTTCACTTCGTTCTCTTTTACCAACAGATACAAGTTCAATTTCAGCTAGTTCTAATTCTTTTTTAATGATATCATCGCAAGTTTGTACTCCTGCTAAATTAATCAATTTCATATCCCCATTTCTCTATTTTTTTTTATTTTTGTGGTGATGCAAATAAATATTTTGGTTTTTCGGGCCACCATGTATCTGGACATATTTTTACATCTAAATGATAATCGATGCAAAAGTATAAATCCTTTACATCTTCAAATGTCATATTAATTACTTTTAATAAATAGCCACCATATCTTACTTGATCAGTAGGAAGTGGTCCAAACTTTTGTTCATAATCTGATAATGGCATTATTATAGATATATCAATATCTCTTGGAATTTCTTTATATAATACTGATCCTACTAAATAAACTGGATAACCGATTTTATTTGCTGCTAATTGAGCAGCTTTTTTTAATTCTAAAATTGCGTCAATAGTCACAAATCGATGGTCATATCCATGTGGATGTGCTTTACTTAATACTGGTTCATTCATATCTGTCCCACCTTTAAATATTTATATATTGATAAGCTGTATTAATGGTAATATTATATTTATATAATTATACTGAATATCAATACTATCCAATATTGAATCATCAATATTGTCCATTAGCATTTCATTTTCATACATTACATACTTAAATTTACTACTTGCATTAAATTCACGATAGTAATCAAATGGTAATTCTCGGTTTTTATATGCTGTTACAAATTCGCTCAAATAAGTATTCATCTTCTTAAAATTCATATTGCTATTTACAGCAATTGCAACTACGTCATTTAAGAATTCAAGTATACCATTTTCATGTAAAGGTTTAATTTCAGTTTCAAAGTTTTTTGATAAACCTTTTATTTCAATATTGCCATTATTAGTAAAATAAAACTCATATGGCTTAATATAAATAAATGAAGTATAAGTATTTTTTGGAATAAAATTTATATTATTACCAATTTTAGTTACTAATGGCTTTTTATTAATAATAAATACTGCATCTCTCTTTATTGTTAATACATCATAATTCTTATCTAAATCATTCAATTCTATAAATTTATCTATTATAGAATTGAATGATTCTTCAAGTATTTTTGAAAAAGCAGGATCTTTAGCCATTTCTTTCCCTACGAAGATTACTCTATCCTGCTTATCCATTTTTTCAATTTTTTCAATCTTACCTTCAGAAAGCAAATTATACTCTTTTATAATTGATAAATTTGCTGACTTAATATCCCATTCTATTATTTCTGAATTAATTATAAATGGGCGATCTTTATTTAAATAAAACATAGCGAAATCTCCTTATAAAATCGGCATAATAAATTTCTTAAATACCTCTTCATTATTTGATAATAATTTTACAGTTTCAGCGGCAATTTGCTCTGAGCCATAATATAACGGTATAGAGTCAAAACCATATTGATATATAATCTGATCATTAACCGTACTACCTATTTTTGATAGAGGTATATTATTAATATCAACTACATATGATAATTGAATATTCTCTTTAATGATTGGTCTATTTACAACCAGTCGAACTAAATAGCCCCCATTTAATAGTTCAATAAATTGCGATGAACTATCCGGAGTTATTTTACCATCAATATTTATAAGTATAAATTTAACTATCGAAGAAACATTATTTTCCACTATAGGCTTACTTGATTTAATGAAAATTCTTCCATCTTCCATTATTTCAATATCTGGGACATAATAACTTGAAAATGAATTCTTGTAATAATCATTTTCAATCAATTTTAGTAAAGTTGCATTTCTACTAGTAAATTCATTAAACATTTTTATTCTCTCCTTTTTAATTAAATTCCCAACTCTCTTCTTATTATGAATATAGTATCAGCTAATTTTTCAAATCCAGGGTCATCATTTTCTATTACATCAATTACTTCTGGCATTTGTAATATAATGTTGCCATCAGCAGGTCCTAATAATACAGTAATTGCTGCTTTTCTAAATCGATCAGTTTCGGTTAATTTCATTTCTTCTAATTTTTTTCTAATCGCAGGCCTTTCTAATTCATCATCTTCATCAAAAATTGATGAATTATTTTTTCTAAATATTTTTTTAAATATTTTAATAAGCATTTTCACTTTCTCCTCTTAAATTAGTTTTAATATAGCCGTTAATAGTAAAATTAAAACTACTATATTGTCAAATAACATTTTATCTTTTAAAAGCTGTATTCTTCCTTTAAGAATGTTTATCTTTTCAATTATGTCATTGATTTGCTCTTCATTGACATATACAGTTTTAAATTCTTCAGTGTAAATCATTCGATATATTGCATCTGCATATGAATTTTTTACACCTACCCATAATAATACCGAGTTTATAATCATATCAGCTAAAAATACAACTATAAATGCTCTATTTAATGCCCATCCCCATAAGATTATTGGAACTATGATTCCAATAATCAGTATGAGTACGCTATTTTTTATGAAACTACTAGTAGTTTCAAGAATGATATTATTTAAATCATCATTCTTTTTAAACATTAAAACCACCATTGGGTTTTCCTTGTTAATTTCTTGCAAATTCCATGATATTTTACTCATTTTTATCATCCCCTTCTAAAAGTTCTACAAATGTAGCATTCTCTTGCGATTTATTTATTTTAAAATTTTCTGGATTTGCTAATTCATTATCCAGTTCACTAATTTGGTTAACAATTGATTCTTCCATCAATTCAATTTTTGTTTTCATTATATTAGTCCTCTCAATATTTATTAGAAATTTTTATTAAGTTAGTTTATAACTGTAAAAGTTTATTTATGATATTAAATAATTCGATTGGGTTATTATTAAATTCTTTTTCAGTTATCTTTAAATTATATATTTTTATAGGTGTTTCTATTGATATTGTCAATGCCATCTTACTGTTATATATATTCTTCTCTAATTCGATATATTGAGGGAAGTATAGGCATGAAGTTAATATATTACTAATTCCAGTTGTAGTAATATAATTATCTTCATCCTCAAAAACATCAGTCGTTGATTTATGATATGTGATATCATCATAACATCTGTACATTTTTATTGATACTGAGTCGATTAGACAAAATCTATTAAACTGCTTCTCAGTCAATAAATATAAACTTTCATTTCCTTTTATATTATATAGAATATAATCGAAATGCGTGGGTATCTCTGATGAAGCATACCATTTATTATTTTTTAAAATAATATGATTTTCATCTTCAAGTTCCAATACACTAGTTATTAATTTCAATTGCTTAAAGGTTTTATCGATGTATTCATCCATTATATCTTCATTTATTTCTATAGCAACTTTTCCATCAAATAATACTGAAATATTATCGATTGTTATTTCTGTATCTACAATGTCAAATTCACATTTATAGTAATTAAAATCTATCATCTGTTTCATTAATGGATATATATTGTATCGATGATTTATACTATCTAATGGTAAACTATAGTGAAAAGTTGAAGTGTCGGATGCTGGGCAATCAGTTGCCGCATAAATTAGCAATAAATCAATTTGGCAATCAACTTTTTCACTAGATAAATATTTTGGCTTAATCAGTGTACACACTGGGCCTTTTAATGCGGTGGAAATATCGATTATTATATATTTAGCATTTTTAATACTTCTCTCTATTTTCGCCTCATTTTTAATAATTTCATATGTTCCATCTTTGTTAAGAATGATATTCATCTTATTTTCTCATCCTTTCTAAAATATATTCATATTGACTATGATGTGGAATAGTATCTTTATCAAATATTACACTAAATTTCTGATTACCATTTATGATTGTAGTTATTATATTAAATCCTTCTAAACCGATATCTGTTTGATACGATAAAATTATTGATGAATATAAAAATTTTGCATATATCATATATTCTAACATGATTACTCGATTTATATAAAGTGAAAACGAATCATAATATTCACAGTTACCAGATGATAAAAAATCTGCAACATCATCTACAGATTGAAAATTTTTAATATTTATTTGATCTTCCATAACAACCATATTGAGTTCTATAACAATCGTCTGCTCAAGCACTTTTCCTATTTCATAATACTCACGTGGACTCACAAAATATAAAGTATGTGTATGAGGCAATATAATGCCACATAATGATTCAGTATAATTATCATCTTTAAATGACCATTTATTATTATTTTTATTAATAAATACATCATCAGATATCACACCATATATATCTTTTATTCCCTTAAATATATCATGAAATCCATAATCCAATACTCCTAAATCATATTCTAATGATTCAACGTCATCTGCATCATTAATTCTCTTAAATGTATACTCAAATATACATTCATTATTCTTATATAATACAATCTTGAAAGTTAAAATATCAATTACTCGCTGAGTAGTACATTCTAAATTGGCATTTAGTAGGTCATTAAGATACTCTAAACGATTTATTGATTGAATATAATTATACAATTCTATTATTGATGATGTCGTAATATTTAAGTTATTGAATGGTGTAATACTATTAAAATCGTCATAATCAATATCATTTACGGCATTAGCTAAAGTTATTTCTAACTTTGCATTATCAAAATTCATATACTTATTTGCCTTTACACATACAAATACATCATCTAACTCATAACTATTTAATGGAATCAGAATAAATTCCATCTTTTTTTCATATTTAAAATTCTTTTCTTTAACGATTTCAACACTTTTATTTTTATTTAATATGATTATCTTTTTCATTTTGATTTCAACCTCATTTCATTTTTATATTTTATAATTATTATATCAATAATATAATAATAAAATTTATTTAAAGGAGTGTATAAATATGATTAGTAAATATAAAAAATTAAATATTCCTAAAGAGGAGAAGTTATATATTCTACCTGGACCTAGGAAAAAACTATTTAAAGATTTATTAAGCGAATATGAAAAACGCTTTCCAAACTTTACATTGACATACGCAAATCTAAATCACGATTCCACTCTTCCAATTGATTATGTACTAATCTTTACTACAAAAATAAATGGAAATGATATTATTATCATGGAAACTCCATACTTATATTCAGATAGAACTTTACCTGGATACAGATATTGTAAAAGAGAAAATCAATTAGATTTATTCTTCGAGGAAGCTGGAGAATTAATGACGAGAATGCCATATGATAGATTTGTTGAATATTTAAATGCAATGCTTGAATTGTCAGTTGATGAAAAATCTGACAATTACTGGAAAGCACCTAAAAATATTCGAGTTTTTACAGAAGGAATTTTAACACTAGCATCAAGGTTTAGACGAAAAGAATAATAAAAAAGAACGATGATAAACTTGACTATATACTAATCAAGCGAACATCGTTCTTTATATCTTTTTTCTAAATCTTGATATTCTTTATATCTCTTAATAAAATTGAAATATTGATTTATATTACATGATAAAATTGGATGGTTTAAATAATGAGCCTTGCTCAACTTTTCCATCTTTTTATTTTTATTTGAAATATTTTCAATATCTTTTATTAGTTCTATCGAATGATTAAGTGTAGTATCATCCTCTATTCTATTAAATAAGAATGAGAAATACTTTAATCTATTTAATAAACTAGTCAAATCTTTATCGATACTAGAATATTCCATTTCGATTATTCTGATATCTATTAATGGAATAAAGAATGAATAAAATTCAGTTAATACATAATCTTCATATTGAATATAATAATATGAAGTATCAGCCTCAAATTCTTCTATATCGTATTCATTTTTATTTAATTTTCTAATATTTTTCATATATTCTTTTATTATATCTTTATCTGTCGAAATTGCTATTATATTTTCATTATATTTTGCAATATAGGTAATCCCATATTCATCATTTTTTATTTTCATATTATCATTTCCTTTCAATTTATTATATTAAAATAATATATACTAGAAAAAAAAGAAGCAGATATTATTCTGCTTCTAGATTATAACGAATTCTCCGTCATAATCACTTAATGCTTCTTTTAATTCATTTTCAATATAGACCATTGCCTCTTCTACCATGTCATTTGGAGCATACGTTTCTACTGTTCCGTTAATATGCCATTTTTTTAATATAGGACAATACTCTTTATGTTGTGACCAATTAAATTTACCAGAAAGTAAATCTAACTTAGATTCAATAACAGGACCAACTGAAGATTGAGAAATACGTGGCTTACCATCTCTACCAATATAAATTTTATTGATGCAATACATTGCATAATCTGCTAATAATGCACCAATGTATCCATTGGATAATAAGACTATTTCTTCAACTTTATATAAATCCTTATTATGATCATTTGCGATCATATTATCAGTTTGTAATGCTTCCATTATTTTTGTAATCTGCAAAGATAAACTTTCATATTTTCTCATTTTCTATTCCTCCATAGAATATTATTATATTTGAATTACATATACCACTTTTTCTCTGTTCTTTTACCACGCTTCATTTCAATGTAGCAAGAGCTATCATCACAGCCATATTTAGAACATTGATTATTGACATCATCTTTATCAACACACTTACATTCGGTATAACGTGTAACTTTTTGTTTCGTTATATCAAGATACTCTTGATATAATGGTGATTCTTCATTGCATAATATAGCATCTTTTTTACCATCTATAGTTATGCAATAAAGTTTATCATCCTTAATAAAAAATGCTATATTATAAGATGATAAATCATGTACTAACATTTTGAAAGCTTTTTCATTTTCTTTGCTTTCGTCTATTGTATCACATACTTTGTTAGTTTCAGTACTAACGAATTTAATAATACAATTCTCGCATCTTGCTCCGTCACAATTTCCACAATCACTATCTGTTTCATATGGGCTATTTCGATGCATATGTCCAGTATATTTTTTTATTATCATTTTCTATTCCTCCATAGAATATTATTAAATTCCTAATTTTTTATAAGCTTTATATCTTGCAAATGTTTTATATCTAGGTATATGAGATAATATACTAGCTATATAATCGGGATCGTTTGAATATAAATAATATTTTTTGTCAAATTTTGCAATATCGTCAGCAGTCCAACCAGCATCAATATCATTCATAATATCCTTAGTCTGTGCTGGATATATTTCATGTGCTTCTAATGCTTTTAATAACAACTCTTTTTGACTACTAGATAGATATCCATTTAGTATATCTACAATATTTTTATTTCCAAATTCTTCTCTAAGAGCAACATTTATTTTTTCTATCTCTCTATTAGATTTTTCATTTTCCACTTCTTGTGCAGCCATTGCACCTGCAACATAAAGCATTCCACCAAGTATATCTCCTAAACTCATTTTAAACCTCCATAGAATAATTTTTATTATATTTATACTAAAATAATATATACGTAAATTATATCATAAAACGTTTTATAAAAAAAGATAATATTTTTCTATTATCTTTTTTTATATGTTATTTTAGTACCTATAAATATCTGGTGGTTTCTGAAGATTCAAATCTTTACTATCTAAATTGCATTCCCTATCACATAATGATATTAATTCAAATTCAGTATCTATATCCTTCTTATTTACTACTGAGAATATCTTATGAGTTCTTGGGCATACAAATGTGGAATAACGAGTTAGTTCCTTTTTAGATTCTTTTAATTTCTTAAAGCATTCTCTTTTCTTTACAAGATTTATATATCTTTCATCTAGATCCTTTCCTGCAATTTCATTAATATTCATTATTATTTGCCTCCATTTATTGCATTGACGATATGTTCCTGCACCCATTCCCTATCTTCTTTATTACTAAAGCCTTGATGAACTTCTTCACCAAATTTTATTACTGGGACACCCATGTATCCCATACTTATTAATTCTTTCTTATTAACTGGGTCACTTGTATCTTTTTCTTCATAAGGGATATCTCTATTTTCTAGATAATCCTTTAATGATGCACAGAATGCACATACTGGTCCACTGTAAATTATAACTTTATTATTCATATAAATCCTCCATTTATAAAATTATTTATTTATTTTTTTATCAATTTCTTTAATATCTTTAAGTTCTTTTTTAATGCTACGAAATGAAATAACAATCATTGTTGATATAGCTGACCACATTATGCATACAAATAATAATAATTTCCATTGAGATAAGCCATAATGTAAAAAGCCAAATGAACGAGTTTCAATTATTTCGATTATTAATGAAGCTATAAATAATGATATCAGATGGGTAAGATATAATTTTATTATATCTAATTTAGTTAGACCTGCCATTAATTTATCCTCTATTCTTTCATATTTTTTAATAAAATAAGTATGTATTTCCAGATATATTTTAACATGTATATTTCTATTCCCATGATTAAGCATGATAAGATATATAATATTAATTATAATTGGGTATTATGAATAAAAAATATTGATTTATTTACAATTGATAATGCAATTCCAAATGAAATAAATACCATAATTATTTCTTTAATCATTTTATTACTCCTTCAATATTTCTTTTTTAGATATCATTACATTATTTTCATCATAAGTCATTAGAATTATTTTTCCTGTATGATATTCAATTTTAATATTGTTGCCATTGGAATCATACTCATAATTAACTTCTCCACCATAATTATCAGATATCTTTATTAATTGTCCTAATGAGTTAAAAGTTTTTTCTTGATTATATTTAAATAAATCTTTCATATCCTCAAGAGTTTTATCTTTTCTTAATTCTCTCATATTTATTATTTTTTTCATATTATCTCTCCTTTATTTAATATACTATAATTATAATATATTATTTAAAAGTTTTTATTTGAAGGGAGATAGGAAAAAAGAAAAATTCCGACTTTAATACATCAAAGATATATTTATTTTTTATTAAGGATATTATTTTTTCTAATTATTTCTTAATTTATTTATATTATTCTTTTTACATATAAAACATATTATGTTATTACAATTTTTCATTTTAATTTATTTTAGATATCATATACTGTTAAATATTTATACTTAATTACAAAAATCTTTTATATTATTTCTTATATTAAATTTTTTATTTTTTATTTAAATTATACTAAATTTATTTATATAATAAATATATCATTAAAATTTCGATTGATTTTTTTTACTATTTTTTGACTATTAAATATCGAGCAAAATGAATTATAGCATATTTTGAATATTTTTGTAAAATTTTACATAACATAAGAATAATGATCTCGACTTATAATAAAGCATATGAGTATTCGCGCTTTTTAAAATAATATCTTTTATTTATATTATTATTAAAACGGATACACTCCCAACCTGAATGTTTATTATAACAAGTCGAGGTCTTTAAATAAATCAAGAATGGATATTGTAGATTTTTTCTACAATATCCATTCTTTTCTATTCTTCGTAATAAATTTCTCTTAACTGATTCTTAGCTTCAATAAGAAGTTTATTACCAAACATTGCTAAAAATAATGACGGAGTCTTTCTTGCTGATACTGCCAAAGGAGCTACAAATGTAGATATTTCTTCCTCAGGTCTAAATTCAGAATAAGGTTCTAATCCTTCCTCAATTACATGAGATACTATACCTTTCAATGCAAATTCAGAACATGATTTATCTCCTTTACTCATTAAATCCTTATATTCAATGTAGAATACAACTAATACTCCTTCATCAACTTTTGTTCCTCTTATCTTTCCTTGTATATTTGGGGTAATCTTTTCTGGAACTTCAGTTATTAAATTACCACTCTTATAATAACTACTATCTCCTTCATTAGAATATTTATCTAGTATATTAATTTTCTTATTTACTCTACGATAATATGATTTTACGATTTTCTCTAATGATGGACTTAGTTCATTTGGGTCAACTGTGCAGTATATTTTGATATCTGCAACTACACCTGTAAATTTTGATGCTATAGTTGTAATATTATCTGCAATTATATCTTCTTTCTGGTCTTCTCTTATTGCATCTAGAAAAGCGGCAGCAAATGGGTCATCATGAGCACTATCAAATTTTATTAATACGTCTCCAGTATTTACATGGTCACCGATATTAACCATAAAGTCTACATATGAATTTTTGCTTAAAGCTACTTCTTTTTCAGAAAGCATAACAGATGCCATTCTTTCAGATAATGATTTTGTTATAGGTTTACTATCTTCAAATATATCCCAGTTTGGAACACATGCTACTTTAGCTAATGCTCCTAAATTCATTGATACATCATCGTTATCGAAACCTCGTTTAAATGCATTTTTATTATATGCCAATATTTGGCCTTTTTTTACTTTATCATTCAGTTTTAATTCACATGTTAATGTATTCTTAACATAGAAACCTGAAGATGAATTTTTCTTAACTTGTGGATTAGTATCAATAGTTTTATATGCTCCATTGTTATATTGGATAACTATTAGTCCATTATCAACATCAATAACTTTACCATTATCGTCTGAGACAATAGTAAATTCATCTGACATATGATATGGAACAATTGATTCTACTTTATTACCAATCATAACAGGGTCTGAATCTTCAATCATGAGCATATATTTTGATTGCTTATATGCCATTGATGTACGCGTTGGGTCATCATGTTGGACTCCAAGAGGAGTCAATAATTCAGCAGGTGTTAATAGATTAGCGGAATTTAATTTATCAACATTTTTTAAACCAGTGGTTTGAATATATCCTCTAGTTGAAGTTATATTAGGCTCTAATGTTAACTGTCTTACAATACCAACGTTTGCATCGGTACTAGTAGATATACCTAATATTCCAAGCATAGACTCATCATAACCACGCTTTGAAATTGTCATAGCTTTCTCTAAGTTAATACCTCTATCTCCTTTATAAGTAACTGCTCTATTTTTCTCTAATTCCAAGACAGGATTTAAAACAGAATGCTCTTCAATTAATTTTGATTCCATTATTGCTGAAATAACAGCATCTTGCTTAACTGATATTTTAGTAGGATTCTTTTTATGTTGTGTCTTTCTATAAGAATTATATGCTTTTACTACTGTATTATAAATATGGAAAGGTATTAATTCATTGCTACGAATTCTCATATTATTTAAATCATTTTCTGGTATATACTCATTATCAGACAATAATGTTGCTGAATATGCCAATAGTGATACTAAATCAGTTGGGAGATTGAAGTCCATTAAAATTTCTTTAGTAACATCATCAATCATAAAGTCTTTATACTGATCTAAGTTAAATGCCATATTTGCATATGCATAATATTGTGATAATAAATAGATATAAGTTTCTTTACTTTCTAGCTCTTCTGATGAATATAATTCCATTTGAAGAGGTTGCAATCCATTCATCAATAATGAATTTTGTAATGGATATCTTTTCCATAATATAGCTTTATCAGCTAATTGAGTTACTCCATATACAAATTTATCATATTTTTCTGCTTCATTTTTATCAATTATTTTATATTCAACATTTGATTTTTCCATAACTGATTTAAAACCATCACAGAATAACATAAATAATATTAGTGGAATATGTTTTTCCATTATTGTACATTGAGCATACATAAGTCTCTTACCAACTTTTTGATTTGCTAATTGGCTCTTATCTGAGTCTGACATAAATGACATAATGTGCTCACTATAGTCAGTTTTCTTGTCAATATATAAGACTTCTTTTGTCTTTTTATTATACCCAGTAATAAAATATTTCTTTTGGTCTATTTTATCAAATGGAATATTATTTTTAGTTAATATAGAATGGAGGTCATTTATATCTGTAATAAATACATTTTGGCCAATTGTAAAGCTATATATATTTTTTGCTAATATATCGAATTCAAGTGAAGTTCGATATTCATTATTTTTAACTAATGCATTTCCAAATTTAAGTTTAAATTCTTCTGAATTTTTCAATAAAAACTTTTTCAAAGATGAAGCAATTAATTCTGTATCACCCTTTCTTTCAATAAAGATTTTATTGTAGAATGAAACTATCTGAACTGTATTTGGAGAAGTTTTAACTAAAGGTTTTAAAATTAGCTGATGTTGAATGGTCTTTTTTGATCCGTTAATATAAAGATATTTATCTTCTAATATTATAGGAATATCAAATTTAAGAGCCATTTTCTTTCCACGTTCATCTTCTAATGAGTAAGTTACTGTCTTCTTCAAATTCAATTGGTCTGATGCATCTTCTTCAGTTTTATCAGTAATGTAAATACCATGCATAGCTCTACTTAATATTCCGACGGAATTATCTATATCCTTTTCTAATTTCTTTTGGTTATAGTTTTTATCGAAATTAACATATGATGATTTTACTATGTTAGGATTTGCCGTAGTAACAAAATCTGAAAAATCTGTTTCATCAACCATTTTGCTTTTTAAATCTTCAAAAGATGGTAATCCAATTACACTTTTCTGTATATCTTGAAGCTCTTGAATTCGTTCCATTTCTTTTGGAGATTTAGTTGGAAGTATTTTTGCTACATAAACTCTTTTCTTGATGAACTCTTCAAGTTCTTTCAATACATCTTTATCATCTACACCAGATAATAATTCTTGATTCTCATCAAGGTAATCATTTGCCGTCTTAGTTATTAATTGATCTTCATCATCATCTTCGAGTTTTATTGAATCAGTATTATGCTGGTCATCAATAACTTCATCAGAAATATCATCAATATCTCCTACAAGATTATGCTTTAATGAATTAATAATATTCATTTTTCTTTTTTCAATCTCATCTTTAGAAGAAGTTGGTATAATTTTATTTACTATTTTATTAACAGATGCGGTATTTGGGTCAATTTGAGCTTCTAACTCTTCTTCAATAAATTCCAGTCCATCAAATTGTGTTAATAATGTTTTTATTTTCTGAATATTAAGTTTATTCAATTTAGAACTTGGAATCTTTAAAAACTGATTAGATTTAGAATCGGCTATTATAACATCTAATTTACCTAAAGTTAAAACTAACTCTGGAAATTTATATAATGTATATAGTATAATATTTATTGGGTTATCTAGAGATTTAGAACTAATTTTTATTGCCTTTTCTCCTTCTTTAGTATTACCAATCCAATCATATAAATCAATGAAAAGAACTTTTTCATATTCATTGAAGAATGATTCATTTACTCTTGACATTAAGTAATTAATGTAACTTTCACATACAAACTTAGGAGTAGTTTTAATTATGTATTGGAAAAATAATTCATGCCATTTTCCTAAGTCAATTATCGTATTAAAACCTTTTGAAAAATGCGTTTTTCTTGAACTATACGGAACGAATTTTATATGATCCGCAAATTTCATAGCTGTGAAGTTATCAATAACTTCTTTCTTTTTATTTTGGATGACATTCTTTGGACCGATTTTTGTCTTATATATCGATTCGATATAATAGTATTTATAATATGATTCCCTATCTCCAAAAAACTCTGTATTCATTATATTTAATGTAAAATTTTGATTTTTTGATAGCATAAATATTGCATTAAAAAACCCTACTTTATCCCCACGAGGTAGTAGTAATTTTGTTTGATTATTATATAATCGCATTGGTACGATTTGATCGTAAAGCATTTATATCACCATCCTTAATTATTTTAATATTATCTTTACCTATAATTAACAGAATGTTTTTGTATATAAAAATTATATGTCTTTTTATCTCATTTTATAGAGAAAAATCATTATTTATTATCAAAAATAGATATATATTATTACTACAGATAAAGGGTAAAACGAGCAGGTTTTAGAATATTCGTAGCGGACTAGAATCTGTATAGTATTAGTAAATAAAAAATCATATTTATACAATGATATATGTAACAACTAACACAAATTTATTAAAATTTTGAAGGGAGAAATAAAAAATATGCTAGACAAAATGAAGAGTTTAGATCAATTGAAAGGTAGACCTTTTTGGGATTACCTAATGAGAACTGTTACAGCAGAGTCTGAAAGAGATGTTGATTATCTATTAAAACTTATGAATCCATCAGATGATAGAAGTGAGATGGGCGAAGTTTATGATAAGACCCTAGGATACAATCCTATTAACTATTTCGACGAGCAGTATCTCAAGAAAGCATATGACAAGATACTCGAAAGTGCTCCAGATTCATTAAAATGGAAACTTCAGAATCGCAAAGATGACATAATTGAAAAAGTACTTACATTGAAATTAAGTACAATTGACGAATTCTTGTATAAGACATTAATAAGAGTTATTGAAGAAGAAACTGGCTGGTCTGATGCTGATCTTGAAAATCTATCTCCAACTATCGATAATTTTGATTTGGAAGAAGAAGATGAAGAAGAATTATTTGATGAAGATGCCGACGACTTTGACGATGACGACGATGATGATTTTTAAATTAAACTAAAAAAGGATGTGAAATAAGATATGATCAATAAAAATGATATAACAGAAAAATCTATAGTAATGATTAAGTTCATTATGAAAAAGATTAAGAATCTAGTAATAGATTCATATGGTCAACTTATCTACATTGAGAATGTGGATAATGTAATTTATGATGTTTATGGATATAAGCATCTTGTATCAAGAATAAATGATTGCAGAAGCAATAAAGAGCATCTGGCATTATTTGTAGATTTCGGAATTGATCAATTAATCAAAATGACAAATACTCCTAGTATTTATTCAAGCATAGATGAACTTGTGCAGATTGATGCTAGAATTACTGAACTTGAAAGAAACTTCAAGAAAGCTCAGAAAAAGGGTAAGAAAAAAGACAAAGATCAATTGAAAGAATACGAATATATCAAAGAACTTTATAAGGATGCAATCAAGAAACTTAGAAAGCAATTGAATATTGTCTCAAGGAAAAAACAATATAAGAAGAAATATTCAGCTTTAAATAGTTTGGTAAATCGTAAATACAATGGAATCGGCGGCGGTTTCTATGATGACGATGACGACGATATATTTATTTCAAAGGCGTTAAGCAAAGACTATGATTTTTATGATGATGACGAGGACGATGATGACGAATTATCATCATACATGGAAAAACATTTATCAAAAAAGTCAAAAAAAAAGGTAAAACCTTCACCTCGATTTATAGATGACGATGATGAGTTTTACGATGATGATGACGAGGACGACGAAGATGATGATGACGATGATTTAGATCGTTATGATAAAGATGATATCATTAGCCGTCTAGATATTATGAGTGACAATTATTCAAAATTAGCATCATTTGTACAACAGGTAGCAAATACACAAACTGGAATAAATCAATCAGATGCTTACGTAATTGAAAACTATCTAAAAAATAGAAAAGTATCAGATATGAAAGCTCCCGCACCAACAAGAACTCCAGTAGCACCCGTAATATGCGATGATAAAACTCAAAGAGAACTTACTAATTTAAAGAAAAGTATGGGTACTATGGAAAGAGTTATATCTCGTTTAGCTGAAGATCAGGATAAGATTGTCAAATTTATTAGCGAAGCAACTGTTGAAGAAGATGACGATGAAGAAGAAGAATTTTATGCTGATAGCAGAAGACCGCAGTATGAAGAAACTCTTAAAAGAGTAAATCAGGAAGATGGTCCATTTATGCCAAGTGATTATGAAATAATCGAAGACGATGGACCGTATACAAGAGAACAAATGATTTCAATGATAAATTCTCAACCAAGGCGTCCAAGAGCTCCTAAAGAACCAGCAGTGAATATCGAAACCGGAGCTGTTTATATTGGCGGAGTATCAAGTGAAGTGGAATTGAAAGGTAATGCTGAGGTAGATATTCATACATCTGCTTCTCCATCAGATAATGAGGAGTAATAAATTTACTCCTCTAATTTCTCGCACGATAATTAGGAATGGTCGTATAATTTTATAAGTAATACAACTAATTTCATAAATTATCATAATTACAAATTAAAGGAGAGATAACATGAGTAAAAAAGCTAAAAATCAATATAATGAATTATGTTCACAAATTACTGCTAAGGTAAAGAAAAATGGATCAAGCAGCTATTCAAAATCTGACCTGGTAACAATGACACAATCGTTATTGAATACACCAGAACATGAAGTTGAAGTATTCATCAAAAACGGCGACAAGGAGCCAAGTGTAGTTACAATAAAACCAGTTGAAAAATATAGGGAATCATTGAAACCTGTATTAAAACAATTCGGAATTGACAAAGATGAATTAAACAAACTTCAAACTGTTACATTCAGCAAAGAACATGCTGAGGCTGTATCAGAATTAGCCGGAATAATCGTAAAGGATTATACAAGTACAGGAAGAAAGTTCAAATTACCGATCACTTCAGTAACTGAAGGCGAAATGTCTATATCACAGGTAACTGTAAATGATAAGACAACTGATACAAGAAAGATTGTCAAAAAGGATAATGGAGAGTATGAATCTATTCCTACTGGCAAGAGAGTAAAGACAAAAGAACATACAGCACTAAAAGCATCCAATAAAATTCCAGGATGGCTAAAAGAAGAAGTTAAATAACTAAGCATTGATAATTAAATTATTAAAGCAACGGTTGAGAATATTATTTAAAATAATCTATAGAGGCGATTAGTAAATTATAACCAAAAATTTACTAATCTATCTATAGATTATTTTTTTTTAATTTGTCATAACAAAAAAATAAATTTATGGAAAAGAAATTGCATATGGTATATGCAGTCTATCCATGTTAGCTTACATGATAATGATAAGCTTCATAGTTTTATATATTGTATCCCATGAAGATGTTATACAGTATTGGAAGAGACTATATTAATGCAATTATATTAGTATATAATCTTTTCCACTATGAACGATTGATAAAAAAATACAATTTTTATTATTATCATGGCTAAAAGGAATATAAATATTTTAAGTAGAAATGGTATTTCTATTTTAACAAGTATTGATTTATATTCCTTCATTTTTTTATTTTATATTTTGATTATAGAAATTATCGAAAGGAGTTTTTTATATTTTTATTAATATGCTATATTTGTCAGCATAATGCTAAAGATTTGATAATTTATATTTATGATTTATAGATTTCCTAATTATTACCATATTTTATTAGAGGAATATTTGAAATTTTGTTATGAGACATCTAATCAATAAAGTTTTGAGGAAAACTTTTAAAAGCCTTTAATTAGGTTTTTATAATCGTTAGACGAATCGTTTAAACGAATTGACTATTCTTTAAAATAAAAAAGGTGATATGCGGGCATTAGTAAATAATGAATATATAACTTCATTGATTTTATATTCGCTGATAAAAAGAAGGTATATTTTGTTAATATAAGAAATAACTTTATAATTATAAAATTAAGATATCCAGAAGGAGAATACCGAGAATAAAACTCGGTATTCTCCTTTTTTTATCTCATTTTTAACCCAAAAACATAATGTTAATGATTTATATTTAAATAAAAATATACACATAAAGTAGGTGATTAATAATGAATAAGCCTAAAGCAAATATTTGGGTTAAAAATGCATCTAAATCGATAGCTTTCTCATCGTTAAATGTATTGAAAAGTATAACCCCAAATCTTAGTTCGACAGCTATATCAACTGCAGATGCAGCAAAAGATACGATATCGTTTATAAGAAATACTAAGACACTAGTCAATTCCCAAAATAGATCGCTTGATTCATCATCAATCGGAAGACAAGCAAAGGATGTAATTGCATCAGCAATGGAAGATATCCGTTCAGGGAATTTCTCTCTTCAAAAAAATCAATCAGATTTATACGAGATATCTAGTGATATAGATTACTATAATAATGATTATGATTCAGACACATCATCAGATGATTCTGATGAAAGTGGCTCTGATGATACGCAATCTATAACCGAAGGTGATAAGGTTATTGGAAAGGCAGTATTAGTTGGAAGTAATGCTACCGTAGATAGCATTAAAGAAATGACTAATGTGCTTTCATCTTCGACAATTAAAAGTGCCCAAATGGCATCATTAAAGCAAGCCAACATTGCAATGTTTGGTATCAATAAAATAAATTCTGGTATTATGGCAATTAATATTAATTTAACTTCTATTAATCAGAATATTATTGGTCTAATGGAGTTTCAAAATCAAAATACTAGTGTAGTTAATCAGGCAATGTTGGAATATTTTGATAAGAATTTGGAAACTTTAAATAGACTTGAAAAGAGTATGGACCCAAATAGTGATATGAGTTTTCCTGAAGACCCGCTAGGATTTATTAGTGGAGGATTTAATCCTAAAGGTTATAAAGACTTCATTAAAAAGAATTTTAATAATACTATAGTTGGCTCTATGTTTAATATGGTAAAAATGATGTATGATATGCAAAGTGCATTTGGAGATAATACTCCTATCCGTTTACCTAAAATACTATTGGAAGCTGGAATAAAACAGACAATTCCAAAAGGAATAACGAAATCATTAGAAAAAGCGGATAAAAATCTAGAGGCATATTTTGAAAATGCATTATATAGAGTTGGTGACATAGGTAATGATTATAGTAAAAGTAGCATTATGAGATTCATGGGTGAACTTCTTGGAGCTAAACGTCCAAATCAGAAAAATGTTAATATGGGAAATTTCCATAAAGAAGCATTATCATGGAATGGTGAAGCGCAACGTTCATTAGTTGAAGTTATTCCTTCATATCTTGCTAGTATAGAATCAGTTCTAACTAAGCAAGAAAAACGCTATTATGATATGGACGCTGGTGTATTTCGTTCAAAGAGTTCAATCGAAAAGCAATTTTATGAAGATAGAGACTCTACAGTACAAATGGAGTTTTATGATTCATTGAATAAAATGACTACTTATTTGGAAGATAATATGGTTCAGGAAAATGAAATAAAAGATATCCAGCAGCAATTGAATGAACTATTAAATCAACGTCTTAGTGGTACTTTAGACTATAAGAGTTATACAACGCAAGCATCTGGAATCCTTCAAAATGTTTTACCTAATGAGGAATTTAAAGATGTAATTATGTCTATGGAAAAGAATCTCCAGAGCTCCATTAAGGCGATGAATGAACAATCAAAATCCCTTGAAAGAACTATTGAAGGATCAGTATATCGAAATCTATTCAATAATGAAAATTCTTCTAAACTTAATAAAGAGAGAAAAATTGATTTATTTGAAAATTCTGGATATGGTGGAACAGGAACATCATCATCTCCTAGTAGTATTAAGCAGGATATTTTAGATATTGCTCAATCTTTCCCAGAATTTGATAGTAAATTTAAAATAACTCCTCAATTGATGAAGAAGTATAATAAAGCTATGAGAGATAACCCTTTCGATATGAGTATTGGTGAAGATATTGTAAAGAAAGAACTCTATTCTCAACTAGTTAAGACTAAATCTAAGAAATTTTTAGATAGATTTAGAATTAGCGGAGTTGAAAAGTTTGGAGATACAGTAGAAAAGAAAGTTAATAAAGCTGATGATTATCTTTTCAGTAAAATGATGGGATATAATAAACCACAAGGTACCAGAAATATAGAAGCTGAACTTCCAGATGTTGATATCACTACATTAGTAGATAATAATACAGTAAAAGCGTCTACCTCTAAAAGGCAAGTTGCAGTGGATGAAAAAGCTCCAGATGAATTAGCAGCTAGAAGAAGATCAAAACGTGGACCGCCGTTAGCAAATACAGCTAAGATTGCTCCTGCATCATCTAGATTAACTAATTCTGGAATAGGAAATCAAGGAATTTCTAACGATTTCTTAAAGAAACAAGAATCAAAGTTTAATAATGAAAATTATGATTCTATAATGAAAAAATCATCGAAAGATATCGATGCTGATTTAGCAATGAATAAAAAAGTTATTTCCGAAAATTCAGAAGCAAAATTTGAAACTGATAAAGAAACTGCTTCGGCAGATGATAGTAGACTGGGAAAATTTATTAATGCTGGAACTAAGATGTCTGATTCTATTAAGGCATCAGTGTTAGGAATGTTTAGTTCTTTCTCGGGTATAGTTTCTAAATTATTTGGCAAAACTGGATTCTTTAATAAATTTTGGGAAAACGAAAATGTTAAAAAGCTTGGAAATAAGATTCGTTCCTATTTATTTAATGAAAAAGATGGGATATTTTCCGGATTAACAAAAATGCTACTTGATAGTTTTGATTATTTGAAATACTCATTTACTGGAAAGGAATATACTAATAGGCAAGGTAAGAAACATAAAGCAAATCCAGATAGTGTTTTGAGTAATATAAAATCAGGTTATAATACTACATTTGATAACACGATGAAGTATGTTTTTAAATCCGATGAATATAAAGAAAATGACATATATAAGAGTATGTTTTCTTGGATGGATATAACCAAAAAGAAAGAAAAAAATGATGAAGCAACAGTAGAAAATACTAATACAGCAACGAATACTTCTAATAATAAAGAGAATTCTAATGAAGCTGTAATTAAAAATACTACTAATGCATCATTATTACCAATGGTTATAACAAACGAAGAAGTACATGATACTGTTAAAGAAGCAGTTATCAATACAACGGATCATATAAAAGAGAGTGGAACCAGATTTGCTGTAGCTTTATTTGGTGACGACAAAGAAACTCCAGAAGAAAAAGAAGAAAGTTTTCTTAAAAAGTTTAAAAAGAATCTTCCAAGGATGTTGACAGCGGGTATAGCTGGAGCAGGAGTATCATTATTATCTGGAGGGTCATTAGGATTATTAGGAGGCTTATTCTTACCAACTGGACCAGTCGGTGGAGCTATTGCAGGAATGGGATTATCGATATTATCCCAATCAAAAACTTTCCAAGAATTCATGTTTGGTAAATATAGTGAAAAAGATGGAAAGAAAGTTGGAGGATTAATATCACAAAGATTACAAGATTCATTTAAAAAGAATCTTCCAGTTATAATTGGAGCCGGAACATTAGGAGCAATGAAACACGTCGTATTTGGTGGACCAACAGGACCATTTGGCGTTGTTGCTAATGCATTATTACCAGGTGGACCAATTGGTGGTGCATTATTAGGCATGGGTACGGGATTATTCTTAAATAATGATAAGATAAAAAGTATTTTATTCGGTGAAAAGAATGAAGACAATAAACGTGTTGGCGGGGTTCTTTCTAAAGGAATGAATAAATTCTCAGCAGGATTTGCAAAGTCTAAGCCATATCTAAAGTCTGGTTTAAAAGGTTTAGGAATTGGAGCATTAACAGGATTAACTTTAAGTAAAATGGGTCTAGTTGGCTCAGCTTTATCAATGGGCGGACCAGTTGGAATGGGTCTAGTTGGGTTAGGACTTGGAATAGCTTCTCAAACTGATAGATTTAAACAGTTTTTATTTGGAACTGAAGAATTAGATGAAAATGGTAAACCTACAGGAAAGAGACTCAAAAATGGTTTATTAAATGAAGTACGTAATAGTTTAGTAGTAAATATATTTGACCCAGTTAAGCAAACAGTACATGATGAAATGACAAACTTTGCATATTGGGCAAAAGATAAAATTGAATATCCATTTAGATTAGCATTCGGACCATTAGTTGATGCATTAGGTGGATTAAAGGATGATATATCCGATTTTGTAAAAGAAAAATTCGATACAATAACTGATGGGATTACTTCTATATTTAAAGCGACAATGCAGAAAATATTTAATCCGTTTACATCATTATTAGGAAATATCGGAAAAATGACCATTAAAGCAACAAGCTTTGGCCTAAAAGCGGCATCTACTCCAATAGTTGCGGCAGTAAGATTAGGATCTATGATAGCAGCTCCAACTAGAACTAAGGAAGAAATGAAATTCTGGAAAAATTATGCTGGAGCATCTAAAGATGTGTTATCTGCTAAATGGGGCAAAGAAGATGAAGAAGGAATATATTCTGATAATATATTTGGAAATCTCCAAAAATTATTTGGAAGAGCTAAAGATATTAAAAGAGTAGTAAGCGATAAAGATACATTAGATGCTGCTCGTGAAAGTTATGATGAACGTATGGGTTTAGAAGGACGTAATAGTTTACGTTGGAGAGATGTAAGAAAAGATAAACGAGAAAATAAAGAAGCCCAGAAGAAAGATAGAGACGAGCAAAATAAGTGGAAGCGTGTAGATGCATTAAGAAAGAAATATGCTAAAGAAGACCAGTATAAGGAAGTCTTTTGGACTGATGAAATGATCAAGAGAAGAAAGAATGAATTAGTAAAAGCTGGTTTATCTACAGATAGTATATCGACTGAAAAGAATTTAAAAGATTTAATCTTTAATAAGGATGACTGGAAAGATAGATTTGAGAAATCTAAATCATCTGCTGAAATGCCTAGTGGGATGGGATCATCTATAAAATCTCCATTAATGCTTGAGTCATTAGAACAGAAACATGCTAGAGAGAAAACTTCTGAATACCAAGATCGTATGACTGGTATGGTTGATGATTTGAGAGATGCTATGTACAAAATGGCAGAAGATCAAATTCATAAAGACTATTCAAAGAAGAAGAAAGCTAGAAAAGAAAGAACATTAAACTCCGCATTTAAGAAATATAACATTAATAAAAATAGTGGTACTATGACGGATGAAGACATTAATAAATATTCTGATGTACCAAATTTTGAATGGGATAATTATAGACAATCTGAGGAATATACTAGAGGAGATTTAAAATCTTGGTATAATAAAAATAAAAGTAGATGGACAGATAGCCCTGATGAAGCAACTATTGTTTCAGATGATAATTCAACTATCATTCCAAATTCAAATGAAATTATGATTAGAGCCTTATCAAATTCAAATATTAAAAGAAATTCAACCGATTCCAATATAATTGACGCAGATTATTCTGATATTATCGGAGAATTGGGTACGGCTAAAAACCAACCAAAAAAATCTTCATTATTAGTTAATATTCTAGATAGATTGGATTCATTAAATGAAGTATTATTTGGTGGAAAATATGATAGAAAGAAACGCGATAAAAATATTGGAGAACCAATAGACGCTGAAATTATTGATAGTGCAAATATCTCTGAAGATGAGATGTCGACTATAAATAATAAAGGAATTAAATCGCTATTTAATTCAATATTTAAAAAGAATCAATCAGATTCAAGAAAACAACGAGAAGCTGTAGAAACAGAAAAATCTAAATCGTTAAAAGCTAAATTCACTGATTTAATTTCAAGTAAAGTTGATACTAAAAAGGATGAAGCTAAAATTATTACAGATGATTCTGAAAATGCATCTATAACGAAAATCTCTAGTGGATTTGGTGGTATGTTTGGCTCTGTATTTGATTGGTTTAGTAATACTGATAATATAACAAAATTATTATTAGCTGGTGGTGGAATCACATTATTAAAGAATAAGCTACCAAACTTATATACAAAAATAGTTGATTTTATGACTGAATCTGTATTACCAACTCTCTCTGATAAGATTCCAGATGCTATTGGTGCAATATCAAGTGCCGCTGGAAAGTATTTACCAGGAATTATCGAATCTAGTGCTGGATTAATCGTCGAAATAATTCCATCTTTAATTAAAGCTGGAGTTGCGATTGTAAAAGGTAGTGGAGAAAAGTTATATGATAGTATAGCTGGTTCTAAAGTCGAAGAAGTTGATGGTAAAGAGGCAGCCGAAGCTAGAAAGAATGGAACTAATGTAAAGACATATAAAAATGGAAAGCAAGTTATTGGAGGAAGTCGAATAATATTTAATGAAAAAACGGGTAAGCCTGAAACGGTACAGAATGAGGGATTAATAACTGGGTCATTAAATACATTCAGAAATTCTATTGCAAATCCAAAGAATGCCCGTATGATGGGTTCAATTTTAGGTGGAGTTAGTGGAGGAGCTGCTGGAACAGTTGGAGGATTTATTCCGGGATTGAAGAATGTTAATTTAGCATCTGGAGCTAAAGAGGGTGCAAAATTAGGTTCAAGAATGTTTGAAACTCCTGCTAATCTATTAAGGACTACACTTAACACATCTAAAGGAACTAAAGCAGTTAAAGATGTTGCTGAAACGATTGCATTGAAATCAATGTATGCATCTGATGCATTAGCTGCAACTTCTAAGAAGAAAGTACTAAGTTTTGTTGATGAAGTATTTAAGAAATTGGCAGAATTAAGTACAAATAAAACTATAGTAAAATTATTCAATAGAGTCCCAAGTGGATTCACTGTATTTATAAAAGCAATGAAAGATAAATTATTAACTACACTTGCTAAAGGTTCAGATACATTCTTTGTAAAAGCCGCATCAAAAATAGCAAATGCAACAGTTGAAGCAACTGCTAAAGTTGGAACTGGTGTAGCAACTATTGGTTTAGCGACTTTAGTATTCTCAGGATATGACCTTATATCAGGAGCATTTGAAGCTGATAAATTATTTGGAGTTGGTGAAGACAGTGTTGACTGGTTAATGATTGCTATTTCATCTACATTTAAAACTATTCTCGGTTTAGGTATCGGACCAATATTTGATATACTACTTGAGGTAACTTCTGAGATTAGTAAAAATGATTTGAAACTTGATATGGCAACTACTGTATATGAAAAGTTATCAAAAATAAACGGTGTTAGTAGTGCTGATATGGTTAAGGAATTAAAAGCTAACCAACAGATTCTTGATACAGAAACCGCAAACTATAATTCATCTAATAGCACAAACTTATCGACTAAAGCTTACCAAGATTTGAAAAATCCATCATGGGCAACTAAGTCATGGAACGGATTAAAGAATTTTGGATCATCGGTAAAAGAAGCATTTAAAACACCATCTGGTGGTAATATTGGAAGTGGAAGACTTGATTATCTTTATGGCAATGGTCAAATGGCTAATAAGAAAGATAATATATCCTATGGACCTTCACAATCCGATCCACGATGGGCTAACTATTCATTAGGTACATTGCCTAATGGAAAAAGAAGTACAATGAATACTGGAGGATGTGGTCCTACTGCATTATCATATGTAGCATCTAATACAACTAATCGTGATATCGACCCATTAACTGTTGCGAAACTAGCAAAAGATAGTGGATATATTGCTAAAGGTGGTAGTAAAGAAGATTTATTTACTGAGGGTGCAAGGAAATTAGGACTTCAATCATCAAAAGTATCAAAAAATAATTTAATTCAAAATATAAAAAGTGGAAATCCGGTAATATTATCAGGAAAGAGTAATGGTAAAATGGACTCGCCATTTACAAAGGCAGGTCATGTAGTTGCAGTTACTGGAATAGATTCAAACGGTAATGTTATGATACAAGATCCACTTGATGGAAGAATTAAATCATATAATTCAGATAATATTCAACAGGATATGACTAACGGATGGTCATATAGTAAAGATAAAGTTAATTATGGACCTGGCGCTCCATATAAAACTAGTCTACCAAAATTACCATCAACTATGGATTTTCTTAACGCACAATTACCAAATAAAAACAAATCAACTCCAAACCAACCATCATTACCTGCATTATCAATATGGGATTCTGCTAAAAGTTATAAAGACGAAAAGGTTATTGAAAATCAAGCTCAATTTAATACTACTGAGCCAACTCAAAAACCTAAGAGTAGTTTATTATCAGGATTAAGCGGACTCGCTGATATTCTTAGTAAAGTTGGATCAATTGGAACACATTGGATTGATAGTTTATTAGGTGGAGCTACATACACTAGAATATTCAATGATAATGGGATGTATATAGACGAAGACGGAAATATAAATATCGATGCAATAATCGATGATTCTGGCAGTAAAGATTCTTCAAAATTTATTGATAAAATTTTGCCTGGAGCATTAAAAGCTAAAGATAAATATGGCATTCTACCATCAGTATTGATTGCACAAGCTATATTAGAAACTGGCTGGGGTAAAAGTTCTATTGGTAATAATATATTTGGAATCAAAGCGGGCTCAGGATGGACTGGAAAAGTTCAAGAAAAATTGACAAAAGAAGAAGATGGATATGGCAACACATATTCCACAATAGCAAAATTTAGAGATTATGATTCAATTGAGGATTCTATATTAGACTATGCAAAATTAATGAATAGTCCAAGATATTCTGCTGTAAGAAGTACTAAGAATTATAGAGTGGCAACATCTGCTCTACAAACGGCTGGATATGCGACAGATAGTAAATATTCTAGTAAGTTAAATAAAATAATAGAATCATCAAATCTATCTAAATACGATATAATGCAATATGGTCCAAGAAGAAGTGCTGGATTTAATATGGGAATCACTTATGGTGAAGGCGGACCAGATGGTAATTTATCTGGTGCAGCTAGTATCATTGATAATCTAGCAATAATCGAAGAAGCCAAAATGCAAATGAAATTAAATAATGTTTCTTATTCTGATGCTAAACAAATGGTTTTGGCGTCTAGAGAAGCAAATAAAGCAACTAACACTAATTCCTCTGGAACTAAAGTACCTACTGATATTTCCAATAAGGCTAAGCCATTGATGAATACTAATACATCAATAAAAAATTGGTTCAGTAAGACATTAGGAGGAAGATTAACCAGTGATTATGGTATGAGGAAACACCCAATTACTGGAAAATATAGTAAACATACTGGAATAGATTTTGGAGCATCCGGTGGAACTCCAATACCAACACCAGTAAGTGGAAGAGTAATTTTAAATGGCTATGATAATAGTTATGGTAATAAACTTTTGATAAAAGATAATATTGGGTATCATCATCTATTTGCCCATATGAATTCTAAATCACCTATACCAGAAAATAGCTCAGTATCTAAAGGACAAATAATAGGATATGTTGGAACGACTGGTGAAAGTACTGGTAACCATTTACATTATGAAGTAAGAGCTAATCAGAAATATGGTTCAGACATTAACCCAGCAAATTATGACATTAATTCTATTATCGAAGGATATGGAGCATTAATATCAGATAAAGATAAAGAAAATCTGCTTAAAGCAGATAAGAGTAATAAATTCAATATAACATCTATGAATCGTGTCAAGGATAAAGATGAAGATGTTTTATATGGAGATGCATATCAGAGTAGAAGACTGAGAAAAGAAGACTTAATCAATAAGTTGGATATCGCAGTTAATACTACTGGCGTTGAAGATAAATTGAATCTTTTAATTGATGTAGTTAAAGATGGAATTGAATTTATGAGAGATAAACCAGATAAAGCACCAATTGTATATGGTGAATTTAACAATAATAAATCCGTTAAGGGAGCAAAACCAATTATTATAGCTAATAATAAACAATCAACTTCAGATAAGAGTCAGTTCTCATTAAGAGAAATTCATGAACTTATTGCACGAGGTAGATAAGATAACAAAAAAAAGAGATTGCATATGCAATCTCTTTTTAAATCTATTATGACCTATCGGTATTAGGACTATAATAGTAAGGAGGAGAATAGGAACTCCAAACGGAAATTTGTTTAGGCTTATTTACTGCGCCTGCTTTTACCTATTACGAGGGGTGAAGGGGGGTGTTATTTTATTTCTTACTAAAATAATATATATTTACAATTTAATAAGATACTGTTAATACTCTAAATAAGCATTAACAAAGTTATTAATATTCTTAAGTAAAAAGGAGTTGAAATAAATGAGTACTGTATATAAAGTAAACGCCAGTGGCGCATTAAATATAAGGTCTGGACCAGGAGTTTCTTATGGACTTGCAGGTTCAGCATTCCCGTATAATACTACATTACGAAGTGAAAATAATGAAACGAAAAATGGATGGATACATATTACATCTCCCGTTAATGGGTGGTGTTCTGGAGTTTATCTAACAAAAGTTACTGAAAGCACTCCACCTCCATCAACATCTCAACCACCTGCATATGGATATGCAGAACCAGATCAAATTGATTATAGTGAAAATTATGATACAATAGATGATACTGGTAAAACTATTGTTGAAACAACTGTCAATACGGCAGGATACAAAACATTGTTTTATAGATATATAAGAGCTTTTGGATGTCCACCACAATTTAATATGAATGTCGATATTCAATATATCAATGACATTACACCTGGTGTTGGAAGAGCTTTTGCAAATTCAATGTTATCGAATCCTAGTATACTATCATTATGCCCTGGGACGGTTAACTATTTACCAGGTTTTTCAAAAGACCAGAAAAATGCATTCTATGAAAGAGTATTAGGAATAACAACTGGAGATTCAGCATTAAAATCTAAGATTTTAAGTGATAATGATAGTAACGTATTAAATGGTAAATTGTATGAATTTAAACAAAACCGAAAAGAATATATGAATGTAGTTAACTACTTATGTAGAATGATGGCTATATTAATGGGAATCGGTGATGAGAAAATTCCATATGGAACACAGAAACTTAAAAACTTTAATTATGATTATTGGTTAGAGCCTGAAAAGGCATCAGCTACTAATTCAAATTCAGTATTTGGTGATATGAAAGGTGCTTATGATAGATTAGTAAGTAGTGCTGTTGGAGATAATTCATATGTGCACTTCTTTGTAACAAATCAAGGTACTAGTGTTAATGAAAATATATCTACCGATACTACAGCATCACAATTGGAAGAAATTATTAACAATTCATCTTTAAATAGCGTAGCCAGAAATCTTGAATTCTTATTCGGCGGACCAATAGGTTCAATAACTGATTCAGCGTTAGAAAATGATTTACAATCAATTTTTAATGGATCAGAAAACGATGGATTTATAAAGAGTTTTATGGGTTTAACTAAAAACTATTTTAAAGGTGGAAGATTAGTATTTCCACAAATGGTTGATGGTGTAAATTATTCAAAATCTATGTCATGTAGTTTGAAATTTACATCATTATATGGTAATAAATTATCTATTTTCTTAAGATGCATGGTTCCAATAATGCACTTATTAGCTTTATCCTTACCAAAGCAACTATCGAATAATATGTACACCTATCCATTTATTGTAAGAGCCTTCCAAAAAGGATGGTTTAATTCAGACTTAGCAATAATCACAAATATGAATATTGTTAGAGGTGGCCCAGACAATACATCATGGACAGTACATGGAATTCCAACGGAATTTGAAGTAACTTTTGATATAACTCCATTATATTCACAGCTAATGGTATCGTCAACAGCAAAACCATTCTTGGCATTGCAGAATACTGCGTTAGTTGAATATCTAGGTACATTATGTGGAGTTGATTTAAAGATGAATAATTTAAATGCAAAAATTGATATTGCTACAGCAGCCATCAAAAATAAATTTACTGATATTCCGGCTAATGAATTTAGGGGAATTACTGATAGCTTATCAAATGCATTAAGTAAAATATTCCAAATACAAAATCGATAGGAGCATTTTTATGGATAAAGAATATGAAGAAAAGTTCGGACATCTTTCAAATATAAAAGAGGAAATATTAATTTATTTGGAAAATAACTTAAACTTAAATAAAGATAAGATCATGGAGGAGGAAAATCGAATTAATAAACTAGAATGGAAAAAGATTAATATACTTTTACCAATAATACCTAAACCTACTCCAAGACCAAGGTATCAATTTAAATCAAAGCATTTTTATGTTAAAGGAGCGCAGCAAAATAAAAAAATCATAAAAGAATATATTGACGATTTAGGAGTCATATTTACTCGAACTAAATTATTAGTTAAAACATATCAATTATCTCCATCATCAATGACAAATACAGAGCTATATTTAGCTGAAAAAGGAATTATTTGTCCAATACAAGATCCTGATTGGGATAATTTAGGTAAAGCATATTCAGATATGCTACAAGGTATTTTATTAATTAATGATAATATCATTCAAATTGGAACTGTTGAAAAATACTTTTCAATTAAACCAAGAGTAGAATTATTCCTAGAATACCAAGACGGCTTTGATTGTAAATTTAATAAACGGAAAGTTGAAAATTCAACGGCATATAAAAATCTAATTTTGGATACTGTTGAATATGAATATGCCACATAAATTTAATAATCTATATAAAGGGAGATGTTTTTTTATGGCGATACAAAAAGAATCATTAATTGCTGAAGTATTATTAGAGCTATATTCGAAATCTAAAAAAGATGATAAGTTTTACATGATAGAAAATAGCAAAGAGAGTGAAGTACGCTCTAATATAATTAATAAATTAAAAGAAAAGCAAATAAAAAGCTCTGGAGTTATGGATTTATATATATTTACATCCCAGATGGGAAACGATGTTATGATTAAAGAACTAGATAAATAATAAAAATAAAGTATATAGTAATCATTCGATTACTATATACTTTTTATCTTTTATAAATTTGTACGACTGCCAGTATTTATATCATAGATATAAATTCTTAAGTTATCATTAGTTGATAGCTTGGATGTTGATACTGATTCTTTAATATATTCTATAACAGAACCAAATGCTGGTCTATGTCTAATAGGGATATTAGTCTGATCAACCTTAACACCACTAGGCTCTTTAAATTCAATATTTAAGAATACTGGATTTTCATTTTCTGGGTTTAGATTTATTTTAAGTTCACCTACATTAGGTTTTGCTGTCAATTGTCTTGCAATCTTATTCAATTCGCTAATAAAGGTTTCTTTTTCTCTTTTCTCAAAAGATGATAATTTAGTTGGAGCTACCTTTACAGTAGCAAGTTTTTTCAATTTTATTCCGATAAGTTCAATTGTATTACTTATTTCATTACATAATGTCTGAACTGCATCAGCATATTTTTCATTTTCTATAAACTTATATATGATCTCACGATATTTTTCTAATTCAACATTCGTTTTAATCATTTCTTTCTGATTCATGCAGTTATTATCTAGACATTTATTTTGAATTTCGGATAGTTTACTCTTAATAATATTACTAACATTATTGATGGATAAATCTAGACTTTCGTCATAAGAATTTTCACATTCTAAGACTTTTCTAATTTCATCCTTAGATGGAGTATATAGATTAAAAGTATTCAAAGTTTCTAATGCAGTATAAATAACGATTGATGATATAGTTGATAGCTCAAAAACTTTAGCTTTTTCTATATCAGTTTTATCATTATTTAATGATACACAAGCACTTTCTAGAGCTTGAAGTGGATTTTTAACATTATTTCTTGATAATGTATCCAGTGATTCTTCAAATGTTACAGTGTTAATAACATTCATTGGAATCTCAGTATTAGCCTTTAGCAATAGAGACATATCTGAATGCATCAAATTCTCAATTGCAATATCTTGTAGTTTAGAAAATAATGATATAGGTTCTCTTATAAAAGATTTATCTAATACTATATCTAAATAGCTTTCTAATGTTGCATCATCATTTTCTGTAGAATTTTCATCTTTAACAGTATCGATTATTTCTTTTTCTAACTGTTCATTTTTCTCATATTCTTCACGTTCATCATTGATAACTTTAATTACTTTATCTTTGATTATCTTGGAGATATAGTCGATATCAATACTCTTAGCATTTTTTATAAACTTTGCATATTCTTCTTTTGTGAAAGTTGCTTTATCTACAATTTCTTGTAAACCTTTTTCAGTAGTAGCAGCTTCATTAGCTTTTACATGGTATTTTGCCATGGATGCAGATGACTCAGTACAAACATCATAAATTTTTGATAATAGTACCAATCTATCTAGTTGGTTTTCATTTTCCATTGCATATTCCAATGCCTTAAATCCACCAACAGATTCTAGAACTTTATATGAATATTTGCTTAAGTCAAGAGTTTGTTCTCTAGTTAATTCGGTCTTTCCAAATAATAAACCACCAAGGAATGCTTCATTGATTATTGAATGAAGAGTTAAATTATTAAATTTATCTTGGAGCTTATTTTCTAATATTGCTTTATTTATCATCATAAAAATTTTCACACCTTTCGATTAAAATATTTTATTTTTATTAGTCTGTTTTCGTATATAAATAAAGTAAATATTGGAGAGAATTTTATCTCTCCAATAATTTTATGAATCAAGTAATAGTATATTAATTTGCGGAACCATCTCAGCGCCTTCTTGAACTGAATGTATATTAATAAATTCAGGAATATAGTCAGTTATTCCCGAAGCTACAATTTGAGCATTCGATAATCCTTCAATTTTTTGTGCTTCGTGGCTATAGCTATTAAGACCATAGTATTCAATATAACCAATTTCAGAAAACTTCATTTTCAGACTAGTAATAAGATTCATTATATACAATGATTGTCCGGAAACACTCACTGAATTAATTGATTCTATATAGTCTTTTACAAATTGTCTAAATTCAGTTAAAAATACATTTGGTGAGGTTAATGAAGTCAAGTAAACTCCAAAACTAAATGAGCAGTTGACACTATCCAATACACTAGTAATATTTTTAAGACCAACATTAAAGAATCTTGATTTACCGTAAGTATTAAAGAATTTTAAGTCAATACCATAGTTATTTTCTAATGTGTAATATGTATCTGATAATTTTAGATAGTTATCATAAATATTATCGATTAGATATCTAAAATTCGATATTGATTTACACCAGTTAGCTTTAGATACTGGTACTTCTTTTAACACGATTCCAAAATTAGTTGGGTCTTCGAGATTATCTGTAAATGTCATTGTGCTACGGATAAAATCAATTTGCTGAATTAATGATACTTTATAATTTTCTTCAGTACCATCTAGGCTATAAGTATTAGTTAACGTATAACTTCTAAAATAGTCAAATCCGTCATATTGATGGGAATAGTTAGTATCATAGTTATTGAAGAAGACATGTATTTCAGCATCCAATTGGTTCATTGGAATTGTAATATTGTCATTCTCTATACCAGTGTTATTAATAATCCCATGTTCAATTAATAAATGTGCTTCGAGAGTAAGGGTATCGTCAGTTGATATATATGCCGCAATATCATAACTATTTAAATTGGCATCATAGTTCTCAATAGTAAATGGAATATAATAGAGATTGTCATATAAAATATTTTTAAAGTCTAACCCAATTCTTACTCTACCAAGATCGGTATCTTTTTTTATTGCAAGGATATCATTTTGTATAAATCTTTTAGATGCTTCAATTTGGATATCATATCCAGTAACATATTCAAATGCTCCAGAAACGATATTCTTTTTAACGATATTATTTACTTGAATTTTCTGAGTAGTTGCATCGTCATATAAGAAATTAGCATAAACTCCATCAGTTTCATATTGAATATTTAATAATATTCCATTTTTTGGAGCTCTAATGACATTAGCGACCTCTGCTGGAGAATTAACCGTTACAATAGTAGCCGGATCAATTTCTGATGCTGGCGAAATTGTCATTGAAATTTTATAGAAATTTTCTCCTATCAATGCATTTCTGTAGAATTTAAGATTACTTCCAATAAACTGATTTAGTGTATTATCATTTACATATTTATATTCAATTGGTTTAATTGAATTGATTGAGTTTAAGTAGTAACCAACTACATTAGGGTCTAATGTGAGTGCGATAAGAAATGGATTTGAGAAAATAAATCTACTATTATCATCATACACATTTAAATCATCAACTATTGTTAAATCGCTTACCTTTTTTGCAGTAAACACTCCTGTTTCATATTCAAAAAGTGTTCCTGGTTTTATAAATATACGATTAGATGAGTCAGGACCAGCTGGACTTATATCATTCTTCCATAAATTAAGGTCGACGGTATTTGTAGGCACAATATTATTATATGTGTCTTTTAATAAAATATATGCACCATATAATCTAACCAATGCATCATCACGTTTCTTCCTAAAAAGAACTTTAGTTTTTTGTGCATCTTGATTAATTCTGGCAACTTTATCAAAGTAAATTTGTAAATCATTAGATGTAGTAATTGTATTATTGGTGCTATATGCATCAGTAATTAATTTTCTAAATTCTTCATCTACGACAGCATTAACTCCACCTCTACTACTACCATTAATTTTACCAGTAATAATCATCTTATTATTATAAGGGTATTTTTCTGATTTTGCAGTACATGTTAATGCATCTTTAAATACTTCAAAGTTTCCTGCATCTCCTAGAGATGTATATGCATTTAATATAATTTCTGAATTAAATGCAGGATTGAAATATACATTCTTCTTAAATGTCAATCTTATTATATTTGGATCGACGATTTCATAATAACAGAATGGATTAGGTGGTGCTGAGCCACCCTTTAAAACTTTCTTTAATTGGATATCATTAGTAGAGCCAGTTACTTCACGATAAAAAACTTCGAAGTTAGCTAAATTTCCACTAAATCTAAAATCCATTGTTACTGTATTAACTATATTATCTTTCACTACCAATTGAGACATCGATTCAAGTGAAAGTTGCTTTAATGATACCGATAATAAAACATATCTTACCCCACTCTGGATAATTGTTTTATTCATGATATAACGGTTTGGGTTATTACTTAAAGAGTTTTCTATATCAATTTGATAGTGAGATGTGTGTATCCACTTATTTCCTTCTCTTTTAGAAATTATAACTATTGGATAGTCCAAAAGGAATGGAATATCTCCTGCCATAATTTGTAAACTACTATCAATTACACATGTATAGACTCCATTATTATAAGTACCATTACTCACTATTTCATCTTCTTTGAATATTAGAATTGCTTTAGAAGATGCTGGAGTTGTTAATGGTAAATCAATTTTTTGTGTTGCAGCCATTTTATATAAGGACTGCTTATATTGAGCGGTTACTGGATAGAATTCTCTTCTTGCTATATTGATAGCATTGAATGAATCTTCAGCAGTATTTCCAATTATTTCATTTATATAGCCAAATATACCAACTTGGTAATTATTTGTATTTTCCATATCAAAATAGTTTGGTGCAATTTCTTCAAGCCAATATTTTTTAATTTCTGATAAATTACTATAGTCCATAATAACTATACCTCCTTTATATTATTTTTTAAAATTGTCTAGGTCTTCTCCATCTTAGATAATATTGATATGCTTCTGAATCTTTTCTATATATAAATGGAGCCCCAACTAAGGCGTTTCCAGAACCATGTGAATATTCATCATATGTCGGAACATATTGATTCATGCTTGCTCTTGAATTTTGATTAAAGTCCGCTAAAATATCTGGAGTCATTGCTTCATGTAAGAAGTATGCAAATGATACTGATATTTTATTATCTGCTTGACCTCTAAGATTAAAACTCAAGTTACTATTTGGTACATTTATTGGTATACATCCTGTATACTTACTCCACCATAATATGGTTTCCCCATCAGGGGCACATACAAAATGGTATACACTAGTAACATAATCAAATTTATTATATATGATATACTTATATTTTGGTGTAAAGATATCTCTATTAACCGCATCTATATAATACATCCATGTATAAAATAATTTATTAACACGAAGTTTATTATCTTCTCTAAAAATAATATCAAATGTTCCTCCTGTTCTTGACTCAATTGCATTTGTTGCATATGGCATCAAGAAATTTGTATATGGTTGACTTATACTATAATTTTTTAGACTATAATCTGGTATCTGTAATGATTCGGTTCTTCCAACTAAAAATGTCATAAAATCATGATTTGGGTCTAATGCAGTTGTAAGATGCCTCATCATTATATTATTATCTTTTGCCATTAGCTTCATCCAATTATCCTTCGAACATGTTTCGCTAACTACGTTTGGATTGGATTCTGACAAAACATTTAGTTCGGGTCGAACTAAAAAAATGTATTGTTTTAAATCAACCAATTCTGTATCGGGATATATTGAATAAAAGCGATCAAAATTTTGATACATGCTTTGGAATGATGGCGGTTGCAAATTTCCATCTATGTGAACTCTTTCATCGTTATCTTGCCCATTTCGATAGGACAAATAACTTACTGGTTGATATCCCATATCTATTTTTTCACCAACTTTCTATAAATTTTAAGTTTTATTTATTCATTTAATATGCATTTAATTACGAAATTTGTTCTGGGGGTTATAAACTGATGCAAAAAGTTAATTAAAAATTTATCATGGATAATTTTAATTATATATTATTTAGGTGTATAAAATATGATTTTTGGTAATCCTACCTTGCTAAGACTATTAAAAGCGCTAATATATGGAGGTGAAAAATAATGACAGTAAGTTCATTTTTAATGGCTGCAGGAAGCTTTATACTAAAAAAGGCTGCACAAGCTATAACAGTTATCGCATCAGCCAATATAGAAAACGTTGCTAAAGCCGCAGTATTCGTAGGAGTATCAGCATATACTGGATATATATTAGTATCCAATCTTATCGAAAAAAGACGTGCTTGGAAAACCAAAAGTAATATGAGTACCGTTGATAGAGCATTAGCTCTTAATTATGCAGATAAAGAGAATAGAAAACAATTATCTCCTTTATTTGATGAAATCAATAGAGCATTCGACAAAGGTCCCAAAAAAGGTCGTAAAAAAGCTTTTAGAAAGTTATCAAAGGCAGACATCGCGGAATTAGAAAAAATTAATCAAAGAATTAATACAATCGTTCCGACGTTTACTGAGGATGGAGATTATTATTATAGTACACTCACTGACGATTTAGATAAATTTGCAAGAGACATGAGAGAAGTAGACAGAATGGAAAGAATAAAAGATAATAATGTAGATGATATGACATTATGGAGAGTTTGGAATTCACCTGCATATTAATAGAGTACAAAAATAAAGCTGCTTTCATAGAGCTTTATTTTTTTTTATTAAGGTTATATGCATCGGGAACATTAAAATAAATATTTGTAATATTAATCATATTATTCTATGAAAGGAGATTTTTAATATGGAAATCAAAATAGACCAAAATATGTCTAAAGTAATACGAAATTCTACAAAGATAGCACAATTTATAAAAGCTTCAACTGGGAGAAATAGTTTGACTAGAATGGCTCAAGACTCTATATTTCAATTCCCACTACTAGTAAGCTCATCAATAGATACTGATGATGTAACAATATTGGCAAAAGCATTAGAACGTCAATATGCATCATTGTTAGTATCCGTATTTTCATTGAGAGGTTCAGTACCACTCGATAAATATGAAAATCTACAATCCTATTTAACAACCTTCCATAATAATAAAGATATTCCGGCAAATATAAAAGCTGCAACTAACATGGTATTCGAATCAGCGAATATATTAAACAATTCCAATCAACCACTTGGATTAGGAACAGCGTGCTGGGATATTATTGAAGAGCAAGTAAATACTAGTAAGGTTAATGATATTTATAAACCTTATGAGAGAACTAAAACTGCTCTAAAAGAAAAGATTCAAATTGCTAAAGAAGCTTCTGATGATAGAAGTGAATTAGTTAAAAAGATTCAGGGCACTAAAACATATGACACAATGAAAAGAGTTAACCTAAAATACAATGAGGATTTAAGGGATCATGAATTTACTGGAGTAAATAAAGATCATAAATATCCTATTGATGCACCATCGGTTATCAAGAATGATAAAACTACAGCTCTTGAACCTACAATGATTAATGCCCAATTCGTTTTACATGGTGAGGGTCAGGGTCAGATAGTTCAGAATGTTGTAATTGGCGTTAAAACAATGATTAGAGCCATTAGATCTGATTTAATGGTTGCTAATATGGTTGAAGCATCTAAAGACTCTTATGGAATATTCAAATTTATCAAATGGACTAAAGGCGAATATAAGTTTTTAAGAGACTTTGTATTTAATGCTACAGAAATAAAAGAAATGGCAACTTCTACATCTAAAGATTCTCTTAGATGGATAAAAGCATTAAAAAGAAGAAAAGCTATTAATAATGTAACTAAGTTTTTCAAAAATGGAGTACTTCCTCATACAACAGCAATTATTACTAATTATGAAGTAGAGCAAATTGCTGAATTGGGCGGAGTTAACTTATCAGAAGTTTATAATGCCCTTAAATTGATAAGTAAATATTACTTATTAGGATTTGGGATTTATGATACTGAGACTAAAATATTATCTATGTTATTTGACGAAGATGGTACTAATGAGTTCACATCTGTTTCTCTTAGTTCTTTGAAGACTTCTAATAATAAAGAAGTTGACTTAACGAACATGAAAGAAGTCATGAAACTTATGGGTAGAATTTAAAAGGGAGGAAAAATAGATGAACGATTTTAGAATATTATTAGAATCTAATACCGATATATTAAATCATTTTATTGATTTACGTATCGATCAACCTAATAGAGATAGATTAAAATATATGGAAGTTGTAAAAGAAGCATCCCTAAGTTCTGCGGGAAAAAGTAAACTAATACAGCAACTATATAATGATATCATTTATAAATCAAACATTGATTTCGGTAAAATACCAGATAGTAAGGGTAATGTTACCGCATATGATGGATATGATGTAATTGGTAAATCTTTGGATAGTTTAAGACAGCTATTCAGTGATAGAAAAGTCGAAGAACTTGAGCTCGCTCAAAGAATTCACAATATTTTAATAACTAATAGAAGTGATTTTGAATTTGGTTTTAAATTCGACATTACAGTAATTCAACTTTCATACAACTTGCTAGTAATGGCATTAGTTGATATGATTAATATATGTATAGTAACATATGTTGATTACCTGAAAAATGTACAAAATACTGAATTTAAATTCAGAGGAAACCGAAAGCAAGATTTACTTGTAATAAAATATGTTAAAGACTTCACTAAGAGTTATGATAAGGGTGAATGGGCTAAATTAATGTCACAGTTTAAAAAGGATGGCTCCGGCTTACTTGGTTTTGTAACAGGTGGAACATTAACTACTGGTCCACTAGTAGTATTATCACTTATCAGTTTCTTATTTGTAATAAGAGGATTGATATACCTATATTATGCATCAGTAACTAAATTTAATGAGTCATTAAAAGCACCATCAGAATTCCTTAGAACATCAATTGAAATGTCTGGCGATAATGGCAGTTTAGCAGTTGAAAAACAAAAGAAATTCTTAGATAAAATGGAAGCAGTTTCTAATTTTATAGAAACTAAGATTCTTAAAAATAATAAAGATGCAAAAGAAGATTTGAAAAAATCTAACAGAGAAAATTATGATTCCGATGCATTAAAAGACATATCAATAGAACTATTGTAAGACATATAAATGATTAAATATCACCTTATCAAAAACAATTTGATTAAGATGATATTTAATCATTATTCATTATAATAAACTAAAATTAAGGAGGTATTTTTTATATGTTAAATAATTTAGATAAACCATTACATCATTATTATGATAATGCAATGGATGATATTACTGATATTAGAGAAATGGTAAATACTCTTAATATCAAAATACTAGAAGCAGGTGATTTTGTTCTCAATATTCCTGATGAAGAGTATAGAACTAACATACCTAAAATTAGAGAACTGATACAAGATATTGATGGCAAATACTTAGGGTATTTAGAAAGATTGCATGGACTTTGCCGAAATAGTGAAGATTATATTAATAAATTAACAGATGATATTTTACCTAAGAATGAATCTGAATATAATACATTTAAGCATTTAATAAAAGATAGTATTACAGTTAAGAATACTGATAAAGTATTATTTAGACCAGTTATTAAAGATAATGAGTATGTTTTTGAGGAAGTTTTAGTAAACTCTGTCTCAGTAGTTAAATTATTCACTACATATTTTAGAGAATTTTTTAATTTTGCTAGAGCCATAGAAGAAAAATTCAATCTTAATAACAGAAGAAATTATATAGCTAAATTAAAAGAGCCGATGTTATATGAATTAATTGATAATCCGCCAATTGACTATACTTATGCTGAAATAATTTCTGGCATAAAAGGACGATTGAATAATCTAACACATAATATTGATATTTCTAACACTGAGATTATTGAATATACAAATGATTTATTGACAAAGATAAATAATAATCAAAATTTGTATACTGATATATTCTTGGGATTAAAAAGTAATACTTATAAAATTTAATAAGAGTATGAGCGTAATTGCTCATACTCTTATTTTTTATTTATAATAAATCGGAACCCGTAAAATATACCCAGATTTATCTAATAATATTAATTTTTTATTAACTATTAACCCACCATATATATCCCTATTGCTAATTGAAGAACCAACATGTATTGTATAATAATCACTTATTGATGCAGGAATTTGTAATAAATCATTTTCAAAAATTATAGATACTTTATTTTTTACTCCAACTAAAAATAGTCCTTCTGAATAATTAATTGATAATATTGTAGATACATCTGTTAATATTTTATAAAATATTCTATTTATTATTTTATATACATTAGTATTGGAGCTTACTATAACTATATTATCTTGGCATAAAACATTTGAGATTAATATATTATTTGGAAAATTATTAATTTTGGTATAAATTGAGCCCGTGGCACTATAGAATATATTTGATACCATCCTCACATCATCGAATAATACACTTATAAATAATAAAAATTCAGTACCATTATAAATAATTTTTGCAGTGGTTACATTTCCATTAACTGGATTTATTTCGGGGAATGTAATAGATGTCCACGTAATTCCATCATTAGAACTTAATATAACTTTAGGGGAACCAACGATGATAAACCTATTATTTCCAAATGTTATACTTTGTAATGTATTAGTTACCCCACTAATTCGCATTGTCCATAAAACAGCATCTGGAGAAGTTACAATTTTTCCTCCACTACCTATTATAATATATATATTTTTTGCATATATAATATCATATATCTCATTTAAAATATTAACATTACATTTAGTCCATAATTTTGTATCCGTTGAACGGTATATTCTACCATTAGTACCAAAAATAAAATAAATTCCATTTATATATTTTATTTTTGTTAAATAATCATTAGTACCGGGAATATTATCAATATTATCGACTATAATATTTTTTAAATTCATATAATCAACAAAATTGGAATCCTCTTTCATTATACTATTAATTAAAAATATCGTATTCATTTTTTTCATCTCCTTTAAATAATGGAATATGATTCAAAAAAATATGGCGCAGTATCATTTTCAACAGTATCAATTCTAATATTTACTTGATTTGGATTAAATAATGGTATATTATTATATATACTATCATAATCATCAATCATATTATAAGACATTTCTCCATTATATATAATAGAATCATTTTCATAAAAATCTGTTGAAATTCCATTTATTTTAAATATATTATTAGCACGAAGTTGTTCTATTCTATAACTAGGTATTCTTCTTCCATTTTGATAAAATTTTGTATTTTTTATATTAATAGGATAAGTCATTTCATGTTCTATTAATGCATCAGATATATCAATAATATCATTTTCATTATTCGCCGAATATTTAACTATTGATGTATATTTTGCATCATCAAAATTACCAATTATATGTTTTTCTAAATATGGAATATATTCTACTATTACAGTTGGATTTGAAACTAGTGGTAAATCTGTTAATTTTATAATAGCATTCTCTCCATATTTTTTAGAAGGTGTATAAATATATTGGTTTGGATTTAATAAAAATCCTCCATAGTAAACTCGTATTCTTTTTGATGATGGATCTTCTCTAAAATCCTCTAATATTATTTCGCTATTAATGGTAACATTTGAAAGTATAGTATATCTATAATTATTTGTATTAGTAATACCAATTTCCATATTTATAAAATCTATATTTTCAGTATATATTAGTAAATTATCCGCATTTATTTCATAAAAAAATCCTTCTGTTGGCGCTGGAATATATATTTTTTCATCTTCAATTAAAATATCATTAATATCTAGATTAAGTATTCCATCATTATGAATACATATTGCAAATTTTATAATATTTGATGGAATATATTCAAATGTCGATGTATTATAGAATAATAAATCTTTACTAGAAACTTTTTCAAATGATATTTTTTTAACTGGTAATAGATTATTGTATTTGCTATTATAATCGTCAACCATATTATATGATATTCCATTATTATATTCTAATGATTCTTCATCATAGAATATAATATCATTATTATCATTACTCTCTACATATTCCCTATTCAATGGTCTCGGGAAAGGCAATTTTTCATTAATTTTACTGAATATAATCGAAGATTCCTTTTTATTATTCATCCTTATTAATGCCATATCAATTATTATAGATGTACCTTTTTTAATTTTTGATTTAGGTAAATATACATAAGTAATATGCATGTTTGTATAAATATGTGTCGGGATAAATCTTTTTCCATCAATAAATACTTGAGTTGGTCTATTTGAGTTTACTGAATTGGTAAATTTAATAAAAGTATGAGGCTCATTAAAACTATATAAATGTAAAGGATTTGATATATGGTCCGAATTATTATTAATACTTCTACTCATTATTTCTGGTTCAATAATCCCATTAGTAGAAATATGAATATATTTTTTATTAATTTCATAAAATTTTTCAAAAAATAAATTAAATCGCAAGGAATTATCTGACAATAATTCATTAATTTTTGCTAAATTATATTCGCGAATATTATCAAAATCATCTGTTGTATTATAATACATATCTTCATTATAAGTTATTGAATCATTATTATATTTTTCATTAATATAATCATTAAATTTATAATCAACCGTTTTAGATGGCTCATATTCTAATAATGATTTTGGGCCTAATTGATTTACTAACATGGAAGCATAATTAGTACCCTTATACTCCATATAATCTTTAAGATTATTATCAAATGATATATTTGCATTATCCTGAAAATCTTCATACCATTCAATATAATACCCATATTCATCTTTATATGTTACATTAGTTAAATCATATATATTTGGATATAATGTTGGATATGTTTTATTAGCAACTTCTCCAGTAATCGATAATGGATAGCTCATATTTTTTATGCCACTTATTTTATTATAATAAGAAATACGTATATTTTGAAATGGGCTTGGATTTTTAATAAAAGGTAGTTGATAATATATACTAGAATTAATTTTATTCGGTTCATAAAATATTCCACTTATTTTTTTATAATCATGGAAAATATGAATTTCGATTAATGATGAAATATTTGTTAGTATGTCTATAAATGTAGGGGGTAATTCAAAATATAAAGATCCATCAATATTAACTATTGTAACAGTTGTCCGTGCTAAATTTTTAAAATTATCCCTAAATGTATAATACATTGAATAGCTATTATTTTTTTTTAAACGTGATATTTCTACCTTATTAAATTGATTTATTGGAATTCTATTATTTGATATTAAACTAAGCTTAGGTTTATTAATATAATAATAATCTGATTGTGGTTCAAGTATAATACGTACATCACATAATGGTATATTATTATATATACTATCATAATCATCAATCATATTATAAGACATTTCTCCATTATATATAATAGAATCATTTTCATATTTTTCATCAATATAGTCATCATCTAAATGATATGGATCATCAATAATTCTAGGTGGGCGACATATAATCGTACCTCCCGATTTTAATGCAATAAATGATACATCCATGAGTAAATTATCTCCACGAACAACCATTATTCGATGATTAAAGGTTTTATAATCTATAGCAATTTGATTAATGGGTATTATTTTATTATAACCATATTTATTAATAAATGCTTTTTTATTATAATATGGCATTATATCTCTATCTATTATATGAGTTCGAGATCCTATGGGTAAATCATATTTACTATTTAAAATTGCATCCACTTTAAATTTATATAGTGGAAATGATATTTCTGGAAAATTAATAATTGATAATTGCGATTCCATTGCTCTTTGATATGTCATGTTTTTAAATTCATATATAGACTCATTAATTATTTTATCATTATATAAGTTATTAAAAAAATATAATTGAGCTTTAGTCATAATAACTACCCCTTTCTTTCGGTATATGTATATTGATTATGAGATTGTTTTTTGTATTAATTCGTGGTAAAAATAGGAGGATACTTTTATATCCTCCTATTTTTTATTCTTTTTCAAGCATATCTAATAAGGATTCATTTAGTTCAACTATTTTTACTAAATATTTCCTCTTTGTCTCTACACTATTATTATCTAATGCAGCAGTCCTTACATGATCAATCATATTTTTTGTCATGATTATACCTTCTTCAATAAGGTTATCTAAATCCTCATTATCTCTATCTTCATATAATGCATCAATGCTTATTATATTATTATCCATTTATCCCTCCTAAAAATTAAAATAAAGACTATGTGTATGCATAGTCTTTATTTATTATTATAAATCTTTATATAATGCTACTAATAACTTAGGCATATCTTTCTTGTCATAATATACGATATCTTCAAATGCTCTGTCATTGCATATGTTAGCCCAATTAAATGCTGAAAATACAGTAAATATGAAGAATGGATAACTTGATAATGCCATAGTTGCTGATATGTTATACATATCAATGAATTTTCTTAAATAGAAACTTAGATTAATTTTTTCTTCTAGATTATTAATCTTTACCCCTTTTATATTACTTACTTCATTATTGAAAAGTGTAGCACAGAAATCAGAGAATGATTTGTAAGGATCTAGATTTAAATCTTTTACCTTATTTTCCATATAATCAATGAGATATCCTTTTCCATTAACTAGATATCCATTAGAAATATTCTCAACTACCATATCTGATGCATTCAAATAGTATTTTAAGAAGAATTTTATTCCAAAATACATAAATGCTTCATATCTTTCTTTATTAGTAGTAAGACCAATAGTTCTTATAAGAACCTTATTGAACATTCTAGCCCACATAATTGCTGAAATTTTCATAGCATCTGGAGAAGGAGTATATGCTTTATCAAATAATTTTAGATATAAGTATCCTGGAACACAGAGAGAATATAATTTCTTTATGTCAATACTATAATCAACATCTCCAGTTTCTCTATCCTTAACCTCAGTAACGTATTTAGTTACATTAACTATAATTCTTTCCTTGTTATCTTTTCTATGCTTAATGTATGGTAAGCATTCTGGTAAATTTACATCAATTGGTAATTTTACTAATAAAATTTCACCAGAATTAATTGCATTAACAGTTTTTAATGTAATCGGTTCCTTGAAAATTTTAAGCATAGATTTAATATCAGATTCCAATTTATTATTTAAGATTATTACATCGGATTCACCTGATAATATCTTAAACATCTTATTCTGTAGCACATTTCCTTTATCTAAATATTCGAATATATCAGATTCTGTAAATGTTCTCATTATATATTCACTACCTTTCATTTAATTTTATTTGAATTCATTTATTAATTTATCCCATTGTTTTTAACCAAAGAAATATGGTATGAGTTTATAGTCTGGTTCTATTTCACCACTCCATTCTTTATAGAAATTAAATAGTAAATTAAAAAGTCTTCCATTATATATAATGGCATCTTTGGATATTGGATGTAAAGCACATCCTTTTTCATTGATTATAATGATTGCTGCTATATCAGCATCAATACCCAGAGTTTTTAACAGATTGTAGTATCCGCCCAATTGTAGATACATACTTGGTCTTGGCATCTTCGAAGTTTTGAAATCAAGTAGAACTGTCATATCTTTAATTTTAACAAGCCAGTCTAATGTTCCAGCATATCCAAGTTCGGGTGATATTATAGTCTTTTCACTAAAAATTGTAGTGTAATGTATATCCTTAAAATATTTATTAAAATGACTAGTTATTTTATTTAATGAATATGCTTCTAATGCATCCTTTGGTTTAATAGGAATTGGGGCATTTGGATCTACAATTGCTTGTAAATTAGAATGTACCAGTGTACCGAACGATGCACTTTCTTCAAGAACTTTTGTTATATCCTTTCTTTTAAATCCCATGTAATTTGCCCACTTCATTAATTCTGGATTACCAGAAATAATCTTTAAAATAGTTGTAACGGATGGGTACTTTTCACCATCTAGTTCATAAATATGCAATTACTTCACCTCTTTAATTATATATTATATTTATATAATATTAAAAAATTGTAAACTTTATAATAATTAAATATCAATCATTTTTATTAGGGGAGTGTGGATATCATGAATGAAAAATCTATAATAACTGATATTGCGTATAATAATTTTATATTTAAATATCAAGGACATACATTTGATAAAATGATTTACGAGGTTTATCCAAATAAGAAAATTGATCCATCAGATTTTATTAACGAAATAATATATAATGATAAAACGAGATTTAATTTATCATTATTTTTAAATAAAGGGATTACTAAGATTAATGGATATCTAGTAACCGAAGAGGCAAAAACTTATAAAATGGTAATAGAATTAACTATTATTGACGAAGTCACTGTATCAGATTCGATACAGGATTTAAAAAATGAAATTAGTAGTTCTGATTTCTATCCAATCACAATAAATGGAATTCAATATCCATATTTAATTAAATATTATAAAATCTATGGCGATTTTAATATGGAAACTAATTATATTGAAAATAATGTATATGCGGTTAATCTAAGTTTAATTGGAGCAAGCCCACAGATTATTAGTGGTGATAATATATATGATGCAATAATGCTTCCAATTGAAGCAAAATTTAATGCCGAAATAAATCCAACTCAAATGATTAAAGTTGAATTTGATTCAGTATTTTTTGTTACAAAGACACCTGTGTATGAGAATAGTTTATATGACGGATTTGATGATGAAGAAGAGGAGTATGATGATGAATATGAGGAATTTGATGGCAATATGACAGCAGAAGCTGCAATTGAATATTTATCAAAAATTAAAGATACTATCGATGATGCACTTCCTTCAATAAAGTATAATTTAACTATACATGCATATTATAAAATAAATAAAATTGACAATTTAAAAATAGACTATGTATCAACATCTAAACTGGTAATAGAAAAAGATGATAAAAATCCATGCTTACCAGAAGAGATTGTTAGATATTTTTATCATGAATATTGTATTCATCGTGAATGCGCTCATGATTTTGATATAATACGATCAAATATTGGGCAAGTAATGAGTAGTTATTCATTCTTAAATACACTTTGTCTATTTTCTAAAACGAAATTGCCAGACAATGTAAAGAATAAAGATAGAAAAATAGCAAGATTTTTAAAGAGTAAGTTTAAAAAAGATAATATAATTAATATTTATAAATCAATGAATCCGTTTAGCAAGCTTAAATATTTTGGATATGTCTATGATCCAGATAAGAATTTTACTGATGCTATAAATATTATTTCTAAAGAAGAAACTTTTAAAAGATATAATATCGAACTAATAAACGAAACCCAAAATTATGCATTTATAGCACTTACTAAAAAAGTGAAAGAGGAGAAACGATGAACCCTATATTTGAAAGAAAATTTCTTATAATGATGCCTGATATTGAATATATCAAAAAGAACTGTTATTGGGTAGATCTAATTAAAGAATGTATAAAAAAGAATTGTTGTTGGGAAGATATAATAGATGTTGATAAATTATCACAAAAGCAAGTATATTGTTTTGATTATTACGATAAACTTTTTGATCTTACTGATCATTTTATACTAGAAATTTATTCCGAGGAATCGGCTTATGCTATTTTAATAACATATGTCTCAGCAGAGACTGAAATGGTTAATATTCCTAATTTTATAACATTAGTCAGAGAGATAACATATGATAATGCTTTTGACTCTAATTCAGCTGAAAAGAAATCAATTACAATAGGCTTTTAATTATTACAACTTAAAATTGAATATACGATCTTACATTATATTAAGTTCGTATATTCCGATTTTATATAAGGAGGTAGACATTTGAAATATAATATTCTTACTTTAGCCGATGTACATTACGGAGTAATGGAACCTCAATTACAATATGAAAATCTAGAATTATTTTTGATATTTTTACAAAGATATAGAAATATTGATTTAGTTGTTATATTAGGGGATTATTTCCACTCGCAACTTCCACTCAATAGTCAATCTGCAATCAGTGCGATACAATGGATGAATAGATTATACTCCACTGCTAAGCAGAATGGGGTTAAAAAGATCAGAGTAATAAAAGGGACAAAAGAGCATGATAATGAGCAGCTTGAATCATTTAGAGAGCTAGAAGATGAATCTGGATTCTTTAAAATATTCAATGTTAATACTTATGAAGAAACTCTTCCTGAATTAAAGTGTTTATACTGTCCTGATGAAAATATTAATGCAAAAGACTATAAGGTAAAATATATCGATAATTTATTGAAGTTTCCTAATATCGGATTCTTTCATGGAAGTTTTGATATTGTATTGCCTGATATAGTTGTGCAATTATCAGAAGAAACTTCAATGAAGAGTATAATTTATGAATACAATTTCTGGTCTAAAATAATTCAAGGCCCTATGGTTGCAGGGCACTGGCATGATGGAACCGAATTAGATTCATTAATTTATATAGGAAGTTATGATAGATGGTCGTTTAATGAAATGCAAAGTAAAGGATTTGGATTTATTCAAATTGATACAGATACAAATAAATATTTTTATAAAAAGATTAAAAATGAATTTGCGATGGATTATATAACATATAATATCGATACACATATGTATACTATAATTCAAGATTATACTGCATTTATTAAAAATATTGACCATGAAATTAGTAAAGACAAAAAGCAAAAGATCCGTGTTGTAATTAATATTACAGATGAAAAAGATATTAATGATACATTCATTATGTCAATCAAACAATATTTTATTAATAATAAATCTGTAAAAATTGTAACTAAGAATAAGCTTAAGTCAAATAAAAAAGATGAAAAGAAAAAGAGAAATACTGAAGTAAAAAATAAATATGAATTTATTTTTGATAAATCATTAAGTAAAGCAGAAGTAATTCAAAAATTCATTTTGGAATATAAGAATAAGGAAATTCCAATTGATAAAATTCAAAAAGTAGTCAATAAATATATAACATAAAAAGAAGACAATGATTGTCTTCTTTTTTTATGCATTTTATAAAAAAAAGTTAGAGCCGACAATTAGATATATATTATTTACATGACGATTAAAATAAGAAAATAGGAGATGACGTTGTGAAATTTAGTGAAATTAAAAAAGATATATTTACAGTGGACCAATCATATTATATAGCCCATTGTATAAGTAGTGATTGTGCAATGGGTGCAGGAATAGCTGCCTCAATAGAATCACGTTTTCATGTAAGAGAAACATTATTACAATATCCAATAGAAACTCGAAAGCATCCTGTATGCATTCGAGTAAAAAGAATAATAAATTTAATAACTAAAGCAAGATATTACGATAAACCGACTTATCAAAGTGTAGAAAAAGCACTAATATTTATGAGAGATATATGTGTCATAAGTAGTATTAATAAGATAGCAATGCCAACAATCGCATCTAATTTAGATAAACTAGATTGGGATAAAGTAAAACTTTTAATTTTTAAAGTGTTTGGTGATACTGATATTGAGATATTAGTATGTAAACTAAAATAAAGGGGCGGGAAATGTATGATTGAGAATAATGAATCAATGAAATACAAAGTTTTAAACTTGTTAGTCGATGACCCGACTGCTATACTATTATTCAAAAATAAATATATTGATGATGATGTATGGAAGTTTTGTATCGAAAGAGAACCTGGAATTTTTAAACATATGAAAGCACCATCTGAACAGATGTGTGAGTTTGCTCTTGGTATTGATGGGCATAATTTAAAATACATAAGAAAAAAGTTTACTGACATAAAAATTACTAGAAAAATGGCATATATAGCCACCAATAATTGTCCTAAGTCAATTATGTATGTTCCAGAGGAAATACTGGACGAAGGACTTAAAGAAAAAGCATTTAGTGCAGATCCATCTTTATTACAAAATTTCGAATTTAAGGATCTTCGATATGATTATATTAAAAATCTTATCAATGAGAATCCTGCTTGTATTAAATATATTAATAATCCTCCAGATGATTTGATTCTTGAAGCAATTAAAAGAGATTCAAACGTTTGTGTATATTTTGAGAAATTATCTCCGAGAGTTATGGCAGTTATTAATGAAATTAATCCAGATTTATTACTGCTCTATAAAAACATAGAGCAGTAACTATTTCTAGAAAAAAATTGATTTAAAACAGTCGGATAACTTATTAAAAATAGGAGAAATACAATCATAATTTGGAGGAGGGGGACAAATGCCGAAAGTCAAACGTCGTACCGAAAATAGCGATACTATTAATATAAAATTTGATATAGCGATGTTAAATTCGTTAATTAAATATATAAGATGTGAATTTATTTCAAATAATCAATTAATAAATTTAAATAAATTGATGAAATATGTCGATGCAGAGGCATATAATTATAGTCCTGATATACAGGATAAAGTAAAACTAGTTAAATCACTTTGTGAAGCAACAGTTGTAAATAATTTGAAGGATGAAAATGTAATCATTTCATTCATATTAAATAACAATCAGGGGTTTGAGGAAATATTAAAATCAGTATCTTTAACCCCTAATCAATTAAGTAAATCTGAAACAGAATTTATATCAAAAGCAATCAATGAAAGGTTGCAATATTTATACGTATTTAAAGAAAAAGATGCAATTATAGAATTATTAGAAAAACTCGATAACCCAAATCAAGTATCATATTTTGCGGTTATGAACGAATTAAAAGGAAAATTAAGTAATTTATTAGTAAATATTCAAAATTCAGCAATTGGAAATGGATTATTAAGGTCATTTAACTTTTCAAACGATAATTTCGAAGATTTAATGAGAATAATCGTTGATAAAGCAAAAAGACCATCATCCATATTACAAACTGGAATTAGGCAACTAAACGCAATACTATCCCCCGGATTTCAATCTGGAAGACTATATACTATATTAGGGGGAACGGGTAAGTTTAAATCTGGAACACTATTAAATATTGCGGACCAGATAAGACTTTATAACCCGCAGATAAAACCATTCGAAAATGGAATGAGAAAAACGATATTATTTATAACTATGGAAAACTCTATAGAGGAAACAGTGCTTAGACTGTATGATATGTATAGTGAAGTAAATGATGAATTGTATGACAAAACTCCGGAAGACGTAGTTAAGATACTACAAGAAAATGGAAAATTCATGTTTAATGATTATACAGGTATTGATATTGAAATAAGATACTTTGCTAATTTAGAGATTAATACTTCATATATCTATACAGTAATAAAAGAATTGGAAGATGTTGGTAAAGAAGTAATATGTGTACTATTAGACTATATTAAAAGAATAGAGTCAACTCATGATAATAATGGTGAGGAAAGAATTAGAATATCATATGCTTCTAAAGAATTAAAATCATTAGCACAATTCTTTGAAATACCAGTAATAACAGCGATGCAGATTAATAGAGAGGGGAATTCTATTATAGATGCCGCAATGAGAGATAATAAACAAGATGTTGCTCAATTCATAGGAACATCATCGGTTGGAGTATGTTGGGATTTAATCGAAGAATCTGACTGGGTAGGTTTAATAAATCTTGAATTGCAAAAATCAACAAATAATTTATTCTTAACATTTAAACGATTGAAAATTAGAGGTAAGAAAGACCCAATATCAGTGGATTATTTTAATCATCCATTCGTAAATGAAAAGAATATAAGATTAGCAGTTGATGTCGATAAAGATAAGCCAGTATCAGTTATATCATTGGCAAGTGATTTAGAGTCAATAGCTGAAAAAGAATTAAAAGATGGCTCTGTATCAAGACCTAAAGTAACAAAAATGAATGCAACTGGAAATAATTCAGTATTAAAGTCAATTGAAATGACTGGATTATTAAAGAGTGCATAATATAAGAAATAAAAAGAACTATGCATTGTGCATAGTTCTTTTTTTATCCTAGTTGAGCACTTACGTCCTCTCTATTTAAATCAATATATTGCTTTTCTAGATTTAGTATTCTATCAATTATATTGACGATATCGGATGAATATACCTTTATTGGGTTTATATCAAATTGCCCAGAATAATATAATTCATTAGCATGTAATAACATAAACCATAGTTCAGTAGTATTATATAATTCAAAAGATAAAAATTTTGGATTATATTGAAACTTATTAAATTCGCTATCGGTTAATGTCAATGTAACTACATATTTTTTTAATTCATCATCATAATTGCTTAGTACTGATTCTGAACTTAAAATGCTTAAGTTGCCATCATCTTTTTGAAATACTTCTTTTAAGTGCAGAGTACCATAATTGATAGTTTCTTGGTTATATTCCTTGATAAACTCTTCAATAGTGTACTCCTTTCCCATTTGCATCATAGACCAACCTCCTAGTCATATAAATTGTACGAACTATCTATTTTTGTAGATAAAAATATAGTATCAGGGTTCTTATTATGAACCTCGACTAATACAGTATCTCCATATGACAAATATTCATTACTAAATGATCTATTTGCTTGATGCGATACAGTAATAAAATTCTGTGTCCCAATAGTTCTTGATATTGCTATATTATTAGCATTTGCATAACAACTATTTGAGAGAGAAATGTTAGTTACTTTTGGTCTTCCTAACGGAATTAATGGCATTAACTTTGGTATATTTAACTGTAAATTACTATTTGCATATACTCTTGGGGATATACAAATTCTACCAATTTCAGTATCACCAAGTTCCCATTTTTCTATGTTTGAAGGATTAAATATATTCATAAAACACCTCACCTCATTTTGCATTATATATTATTATATTAATAAAAGGTTCTACTATAATAAAATCTAAATTATAAAGAGCATAATAAAATAGAGTAAGGATGTGATATGATTGGAACCAGATATAATTTTAACCGATGAGCAAAAAATACTGATTCAAAAATTAAAATCATGGTATTTTAAAAGAGTAAAGCCATATTTTGCATATTCCGGTGCCCCTGGTACTGGAAAAACTACAGTAATAAATGCTCTTATAGATGAATTAAAATTAAAAGAAGATGAGTTTATTACTGCAGCTTATGTAGGAAAAGCCGTTTTAGTATTATTAAGAAAGGGGTTGAGAGCATCAACTATTCATTCTTTAATATACAATGTCTATCCAGAGGTAATTAATCCTCCAGCAAATTCGACGGAAAAACCAAAAATTAGATTAAAATTTGCATTAAAAGATAAATTAGACCCAAATTTAAAATTGATTATTATTGATGAAGCTACAATGGTAAATGATAAGATGAAAGATTTGATTTTATCATTTGGTATTCCAGTAGTTTTCATTGGTGATATAAATCAATTGCCACCAGTATTTGGAATCTCATCGGTAATGTTAAAACCTGATTTCATATTGACTCAATTAATGCGACAAAAAGAAAATGACCCAATAGTAATGTTTACTCAAATGATATTAAAAGGTGAACCAATAAGAACTGGGACATATGGGGCATCAAGAGTAATTGATTATCATTCAATCGATAAGTCGCTTTTAACTGATTATGATATGATAATTTGCAAGAAAAATAAGACAAGAGAGATGTTAAATCGCAAGATAAGGGAAGATGTTCTACACCGAACATCAATAGACCCTGTTATTGGAGATAAACTTATATGTCGTCAAAATAATAGAGATCATTATATTGGACAATTCTTTCTAACTAACGGATTAATTGGTTATGTTGAATCTATTGATAAAAGTTCTTTATATAAGGGATATCTATCAATTGATTTTAGACCAGACTTTCTAGATACTGAAGTATTTGAAGATGTTGAATTAGACTATAAGTATATCAGACTAGAGTTTAATGAAAGAAATGAATATGGTATGAGTAATTTTAATAAGTTTGAATATGGTTATGCTATCACTAGTCATCTATCACAAGGCTCTGAAGCCGATAATGTATTATTCATAGATGAATTTTTCTGGGATAAAGACTTAAATAGAAAGGCTAGTTATACTGCAGTATCCAGAGCAAAAAAATCAATAACTATAGTTAAATATATGTAAAAATAAAGGAGGAATATAAATGTATGAAGAAATTGATGCGTATGTCGATGGATCGTATAATAAGAAACTGCATATGTGTGCATATGGCGTTATTTTGATTCATAATGAAGAATTGATAGAAAAACGGTCAGGATTTGTAACTGACCCAGGATATTGTAATATGCGAAATGTTGGTGGAGAGATATTATCTTCCACTGAGGCAATGAAATATGCATATGAAAATAGTATAAAAAAAATAAATATATACTATGATTATACAGGAATTAGTGAATGGGCATTAGGTGGATGGAAGTGTAACAATCAATATACTACCAAATATAAAGAAGATTATGACTTTTATAAAACTAAAATGGACATTCATTTTTGTAAAGTCAAATCTCATTCTGGAGTATACTATAATGATTTAGTTGACCAACTTGCCAAAGAATCCTGTCTAATAGGAGTAGATGTAAAGAATCTTTTAGGTAATCCTAAAAAGAAGAAATCAAAGCATCATTTATCGGGAGGTAAAAATGGAAAATGAAAAAGTAATATTCGATGAAGAGGATGAAGAAGAGGAGATTGTGACTAAAAATATTCGCCTAATGCAGTATGAAAATCTTAGGAAATATTTTAGAGAGAATCTTATAATTCCTATTCTTGGAAAAGATTATTATAATATGGGAATGGATGTATATTCATGTGATGAATGTACAACTGAAGATTTACTTCACCGATTCAAAACTGTTGAATCACAATATAATTTATATTTAACATTATTTAGATTATCAGCGATATCGAATATAATACTAATAATATGGAGTATAATCAATTAAAATAAATATATATTATTTTAGTGTAATAATATGAGGTTTAACAAGTAATTTGGACTGAGACTTACACTTAGCAGTGACTAGTCTCCTTATAAAAAGTATTCCAATACTTATTATTATAGAATCTTGAAAATGTCTAGGAAAATTTGGTTGGGTTTAAATCGCAAATTCTTTTTGGTAGGAAAAATTTATGAGCGATAAAGACATCAATCAACGTTTTACCCTTATCTACTTATGACAATATTCAAGATTCTTTTTTTTATTTTTTTCTACGGTTTTATATCAAAAAACAACCTCGTAATACTTTAATGTAAGTTAAAACTAAGAAAGAGAGGAAATGATATAATATGGATTATATTTCTATACACAAAAAAGAAGATTTCGATAAAGCAATTGAAATCTTATTGACACTGACACCTGGCGAAAATGTATTTGGTTGGGACGTTATAGATAGCACGGCTGAACTACCAGTCGATTTAAATACAATAATTACACCTGGAAATTATATAGTTCACCACTATATAAATGGTATTGATAATAAGATTATTAGTCCAGTAACATTAAAGGTTACAACGATTAATAGTGATTTAGTACAAATGATAATAGTTGGCTCTGATACATATCAGCGTAATTTTAATACATCAACCAATTTATTTGATGGAGAATGGAATTTCTTTAATGATGGTGTAACTATTTATAAAGGAGCAACGGCTCCTCCATATCCTACTACAAATACATTATGGCTGAAAGACGATATTGAGTCATTATTAGTAAAATATGACGGTACTAATTGGGTACCGGTCCATTCTAGTAATTATATGGATTCAACAGTATATGATGTTAATAATCGCCGAATTGATATAATGGAATATTTAAAAAGTGAATTAAATAAAGATACTATTATGATTAGTAGTGATGCAGTCGCTAATGCGGTTATTAATACAACTACTAAAATATTTACTGAATTAGAAATAACGACAGCATCTATTGCATTGGGAAAGGGAAAATGTTATGTATTAGGTAGAAGAAATGATGGATTTTCATTGAGATTGATGAGTAAAAATATAACCTATTTATCAGATAATACAAAACAATGGAATTTATCTCAAGATCTATCATTTCCAGTTACTGAGTATTCGAAATTTTTATATAGTTCAGAAAATCCGGATTATATGGACGGCAAACTTATTATTATAAGTAGTAATAAGGTATATAAATTGGATGAGTCAGATCTATCATGGGATGAAGTAACTGATTTGCCGAATATAATATTTAGTAAAAGTATTAATAACGAGGTATTTTTTATAAGTGCTAATGATACAGGAGTTCCAATAAAATTAATTAAGACTAACGATTTTAAAGTTTTTGACACTTTTAATTTAATATTTGAAGATGTAGACCCAGTTGCATTTAATAATAATGTGATAGTATATAATGCAACTGATGCTGAGGGTGGTGTAATATATAATACTAAAGAATCAACATTAGCAAGTACATCATATAATGACTCAATATTATATTTTGCTATTAATGATTTAATATATGCAAAAGGATATTATTATTTAACTGGATATAATAGTGAGGGTTCTTCATATTATTATAAATCAGGAAATTTAAAAGATTGGTCTATAAAAACTTTTCCATATACAGGAAAATGGAAGTTTTTATTATTTGGAAACGATACATTTTTTACGTACACTGAGGAAAATCCTGGTTATACTATTTCTAGTAATGATGGGGAAGTGTGGCAACTATCTGATATTAATTTAGTAGAAAAATTCACTAAATACACTACTGGATTATTTTATGATATAACAGCTAATGGGCAATTAAGATATTTTACATCGAATAATCTAGATACATTAAAAATAATCGAACTCGAATTAACAGGGTTAGTTCCTGAATCAGTATTTTTTATCAATAATGTAATATATTTTCTTTATAAAGATGCTACTGGGTTTTATTTATTTAATGTAACTGGAAGTAATTATAATGACATTTTTAATGTGCATAATATAAATACAGTGGCGCATTTAACAGCTGAGGAAAAGACGGCATTTAATGGTAAATTGAGTACTACTGAACTTACTCAAAAGACCGATATTATGAAATCGGATAATAAAACTTATACTGATGGCAAAATTGATGGATTAAACTTAACTGGATTATCTGATGGTATAGCTGCTCTAAACAATAATGTTGAACTTCATAAAGCTAATTCAGTAGTTCATTCAGTAACTAACGCAGGTGAATTATGGGAAACAGTGGCACTTGCCGCTGGGCAAACCACCATTTGGGATATTTGCTATGGTAATGGTATATATGCTGGAGTCTTCTCTCCTCAAGATATAATACGATCAGTAGATGGGCATACATGGACATCACATGTTACTGGAGCAGGAACTGGCATGGCCGAAATTATATTTGCAAATGGAATGTTTGTGGCAGTTGGCAATAATGGTCTAGTAATATCTTCGACAGATGCAATTACGTGGACTCAAAATTATATTGGAGTACCCGAATCTTTATCACATATTTTATATGGGAATGGAATTTATTTAGCTGGTGGATATAATAATATGTATATTTCATCTGATAAAATCACATGGACTAAAATAACTGCAATTACTCTAGCTTATATCGGTGAAATGATATTTGCAAATGGTATGTTTACGGTTATGGACTCAGTGACCAATAAGTCATATACATCAGTTGATGGAATTAATTGGAATACTATAGTATCGCAGTCACCAATTTTAATAAATGCCGTAGCATATGGAAATGGAAAGTATGTTTTGATAAAAGAAAATAATATTTCGGTATCAACCGATCTTATTGCATGGCAGACAATACCTATAACATTTACTGATTGGCCAAGATTATATGGCCATGATATTTATTTTAATGATAAATTTTATGCAGTATTTGAAGCATATAGTGATGATTGGGAATTAGAGTCAGGAATTTTAGCAACATCCGTAGATGGGATTACCTGGGAATTAACTAAATTGCCAAGTGCTACTCTTCCTTATTCAATTATAAAAGAAAATGATATGCTACTTGTATTAATGTATAATAGTATATTAGTATCCACATCAAATCAGGATATTAAAACATACTGGAATGCTAAAGCTGCATTAACTCATCAACATATTAAAGATGGTAACGTTCAATTAGATACAGCGGATGTAACTTCCGGTATTATTGATATTGCTAGATTACCTGCAGAAGTATTTGATAGAGTACATACAGTAGTATCAAATGCTGCTAGATTAGCTTTAACTAAAACTCAAGTGCAAAATGGTGATTCAGTTCATGTGTACTCGGCTGACCCAGTTGTTAATGAGTGGTATAGAGTAATTGATGATACTAAACTATCAATTGAAGCCGGATATAGGAAATTCTCTGAAAACCCAGAAGCAACTGAAGTTGATTTTAGTGGGGTAGTTGGTCATCCAACCTCTATAGCTGGATATGGAATAACTGATTTATATACAAAAACTGAAACTGAAAATAATATAAATAATATTGAATTACCAATTAAAAATACAACTGACAGTAAAATAATTGAATATGATCAAATGCTTACTGTAGATGGGTTTACAGCTTATAAAGCAATAGAAGGTTCATATAGTTTTATAAAAATTAAGTATTTTAATGGAAAATTTATAATTTTTGGATATGGGTCAATCTATGTATCGACTGATGGATTTAATTGGAATATGCTCGATAGTGATCATTATTATGATTTAGATGTATTTCCAAAAGAAATAATTTATGTTGATGGATTATATATAATATTAGATAGTACTAAAAGAATTCTGACTTCTCCAGATTTAATTAATTGGACTTTAAAAGCAACTATTGGATCATCTACCCAATTAACTGGAATTGTATATGGAAATAATCTATATGTAGTTTGCGGAGATGATGGAAGTATTTTCACTTCACCAGATTTAGTTGCATGGACTATACGAAACAGTACTGCTCCAATAACAGTCGATTTTATAAAAATAAAATTTCTAAATGGTATATTTTTCGCAATATCAAGTGAGAAACCAATTTATTATTCATCGGATTGTATTACATGGGCAACATTTACATCAGCTAGTTTATTTGATATAATTTATGAAAATAATTTATTTGTGACAGTTGGTTCGAATGTTGTATCGAGGTCTATTGATGGAATTACATGGAGTCAACAAACTATTACATCGACTTATTTACGAAGTGTAATATATGCAAATAATTTATTTGTGGCAATTGGTGATGGTGGTAAAATCATATCATCTCCAGATGGAATTACATGGACAGTTAGAGATTCAGATGGTTGTACTGATGTTTTATATGATATAATTTATGATAATAATATCTTTTTAATTAGTGGTACTAATGTTATATTGACATCTTCAGATGGGATTACGTGGAAAAAAACAATAAGGACATCCGAAACCAATTTTTACATTATTTCCGATCGTCAAGGACCAGTTTATGGTAATGGAGTTTTTGTAACTTATGGCTCAGGACTGACTATTGCATCATATTTAGGAGATAAATGGATATATGGAATGAGTGTAGATGTTCCATATCAACGTTGGGTTACAAATGGAACTATAAAAATTTTCCTTACTCTGAATAGATTTATGATGATATCATTTGATGATGGAAAAACATGGGAAGTTCCAAATTATTATTTTGGAGAAAGTTTAAGAGATATAATTTACGATAATGGGCAATTCGTAATGGTTGCTGATGCCTCTTCTATATGGACATCTCCTGATGGAATAACATGGACATTGCACATCGCTCCTGTAGTTGATGATTATTGGTATATCGGATATGGTAATGGATTATATGTAGCTCTAGGTGACAATAATGATACGCTTATCACATCTCCAGATGGAGTAACTTGGACTGATCGAACAGCAAATATTACTGTTATCACTGATATAGAAATAATTGCTGGATGGATGATGGGTGTGACATATGGGAATGGAAAATGGATGATTGTTAAAATAGAAAATGACAGCACAAATACTTATTATTTACATTTAATAACATCCACCGATGGAATTACATGGACTGAAAGACGAGTGGCTACTGAAAAAGAATTATATACACGAGATCCAATATATGCGGATGGGCGATTTGTTCTTGTGAGTTCATGCTTGGAAAATCTTGAAATAGTAATTAGTGTATCAAGCGATGGAGACAATTGGAAACATTATTCGTTTGAAACTAGGGATGGAGATGCATATTTTTTAACATATCATGATGGGATTTATAATATAGTCGATTCATATGGACTGTATATAATACATTTTTATATTAATGACGGCGGAGCTAATGAATTAGTAAGTAAAATATATAATACAATTAGCGATTCAGAAAATATTATTGATTTAATTGAAAAGGATAGTATTGGTATAGTAACTCCACCATATCCAACAGTTGGGTTAGAAACTTCGGCTTATATAACCTCAGCAAAATTTCTAAATGGTAAATTTACTATACTTACTAGTGCATATCCAGCTAATGGAGTTGTGCATTTATCAGCAGATGGTATTACATGGGAAACACATCCAATTACAATTGCTGGGTCATTATATGATATATCATATGGAAACGGAGTTTATGTTGTAACTGGAACTAGTGGAAAAATATTTATATCTACGGATAATTGCGTAACATGGATTGATAAATCTCTCGCAGATACTTCAAGAAGATTTTGGGCAACAACATTTGCAGCTGGGGTCTTTGTAATAGTAGGTGAATATATATACTCATCTACAGATAACGGTGCAACATGGGTTGAAACTGGATTAGGCGTAACAGAGGAAGCGCTTGATGATTATATATATGATATAAAATATGGAAATGGTATGTTCCTTGCAGTAGCCGAGGGTTCGTTGGATGATATTACTTGGCCATATGGTGGTAAGGTTTATAAATCATTAGATGGGATTACATGGACAAAGGCATTTATTAAAGAGGGCGGAGGATTCATGACTATTGCATATGGAGATGGTTTATTTGCACTTACTGAATATACTGGTAAAGTACTAATATCTGCCGATGGTGTTAATTGGAAGGAAGAACTGTGTCCAACGCAAGGTTATCCTAAGCCTTTTATTCGAGCAAATGGTAGATTTATGGGACCAATTGGTCAAGATGAATTATTAATATCGATAGATGGAGTTACTTGGAAGACTCTTCCAGTTAAGACAATGGAGATAGATAGTGTTGTTGAAGGAAATGGCAAAATATTAGCTCTCGGAGGCGTTCCAATTCAAGTTGCTGATGTTACTGAGGACTTTAATACATTAATTACTAAAATTAGCGAAAAATTTATTGCTGATGAAAGTTCATTAAATACTGTATTAGTAAATAGTGAAAATGCATTGGAATTAATTTAGAGCCAATAAACATTAAGGTAATTATTTTAAAAGGAGGAATTTACGTTATGGACTTTACTTTACTAAACGAATTTTTAAAACCAGAACTAATCGTAGTAGCAATAGTATTATATTTTATTGGTAACTGGCTTAAAGCTTTGCAATCAATAAAGGATGAATACATCCCAATAATACTAGGTGTGCTTGGAATTGTAGTAGCAGCAGTATATGTATTTGCAACAACTTCCATAGTAAATACTCAAGAAATTTTCCTTGCTATATTTGTAGCAATAACTCAAGGCGTTCTATGTGCCGGAGCATCTGTTTATGTTGATCAGTTGCTTAAACAAGCAGAAAAACTAAAAGAATAAACAAAAATAAAAGTCAAGATAGGAAGAAAAATCCTATCTTGACTTTTATATATTAAATGAGTTTAAAATGAACATTCATATAAAGATTATATAATTATATGAAACGGAGGTTACCTATGGTATGAAATTTGATCTTATATTTAATTATTTTATGACTTTTATACAAATACTAACTCCAATAATTCTTGCAATTATCTCGTTTAGAGCGAGTAAAAGGCAGAAAGAAGATAAAGCAAATAATGAGCTCCAAAAAAAATATGATGCTAAAATCGCTGAAGAGAGGGCAAATAATGAGAAGAAGCGAGATGAAAGTATTCAATCAATTAAGCAAGATATGGAAAACTTAAAAACGCAAGTAGAAAAAATAGAGGAGACAATTGATATGGGCAAAATAGAGAAGAGTTTAAGCCAATTAGTTGATATTAGTTCTATTAATATGAAATATTCACAGTCACTTAGTGGCCTTGTAGTAACAATAGGAGAGGCCATAAAAGAGACATCAAAGGACGATAATATATCAAAGGCAATTCAAGCACATCAAGCAATTGAAAGAGACTTGATGAATAAGATTTACAAAGCAATCTATTAAAAAGAAAAGGAGAGACTATAAATGAACAATGTAGATTTACAAGAATTGATTACTATGTATGGTAGCCGCATTTTTGCAATTATATTGGACAATAATAAGAAAATTTTGATTGGATATAATAGTTCACCCAAAATGACAGATATTAGTTTAGTAACAATTGCAGGGGCTGACTTCATTAAGGTTAACAATAAAAAGAGAAGTAATCAAAAAGAAATAGAATACTTCACTTTATATCTCACTGATTGTATTCAATCTATTGGAATAATGGAAGATGGCTTTGAACATTATGGTGTAGATCCATTATTATTTATATAAAAGGAGATGCTATTATGAGTGAAATTATTACTAAAAATTATAATGAAAATACGAGTTATAATGATGAGACATCTACTTATAATACAGTAGTATATACAGATGGATCTATGACAAACGAAAAATTAAATGGAATAATCGAATTATATCGATCGAATATATTTATATTAGTATTTGATAATAATAAACATATTTTCGTAGGATATCAAGCTAGCCCAAAAATAACAGATATAAGTTTAATTACTATTGGAAATGTTGATTTTGTTAAAGTTAATAATAAAAAGAGAAGTAATCAAAAAGAAATAGAATATTTCACTTTATATAGAACTGACTGTCTTCAATCAATAGGAATGATGAATGATGGGTTTACGAAATATGGACCAGATCCAATGTTGTTTTTATAATGATAATTAAAGATAAATATAAGAATTCTTATATTTATCTTTAATTTTTATTTTGTCTTTATAAATTGAATATATATTATTTAAGTAATAAAAAAGGAGGATGAGATATGTTTAAAATCATTGTATTATGTGGAAGTATTAAATTTAAGGATAAATTTCAAGAGATTTATGAGAAACTATCATTGGAAGGTAACTTAGTTTTAATGCCAATATTTTTTGAAAATACTGATGAAGAATTAATCGACAAAGATCTTTTAATGAAAATACATAAGCAAAAAATTGATATGGCAGATGAAGTACATTTTATAAATGTAGATAAATATTTCGGAAGTGATTCAATTGATGAACTCATATATGCACAGCAACATAAAAAGAAGATTACATTTCTAGAAGAATAATAAAAATATAACAATATATTATTATTAAGTATTTAAGGAATAATTTCTCGTATATAATTTTATAATTACTAGAACTTTATTCTTAATTAGAATAATAAGAATTTTAAGGAGGAAACATAATGGGCAATAGTATTAAAAAAGAAGTTGAACAGGTTTCAAAACAAGAGAGAGACCTAACCAAATTAAGAGAAAGCTTGAAATCACAATGCTTTCATACTAAGAAAAATGGAGAAGTAGATTTAGTAAGAATAAAAACTGAACCGGGAGAAGCTCCAAAATACATCTGCAGACAATGCCAGAAAACAATCAGCATTATTAGAAGAGATGAAGATGAGATTCAGCACGCAATTGATGTAATCGATAGCGTAATTGACACAATTAAAATATCATCAGATCCAAATAGAGAAGATGATGAAAAAACTGTAGAGCGTTTAGCAAAAATACAGTATCGTTTGAGAAATGAATTAGTTGGATTCTATCAGGCGGCATTGAAGAAAAATAACCGTGGTAACAGAGAAGAGAAACCAGAAAGAGAATATGCAGGCGGTTGGAATAGACCTAACTCATTATAAAATTTTAAAGCTATTATAAACCCGGGATCGCAACATAAAAGTATTATAGAGATATCTATATAATAATTAAACGATAAAGAATAGAATACGAAAAGTATTCTATTTTTTTATCTGTAAAAAGAATGATATATTATTTTTATGTAAGAATAAAGATACGTATAACAATTTAAATAGGGTATTTTAAAAATATTTTTAAAAGAAAGGAATGAAATAATGGCAGAAAAAAGTAAGAATGAAATCGTAATTAATAACAATGTATACTCTGACGATACATACATGGCATTAGCTAATGAATTTGACCAAATAAGAACATGTATCGGGATGTATATTAGTAAAGCAAATACTGAAGGAGCTTTACATTTATGGAAAGAAATATTCAATAATGCACTTGATGAGTGTGTTAATCCTCATTCTCCATCAAATAAAATATATATTACTTTTGATGAGAAAAAATGTGAATTTACAGTAACTGATGAAGGTCGTGGAATACCCTTTGAAGAGCTTATATCAGTAAGTACTAAAAAGCATACATCTACAAAATTTGTACGATCCGAGCCTTGGATGAAAGGTCAAGCAGGTAGAAATGGGGTTGGCTTAGTAGTTACAGTAGCATTAAGTGACTATATGTCAATAACTTCATATAGAGGAGATAAATATAAATATATCGAATTTATTGAAGGAGATGTAAAAGAAGGAAAAGTTTTATCATTAAAGAAGCCGCAGAATGGATTATGTGTTAAGTTTATTCCATCTGAAAAATATTTGGGTGAGATGAATGTGACTACCGATTTAGTCGAAGACTATTTGCGAAGAATGTCATATGTATTACCTGATGATATTAAAATCTCATTTTATGGAAATACCAGTGATGATAAAACTATAAAAAGAGATTATAAATATCAAGGATTAGCAGCAAATGTTGATTATTTATCATCAACACTAGAATTTAATCCACTTGATATTAGTTATGAATGTGAAGATTTTGATTTATTAGTATCATTCTCATATGATAAAACATTGGATGATATGTTAGTTAATTCATATTGCAATTATATTTATACTACAGAGGGAGGAACTCATGAATTAGCTGCACAAAAAGCAATATGTGACTTCTTCTCAAGAGAAGCAAAGAAATTAGACCCAGAAAGTAAATTTGAAGTAACTTATGAAGATTGTAAAAAGGGATTGATAATGGCAGTTAATTGTAGACATCTTAATCCAGGATTTGAAGGACAGCATAAAACACGAGTTAATAACTCAGATGTTCTTCAGCAAGGAAAAAGAGGATTAACTTCTTCATTATATAAATATTTCTCTTCTAATAATATGATGCTAAGAAAAATCATATCGTATTTAAGAATGATTGCTAAAGCAAGAATGGAAACTCATAAGATTAAAGGAATAAAAAATAAAAAGAATTCAACATTCCTCGATGACTCTGAAATTGGATTAAAATTTTCAAATATTGCAGATAGAAATTATCAAGGATATAAAGAATTAGTAATAACTGAAGGACTTTCAGCATATGGTGCAATTGATAATGCTCGAAATAATACTTATCAAGCAGTATGTGCACTTACAGGTGTTTCAGATAATGTATTTGGACTTTCTTTAACTCAATTAAAAACTAAGAAAATATTTATGGATTTATTAAATATTATGGGTTGTGGTGTAGGGCCTGACTTTGATATTAATAAATTGAAATGGAATAAGATAATAATTATGACAGACTCAGACGTAGATGGAAGTAATATTACTTCATTACTATTATGCTTCTTCTTCTTATTCTTACGACCAATTATTGATGAGGGTAAATTATTTAAAGCAATTCCTCCATTATATATAGTAGATCCAAAATCCATTAAGAAATATTATAATGGTGACCCATGGTTATTTGATAAGAAAGATTATTATGAGTTATTTAATACAATGATTTCAAATAACATTGAAGTTGGAATTGATGATGATAAACAAATTCGAATGTTGAAGAAAAAGGAATTAAGAATGTGGCTAGAATTAAACGGGGATTATTTATTAGAACTAGATAGTTTGGTAAAAAGATCTGCATCTGAGCCATTAATATTAGAATATGTATGTTACTATAAACTCAAATCAATGGGAGATGAAAATAAATTTAAAGAATTTATCGAACAAGCATTTTCCGAATTAACATATGACATATATGAGTCAAGTTTAACTGGTTCATATGAGGGTAGATATATATCACTAATAACTGATAAACTATTTATGAGAATGGCTCAACGATTCATGCAAACATTATCTGACAATCCATCATTCTTTATATATTGCAAGAATAAGAATGATAAAAATGACCAGTTTAATAAAATGACAATTGGAGAGTTCTTAAAATTAATGAATAATAGTTTCAATATCACAATAAACCAGAGGTTTAAAGGACTTGGTGAAGCCGCAACTGAAGTATTATTCGTAACAACACTAAATCCAAAAATTCGTAGATTGATTAGAATGAATATCGAAGATGCTAAACATGCATTGGAAACGTTTGACTTATTACATGGTAAAAGTGACAATATGCGAGAACAGAGAAGAACTTTACTAGATAATACTAAGATATCGTATTCTGATATTGATAATTAATAGACGAATTTATTTAAATAAAAGTGAGGTTGAGTATGAGTAAAGATAAGCATAGTTTAATTGAAGGCCAAAGACTTTGGCAAAATATATCAGATAAAGATTTTGAGGAAGAAACTAATATATTAGATGAAAATATGGCAACTTATAATCTAGAGAAAATGAAAATATTTTCAGCTAATATAAATTATTTTAGACAGATTTTGAGACTATCAGATAGTCTCAAACCTGTTGAACGTCGTTTATTATATTCAATATATATGATAAACGGAATTCCAGGACATAAAAGTATAAAATCGAATAGAATTATAGGAGCGACTTCATCGTATCATGCGCATGGTGATGGTCCTATATATAAAGCAATGGTTGGTTTGGCTCAACAATGGAAAAATCAGGTTCCAATAATTGATGGCCATGGTAACTTTGGAAACGATGCAAATTCAGATAGTTATGCAGCAATGAGATATACTGAAGCACTTATATCTAAATATGCATATGAATGCTTCTTTGAAGATTATGATGAAGATTGCGTTGAAACAATTTTAAATACCTCAATAGATGGTCCTGAACCATTAAGTCTTCCGGCTAAATTTCCAAATATATTAATTAATGGTGGTATGGGAATAGCAGTAGGTAACTCATTTGTTATTCCTCCATATAACATTGATGATATAATCGCATTATGTAAACGTCTAATAATAAATCCAGATGATCCAAATATTTATTTGGTACCAGATTTACCAACTGGATGTGATATTATTGATGATGGTGTTGCATTAAAAGAAATATGTGAAACTGGTAAGGGAGTTCTTAGAATGAGAGCTCGAATTGAAATTGAAGAGAGACCAAAATCATGGGTATTATCTATATCTAGAATACCATGGCTTGCATCAATGGAGTCGGTATATAATAGGTTAGTGGAATTAACAAAGAAAGGAACTTTGCCAATAAAAGATATCCAAAATAGGTCTGATAAAATAATTCAAAAGAATGGTAATGTTAGAACTCGTATCGATTATAAGGTAATTATTGATAAATCATATGATCCATATGTCGTTAGAGATAAAATATTTAAATTGACTGAATTAGGAAAACCATTAGGGGTTAACTTTAAGGTTGTTATGGAAGGTTTTAGTATTGACCGATTAAATTTAAAAGACCTTGTATTAGCATGGCTTGATGAAAGACGTGAATACAAGAGACGATTGTTAAATAAAAAGATTACTAAAATAATGGCAAGAATATCATTATTAGAAGTATTGATTCGTTTAACAGAGCAAGGAAATATCGATAAGACAATTAAAATCATCCGTACAAATAATCTCACTGATGTAGTACCAGCATTAATGAAGCATGATAGTATGTCAAGTTTTCAAGCAACGAAAATTGCTGATATGAAGATTACGGCATTTACTAAAGATGCTCACGAGAGATATAAAGCAGAAAAAGATAAGTTAGACTCAGATTTACAGAAGACAATGAGTTTGATTAAATCAGAAAAGAAAATAGATAAAATTATATTGGATGAGTTAGATGATTTAAAGAAATATGCTCTTCCAAGAAAATCGCAAGTAATAAGTGTTAATACAGATAAGCAGGTATCAAATACTGACCATATTATCATTGTGACAAAGCAAGGATATATCAAGAAATTATTAGATGTACCAAATAGAACTACTTATGGAGCATTTAAGAACTTAGATTATCCAATGCATAAAGTTACAATAAATAATATGGATACAATTATATTCTTTGATTCATTTGGAAGATTTACATCGATTCCAGTATACGATATTGAGAATACTGAGATGTCCGCATATGGAAATACTGTATATGACACAACCAAATTAAACGGTCAGATAATTTCAGCATTTCCAAGTATTAAAATGGGGACTGAAGAATTTGTTAAGAATAAATTAACTGATGATTTACATTTAGTTACTTTAACTAAAAAAGGATATTTAAAAAGAACCACTATGCAAGAAGTTATGAATATCAAATCTACAAAAAATGTTAAGGTAATGAAAATAAAAGAAGATGACCAATTAATATATGCAGATATTTTATTAGATTCCTCAGATATAATGGTTTATACTAAGAAAGGTAATTTTGTATTTATAGCCGCAAAGGATATAGTAATGCAATCAAAAGATTCTCTTGGTCTATTAAGTATGAAACTAGAAGATGGAGATGAATGTATTGGTTTAACTGTAATACCAAAAACGGATAAATATATCTTAATCATTACAGAAAAAGGAACTATGAAAAAATCTGAGATTGAATATCTTGGTCATGCAGGAAAAAGAAAAGTTGATGTATCTTATCTTATAACAATGGATGAGAATGATAGTGTGTATGCTGTAGATACTGTTAATGATAATAAAACCGTGACCGTATGTACCCGTACAGAAATATTAGAATTTAATTCCGACGATATACCAACTTTATCACGCAAGGCAAAAGGTAAAAAATTGATTGCACTTCCAGTAGGAAGTAATATAATAACATATTCAATAAACTAAATATTAAATAGAAGTATCTACTAAATATAGATACTTCTATTTAATTATAATATAAGAGGAGTAGATGCTATGTCAAAGGACCTTTTAAGAACTTATTTATTAGATTACATGACAATGAATGACTTAGAAAGTATGAATATTACATTACAAACGAAGGATGTAAATGCTCAAATAGTGAAGAATTCATTATTTAAACCGTCAGAAAATATTACAATATATAAAAGTTATGATTGGTTATATTCTAGGTTAGGATATTACCCTATATTTGGCATGACTATTACAGAATACTTATTAACCAAAGAATGGGATAAGGTATATGATTATATCATTCCAGGACTTACTAAAGATTATTGCTATATTCTTGATTCAGAAAAAGAATATCTCGAAACTGATTTTTATAAATGGATGGATATTCATTATTTGATAAACGATGGTAGTGAAGAAGAGAATGAAGCTGAAAAAGATAAATTGAATATAGAATATATCACTAAATTAAAAAATCATAACTTTATTCAATTATTATTTAAAGATATTCATAAGACTGACATTTTAAGTTGGATTAAATATAAATAAACGAAAAGAGACTAAACAGTCTCTTTTTATTTAAAGGAGGGATTATGAAAATTGCAGAACGTGTATACCGCATTACAAGGATTTGGAGCTGGAGCAATAGTGATGGCTTATGTGGCTAATTATAATAAAGGCCAATTACCAATTGCTATGATGTGTCTTATTGCCAGCGTGATATTGAGAATTAGAAGTAAATAATACTATGGAGGTATGATTATGCCAAGAAAATCATGGCAAGAAAAAAGAGATGAATTCTTTAAGACAAATGAAGAATTTCTTATACCGGTAAAAGAGAATAGTACCGAAGATTCCCCATATAAATATTTATGGGATGATTTTCCAGCAGTAAAGAAAAAATTAAATGAATTTGATGATAAAGAACCTGGACTATATTGTTATACATTAGTCGAAGATGATGGGGATGCCTATATTACTTCTAATTGGCATTTTGTAAATCGCATTGGGTATTTTATATCTAATAAAAAAGTTGATCCTAATATAAATATTAGATATTGGTAAAAGAGGGACATCTGTCCTTCTTTTTTTATCCGTCTTTTAACTAATTGAGGTTATATATTATTATTGTAAGTAAGACTAATAATAATTTAAAGGGGCGATGTTTTATGGAAAGTAATATTATTAAAGTTGGGTTATGTGAAGGACGTCACGATATCCCAGATGTTTCAAAATTCATTTTTCCATCTGGAGTCATTGGGGAAATGATTAAGGTAACAGATGCACGAGGACTTGAGATGTATGCAAGAAGTTCAATTGAAAGATTAGTTAAACATATTGATGGCGTAGTTCATATGGAATTATATGTAACTGGCTTGACAGTCGCACTAGTGGCGGCATTAAATGCAGCAAATTATTTAGGGGATATTAAAGTAACCTTGCGTCATTACAATATTGAAACTAAAAAATATTTTCATCAAGAAATATACCGGGAGGGTGCGAAATGAGAAGAATCAATTATTCAATGAAAAATCAACAACCTGAGAAAAAGGACCAATACAGAACAACTACAACATATGATGATGACTTCTATGTGAAAAAAATAGAGCTTCCTGAATTTGGGATTAAAGTCACCATAGAAAGATGTGATGAAGGATATTGCGATATGTTAGTGAACTAACAGCATCCATATGAATAAACTAGAAAGGAGGAGGCATAAACATGGATGACTTACTTTATCCAGTAATGGATGCGGATGATGACACAGATTTCGATGCAGAAACATCATTATATGATGAGGAATAGATTAGTAATATAAAAATAGATATCTAAGATATCTATTTTTTTATAGTATTTAAAATATATATTATTTTAATATATATGAAATTAAGAGGAGAGTGAAATTATGAATAAAATATGCTTAAATGAAGTAATACCTTTTATGGATGCCGATTTTGATGAAGATGATTTTAATATTTTTTCATTAAGAAAATGGTTCTTTGAGAGTACTGACATGAATGAATATGCGCGATTACATCTTGGTAAATATATTTATAAAGATGGAAATCTAATAGAAATTGTCCGCCCAAATAAATATAAGATTAAATTATTCTATAATGATAATAAACTTACAAAAATTAGCAGTTTTTATTGTAATAGAAAGATTGAATTTGAATATGATTCTATTAATGGATATATTAAGAGAATCTATTCTAATAATTTTGATATCACCATTAATTATAACTGGAAACTAATATTGAAGAATTCTCCATTTATAATTATTCATATCGCCTATAAACAAAAAAATGAAAAGACTCAGCATTGTTTTATGTATTATGATCATGAAAGACGATTAACTGAATATAAGAGTATACATGGATATATCGAATTTTGCTATCTTCCAAATGGAAATTTGATGAGATATAAAACTAACATGTTATATTCTAGAAATACTCCAGCAATTGATAACATTAATGATTGTTACCATACTACAGATTTTGTGTATGATCCCAATGGCCATATTATAAAAATAATGTCATTGGTATTTGAGAATACTGATAAATCAATTTATCATAATTGCTATAATCATGAAAAAATTGATTTCCGTCATATTACTGATTTTCAGTATAATAATAAACATAAATTGACTCAAATAAATATCAATGATGATTATATTGATAATTTTCAATATAATGATAAGACTGGATTATTACAATCGGTTGAAGGACCATTGACTGATAACACATATAGTCTGGATTTAAATAATCATTTTTTAACGATTAGAAGTAGCGGAATCAAAACATATGCTACGTATGATAAAAAAATGCAATTGAGGTCAATATATAATCTATATGGAGATAATCAACTATCTGCTGATATAAAATATCAATATGATAATAACGGAAATATTATTCATACAGCAGGTACAAATATTGATGATATTCCATTTGCAAGTGTTGTTATATTTGATATGGTTAACCAGAAAAATAATGAAGCAGTTAACAGAAATATAATAGAAACTAATCTAAATAGATTAATCGAGGTGTATTAGATGGCAGATTTAATTATTGATAAATTTGAAAAAGAGTTTACATTATTGGAGAAGTATTATTCAATAATAGAGAAAAATTTACCAAAAGGTGAAAAAGAATTATTCACTCATATTGCAAAATATAGAGATAAGAATATGCAAATTTTGAGTAGCCCATATTTATTAAAATACCCAGTATTTTCTCAAGTTGATGAGAAAATTATATTTAATGTATGCGATATAAATATGGTTGAGTTAAAGAAAGATAGTTTTAAAGTAAAGCTTCATTCAGGTATCAGTGTTACAGCAAAAAGTAACTTTGAACCATTTCAAATCTTAATGTTAATGATGATGAGATACTATATAGTAAATAAGGAAGATAAAAAATTAAGAATTCTCTATTATTATATGGCATACAGTATGTATTGGTCACTCTACACAAAATACTTTAAGAAATTTCTTCCGAGAGAAGAAACTATGATTTACACTATTGACAACTTAAGTAATAAATTTATCCTTAAGCAATTTAGGTCAATTGATGGATTATTATTCTATTCAATTGAGCAAACTATATTGCTACATTGGGATAGATTAGTTAGCGGATCGGATGCTGAGATATCATATATAATTGATGCATGTAAAACCAGACTTAATAATTACATCAATAAGATATTCAATGAATATATTACTAACTACAATAATAATGAAGTTACTTTAAAAGGTGATGATTCATTAGAAGATGGTAGTCAAAGAGATAGTTCATCGATTGCTGGTGATGTAGAAATGCTTGCTCAAGAATATACTACCAAATTCTTTGCATCTCCACCAAGAATGGATATCATCGATAAGATTGCCAAATTAAAAGGAGTTAGCTCATCTGAACTAAGAACTACTCTTACATTATTAATCGATACTCAAAATATTGCCGATGTTAAGAGTTTTTATGAATCAATATTTTATCTATTTATGACGGATGATAACTCAAAGGATAAGAACATAAAGTCATTAGCTTTCTTGGGAGTTATGGAATCTATATATAAGAAGGGTAATAGCTCAGATAAAAATATTGCAACTATAAAAAACTTAATGAATAAATGGCTTGAGAAAGGAAGTGCAACGTATAGAGCAACTAATAGATTAGCAACTCAAAACGTGTTTAGAAAAGCAATCTATTATTACTTTATATTCTTAGTAACTTGGAATAAGTAAAAAAGAAGTGGAAACACTTTTTTTTTGTGTTAGCTCAACAAATTTTTAATTATAAAATATAGGAGGTAATAAACTATGGATCAATATATATTAGAAATGCAATCTAGTTATAGATGCTTTGAATCATTTCTTAATCTAACAGACTTAGTAGGTTCGACTACGGATTCTGTAGCTACAGAAGGATTCAATATAAAAAATGCAGTAAATAATGTAAAGACTGCTATAATAAATTTTTTTAAAAGACTATGGACAGCAATAACTAATTTTTGGGCTAAGATTTTTAATAAAGAAGGTAAATTATTAAATAAAAGAGGCGCAGAAATAATAATTAGGGAAGCAAATTATTATAATGCAACAATGAAAAGTGCTGTAAACGATGTAATCAAGTCTACAAATTTTAAAGATTGGATTAGACTTAATAGTTCTGATGGAAGCTATAAACTAGGAGATTCCGATATCGATCCAAAAGATGGATATTCTAAATTTGATGAAATTGATGCTCGTTTAGAAATGCTTGTAAATAAAGTTGAAACTGCTGTTTTAAATTCGCCAAAAATATCAGATTATAAAAAATATAACAAAAATGATCTTGATCAATTTGAAGCGACTATTAAATTAGCACAAGATACTGCAAATGATGTTATTGAGAAAGTATCTAAATTTAAATTAAGTCCTCTTGAAGAGCCTACACCATTAGCAGAAAGTATGTATAATGATATGCTTCATAAAACATCAGTTATCATTAAAGATATCATGAACACATGTTCTAAAATGTCTACTGTTATGATGCAAGCTATGGAAGCGGCTACATATAAGAGTGAAAAAGAAAATTCTAAAATAGAATTTGAAGAAGTTGAAGTTGAAATAGATCCAGATTTATTATAAGATAATAAGGCTAAGAATAATTTCTTAGCCTTATTAAATTTATCAATTTCAACAACGATGTAAATATTGAAAGAGGTGATATAGTTGAAATCAATCGCAGAAAGACGAAAAGCTTTTATGAAGCATCTTATTAATATAATGGATATTTTAGATCCAACCGGTGATAATAGCAAAATGTATGAAGAAAAATTTAATAAAATGAATGATAAAGAATTTGACTCTTGGGCAAATAATTTCTTTAATAATCCTAAAGCTAACTTATATTTTGAAATTGTAGAATTTGAAAGAGAATTATCATTAGAAAATGAAGAAAAGTGTGCTGAATATATGAAAGTTCCTCTATTTGAAAGAGTAGCAATTCCACACTTAACTGGAGATCCAAATAATGTAATAGTTACTCCGGAACCAGTTCCAGTTGGATATATTCATGAAAAAAGAATGCAACAAACTTTATTGAAGAAAAACTCAGGTTCAATTGATATCCATAAGAGGAATCCAAAAACTGGCCAAGTTATTAATGAAGATAAGAACGCACGAAATTCAGACGTTGAAACTTATTCATTAATCGCATTGGGAGCTAATCAAGCTCTTAGAGAGTTTATGGGTCCTAGAGCAGATGATATGAAAGCAAAGAATCAGATGTATAATAATATCTCAAGGGATGGATACGTTGAGTTAGATGATCTTGAGAATAATCCAGAAAATAAAGTAGCATTAAATACTCTGGACGTATATTTCTTAATGCAAGGAATAAGTACAAATCTAGTGTATCCATTAGATGTGCTACCATCATCAAAAAGTAAAATATGATGATATATTATTTAGTTGAAAATGAATATAATAGCTATATTAACTTATAGCTATTATATTCTTTAAATTCTTTTGAAAGGTATGGTGAAATGTGATGAAAAGCAATGAAAATGAAGTTGTGATTAATTTTAAGGCAACTGAGGAAGAGGTAGAGTTTATATTAGGTGAAATCAAAAAAGAATTTCCAGGCGACCTCGAAGTTTATCGTGATGCAGATACAAAGGCAGTTAATAAGATAATACTCAAGTCATCGGATGAAAAGCAAAAATTTACAATTACAGATGCAATGAATTTACATGATGATGGTTTTGATGTTTATCACGATGCTGATTCTAAAGAGATTATGATCACTAAATCTTTAGATTAAGTGTGAAAGGGTGATTTGAAAATGGGTTATCATTCTTTAAATAAATACGATAATTATTTTACTAGGCAACTCAATTCAAGAAATTTTGATAATATTGATTGGGATAATTTAGTAACAGAATATCTTATTAGAATAAAGAATAGTTTTTATCGTAGAATGAATACTGATAATCTGCTTAATAATTATAAAAATTGGGCAAAATTAAAATATTATCAGAAACTTAAAATTAAACTATAGGAGACTTTAAAATGGGAGAAGTTATTAAAGGTTATCTAGAAAAAGATGTTAAACTGAAAATTAGTATCATTGGAGTTGGTAATGCAGGAAATCAGATAGTTGAAAAAGCAATTGCGGATAAATATCCAGTTTTTGCAATCAATTCAAGTATTAAAGATTTATCTGATTCAATTATAAATGAAGAAATCCCTGCATTTATAATTGGTAATGAGGCTAGGGGTGCTGGAAAAAATAGAGAAAAAGCAAAGGAATTATTTAAGTTAAATGGTAAGGATTTATTTGGTGTTAGTGATTTTTCTGATATGGTTAATTCTTCTGATGTTATATTTGTAGTTGCGGCAACTTCCGGCGGAACCGGTTCTGGTGTTTCACCTGAACTAATAAAACTTTTTACTAATATTTATCCTAATAAAAATATTATCTTTTATGGGATATTGCCGAAATTATCGGATTCAATTATGGCTCAGGCTAATACAATACAATGTATGTCCGAAATTACTGAATGCAATGTTCCATATCTATTAGCTGACTTAATGTATTATGAAGACATTCCTAATAATGTTGCATATGATGAAATTGGTAAGCATATTATGGAATCAATTAATATTATTCGTGGTGACTACTTAAATCCTTCTAATAGCGGAATGATTGATGAGAATGACATGAGAACTATTATTTGGGAATCTGGTTATATGGCTACGTTTATGCTTAACAATATGACTATGGCTCAAGTTGATAAATTTAGTATTCAATCATACATGATTAATAAGATTAAGAATAGTCCGGCAGTTCAAATTCAGAGGGATAAGATAATAAAACAACTTGGAGTTATAGTAAACTGTCCTGATGAGATGATGGAAGCAACTAGAACTGGTAATTATAATGAATTAACTGAGTATGCAGGTATTCCATTATCGATATTTGAAAACTATTCGGTTGCGGATGCTAATTATGGCCAATTCATTACAATTTTATCAGGTATGAGTTTACCTTATTCAAGAATATCATTATCAAAAAATAAAATTGCTCAGCATGAAGAGTTGTTAAAAAGAACTAAAAAGGTCGATTTAACAGCAGATGTTGGTAGTATTGAGTTTCTTAATAATCGTTCTCATAAAATTATTACTGAGAAAGACAAGGATGAACCAAAAATAAATAATGGCATTCTCGATAAATATTTTAACTAATTATCATAATTTTCGAGAATAAAGAATAGAACTATATATTATTGGTGTAGTATAAGATTTAATAGACGGATTAACATTTCTATTAAATCATATAAAATGAGGAAAAATCAAATTTTAAATTAAAAGGAGAAGTGAAATTATGTTTGATTATGATTATGCATTAGAATCACTATCAAAAATTGATGGTATGAAGAATAAGAAGAGAGTTAGATTTCTCAAAAACTTATTCTTAGACGAAGAATTTGTTTTGTGGCTATTCCAACCAAATCAACAGGGAAATGCCTCACAAAATCTAATGACTCAGGTAAACAATCTGTATGCAGTATTAACAAAGCCAAAAGTTATAAAAGCAATCAATGAAATGATTGAAGAAGTTGGTTATGGGGAATTTAACAGGTCCCATGCTACATTTATTTACACATTGGCAAATATTGCAATCGAAAGTAATGCCGCAAATGTTAATGAAGTTGCTAGAAGGAAAAAGGAAGGCAACTTAAACAATAAAGAAGTTAAAGACTTCAATGAAACTATTGAGAAATACAATAAATATATCAGCGATTTAGTACGATCCGCAAAGCAGATTGTCAAGAAAGATGCTAAGAGATTGGCAGGCGATACAAATATACCAAAATTTATTTGCTATACTGCTTTTTACAGCGTTCCACAACCGAAATACGTTGATAAATTTAAAATTGGATATTATCTAAATAATTTACTTAATTCAGTATATGCAGATATATCCTCATATAATCAGTTTGACCGCAAAATTATCAAATGGAGACCATTCTTCAAAGAGATATTCGGTAAAGAAAATGTTGTTGAAGCAGCAACTTTCATATTGCTCGAAGGAGTTCATAGAATTGATAAATATAAAAACTCTGATGCAGTTAGAGATTGCTGGGATTCATTAACTGAATTTGCTTTACAGGAATTGAATGATGCTCCAGATGCATTAAGAAGTCAGATGTTGGAATTGTATATTAAAAGAATAGATAAGATGTTTGCTAACAAATCATTTGATTTGAGAGTCGATTTATTATCAATCAATAATTCAGTATTCCCGAAATTGAATAATACAATTGATCGTTACTCAGATAAAATATCTGAAATATTAAAACGTGGGAAAATTGACGAATAATTAAAATTGATAAAGAGCTTACTTTATTGGTAAGCTCTTTATATTTCTGAAAGGAGACCTGAAATAAAATGTTGAAAATATTAAATCCCGAATTCTTTCGATTTGAAACTGAGACAATTTTCAATCAAGAAGAAGGCTGTTATTTCACTTTAATAAGTCTATTCACCGATCCGAAAAATTTTGAATTGCCACAATATAGGAAAGTTCCATTTGCATCTATTATTATCAAATCGGAATTTGACTATATGAAGGCTGCGGACGAAGAAATGATTATTGAAAAATTACAAACTTCCAATTTCAAACAGCATAGCATGTATACAACTGATAATAACTATGAAAGATTAACAGCATTATTTAAAAATGACAATAAATATCATACTTTGATATTTGAGCAAATCACAGAAAATAGAGACGACTATCCTGAAAAAATATTACTGATTGGTGCAATTCCATGCAATGGAATTTTAAGGCAGATTAAAAAATCAGAATATTATAAATTATACAATGCATCATTAATTGTCTTGAAACAAAGACCATTTAAATGGCTGAATGGATTTTGTGACAAATTATTATATCTACTAGTAGATATAGATGCATATTTCTCATTCTCCGAATTCATATTTACTGATTCGGAAAATAATATTAGATTATTAAATACTCATCATTTCGCATTGAATACAATATTCAATAATGCAGAATTGAAGTCTATTAATAATATAGACATAGTTTATAATAAATTAACATCATTTGTGTTGTGTAAAGGTTCTGAAGAAAGACAAGATTTATTTGAGTACTATGGCAAGGGCATGTTCTGTCTATCCGATATTCCAGAAAACTTATCAAAAAAGGGTGGCATGATGTCAGCAAAATTGAGATAAATAATAATTATTTATATATCTCATACAGTTAATTAAGTTTATTAATAAAAAAATTATATAAAGGAGATTAATAAGTATGCTAAATATCATTAACCAAGAATTATTTAATTTCAAAAGTTCCGAAAAGGAAGCAGCAAACCAGGAGAAATTGTATCAACTGGACATTTTTACGACTCCACAGGCTTCAAGACAGATAAAAGATGAACTGAGGGGAAGGCAAGTTCTCAGATTATTAAGCGCATCAAAAGAATACACCTCCTTTAAACAAAGTATCTCTGTTAGAGATAATGAAAACGGCAAACGTAGTGTTTTGATTAGAGCTAACAGTTTTTCTAAACGGGACGATAATGTCTTCTTAATAGCATTCCCGTTTAATGGAATTATAAAGCCTATTGAATATTCAAAGCAATACCGCATTTATAAGGGACTTATTGCGTCCTCAGATAGCCGCAATATTCAGTTCAGCAATAACAAATATCAAAAAATACTTTACTTGGTAATTGAGCCAAACATGAATCTCTTTGACCAAGACCACAAGTATCACACTGATAACATCAACATTGAAATCGAAGCTTATTCACGTTGCGATGACAATGATCCAGATAAAGACAGATGTAGCGTTCAAAACAAATTGACTTTGAACATTACAAAAGACCAGTTTAGCTGCAATACTACTTCTGATAAAGTTGAGGCAATTGACACTAGTAAGTTCAGAGACACTCAACTTTACAAACAATTCAGAATAAATAAAGAAAATAAATTCGGAGAAGCCAAAGACAGCGAACAGCCAAAGTACGTAGAAACACAAAAGCCAAAATATCAAAATAAACCAAACACACAACAGCAGAAACAAAATTTTAGCAAACCAAATAAACCTCAGGCTCCTAAAGTAAATGATCCTAAGAATGACCGTCTTGATGAAATGATTCAGCAGATGACATTCAATGAAGATTTCAGAGTAACGAGGAAAAACGATAGAAAAAGAAAACATAAATAACGAGTTGCCGCACCTCTCTCAAAATATAACGATTAGGATTTCCTAATCGTTATATTTTTTTTTATATATTTTACTATAAAAATATTATCAATTTAACAAATTTATATAGCAAATGATATAAATTCATTTTGAGAATATATTATTTGTATAATGATTAAAGAGGAGGAAATTAAAAAGTATGGGATTATTAGCAGAATTAAAAGGTAAAGATAAAGCTGGTCTATTTACATCAGATGACCAATTTGTAACATATTCAACTGGTATATTACCATTGGATTATGCCAATGGATTTTGGCAAGAAGTAAGAGATGCAAAAGGAAATAGTAAAATGGTTCCGATGTTAGGAATACGTGGCGGATCATTTACTGGAATAATGGGCAATACTGGTACTGGTAAGACTACATTAGCTGATCAAATAGGATTCAGTATAGTTAAATCATTTGAAGATAGCTTATTATTTCACATTGATGCTGAAAGAACGGCATTAAAACAAAGATTGATTAGAATAACCGGCACAAACATGGATGATGAACGAATCATCTTAAAAAATCAAAATACAACCATAGAAGATGTACTCGATATGTTTAATCAGATTTGCGAATTGAAAGAATCTGGTGGAGATAAATATAAATATGAAATAAAAGATATGTCATATGATGGGAAACCGTTTAAAGTTTATATTCCAACAGTATTTATTATCGATTCGTTACCATCATTCAATTCAAATAGTACTGAAGTTGATGAGTTAGGAACCAATATGGACCCTGCAAGAGCAGCAAAGGATTTAAAACGTTTCTATAATAACTGCTTAGATAGAATGCTGAAATATAATATTAATATGATAACTATCAATCATATATTAGAAAACGTTGAGACTAATAAATTTAAAGTTCCGCCAAAAGGTATGTTGATGCTGGGACCAAGTGAAGTACTTCCAAAAGGAAAAGCTACTCAATTTTATTCTCAGAATTATTTTAGAATCAGTATGATAAAATCCAATATGTATGATAAATCAGAAGTTGGATTTGAAGGATTTAAAGCAACAGTCCAAATTGCTAAAACTAAATCAAACTTCATTGGCTCTACAATTGATATTGCATTTAATAAAGATATCGGATTTGATCCAATATATTCATTATATGAATATGCCGATTCAATCGGAATCATTCAAGGAAGAAATCCATATTTATATCTAACAGGATTAGATACAATGAAATTTAGTAGGAAATTATTTAGGACTAAATTCATTAATGAATCCGATTTTAGAAATGGAGTATTAACAACATTAAGACCTTATTTTGAAGCACTACTAGGTACTAAAGAACTTACTAAAGAAGAAACTATTAGATATGGTGATATGTTAGATGATGAATGGGATAAATAAAGTTATCTAAGGCGATATTATGAATAAAAAATATTATTATAAAATTGGGGAGTTCAGGGGCAAGTACTCCCCACTTTCCAATTTCTATGATCGTAACATCGTGGTTTACTACGATGGAATATGTTATAAAAGTAGTGAAGCGGCATATCAATCAGCAAAGGTATTATGCAAAAAGAATAGAAAAATATTTACCTCATTATCTCCAGTAGATGCAATGAAACGTGGAAAAGCAGTGGACATACGTCCAGATTGGAGTAGTGTAAAGGATGATATTATGTATCAAATAGTAAAAGATAAATTTACCAGAAATCCTCATATGCGAGATTTCTTAATAAGTACTTATCCAATGAAAATAGAAGAAGGAAATGACTGGGGTGATACATATTGGGGAATATGCAATGGAAAAGGAGAAAATAAGCTAGGTAAAATCCTTATGAGAGTACGAAAAGAATTAATAATCAATAACAATTTAGGGGGTTATTAGTAAATGTCTGTAAATTTAAAAGATGCATTAATTAAAATGGATGATGAATACGGAGATCAGATGTATAAAATGTTTGGTCCTACTTTACTTGGATATCCACTTGACTGTGATAGTTCAAGAGGATATATGTTTACATCAAACTTAAAGCAGGTCTTGACATTATTGAATCCCGATATTCCTAGAGTCCAAACTGGATTTGAAAACATTATAGGAAAATATAATACCGCATATAAAAAGTTGACGGGAACGTGGACTGTTGAGGATATTATATATAAATTTAGTAATAATAAAACTATCTACACATTAATATTATATAATAAGATGACTGATACTTATGATATAATAGAGAAAAAGGTTGCTGAAAACCTTACTGAGAAATTTGGTTATTTATATAATACTGAAAGAATGGATGCTCTATCTGTTGGAGATACTATTAAGGATGAAATATTGTATAAATCAACCTCGTATGATGAGCATATGAATTATCGTTATGGTAAAAATGCCAAAGTGTATTATAGTACTAGTAATGATACCCTTGAAGATGCTGTCGTAATTAGAAAAGGGTGGGCCAATCAAGTTATATCATCAGAAGTTGATGAAGTCGTAGTTCCTATAAACGATAACGATATTCCGTTAAATTTATATGGTAATGATGATAAATATCAAGCATTTCCAAATGTTGGTGAAAGAGTTATTAATAGTACATTATGTGCTACTAGAAGAATAAATAAGAACCATTTATTATATGATTTTCAACCTCAGTATATGAAAGAAATAAATAGTACTGATACGGATTTCTTTGTTACTCACGATAGTGAGATTTATGATATTGATATATATTATAACAAATCTGAACCATTCCCAGATAACATATTTTATCATCAGCTTAAACTTTATTATGATGATATCTGCGAATATTCAAATAAAATATATCAATGGGCAACTGATATAAAAGAATCAGGGTCTAAATTTACAAATAATGTGACATATTTTAGATCAAAGCATATGCACTTTAATGACTCTGAATACAAATGGAAAAATAAAGATAAAGAATTTAGTAATATGCTTATAATTTTTAAGGTAAAATCATTAATAGAACTTGCCCCAGGTTCAAAAATTGCTGGACGTTATGGAGATAAAGGTGTTATCTCTAGAATAACTGAACCAGTACAAACTGAAGTTTATAATAATATATTAGGAATGATGGGCAAGGAGTCCACTGAAGAAGAAAGGGATAAATTATCTAAGAGCATTGCCATCGTCGATGATGATAAGATGCCATACACTGATGATTTTCCAGTAGATATAATACTAAATATGAGTGGTTCAATTCGTAGACTAAACACTGGACAATTAGTTGAAGTTGAATTAAATTTTGTAGGGGAAGAATTAAGAAAGAGAATTTGTACTTTAGATAATGATCAAGATAAACTAGATATAATATTTAGATTTCTTGAAATAGTTAATAAAGATGAATGTGATTTCTATAAAAATTATTATCATTCCCTTGATAAGGTAGTAAATAAAAAAGGTATTAACATAAATTTATTAGATCCAAAAGGTAAAAAAGACTTCATTCGAGATATTGAAACGAATGGTTTTTATATTGTAAAGCCACCAGATGCAATGATTCGTTATGAAACGATTGCTACTTTATATGATGAATTTAGTTTCATTAAACCATTACCATTATACATCAATATATTTGGTACAACGAAACGAAGAATTATAAAAGATGGAATAGTTGGAGATAAATACATGATAATTCTAAAGCAGAATAGTAATAAAAACTTCTCAGCAAGAAGTACATTTAGAGTTAATCGTGCTAATCTACCAACTAAAGATATTGCAAAGAAAACTAATCGTTCATCATATGCAAGATCGCCAATTAGATTATCCGAAATATATAATCTAATGAGTTCTATAAGTGGTACTACATTGGCAGAATGGAATATCTTTATGAGATCTTCTACATTAGGAAGAAAATCATTAGATAGAATATTAGAAACTGATGGCAATCCACTTGAATTAAAGCAACTTGATATTAAAGATAATTTTATTAATGCAAATGCTGATATTTTAAATGCTAAACTAAAAGCAATTGGATTAAAAATTAAATTTGTCCGTGAATGTGATAAGACTGAAGACGTTTTAATTGATGCTATTGCACCATTATACATTGATAAGTATATAATTTATGATACACCATTGAATAAACTAATGTATGTTACTTTATTTAATGAGTATAATAAGTATTTATCATCTGTAACATTAATTGAAACATACGAGGGAGAAAGACAGGATATTGCATGGGACTATGTATTTAATCTTCAACATATAAAAGAAATGGATATAAGCACTGATATAAAAGAAATGTTGATTCGCACTACTAAGGGTAAGAATACTCAAGTATTTGAGGAAGATACCGAAATTGATGACGAAGATGAAAATACAGAAGAAGATTTTGTTGAAACACATGATGAACCAATAGAAAGGAAAATTTATAAAAAGAAATAAAAAAAAAGGTGATTCTATGAAAGAATTGATAGGATATCATTCGACAAAATTAACACGATATAAAAAGATTTTAAAAAAAGGATTTGATCCTATTAAATATGCATATCAACACCCCAACCCTAAAATCAAAAGGATGTATTGGACTTGGTTTACTGAAAGCCCTCAATTCACTTATGGAAAAGTATGTTTAAAGGTTAATTTAACTGGATTAGAATGTGTAGTTAATGAAGGGTGTTGTATTATTTGTAAAGAAGCTCATATTGAGCCGAATCGTATAATGGAAGTTATGACTCAATAATAGCAAAAAAAGGGCGATAAAAGTATATACTCTGAATAGTATATACTTTTATCATTTCTTTAGCGTACTGATCAAGGAGAAATACAAAAATGAAAAACATGGAGAGAAACAGGTAACCAACAAGTAGGGTTGGAAGTATTTTCATACTTACGATATTGTTTATAATCATCTCTGCATTTGATACATTTTTCGTAATATTATCCTCGAACTCAGCATAAGCTCAACTGATAATTCGTGGTAAAGATTGATATAGCTAAGGAAAAAGTTATATAAATTACTAAGATTTCTAATTTGCATAATAATTTTTTTCTTATCTATTTCCTCAGAATTTTTATTTCTTAATGATAATTTAGTCTTATTCTTTAAATTAGATATATCACTTTTTAAATCTACAAGGTCAGTATTTAATGTTGTATATAACTCTTTATATCCATCAACATTTTTCTTATATACTGGAATTTGAGATTTTAAAATAGTGACTTCTTTTTTTTCTCCTCGGAAAGTTCTTTTAATATAATCTAAATATTCTTTAAAAGTTTTTCCTTCAGTAAATCCAATTTCCTTTAAAAGCATTATTTCAAATTCACCATTATCTAATAACAATGGACTATTTGGATCATTTGTTACACTTCCATTTGCCTTAGATACTAGTCTAGTTGAAACTGTTTTTATTTTACCATATTGAGCAGTTAATAACTCTGGTATATATTGATAGTTAATAACTTTAACTGCATTTAAAGGTTTTCTATCACGTTGCATAGTAGTTAGTTCTTTAGCAAATCCTTTATCAGTTACCATTAACTGTCTGAATTTATTCTTAAGCGACATTATTAAATTCTCGATAAACTCCGATATCTTTTCTATTAAATTTGATATTTTTGTAGATAAAGTTTCGTCTATACTATCAGGTGATATATTTTTATCTTTATTTATTGAATTATCTTCAGCCGCTTCCATAGCGTAATCCATATTATATATTTTATTTAATTCATTTTCATGTTGTGTATATGTATCGAATATAGAAACATATTCAACTTTTTCAATATTCATATTTATCATCCTTTCTAAATATTATTTATTATATTAAATTTGTGTTGATAATGTTATTATCTTATATTCGTAAACAAAAAAGTGCGCAAAAACATTCATATAAATTAACAAGAAAGTTGGTGACTATTTATTATGCAAAAAGTTAAATCATATAAATGTCCAATATGTAAAAAGAATCTATCAACATTTAGTGGATGGTCATCCCATATGGATAAATTTCATCCGAATGAAATGCCAGAGGGATATACACATTCTAGATATTTTTATTTTTTACAAACTAAGAAAACTGAAGGAAAATGTATTGTAGACGGTAGAGCTACAAAATGGAATGAAGCTACTCAGAAATACGAAAGGTTTTGTGATAACCCTAAGTGTAAAGAAAAATATAGAGAAGTATTTAAAAATCGTATGATAAATAAATATGGAAAAGTCCATTTATTGGATAATCCAGATATGCAGAGAAAAATGGTTAGCTCTAGAAAAATATCTGGGCAATATAAATTTAAAGATGATGGAATGGTTAGCTATGTAGGAAGTTATGAAAAAGAATTTTTAATGATGTTAGATACAATGCTACAGTTTAATAGTGGAGATATAATGGCTCCATCACCTCATACTTACTACTATGACTACGTGAATCCTAATGATAAAGAAAATGAAGGAGAAAGATTCTATATTCCAGATTTTTATATTCCATCATTGAATTTAGAAATTGAAGTGAAAAGTCATACAAATCAGCACTATAAAATTCAAGCAATTGATAGAGTGAAAGAAGAAGATAAAGATAAAGTAATGGAAAAAATACCTACTATTAATTATGTAAAGGTAGTAGATAAAGATTATTCCGCTTTCTTTGAAAAACTTCTTGAATTAAAAGAGCAGTTTGCCACAAATGATAGTAATAAAAACGATGCCAATAATGCCGCATTAGAGTCATTAGTTGAGATAGAGGAATTGGATGATGAAATAGTAGAAGAGAGCTATCTCTTTAACAATAAAAATTTATATATAAATTTTGATAAATTTACATCTGGTGAGTCTAACATATTATTTATTACGGGGCTATCTGGTTCTGGTAAATCGACAATTTCCAAATCATTAGCATCAGAGTATAAAGCAGAAGTAATAGAGTTGGATATATTTGAGCATAGTAATGCTTATCTAGATAAATCACTTGCTAAAGCAGGAGAAGTATTTAAAATATATCTATTAGAAAAAAGAAAAGATTTACGAGATAAAACGGTAAAGGAATTTTCTAGAGAAGAATTTTATTCTGAATTTACTAAATTTTTCGATTTCGTTCTTGAATATTGTAATTCTCATAAAAATAAAAAGTTTATTATAGAGGGAGTACAAATATTTTCACTGGTTGAACTAAGCAAAATTAAAGAAATGCCTATAATATTAATGGGGACTTCTGTAAAAACATCGGTTCTTCAAAGGTTTAAAAGAGACACTCCTAACGGAAAAATTGATTGGAAATCTGAATTGAAAAATGAATTTCCTCAATTAATTGCTTGGTATATAGACAATGAGAAAAAATATAATGATTTTAAAAAGTCAATTGCAACTGAATCGGAATCTAGTTATGTAGTTGAATCTTTTATAAATAATTGTAATTTAACATCATATACTGATACTATAGTACAAGAATCAATATTTGATATATTTAATAGTATCAATACTTCAAAAGAATCATTAATAAGTTCATGGAAGAGCAGATTATTTGTTTCTAAAAATGCATTAGGAAGTGCAATTTCAAGTAAAATTGATACTGTTTCATTAATTAAAAATAAGCAATATATTCAAATTCAGCATATTAACATTAGGCGTTTAATCAATATGATTAATGAGAAATATGGAGAAGTTGCTTTAACTAAACTCTTTATTCTTAATTATAATTCATATGATTATAAAAAGTTTAAGAAAAAACAAATTCCTCGTGGAAGAATGAGAATAGAAAGCTTGACTATCCCAATATTCTTTGCTCTAGAGGCAATTATACTATTTGATTCTTTGTATGAAGATTATAATATCTATGCATATAAAACGATTGCTCAAAAAATTTATAATTTAACATGGATATCAAAATCTGATACTTCAGATATAAGTGCATTGAGTTTAAAGAATTTAAAAAGAATTGATAGAAAAGAATTATTGCCATATCAGAAAGAATTTATTGAAATATATCCAGCATTAAAATCTAAATTAAATCTAAGAGGATATATAAATGCATTTGAGCAGGGATTAGGAAAGACCTTAACTGCTATTGGGTTAGCTGAATGCTTAGATGCTAAAAGAATATATATTGTATGCCCTAATACACTAAAAGATAACTGGGCTTTAGAAATTAAAGAATACTATAATAAATATATGAATAATGATGAATTATGGAGACAAGAAGTTGTAATTTGTGATAATAATCCAAGAGAAATATCAAAAGCAAGATTTATTATTACTAACAACGAATCAATATCCAAGATGTATCCATATATTACAGATGAGAAGAAATCAATGTTTATATTAGACGAATCTCATAATTTTAGAAATATCAATGGTCAACGTGTTGGAGAATTGCTTGACCTTGTTAGGAAAATAAATAGTGATGATAATTTAATTATGTCAGGTACTCCTATTAAGGCAATTCCAAATGAAATTGTACCAGCATTATTAATGATTGACCCATTATTTACAATAGAAGCTGCCGAAATCTATACTAAATGCTTTAATATTAGTAGCACTGCAGCAATGGAAATTGTACAGAAGAGATTTGGTATGGTTATGTATAGAAAAACGAAGAGTGAACTATCATTACCAGATAAAGAAATTCATCAGCTAAGTTTTAAATTATCTGATTCAGAAAAGTATACAGTATCAAACTGTAAAGAAGAAATAATAACACTCTTCTATGGAATATATGAGGAAAAAATGAAGAGTAATATGGATTTACAACAGGAATATATTAATTTTATTAACAAATATTCCAGAGCAAGTGAATCTGATACTGCAAAATATATTAAGTGGGTTAAAAAGAATATAAATACTGATGCTCAAACATATCTACATGAATTAGATATGGCATTTATGAAATCCTTTGTGCCAACTTATGTAAAACCTAATATAAATAATGCTAATGATTTTAAACGAGTGGATAGATTAGAGAAAGAATTTATTCATATGGATAGGTCTGCAATGGGCTTAGCTATAGGAAAAGTAATTCATCCTAGACGTTCAGAAATGTTCATTCGATTATATAATGAAAATAAAGACGAAATAATAGATATGATAGAGAATAATAATAAGAAAGTTATAATCTTTTCTCAATTTGAAAAGGTTGTAGAATTTATTGCTAAAGATTTAAATGAGCAGGGAATTAAAACTTTATTAATTACCGGTAATGTGAAAACTAATCGTACAGATACCCTTACTCAATTTAAAGAAGATGATGAGGTTCAAGTATTAGTTGCAACTTCTCAAACTATGAGTACTGGTGTAACATTAGTAGATGCAAATAAAATGTTTTTCTTTGGTCCACCATGGAGATCTACAGACTTTGATCAAGCATGTGATAGAATTCATAGAATTGGTCAATCATCAAAAGTGGATATATATCTAGTAACTCTTGATACTGGAGAAAAGAAAAACTTAGCAACCAGAATGGTTGATATATTAAACTGGTCACAAGATATGTTTGATAGTGCAATCAAAGAAGAAAATTTAATAGATGGAATTGCTGAGGCAATGGAAAGTGCAATATTTATCGAATCGAATGATATAGTAACTAATAAAATGCTATCTATAGCGCAAGAAGAATTTATAATGAATAAAAATTCATTAGATAAAATTAAAATACAAAAAGGGGCACATTTGCAAAGGCTTACTTTAACTCGAAATGAAAATAATAATAATCGCCATATCTATGTATCTAAAACAAAAGAGGATAATGATAAATATTTAATTGAATGGGGAAATAGAGGATATAAAGTAATTTTAGAAGTTACAAACGACATTATAATTCCGTCATATAAAGAACGATTTGATATTTTCCTAAAAGTTATGGAAAAAGTAGATATTAATAAGGTCGTGAAAGATATTTCCGCATTAAAATATAGAAATAATAGTGAAAAATTTATGAATGAGTGGAAAAATAGACACATAACAAAAATGAGCAACGAAAGTTATATATCTTTTATATCATCTTTAATAAATTCTGAATATAACAGAGAAATATTTTTTAAAGAGCTTAAAGAATATGGATATAATGCTACAATAGATGATAACGATGCTGCAGAATGGACATATAGACCAATAATTATTTTTGAAAGAAATAAAAATGTTAAGCAAATTGATTGTATAAAAATTAATAATGAAATGATAGAAGATTCTAAAAAAAGATTACATGAGAATATTATAAAAAAATCAGTAGATGGTATTTTTAATACTTTAGAAAGTATATTACCTATCGAATCGGATGAAATATATACTATTAATTCAGAATCAAAGGAATTACCTTTCTATTCAAACATAGTAGAATTTTTAAATGAGTATTATGATAAATCTAATGATATTGTATTAGAATCTTCAATTGATGATGATAAAAAGTTTCCAATATTTATTGTATTAATGCATAGTGGTACAGCATTAGCAAATGCAATTAAAGCAGTTACTAAGGATAAGTTTTCACATGCATGTATATCATTTTCTGTTAAATTGAATCCATTATATTCATTTGGAAGAAAAGATTTAGATATGACAAAAACTGGTTTTGTAACGAATAGTCCTAAAGATAGATTCTTTACTAAATTTAAGGCATATTATTCAGTATATGTAATCTATGTGACTAAACAAGACTTAGATAATATGAAATCTAGATTAGACTTCTTCATTAAGAATGAAAATAAATTAAGATATGATGTAAAAGGATTACTATTAAATTATGTACAACTTCCAAATGAAAATCGGAAGAAATATTTCTGTAGTCGATTTGTAGCTGATATTTTATCATCTGGAAAAATTATAGATAAATCACCAAGTTTATATAGACCCAATGACTTTGTATATTTGAAGGATGTTATTAAAATAGATGAAGGCGATGATTTCTATAAATATGATTGGAAAGTTGCATTTAGTAATCTAAATAAAATTAATAAAGGAGATGAAGTAAATGGAACTAGATAAACTAATAACTACTTGCGAAAGTCTAATGATAGTAACCGAAAAGATGACCACTGCCGAAAGAAATGTTTTAAAAGATGAAGACTTTGGTTTACCATCACAAAGGAAATATCCATTAAATGATAAAGAACACGTTCTAGAAGCAATTAAATTCTTTAACTATGTTAAAAAGGAAGATGAAAAAGAACTTGCGGAAAATATCATAAAGAGAATACATGAACTTAAAATGGAAGATGAAGTTAATGTAGGAAAAAATAATAAATTTATTAGATATTTTAATCCTGATAATAAGAAAGGGGACTAAATAATATGTATAGTTATAAGAAAATAAGAAGATATAGTTCTGACATTCATGTATTTGAGTTTGACCCTAAGGAATTTAGACTAGATGTAACAGTTGGTGCTTATAAGAAATTGGAACGACTATCCAAGATTAATGGAGAACCTAAAAATGATGAATATGTATTAGCTAAAATAAATGGTGGATTCTTTGATATGGGAGGTTCATCTGAATTTATTGGCTCATATGTAGATGAAGGACTTTATTACAATAGCTCAATGTATTATTATCCAACTTTAATATTCTGGAAAAATAATAAAATGAGTTTTGAAATCCAAGCTCCACAATCAAGACACGTTAAATATCAAACTGATGCTAATTTTGCTATTGGTATTCCTTGGACATTAATAGTTGATGGTGAAATAAACTATACTTTCTCAATAGAAACATTAAAGAAAGTATTTGGTCATCCAACAACTAAAAACCCAAGAACCCTAATAGGACAAAAAGCTGATGATACTATTGTATGGGTAGTAGCTGATGGTAGAAGTTTAACTAATGCTGGAATTACTATATATCAATCTGCAGAATTAATGAAGAGTTTAGGATGTGTTACTGCTGCTAATTTAGATGGTGGTGGGTCATCTGAAATGATAGTTAATAATGCAATTGTAAATAAACCATCTGGTGGTTCAGAAAGAGCTATTGGTACAGCATTTATGGTTTATACTAAAAAGAATTTAACTACTGAAAATAAAACTCCTCAGAGGAAAGCTATAGTTACTGCATGGGGATTAAACGTTAGAAGTGGACCTGGAGCAGGATATAAATCCTTAAGTGTATTTACAAAGAATACTACAGTATATGTAATTTCGGTATCTAATGGTTGGGCTAAGATAGTGTATGGAAGTGGCGTAGCATATGTATCATCTAACTATATTAAATATGTATAAATAAAAATTAAAGTCATTATAGATTTTATTCTATAATGACTTTAAAATATATAAAGGAGATGAATATAAATGATAGAAAAAATAGTAATATTAATTATGTGCCATATAATTGGCGATTATATTCTTTCAACTGAATTTATTGCTACTACTAAAGGAGAGAATTGGTATCATTTATTTGTGCATTGTGTAACATATTGTATTCCTTTTGCAATATTATTTGGAATAAATACTATTCTACTATACATATTTTGTATACATATAGTAATCGATTCACTTAAATCAAGATACAAAATAATTAGTTATACGCAAGATCAAATTATTCATTATTTAGCTTTATTATTATATATATTATAAAGATATAATATTAAAAACACTTTTTTAATATATTAAAGAATAAGAAAGGAAAATAATACTATGGATAATTTAATTAATGACTTATTAAGTACTAATAGAATGAAATTATTAGAGTATAACAATAAAAACATAAAAGAATTTTATGGAGTCGAATCTCCTATGGGAGATTTATATGATACCTGTACAATTAAAAGTGTAGATTATTATCGAAATTATAATAATAGACTAGGTTGTTGTCATTCTCCATATTTTCAATAGATAGTTTCCTTCATAAAAATACTATTAAAACAAATAAATAATTTATAAATATCATATAATATATTCAATAATAAGAAAGAAGGGATAAATATGAAAACAAATTGGCAAGATCCACAAACATCTAAGGTTATTTCACCACATATATCTGGGATGCAAGAATCTCTAGGAAAGATAGAGGATGGATTTAATTTAACAACTATGACAGATCCAAATATTCAATTATCTGAAGTATATATCTCACCTACTAATAGATATAGAATATTCCAAGCGCCATTAGGTAAAAGAAATTGGGTAGAAAATCCCGCTCCAATTATAAAGAAAAATGGGATTGCAATTACTACTGGTTTTACTATTGAATATGGAGGTGGTGCAATTGTATTGTCTACAAATGCATTATCATCTGATAAATTTACTGCTGAGGCAACTTATACCACAAATGAAAAAATCAAAGATTTAGTAAATAAGGTAAGCGCATTATATTCTGCAACATTAACTGATTCATATATATATGGTGTGCAGTGGGATAAGACATCTAATCCAGTATTAACTAGGACTGATCGATCCATTGGGGCTATTGTAAATGTTGGTATTAATAGTGAAATTGTTGATAATAGTATGGATATATCTGGCATCTTTAAAGATTTCAGAGAAGTTACTGATAAATATGGTAATGTATTTATTAGAATTCCAAAAATGTATATTAAAAAATCAGATACAACTGAATTATTTTCGAGAAAAATATCAAGAAAAAAATTTGATGGATCATATCTACCTTGGTGTTTTTGGGATTTTGTAAATAATAAGGAATTAGATTATATCGATGTAGGTAAACATAAGGCATCTCTTAGTGATGATGGCACTAAACTAGAAAGTAAACCCGGTAAATATCCATTAATTAATAAAACTATAGTAAATTTTAGAACCTATGCAAAAAATAATGGAAATGAATATCAACAGTTAGATATTCATACATGGGATTTATTACAAACATTATTTGTTATTGAGCAAGCTACCTTGCATAGTCAAAGTATAGTTGCTGGTTATACATCCGGACAATATAGTGCCTCACATATAGCAATTATTACAGAAATTGATACAAATAGAATTATTGTATCTAACTCAGTTGCTAATAATTATGAAATAGGGCAAGCTATCTCAGTTGGTACATCATTAGGTGGAAATCAAATATTTTATGGTAGAAATATTACTGATATACAAGTATATGATGTAGAAAATAAGGCAATTGTATTCGATGGTCCTGTAGTTAATATTACAGCTGGGAATATTTTATATAATACAGGATATAAGAATGGTTTTTCTAATAATATAGTTTCTTCTGTAGGGTCTATTAATTCGAAAACTAGTGGCAAACATCCATTTGTTTGGCACGAAATTGAATCATTATTTGGAGACATATGGCAATTTGTAGATGGAGTAAATATCAATGATAATCAGGCATGGGTTTGTGAAGATGCTAGAAACTATGCTAGTAATATATTTACTGCTCCATACAAACAGGTTGGATATATGAATTCTAATATTGATGGATATGTGAAGAAATTGGGATTTGATCCAAATATTCCCTATATTCAATTTCCAGTAGAAGTGGGAGGGTCAGCTAGTACATACTATAGTGATAATTACTATCAATCACTTGGTCAGAGAATTGCCCGTGTGGGTGGGCCTTGGTGTGATGGCTCGGATGCGGGGCTTTTCTATTGGAATCTGAATATTTCTTCCTCGAACACGAATGTGTATGTCGGGGGCCGTCTTCTTAAAAAGGCTCTTTGAGAGGATGGTGTGGAAGGAGAAACCTCTCCTTCCACAATTTATTATTTTTATATAAACAAAATTAATAAATAATATAGGGATTTAAGGTACGCGGTGCCCATGTGGGTGGGAATTGGAATAATGGCTCGAATGCGGGGCTTTTCTATTGGAATCTGAATAATTCTTCCTCGAACACGAATGTGAATATCGGGGGCCGTCTTCTTATATATTGCAAATTTTGTTGTACTTTATCTTCCTTAGCTCTAGCTAAAAATTAGACCGAAAAGAGCATGGTTTAGTAGGTTAATTTTCGAAACACTATGAGGTTAGCAATAAAACAATAAGAAAGAATGATGAATGTGAAACGGGTAGGATATATTTATGAAAATATCTGTGATATTGACAATATTAAAAATGCTATATTAAAAGCATCCTTAGGAAAGAGACATAAAAAGTATGTAATGAAAATTTTAAATAATATTGATTATTATGCAAGAGAAATTCAAACATTATTAAAAAATAAAGAATACATTCCATCTCCATATAAAATCAAGACAATACTTGATGGTAGTAGTGGTAAAGAAAGAACTATATATAAACCACAATTTTATCCAGATCAAATTATGCACTGGGCATTAATGTTACAAATTGAACCAATCATGATGCGAGGGATGTATGAATATAACTGTGGAAGTATACCAGAAAGAGGTATTGATTTAGGAAAGAGAAGTATTGAAAAATGGTTACATAATGATTATAAGGGAACAAAATATTGTCTAAAATTAGATATACGTAAGTATTTTCCATCAATAAATAAGGAATTATTAAAAAGCTCGTTTCGTGATAAAATAAAAGATAATGATTGCTTATGGTTGATTGATATAATTATCGATAGTAGTGATTCAGGCTTACCTATCGGGAATTATACCAGTCAATGGTTTGCAAATTTCTTCTTAGAGGAGTTAGATCATTATATAAAAGAAGAAATACAAATTAAATATTATATCAGATATATAGATGATATAGTATTATTAGATAGTAATAAAAAGAAATTACATAAAGCAAAGGACTTAATAGAAAAATATTTAATATCTAAAGATTTGAAATTAAAGAATAATTGGCAATTATTTAAAGTAAAAGATAGACCAATTGATTTCCTTGGTTTCAAGTTTTATTATGATAGGACAACATTAAGAAAGAAAACGGCCTTAAGAATAAAAAGAAGAATGAGTAAAATTAGTAAAAAAACATTCTTATCATATGAAGATGCCTGTGCAATTATATCATATTGGGGATGGATAAAACATAGTGATAGTTATAATTTTTATGATAAAAATATAAAATCTAAAGTTAGTATAAAAGAAGCGAGAAGGGTGGTAAGTGAATATGCCAAATCATATGGAAAAATTGAAGAAATATGGGCCATTGCCTAATTACAATCAGGAAACTCAATATATAATAGAAAAAGAACCCATTGATATGGGTGACCATTTATATATTGAATTGGAAGTTAGAGACTTAGATATTATAGATTCATCTAATCTTGAGAATGAAAGATTAAAACAAGAATTATTAGCTGCTAAATTAGATAAAATTAAAGAATTAAGTAGAATCTGTAATAATGAAATAGTTGCTGGGTTTATATCGACAGTCAAATTTAATGAACCAAAATTATATGATATGCAATTAGAAAATCAAATAAATATGATGGGTTTATTAAATGAATTATCATTTAATACTCAATTAGGGATTCAAAATCCCATAATAATTGAGTATTATCCAAAAGGAGAACAATGTGTTGATTATACACTTGAAGAATTTATCCAACTCTGCAAAGAGGCAACTATCTTTAAAACTGAAAAAATAAATAAATACAAATCTTTAACAAAACAAGTTGATGATGTGGATACAATTGAAGAACTTGATAATGTTAATTGGTAAAAAAATAAAGTATAATAAGAAAGAATTTAAATTCTTTCTTATTATACTTTAAATTCAATTATGGATATATAAAAAACATTTAAATAAATTAAAAAGAATAGAGGTGAAATAAAATATGAAGCAATTTATTAAATTATTTATTTTATTTTCAATAGGAGGATTAATATATTATATAATTGAAATAATATGGAGAGAATATTCACATATTTCTATGTTTATACTCGGCGGACTTTGTTTTTTATTAATTGGGTTAATAAATGAATTCTTAACTTATATGGTTCCATTATGGAAACAGCAATTAATTTCCACTGGAATAGTAACTATATTGGAATTTAATTTTGGTTTAATTTTAAATATAATATTTAAATTAAATATTTGGGATTATAGCAATTTACCATTTAATATTTTAGGTCAAGTGTGTTTACAATTTAGTATTGCATGGTTTTTCTTATCAGCAATGGCAATAATATTAGATGATTATTTACGATATTGGTTATTTGATGAGGAAAAGCCACATTATATATTAAAATAATATTATTAGAAATATTTTTAATTATTTCTTCAGAAATCTAATATAATTATTATGCTATTGGTTAAATAACACCTATATATTATACTTATAAAAGGAGGTAATTTAAAATGGAAGATGAAAAATTAGCACTATATGACGAAAATGGGATTTTAATCGACGAAAATTACACCAACGAAGAAGACATGATAGATGAATCAACAACTAAATCTGAAGATAAAAAGATATCCGTGATGGATAAAGTTAAGAATTTTTTTAAATAGTTTATGGGAGGATGATAATAATGAATAAGTTTAATATAACACTTGACCCAGGTCATGTATATGGTTATAATAAAGGAATTGTGGTTTCTTATGCAGAAGGAACTAAAATGTATTATTTCGCTCAATATTTAAAATTAGAATTAGAAAAGACTGGCTTATTTAATGTCGGTATTACTAGAAAAGATATTATGGAAGATTTAAGTCTTCCAAGAAGAGGACAAATTGCAATCGAAAATAAAAGTGATATTTTTATATCGTTACATTCAGATGCATTTAGTACCTCAAATGCTATTGGAGTATCAGTATTTAGATCAATTAAGAGACCTGAGAGCCAAGAATTGGGAGAAATACTTGGAAAAGGTATTGCAGAATTTATGAAACTTGATACTGGAGTTACTCAGTTTAGAGGATGTGTAACTAAACGTTATACTGATAATAAAGGAGTAGAACAGGATTATTATGGAGTCATTAGAAATTCAGTAATGAGTGATGAATATGTTGAATATTCTTTCATCATTGAACATGGCTTCCATACAAATCTAAAAGAATGTATGTACTTAAACGATGTGCCAAATCTAAAAGAACTAGCAAAATATGAAGCTGGTCTTCTATATGATTATTTTAAAGATAAAGTATTAGTTGCACCATATGAAGTATTTACTAATATAAAAGGATATTCAACTGCTATTGATGCAATGGGAAATAATAATCCTGCTTGTGAAGTTGAAAAAGGAAAATATTATATTTTTAGAGAATATACAAATGGGGCAATAAATATTACTCAAGATGAAACTGGAAAAATACCAGGGGCGTGGGTAAACCCACTTACCAATATAAAACCAGTAGTTATTGTAGAAAGTTTCAATGTAATTACGCCAATATTAGGGTATAAAACTGCTAGTGATGCAATAAATGGAACGAATTCTGTATCGACAATCCCAGTTGGGAATTATTTAGTATTTAGAAAATTTTCAAATGGAGCAATAAATATTACATCCGATCCAGAAGGAGATGCGCCAGGATGGTGGATTAATCCTAATACAAATAAAATACCTGAAAAAACTAAAGAGCAATTAGTTGCAGAGTTAGATACTTCGAAATTAACACCATTAACTATGAGTGAACAAAATTTCGCAGTAGTAACACCTCAGCAAGTTGTTAAGTTTATCAAGTCAAATAATCCAAACTTTAAATTAACCTGCTCAGTAGAAGAATTAGTTTATAGCTTCATGCAAGCAGGATTTTTAGAGAATATAAGATGGGATATTGCAATATGCCAAAGTATTCACGAGACTGGATTCTTTAAATATGGCGGTCAAGTTCAATGGGATCAAAATAACTTCTCTGGATTAGGAGCAACTAATGATGGTGCTAGAGGAGCAACTTTCGAATCTGCGTTTGATGGAGCTATGGCTCAAATACAACATTTAAAAGCATATGCAAATTCTACATCAATATGTCATAATGAATTATTAGATCCGAGATTCACATATGTTACTAGAGGATGGGCACCATATCTTGAATGGTTAGGTGCTGGAGAAAATCCGAAGAATAAGATTTATGGAGTAAATATCGGATGGGCAGTACCAGGAAATTCATATGGCCAATCTATTGCAAAAATGATTGAGCTAATAAAATTAATTGAAATAAAATAATAATTAACATGGGTTATGAGTGTTTTTACTACTCATAACCCAGTTTTATTTTACCTTTGTTAAAAAACAAGGATTTAATCGTGCAATGATAAAATATTTTTTTTATATTTTATCATTATAATTATACTGAAATAACAATTTTTATTTATTAGGAGGAATATATTTTATGTCAATTAAAGTAGTTAAAAGGGATGGTCGCATAGTTAACTTCGACCAAGAAAAAATTAAAAATGTAATAATGAAAGCAATGTCTGAAACTAAAGAAGGTGTAGACATACAATTAGCAGATGAGATATCTGCAGATATAGCTACTAAGCTAAACTCAAATGTATCCGTAGAAGAGATACAAGATATGGTTGAAAATAAGTTAATGGAATCTAATAGAAAAGATGTAGCCAAAACTTATATTATTTATAGATATGAAAGAAATAAGAAAAGAAATATAAAAGATAGAAGATTTAATTTATTAGATGATGAATTTATATCAAAATATAAACATTTGCCAAATCCAATGGATCAATTAGGGTCCTTTGTTTATTATAGAACATATTCCAGATGGATGGAAAAGGAAAATAGAAGAGAGAATTGGTGGGAAACTGTAAGGAGAGCAGTCGAATATAATTGCGGATTAGCCAATACTTCAAGACAGGAAGCTCAAGAATTATACGATAACATATTTAATCTAAAACAGTATTTATCAGGTAGAACTTTTTGGGTTGGTGGAACTAAAGTAGCAGTTGATTTCCCTACTGGAAACTTTAACTGTACATTCAACATAATAGATTCATTTAATGCTTTTAAAGATATATTTTATTTGTGCCTCGTTGGTGCTGGTGTCGGTTTTAGAATACTAAAATCTGATGTTGAGAATCTACCAAAAGTAAGGACAAATTTAAAATTATTTCATGATGATTATTACCCAAAAGCAAAAAATGAAAGAAAAGATAATACTTCTTTAACTTATCAAGATAATGAAACTGTTACTTTAGAGATTGGTGATAGTAAAGCTGGCTGGGTTCAAGGGCTAGAATATTATTTCAAAATCATTACTGATAGTGATTATAAAAATATCAAAAATTTAATTATAAATTACGATATGGTAAGACCAAAAGGAGAACCTCTTAAAACATTTGGAGGTACTGCATCAGGTCATTCAAGTATAAAAAACATGTTTGTAAAAATAAATAAGATAATTCAAGGTTATTCAACATTAACTGAACGAATTAAATTACAGCCAATAGATTGTCTTGATATTGCAACTATTATTGGAGAAAATGTAGTTGTTGGTGGGGTGAGAAGGACCGCATTAATAGGATTAATCGATTGGGATGATAAGGAAGCAGTTGAAGCGAAAGATAATCTTTATATTTTAAAAGATGGTGAATGGGTGTCGAATCCGTTATTATTACATAGAAGCATGAGTAATAATAGTATATTCTATGAGCATAAACCTACTAGAGAACAACTTCATTGGCAACTTGAGAAAATGAGATATTCAGGTGAACCTGGATGGGTTAATGCCGAAGCTGCTAGAAAACGTAGAAAGAATATGAATGGCGTAAATCCTTGTTTTAGAGGAGATATGAAACTTCTAACCGTCAATGGATATAAAACATTTGAAGAAATTTGTGATAAAGAAATCGAAATCATTAATAAAAATGGAGATAATTCTCTTAGCAAAGTATGGTGTAGCGGAAAAAAAGAAATATATGAAATAAAAATTAATAAAAATCGTTCAATATTTTGTACCAAAGATCATATATTTATGGATATAAATGGTAATGAAGTAAAAGCAATCGATTTAAAAGGAAAAGAATTAATGCCTGATCTAATTAATAAAAACTATGATTTTACTGCAATAGTAACTGATGTAGTGAGCACTGGAAAAATTGAAAAAGTATATGATTTTACTGAGCCATTAACTCATTGGGGAATAGTAGAAGGTGTGATTGCTCATAACTGCGGTGAAATACTTCTTGATAATCATGGATTATGTAATCTTGTAACAGTGAATGTTATGGGGTTCGTAAAAGACCATGTATTGGATTTGAATGCATTATTAAGAGCTCAAAGATTATCTGCTAGGGCATCATTTAGAATGACTCAAATAGAATTAGAATTATATGAATGGAATAAAGTTCAAAAGAGAGATCATATTGTAGGATGCTCATTAACAGGATGGCAAGATTTAGTTAATGCATTAGATTATACAGTAGATGATCAACGAGAATTATTATCCTTATTAAAGAAAGAAGCTAGAGATGCAATTAATAGTTATTGCGACGAGTTAGGAATTCAAGATTATCCTGATGCGGTAACTACAGTTAAACCAGAAGGAACTTTGTCACAGTTATCAGGAGTATCAAGTGGTATTCACTATTCACACTCTCCATATTTTATTAGAAGAGTTAGAATTAACGCACATGATCCTTTAGTTAAAGTGGCTGAAGAACTAAACTGGACTATCAATTGTGAAGTAGGTCAAAATGCATCTACTTGTAATACAAAAGTAATCGATTTCTATTGTAAAGCTCCTGAAGGACGAACAAAATATGATGTTAGTGCTATTGAGCAACTAGAAAATTATAGATTATTTATGGAAGAGTATGTTGAACACAATGCATCAATTACCGTTCATGTAAGAGAAAATGAATGGGATGATGTTGAAGAATGGGTATGGAATAATTGGGATAAACAAGTTGCTTTATCATTCTTATCACTAGATGATAGTTTTTATCAGCTAATGCCGTATGAATCTATCACTAAAGAAGAATATGAAGAAAATATTAATAAGATGAAACCATTTATACCATCATTATTACAGAAATATGAATCTCACGAAGAGCATCAAGTAGATAGTAGTGATTGCTCTAGTGGAATATGTCCAATTAGATAAATTAAATAAATAAATATAGCAGATTAAACTCTACTATATTTATTTATTTTCCTCCACGAAATCAAGGCAATTATTTATATTAATTATAAACTACAAATATATATTATATAAATACATATAATAAAAAATAAAAGAGAGGTATGGTTAAATGGACAATTTAAATGAAAACGTAAAAATTACAACTGAACCAGTAGAAAAGTGCTCATGGGATTTATTTTTATTATGCCCAAAAAACAGAAAAGATATTGAGACACTCAATCATCATTCTGGAAGTTTTAATGAAATGATGCAACCAACAAAACAAGTATCGAGATATTTAGATATTACATTTGATGATATGATTAGATTAATTACTGAAGAGATTAATGTTTCAATTGATGATATTACAATTAAAAAAGAAAACGATCTTGATAATTGGGTATATTTGTATGCTCCAAGCGAAAATCCAAACAGACAAGATGCATATCTACTTATTAAAATAAAGGAGATAAAATAATTGCTAGAATTGAATGAGACAGAAGACATTATTAATTTTGACGAAAAACGTTCATGGGATTTATATTTAATATACCCAGACGGTGATGAAAAATATTTAAGTAGATACTTCGATAAATCAGTTAATGAAATATTAATTTCGCTTGCAGAAGAAGACAATGTTTCAGTAGATGATATTGAGGTGCATCAATTTGAGGGAATAAATAATTGGCATATGCTCTATATTCCATCTCAAACCAGTGATGATAATGAAGAAGATGTGTATCGACTTCAATTATTTCAATAATAAAAAAGATCGGGAGGATCATTATGAATTTAAAAGTATTATTCGGGAGATACCAGTATAAGAATACAAGTGAGGAAGCTGTTAAAAAGATGGATAAAAAAGTTCAATACGTTTTACAATGTATAAAAGGAAATAATTATTTTTCAGATCCATTAAAACATGCTTGTGATGACCACACCTTAGTAATAATGAATGGGCATACTTGTGTTGGAACATTCTTCTATCAAACATCATTTGAAGCAGAAGTTCTATATCAAATTGATTTCCATCCAGAATTCGTGGCAAATAACACAAAAACTTTAGTTCAAAGCTACTATAGAAACTGCATAGATCTGATAGAGAATATGCTGAAGACTATGGGTTATATGGAATTTAAAGTTTGGCTAATACCAACCGATGAAGCTGTGCAATTGTATCTAGATGCTGGCTATAAATATCTTGATAGTAGCACTAACAAATTTGAGGAAATTGTAGATTTGTATAGTAAAATAATAATATAATAATGACGATAAAAATGCATAATATGATATTATGCATTTTTTTTCTTTATCATAAGGTAATGAGCAAAATTATTATATTTATATATTATTTATATAATATGATATTAAATAAAGCGAGGAATTGAATATGAAATATATTTCAATAAATAAAAAAGACTTATCCAAATGTAAATTTTCTCACATAATCAATGAGTATGGATTTTGTAAACCCGATGGAGGATTATGGGCATCAGAATTTATTGATGACTCATCGGATTGGATTAATTGGTTAATCTACGAAAATGATGTATTTGAGAGTAATTCTCATCTAAAAGAAATGGCCAATCCATGTAGTATTATATTTACTTTAAAAGATAATGCTAAAATATATATAATTGACTCATATAATGATTTTTTAAATATTGTAGAAAAATATAAAATTGTATATGAGAATATTCGTATAAATCATGAATTTGTTAATTTTGAAGAAATGAGTAAAGATTATGATGGAATCAAATTGACAAAGGCTGGATGTAATAATACTAGTAGTATATTCTTAAATCCAAACTTAAATGGATGGGATTGCGAAAGCATATTATTATTTAATTTAGAATGCATCGATACTTGGAGAAACTATGAATGTAAATTTATAAAAAAAGAAAGAGAGGATTAAAATGGAACCGAAATATATATTTAAAAGTCTTATTAATCGAGATATTACGATAGGTAATCTTTCGCGATATAAACAAGATATTCAAAATTATGTATTAGATATAACAAACCCTAAAAATACTAGTATATTAGATATGGGAAATCTTGAAAGTGTAATTAGATTATGTCTTGATTACTACGCATATAGTGATGGAGATGTCCTAATATCAGATAAGCAATATGATGATATAATGAACATTTGGTTATTATTAGGCGGTAAACCAATCATTTATGCAGATTCATTATCAATTGGAAGCACTTGGGAAATGAAAAAACATGAATATCCTGGATTAGTAGGAAGTATTAAAAAGGTTTACAGTATGGAAGAATTATCAGATTATTTAGAAAAATATAGAGGTATTAGGAAATGGGGAATTGCACCAAAATTTGATGGAGTATCTGGTGCAATAACGATTGCTAATGGTAAAATAGAATCCGGAGTAACTCGTGGTGACGGTTTTGAAGGGCAGGATATAACTGAAGTTGTAAAAAGAGCCAAAATGATTGATGAAGATTGGTGGCCTTATGTGTCCAGAGAAGATTATAGTTGTGATGGTCGGTATAAATGTGAATTGGTAATTACTCAATATGATTTTAACAAACTTATTGAAGAAAAGAAATATGCAAATCGAAGATCGGCAACTACAGGCATAGTTAATTCACCAAAAAATTTACAATATGCAAAATATATCACTATTATTCCATTATTATATGTTAATGGTGAACATAATGAGCAATTCTTGTATAATCCACCAGGAATAAAAACTTTTGAAATTGGTGAAAATAAAAAAGATAATCTTAAAAAATTTGAAAAAGAAATATTTAATATGCTTGCTATTGTGAGGAATGCAGATTTTCCAATTCGAGTTGATGGTGTAGTATTATTTCCATATGGATTAAAATTAAACGAAATGGATTATATGCAAGACTCAATTGCATATAAAGTAAATACAAATGAAGCATTTACTCAAATAGATTATGGGTATGTATCAGTTGGTAGATTGGGTAATGCAATTCCTATGTTAAAAGTTCATCCAGTTGAAGTTAATGAAACTATTGTTTCTGATGTATCTTTAAGTTCATTTGATAAATTTGCAAGATTTGATATTCATGAAGGTGAAACTGTATTAGTATATTCAGCTGGAGATGTTATTCCGCAAGTTAAATTACCTGAGCCAAGAATGTATCAAGCAAATGCTCCATATCTTAAAATTAAAAAGGTGTGTCCATACTGTGAAGAAAAACTGGAACGATTTGGATTAGAATATAAATGTATAAATCCAGAATGTTCAAGATTGGTAACTGGTAAAATAATAAACTTTTTATCAAAATTGGGAGTAGAGAATATATCTGATAGAACTATAGAGATTTTATATGAGCATAAGATGATAAGAACTATTCCAGATATATTTAAATTAACTATAGATGATATTGCTCCATTATCAGGATTTGGAGAAGTATCGGCGAATAATATAATTGGCGAAATTAACAGACTTAAAAGAGATGAAGTTTCAGTATCTCAACTATTCGGAGCTTTGGGAATACCAAATATCTCTGAAAAGAAATGTCGTAATATCTTTAATTATATTACTATTGATGACATTCAAGATAGTAGTTCGAAGAAAATTCGACATAAAATACTTGATGCCGATAATATTGGAATAAAAACTGCAGAAGTATTTATAGATTTTATCGAAAATAATAAAGCTCTTATCAACTTTTTAATACGAGAAATGAATATCTCGGTTGATAAAATTTATAAAGGAAATGTAGTATTCACTGGATTTCGTAATGCTGATTTAGCAAAACGATTTAATTTGGTATTTTATGATGTATCTGAAAGTATTAATTCAAAAACTGTAGCTGTTATCACTAATGATTATAATCATAATTCACCAAAATGTAAGACTGCATTAAAGAAAGGGATTGATATAGTTGATCTAGTTGACATTGAAGACTTATTTAATGAATTGAAAAAATCAAAATAAAACTAATAAGGAGAATTAAGTATGAAAAGAATTACCGATGTAATAAAAAATATGATTTTTGTGGCAGATGAGGGTGATATCGAAAATGATATCACTACTCAATTAAACTTGGATTTAAAAAGAGATGTTATCAAGAATAAGATTTATATGAATGATGACAATACTCGAAAATATGAGTTGTATATTTCCGATAATAGCAGTATTGGATTTATGGAAAGTGGATTTATTGGTGATAATAATACAGTACATGATAAAATCTATATTGTTAAAGATAAACTTCCACTTACTAATAACAATGATATCAATGGATTCGGAACCTTTTTCGAAACTTCAGAAAGAATATCTATTGAGAGAACTGGCGAATATTATTTAACAATATTTTTTGTCCATTTCTCTAAATGGTTCATTATGAACAAAAATCGTTATCGTACTATACTTGCTAATAAGAATGAAGCAATTGAGATTCATTCTTATAAAGATGCAGATAATAAAGTAGTACGAAATATTCTAATAAATGATGAAGAATATGGATTTAAAAATGAATACGACTTCTATAAAGGCAATATATATGATCTTATTACATTTATATTGACTGATTACGTTTTGGAAGATTAAGTAAATAATTTAGGGGGATACTATGGTTATCAATAATCCAACACTATTTAAAAAAGAGTTATTAAATACAGATAGACTACTAATAAATACATTAGTAGTCTCTGATATTAATGATCCAGATGTAAATATAGTTAGATTTCCATATGGATTAGTAGCAAGAATTAACAAAACTGGGAAATTTGTGTTGTATAATGATAAACTTGATAATGATGAATATAAGATTGGTGAATTTTCTAAGATAATAATTCACAATATTTTATATGAAGTTAAGTATGTCAATGTAGTACTATACCCATACGGTGGAACTTTATCACCGAACATTAAAAGGAAATATGCTCTAGATGAATTTACTAAAGATATTTCTGATAAATATGAGGTGGTACGTGGAACTAATACAACATTATTAATTGAAGTGGCAGTATATGTATTTACAAATCCATATTCAGTTAATAAGTTGAGTAACGATAATGAGGTCTGCTCAATTTTTTGTCCAGAAGTTAAGGAGGATTTATCATTACCAATAGTAGTGATTAAATCAGAAATATAGGGGTTTAGCCCTATATTTTTTTAAACCAATATTGATGATATATTATTTCTATGGAAACACGAAATTAATCAACACCTAAAATTAAAATTTAAATTAATAAAATGAAAAGGAGAAATGAAAAATGTTTAATGACAACAATTTTATTATGAATGAGAGGCTTTACATCATCCCACAAGATGAAGAAACGAGATTATCTATCCTAAATATCGATAGAAAGACTAAAGAAGACGTAAGGAATATATATAAAATATTCACTGAGCACGATTGGCAGAATAATACAACTGCAAATGTGCTAATAGAAACTCTTATCAAATCGTTAGCATATGAAATTACAAGTGATCAGCAAAATGGACCATTGAATTTCTTCGATTTATTTACTGTATCTATAACTGTTAAGAGAAATGAAGATGCAGAAAAAGAAGGTAATATAAATATTAGCTTTAAACCAGGAAAAGAAGCACAAAGAATCATTGAAACTTATGATAAAGATATAGCTGAAGATAGTGGAGTTAAACCACGCTTAGAACTATTACTTTATCCAGACCCTACTACTGGCAAATTTGTCAAAAATGATTATTTCGATTCACAGAAAGAAATCGAAAGATTATTTAAAATCGAAAAAGCGACAAGATTAGATTTATCTGATAAATATACAATTAATATTCCAGATAAATCAGCAGCAACAATCACAATCGCGTATGTATTTATAAAGAATATATTCAAATATCTAATTGAGAAGCTAAAACTTACTAATAAGCCATCCGCATCAGTTAATTTTAATGACAATATCGAATTTCATGCATTAATGAAAGGTGATGAAATATTATTAACAATGAGACCAGGAATGAATGCAAAATTATTAATAAAGTCCGACGAAACGACAGAAGCAGAAGAGTTAGAAGATTAATAAAAATCTTTATAGGGGGAATACATCCATGAAAACAATTGCGGATATCGATCTGCCAAAAGAATTTATAAAAAAGAAAAAAATAAAATTGTATAAAGCATTTATACTAAAAGACGGTGAAGAGATGGATGTTAATATAAACTGCGACATCTTTTCAATTTCACATGAAGATGCAGTTCAGTATCTCATTAATTCACTATCATATGAAGAAGCTAGGGCATTGGAGCATAAGACAGTTAATTTTGCTATATTCACATTTAATACAAGTGACTTAATAGATAAATCCCTAATAGATGATGAGGATGAACCATATGTAAAAGATGGTTCCTTATCGTTAACATTAAAAGATAAATTATATAATATAGATATTGAAGATAAATCTATTTTAGAGTTAGATATTACATTTAATCCAACAAATGAAATTAAAACGATTTCTAAAATAGTATTTCAATAGGCTCATATGTAAGGTGGGAGAGATAAATATTTATTAAGTCTCTTCCTTTTATTTTTTAATTATAAATTAGGAGGAATTTGTCAATGTTAAACTATATCGCATTATATCCCCATAACCATGAGGATGAATTTAATAATGAATTCATTTTAGGTACACATGATAAACCTATTGTGGACTTTGTTATTACTGCAATGAAGGAATTTGAAGCGGTAGAAAATATTAAGATAGAAAATATCGAGGTAATAGAAAATCAAGATGAAGTGGACATTAATGCTCACTTAGTAAATATCAATTTTAAGAAAAAAGACATCGACTCCATAGAGATTCCTAAGAATAAATACATTGCCGATAATAAATTCGGCGAAATCATATTTACAATTAGGATTGCGACAAACATAAGTGAAAAGGTTATTACAAAAAGAATTTTAATCCCTCTTCAGTCTGAAGATGGATACTATGTTAACAATAATAAGAAAATGAAAGCAATCTGGCAATTAATTGATGCCTCCACATATTCACAAAGAGGTAAGATAACATTAAAATCTAGAATGCCTATCATTATATATCACAATAAACATCGTCGAATAGAAGATATTGATGGAAATGAATTTGTTATGCCATCATACTCATATGCATTAAGTGCAAAATCTAAAAAGCCCGGATCAAAAAATATGACAAAATTCATAAATCCAATTATGATTTATGCAGCAAAGATGGGTTTTAATAAAACTCGTGAATTTTTCGGGATGAAAGATATTGTATTTATCGGTGACGATTTTAAAGAAAGTGATAGAGAGAAATATTACATTTTCCAAGTAGATGAAATTTACGTCAAAGTTGATAAATATCTTTATGATAAATATGAACTAGTACGTTCATTTGTATGCATGGTATGTAACCTGAAATCAAAATATTATCCAGTTACTAGAAATTCATTAGAAGATAGATTGTATTGGATTTGTAGAATTGGATTTATTGGTGGAAGTGGAAAGAATAAAAGTATCACAACTTTTAAAGAAAAAGGAATTACTACTATATATATGATAGAAAGATTATTGGATAATACAACTATCAATAATCTCCGATTACCCCATATATATAAACATAACATATACTATCTTCTTTATTGGATCATAACAAATTTTGATAATTTGAAGACAAGAACCAATATAGATATGTATAATAAACGAATAAGAAGAAATGAATACATAGTGAACTCTTCTTTAGGGAAGAAGATAAATGAGAATTTAAATAAACTCATTGAGAAGAAATCAAAATCCAAAATGAACACTATGGACACTCTATTAGAATTATTTAATTTTAATAGTGATATAATCTTTTCAGGTATGAGGAATTTAAATGACTTACTAAAATCTGATGATTTAGTTAATGACTTAACATTTTTATCAGATATATCATATTCAGCGAAAGGGCCAAATAGTTTAGGAGAGGCATCATCAAAAATGATAGCGACTAAATATAGGTACTTACATCCATCTATGGTGGGAGTTCTCGATTTAACAACTAGCTCAAATAGTGATGTTGGTATGAGTGGAAGTTTCACACCATTTGTAAAGTTATATGACGACTTCTATTTTACTCCAGAGAGAGAACCGTGTGATGCGAGATATCTTTTTGATAAAGTATTAAAAGAAGAAGAGCATATGGATATAGTATTAGATGTTTCAGACTTTGATACTTATCTAGAAAGTATGCAAGAAAATAATCCGTTTAACGAATATCTTGTATATGAGCCAATCAATATTATTGAAAGGGAAGAAAATTAGAGGGAGAATGGATATGAAAAAAGGTAATATAGCAATTGTAAATATTGAAGGAATAGATGGAACAGGAAAAAGTAGTATTATCAATACCATGTGCAACAAGTTATTTAGAAATAATGAAAATTTCATATTAATGAAAACGCCAAATTATGATTTAGCAACTGGGAAACTAATTAATGATTTACTAATGGGAAGACTTGTAGATGATCCATTTACAGTTGATCCAATAGCAACATCATTATGCTATACAGTTGATAGATTAATTGGATATCGTGTTTCAGATATGAAGGAAAGACTAGATGATTTTTCAAATAAAGGTATTGATGCGTTAGTAATATCAGATCGTTCATATATGTCAAATTTCTTTTTCCAAGCAAGCAGATATGCAACTGAAAATGGTAAAATTACACCAGAATCAGTTAAGAAGAATATGGAAAAGATATTAGATTATATAAAACTTATGAAAAAGTTAGAAATTGACAATTCATATTTATCAGAATATTCAAATGCAATCATAAATATTGTATTATATCATCCTGATATCAATACCAATATAAAATTATTAGATACACGTAATACTGATAAAGATAAGTATGAATCAAACATGGACTTCTTAACTAATATATCTAATTTTCAGCAAATTTTTAAATTATATGAAGATTCATATATAAAATCTGAGTATCCGGAATATTATTATAATTTCATCCCATGCTCAACTAATGATGGGGGGTTATTTAAAATCAATGATATTGCTGATAATGTTTTATTAACGATTGCTAAGAATTTAAAATAAACTAGATTAATATTATTAAAGTAAACGGAGAATTGAGTATGAAAATTATAATACAAAACGTTCCAACTGATAAACTAGTTTCTATACAATCGCAAATTATACAGGTACTTATAGACAATGGTATTCAGGAAGTGAATATGAATATAAATAAAGATCCGGTGACATTAAAACCATCGGAATGTGTTATTTCAGCAGTATAAACTATAACGCAAAAAAAAGAATAAAGTTATAGTAAACTAATAAAATAGTTTACTATAACTTTAAATATATTGATTAAAATTAAAATATATAAAGGAGTTTGGGTTTAATAATTTGTATCCAAAAATATATTTTAATTTGATTAAAATAAACTTAAATAAGAGGAGACATAGAATGAGTATAGATTACTATAATAAGCCATTAAAAAGCTTAGCAGAGTTACTCGACAAATATAATCCTGGAATGTATTTAATTCTTGAAGATATTTTGGAATCAAAGAGAACTCATAGATTTATATACCAAGACTTATTAGATATAATGAAGTGGGGATTTGAAATTAAGGAAATTCGTACAATGCCAATCAAGTTTAAAATTAGGGCAAATGATGAGAAGATGCATGAAATGGAGATTCGTCATTTTCTATCAAATCTAATTTTATGGTATCCATTTGTGGACATGGATAGAATAGAAGTCTTAGACGAAAGCTTTATATTCGATTTCACCAAATTCAATATGAATTATTTAATTGATTATATTAATCATAAAATTCTTCCATATCATGAAGGCGAATTCACATCAAAGAATAAAATAGTAGATGATATCTGCTATAATATAACTGCAATAGCAAATGCATTCTGCTTATTAATGGGAATGGGTATATCCATTTATGATATAAGACAAATGGAAAAACGTAATCCGGAAATGACTAATTTAATTCATGGTACGATAGATAATACTTCTCAACCAATTGAGATTGAGGCAGATATCGAACGAAGAACTAAACGTATGATCGAATTAGTTATCAATGACACAGAATTTAATGATTTGAAGCCAATATTCTTATCAGGAAAGAATCTATCTGAAGCTCAATTTAGAGAGATTATTATCAAGATAGGATTAAAGGCAGATATTAATGGTAATACAATACCAATGGCAATTGATGCAAACTTTATGGTGACTGGATTAAATAAACCATCATATATTTATATCAATGCCCTAAGTGGTAGAAAAGCTTTAATATTAACAAAGACTCAAATGTCTACTCCAGGTGCATTTAGTAAGAAATTAAATCTTCTTGCAACATCACCAGGTATTTTAAGAAAAGATTATGAGAGATGTGACTCAGTTGATTTTGTTACTTACAAAATTAACGATGACCTCTTCTTAAAATTATTAAATGGAAGATATTACTATGATAAATATGGTGAGATGAAAATATTAGACTATCAAAAGGATAAACATCTTATTGGAAAAATGATTCCATTCAGATCTCCATGCACATGTAATAGTCATGAAGGAATTTGTAAATACTGCTATGGCCATTTATTTGATATCAACTTTGATATGTTTAGTGTTGGGTCATTAGCAGCAACTAAAACAAGTAATCCGTTTGGTCAAAGCATTCTTGGATCTAAACACTCTCAGAAAACTACATCTGATCTAATAGCATTTAATAATGAATTTGATGACGTATTTGAATTATCATCAAACGAAATTATATTAAAGGATGAAGCAGCTAATGATGAAGAATTATATATTCTTCTAGACAATGTACAGATTGAAGAAAGTGATGATTTAGAATCATATTTTGTAGACACTTTTAAAGTTGTTGATGATAAAGGACAATGTGTTTATAATATATCTGAGCAGAATAATTCAAACTTCTTTTTATCAGAGCAGTTATTAACTATGTATAAAAAGTTGAAAGATAAATCTAAGCCGATAAGTCTAGATGAATTTGATTCAGATTCAGTTTTATTTACAGTAGAAATTAAGAATAAAGAATTAACTGCACCATTTAAAATTATTCAGAAATTATTAAATTCAAATGATAAGTTAGGTGCTACAACCTTATCAGAAGTATGCCAATTATTCGCTGAGAATTTAATTAAGATGGGTATTACAAATGACTTAGTACACGCAGAAACGATTATTCGTGGATTATTAAGAAAGAAAAGTAATGAACTAGAATTTCCAAATTGGGGTAGGAATGGCGACCATCAAGATTATCAAATAATGAGATTAACTTCAGCATTATTTAAAAATCCATCTCCATTAATAGCATTATCATTCGGAGATTTAAGACGACAATTAATTTCGCCGGAACTATATCAACGAAATGCTCCATCTCATATAGATTCATTATTTGTACCACAATTATCGAAATATATAGACCAATGATATAAATTATTTTACTAGAAAGGATGAGTAAAATGAAAAAGTATATATATTAATAACAATATATGTAGAGAGGCATTTAATTAAATGCCTCTCTACATATAAATATACATTATTTTACTAGAAAGGTGGTGGTAAAATGAACTTTAAAGGAAAGATATATATTAGTAACAATGGAGTTACAATTACTCCATATAATAGAAAAGATTGCTCCCAATTAGAGCATTTAACTTCGATGTACGATGAAGTTTATCATAAGCGTAACGAAGTTACTGGTTTTGTATTGAAATATGACGATGAAAAAGATGCATTTATAACACATCAGCAAAATGTAAAATATATTCAAAATTTATTCCCTGAGTATGAAGTAGAATATATGAAAGAAACTACATCAACTAAAATTTCTCATGAATTTGGGCTGGATAGTTCAATAACTCCAACTGATATTCAATATGATATAATCAGTAAAATATTAAATATGAAAAATGAAAAAGAATGGTTTGTTCATTTACAGACTGCCTACGGAAAAACTTTATTGAGTATTTATTTATCTTCAATATTCAATTATAAGACAATGATAATGTGTTTTTCAGTAGAGATACTATCACAATGGATGAAGACTATAAAAAAGAAAACTACTTTTCCTCCAGATCGCTTATTATTAATTGATTCATCTAAGATATTACAAGGAATTTTAGATGATACATTTGATTATAAAAAATATGATATTTTTCTATGTACCCCAAAGATATTAACATCGTTTTGTAATAAAAAAGGATATGACAAGTTAAATATCATATTTAATAAGATTGGTATAGGATTAAAGATATTTGATGAAGCACATCGGAATATGGCGAACTTAATTAAGATTAATGCTTCAACTAATACTAGGTATACACTCTATTTATCAGCGGACTTTGGTCAAGCTGATCCAGAGTTAGAGCAGAAGTATTTTAAAATTTTTTATAAGGTTCCAATCATAACTCCAGATGAAAAATTCAAAGAAACGATGAGATATACTCAAGCAGTAGTAGTTGAATATAATTCCCATCCGACAATGGAAGAATCTCCAACTATATATAATCGATACGGATTTAGTGCACAGCTATATATGGAATATCAATTTAAGAAAAAGATTATTTTTGATGTAGTAGATTTTGTATTAAAGCCAATATTTGCTATTAAAGATAAATATAAAATTCTTATATTATTAAATCATATAGAGCATGTGGATATAATGACCGATTATATTAAAGATAAATATCCAAATAAAATTGTTGGTAGATTCCATAGTAAGGTAAATGCAGAAGAAAAAGAATATACTAAAAACTATTCTGATATTATTGTATCGACATATAGTTCATTTGGAACTGGATTAGATGTGAGTCATATTAAATATGTATTATCATTAAATCAATCAAATAAGATTGAAGATAATCAGGCTGCAGGAAGAGCAAGACCTCTAGAAGATGGAAGTGATGTATTTTACTTCATGATAATCGATAGAGGATTTCCATATTGCATGAAAAAACTTAAAACCAGACTTCAATATTTAAATGAAACTAAGATTAAAAAAGTGTCAAAACTTCGTTATTATACATAATTCATGTTATGTATAATAACGATATATTATTTTTATGAGTAAAATTTTAATATAATTATAGATAAACCATTCTATAATCGTATTAAACGATTAAAAAATAAAATTAAAGACGGGGGTCAAATCAATGTTATTTAAAGAGCTAAGTATGGTAAAAAATTTACGAGGTATTGATTACAGTCAGACATTTAAGAATAACACCATCATATGTGTGTGTTTACCACCACAAAATAATGACAATCACGAAGCGGTGAAGTATCTAAAGAAAAATTATCCAGAGGTCTATAAAAAACATACCATGAAGGATAATGAACTAGGAAGTGTAGAAGTTCATTATATTAGATCAGGACTTCTATTAGCAAGAGTATATTCACATGTAAACATGTTGGATGAAGGTGATGAACTTTATATGAGTGACATGCCTGCACTCGAAAAAGCTTTAAGATATATCCATGAAATATATTCGGATTATACGGCTATATTTAAGGATGAGAATTTAGACATCGGATGTACGGTTGAAGAGTGGGAAAAGATTAAGGACTTATTAATAGATATATATGGAGAACCGAATGATGATGCGATTTGTAAAGTAATTTTTGATCGAGATATAATACTATGAATAAAAGACAAATTAAAAAACACAATAAACTAACTATAGAAAAAGAAGAATTTTTTGATAAACACGCAATTATACTAGATATATATGGAACTGATATTACTAAAGTAAAGAAATTAGTAAAAGATGAATGCAATAATAAACATTATAACAATATCAAAAGATTAAAGAAAAAATACAAAAGTTATCCAGATACAAAATTATACTTTATGGAGACAAATGCGTGGAAGAGTTTAACACACGCTTTTAAAAAAGATTAATAAAACTAATTAAGAAAGAGGAACTAAATATGAAATTAGCAGATGCATTCCAATCAGCACATGAAGGAAATTTTGTTACACATCCGACATTTTCAAATGATCAAAGTATGCACGCTTATAACGATAGGCTATATTATGAAGACGGGGCAAATCTTACAGATAGTAATTTTGTAAGTATCCTAGCTCATTATGATTGGGCAAGGCATGGCTGGTATATCAAATATCCTAAAGAAAAGGTCGATAGAGAAAAACTTAAAGAAATGCATGAAAAAAGTAAAGGACATATGCTTGAAAGTAATATGACATATGAATCGTGCATAATTCAGACCAAGTAAAATATTAAAAATAATTACTAATAAAATAATTATATAAATAGTATAATGGGAGATATATTATACTATTTATATAATTAATAATCGAGGAGGGCTACAATGGCAACTGTGGACCGAACTATAAAGAAAGTTTTATATAAAAACACCAGATATATACTGGAATTTTTTATGTATGAACCAAAGGTTGAAAAATACAAAGAGAATTATAATATACAAGTTAATCCGATATTAACTTTAAGACAGTTGAATACTGCAAGTTATAATGAAGACTTTTCTACTATGCAGGAAAGAAGTTATAGGATAACGCCAAGAAACTTATATCGAGTTTTGAAATTTTTTAATACCATCGTAACATGGTTTTATGATGAAGATAAGAAAGATCTATTTCTAATTAATGAAGAAAATGAACTGATTTTTAATTCAGATTATAATAGTTTATACACAATAACAGCAAAGACATTAAATGAAAATACTGTAATGAAAGCTATTCCGACAGTTGTCGTTTTTAATGATAAACGATATGAAGGAATTCATTTATATATAAATAATAGTGTAAATGTTATCATTATGACCAAAGAAGAAGTAGAAATGGTTCTTGGATTTTTAAAAGATTTTTCATTTAATGAAGAAATTATAGAATGCTTAACAGCAATGGATTATGCAAAGAGAAATGACTTAATCCAAGATAATACTGGTGGTTTCAGTAATAATAACAATAATAAAAATACTAAATCACCATTTGATAAATAAACTATATGGAAGGAGATATAAAGATTTTATGGAAGAAAATTCAAAAGTATATTCAAGTGATGCATTATTAATTACGAATGATGAGATTCTTAACATCAAAATTTATAATGAAAATAATGACATCTTTGAAAAAGGAATTGCATATTTAGATGGGGACTATTTCTATATTTATAGAGGAGAAATAACAGAAAAGGAATTGCAAAAAGAAGGTGTTGAACGCGAACCTGGAATATATAGATGTAATAATAAAAATTATCTATTTAAACCAATGACGGATGAAGAGAGAAAATACTATTCTTATGAAGATAAAATTTCTTCAATAGACCCTAATAAAATTATTGAAATGATAAACACTAAAGAAAAGATTTTAGTACCAGTACCAGAATCATCTAAGTTATTTATTCCTGTTATTAATAAGGAAGATGATATACTTAAAAGATTGATAAAGAAAGCTCTTATTGAAAAGAATATCGATATAGATCAATATAGACATAGATTTTTGGATAAGAATGCACTTTTTAATTTTAAACAGGTAATTAAAGGAACAAATACTTTATCAATATTATTATTTGATAGAGGTTGTGATGCATTAAATCTTAAATATACACTCATTATTGAAGAAGCAGATCCTGATAATGTAATAGGTGAGAAATTAGAATCTTCTATTATGGCCTCATCGGATGATGTGTATGATTTATAAATTTAATAGAAGACATTTTTTATAATGTCTTCTATTTTTTTGAAATAAAAGGGAGGAGGAATTATATGAAAAAATATATATGGAGTAAAGATAAAGAAATGAATCAGTGGAATATTGATATATTAGAAAAATTATCAGATAAAAATATCAAACCTCAGAATCTCATGAGTACTAATAATATAACTCTTATATGTGAAATACATGGAGAATATGATAAGAGAATAGATAGATTGTATGATGACATGAATAAATTAGGATTTCCAATGTGTCCTAAATGTTCGAGAATTGCTGCAACTAAAAAAACTGAAGAAACTAATTTAAAGAAATATGGAACTAAAGCTCCAGCACAGAATAAAGATGTATTAGAAAAAATGAAGAAAACTAATTTAGAAAAGTATGGAGTCGAGTTTCAAGTGCAATCAGAAGATTTTGAAGAAAAGAGAAAGAAAACTAATCTTGAAAAATATGGTGAAGAATATGCGATACTAAATCAAGAAGTTAAAAACAAAGCTAATGCAACCATGTTAGAAAAGCATGGGACTATACACGCACTTCAAAATAAAGATTCATTTAAGAAGTTTACTGATACAATGAATGAAAGGTATGGGGTTGATTATGCATTACAAAATGAAGAACTTCGAAACAAATTTACTGAATCTATGGTTGAAAAACATGGAGTTGAACATGCATTACAAAATGAAGAGTCTAATAAAAAATTAAGAGCTACTAATATTGAAAGATTTGGTGTAGAATATGGCACACAAAATTATGATTTATATTTAAAAATGTGTAATACTAGAGGGCAAATTCCAGTTCAAGAAAATATATTTAATATAGTAAATAATAAAGATTTATTTTCTGATTATATTGATAAATTGTATCTTGAAATAGGTAAGAAACCTACTATTGAAATTATTGCGAAAGCGTTAGGATATGGAACTACTACTATTGGTTATAATATAAAAAGGTATAATTTAGAAGATAAAATTCATTATTTAGCAGGAGAATCATATGGTGAGCATGAAATAATAGATTTCTTAAAAAGTTATAATATTAAATGTTATCATCGCTATACTAAGATCGGACCTGAGCTCGATGTTTATTTGCCTGATTATGATGTAGGTATCGAATTTAATGGTTTATATTGGCATTCAGATGAATTTAAAGAAAGGGATTATCATTATAAAAAATATAAATATTATAAAGATTTGAAAACTAGAGTTATTAATATTTATGAAGATGAATGGTTAGATGAAAATAAACAAAAAATATTAAAATCAATTATGTTATCAGCATGTAATATTTCATTAAATAAATCTATTGATTATGCTCGTAAGTTAAAAGTTATTGAGTTTGATAAATCTTCAGATTCATTAAATAAAATAAAGAAATTCTTTAATGATAATCATTTACAAGGATTTAGAACTTCATCAATGTATATTGGATTAGTTGACGATAATGATGAAATAATTGAATGTATGTCTTTTGGCTACCCATATTTTGGAAACCAAAAAAATAAGACTAAGTATCAATTTGAGTTAATAAGACATTGTACTAAAATGTTTCATAATGTCGTTGGTGGAAAAGAAAGAATATTTAAATATTTCTTAAGTATTTATCCGTATTCTAAAAAATATGAAAATTATATTTTGACATATTGTGATATTGATAAATTTGATGGTGGGAGCTATGAAAAATTAGGATTTAATTTTATATCTCATAATTTACAAGTATGGGGAATTGAAGAGTTCTATACTAAACGAATATATCGAAATCCATCAGATAATGATTATTTTAAGACTTTACCAAAAATATATGGGTGTGGAAATAATACTTATGTATATAACATTTAAATAACCTATACACCTCATTTAGTGGTATTTACAGCATTTAGAAGTATATATTATTAAAATGTGAATAGTTATATAATCTTAAAATAAAAAGGAGTAAATGCTATGAGAATAATTAAAAGGGTAGTACCACATGTAAATAGCAGAATACCTACAGAAGAATTGCTTACACAAATAAACGAAAAATTTAATTTAGAAATTACTAAAAAACAATTTGATGACGTGATTGATAAATACATGGTTGATGAGTACGGTCACTATCCTGCATTAAATACTTTTATACGCAATTTACTATTAGATAAAAATTTCTTTGAAATGTGTGACGACGATTATAAAACTACAATAAGAGAAATATTCATGAATGAACTAACGTTGCATTGTTTAAATACAATGGTCAATAATACAATATATGAAAAATACCATAGTCATGCAGCTATGGCAGAAAATTAAATTAAAAAGATTATGGAAAATTCCATAATCTTTTTTTAATATAATTAATCTAAAGGGGAGAAAAGATAAAATGATTACTGTTAGAAAACTAATTAATCATGCAGTTGAAATTAAAGCTAAATGTAACAAAATGACATTTGAAGAAGCTATACGACAACCTCTATACTTTACATTTTACACAAATAGCGGAGTTCACTTAGTTATATCTATGAATAGTAGCTCCAATAAGTTAAATAAAAATAACGTTTTTCGCAAGGTTAATATCGAAGTTCTTGAAGGAAAATGTATAATTCCAGAGGAAATGAACAAGTATCAAAAATACCCACGTAGTATTTTTTCATTAGCATTCTGTGATGTTCCAGAAAGAATTATTAACCAATGCTTTACTGTAAATAGCGGAGTTGATTTGGAACGATTTACTAGAGAATGGGAAAAGATTTTGTCATAAGAGGTGAGTATAAAATGAATACAATAAGAGAATTAATTCATAAAGCTGTTGAAATCAAGTCGAGTTATTGTAATATGACGTTTGAAGAATCTATACAGCAGAATACAGTATATGTGATATTTTATACTAATAATGGAGCACAGCTTATAATATCAATGAATCCTAAATCTAATATTTTAAATAAAAATAATGTTTATCGTAAAATTGATTTAGAGATTAATGATAGTAACTGTATAATTCCAGCAGAAATGAATAAATATAAAAGTTATCAAAATAATTACTATGTTCCAGAGAGGGTTATGAACTCTTTCTTAGTAGCAAATGGTGGTATTGACATGAAACGTTTCATTAAAGAATTTACTTTATTATGGGAAACCTATAAAGCATATATATAAAAGAAAGCGTATATACTCTTTCTTTTTTATGTTTGTCCATATAATATGAATATATATTATTTTTATAGAAAATAAAGGGACGAAAATTTTAATATAAAAATAAAAGGAGAAAAATTAAAAGAAATGAGAAAATCAATTAGAATTATGCTATGTATTATGTTAGTATTAATCACTTTACAGCTTATCGGATGTGATAAGTTGAATGCTGTAGCTGTTGAAGGTGTTGGAACCGCAACAGAAATTATGAAAGAAAAGCAATCATTTACACAAAAGATTGCTGAGATATTATTTGGAAAAGAAGAAGAACCAGTACAAAGAATACCACATATTAAAGATTATGATTTTCCAGAATATGTAAAATCTGATATGCGTGATGCTTTACTTGGGTACTATAATATGACTGATGAGGACATATATTATTATGTCAGAGATTTGTATTCGAAATCCCAAAATGGAGAAATACCATTTAATGGCGGAATGGATTTTTTAGTATTTAATGCTTTCATGAGTTCATATACTGAGAATGAAGGAATCTTCAATGGTCAGGATTATGCTGATTGGCTTGGAGTTCCATTAGATGTTAGAGGATATTATCGTCAAACATTTGATTATGATTTTGATGAAGAATTAGTTTGGATTGAGGGACATGATTCCTTTGATTATTATATCAGAATACCCTTAGGTGATTCTGCTAAATGGCAAAATGGCGATGAGATGCTAGTATTTGGCCAATTTCTCGAATTGCTTTATGATGAAGATAGATCTGCGGGTTATACAAGATATGTTATAAGTGGAGCTAATCTAGTTAGTCAATTATGCTTTAATCTTACAAAGGACATTGATAAAGATTATGTGATGACACCAGAAGAAAAAGAATTCTTTTTAAACACTGAATATACTATGGTTACTGAAGGATTAGAAGAGAATGCAGAAACTGGGGAAATGGAAAAAGTATATGAAGTTTCAGAATTTGATATAAATGAAAAAGAAGTCTGTGGATATCCATATACAGTAAAATCAATAACAAAAGTAGGACCGGATATTGAGCTTATGTATAGATTGGATGATACTCATTATGATGATAATATTTATGATAAAATCACATTTCGTATAGATGGAACAATTGAATTCGTTTATTCGTATCTCGATATTAATCAAGACTATACAAAAGAAACTCCAGCAGATTATTATGGACTCGGCTGGAGGATGAGTAATATCTTTTAAAAAATTTAATGTAAATTATATTAAAGGTATACTGTGATATACAATATAATTTATATAAGCATTCAAAATAGTTTGAATGCTTATATAGACATTAAAATAAAAATCTATTGAAATAGGAAGAGGAGATTGAAATATTATGTCTAAAAGAATTTTATCATCAAAAAAACATTAAAATAAACGTAGTAATAAAATTATTTTGGGGGTTTTACAATGAGAAGTGTATACAAAAATAAAATTGAATTTGATAATGAAAAACGAGTAGTTAGAATAGATACTCCGTTAGAAGAAACTCTTTATTTTAAATACGATGCACAAGGAAGAATAACTGAAATAAATAATGATAAATCTTATATTGGAATATATGAGTATATAAACTCAAGTTCTAATAAAATGAAAAGATTTACCGATACCGATGGAATAGAAATTACATATGCTTATGAGGGTGATGAATTATATTCTGTAGTAGTTTTATCTCAAGAATACAATAATCAACTTATTCTATTAAATGATGATGCTTTAATTCCAATCAAAGGAAAAGATTCAAATAATACTGAAACGCTAAGAGTAATCGATAACTTGGGTTTGATAGTTGATTACTGCGATACTTTCAATCGTGATAAATCTGATGTTTATGGTATAAAGGCTAGAAAATATGAAATAAATAAAGTTGATGATGAAACTTTCGAAATTTCATATGATAAAAAGAAGCACTAATTATATGAAAAATAAAGATATGAGTTAATCATATCTTTATTTTTTTATACGTATTTTAAAATTCTATGTGTATATATTATTTTAGTATATAAATATAAAAAATAAATTCCTTGGAGGGTAATATAATGAAAGAATTAGATAAATCAATGAAGAGTACTTTTGCGGCATTAAACGAAGTTAGTAAAAAGCGTGATGAATTTATGGAAGAGCATAGAAACAGAATAAAAGAATTTCATAATGAATTAGACAGAATTATTTCTGCTACTCCAGATTTAAGTGAAATGCAAATAGCAATGGATGAATTTACAAAAGAACATCAAGAAATTGAATCGGACCTAGATCAAATGTCAAAAGAATTAGATGATCTATTAAATGATGATACTTTCAACTATTTTGAAAATGAAGATGATGATTTGTAATAAAAATAATAAAGATATAGTCTAAACATAAAACTATATCTTTATTATTTTTTTTGGAAATATATTATATATAAGATATATTAATAAAGTAATCTTGGAGGGACGCCGATGAAAATATTAAGACTATATTTAAAAAATTCAAAACATCTTTTATCCGCAATTGAAAAAACGGAAATTGATATAGACCTTTCTACTTCAAATAAAATAATTAATGTCTTTATAGGAAAAATTGGTTCTGGAAAAACTGCAATATTAGGGCATATGCAACCATTTGCATCTTTTGGAACGTTAGATATTAGAAATCAAGATGGCATTATTATTGATGGAGAAGATGGGTTAAAAATAATTGAATACAAAAAAGGAAATGACTACTACACTATAACTCATAAGTATACATGGAATAAAACATCTCATCTCATTAAATCATACATTGAAAAGAATGGTGTTGAATTAAATGAGAATGGAAATCAAGGTTCATTTAAAGATATTATCTCATTTGAATTTGGTATTGAGCAAAACTTCTTACGATTATTAAGATTGGGTGCAAATGTATCTAATATCATCAGTATGAAATCATCAGAGAGAAAATCATTCATAGCTTCTTTATTAAAAGATGCGGAAGTGTATACATTCTTATATAAAAAAATAACCGATGATATGAGAAATTTAAATTCTCAGACTAGCATTTTAACGAACAAATTACACCATATTGGGGCAGAGAATCTTGATAAATATCAAAATGAGTATGAAACTATTAAAGATATAATAAAAGAACTCTCTAATCAATATGATGAAATTAAATCTAATATATTTAAATTAGATGCATCAATTACCAGTATATTAAATGGTGAATCATATGAAACATATGAGATTGATTATAATGATAAATGCAAACTAATAAAAGTATTAAAAGATAATATTGATATTATTAAAGAGACAATTCATACTTATAAAGAATATCCATCGATAGTCGAGGTTAGTAAAATTCTTGGTAGATTGGATAGTGATTTGAATACTAATAATAAAAATATTACTACTGAGGAAGCTCATTATAATGAACTTTCAACACAATTAGCAATCTATATTGATAATCAAAAAGTAAAAAATAATAAAGAGCATTTATTAGAGTTAAAGGATACTTATAATGAATTATTGAATAAATTAAACGATTACAAAAAGCAAATTGGCAGTTTCGATTTAAATTATTCTACTTCATATATATTATCTTTACTCGGCGATATTGATACATTAAATATAGCAATTGATGACATTGCTCAATATGATAGAGAAATAATAAAGAAAATCTATTATTCGGATTCAAGTGTTATTGGGTGGTCTAAGAAGCAAATTGAGATTGCTCAATTTCAAAAAATGAAAGTGCAAAAAGAAATTAATAGTATAAAGTTCTCAGATAAATACGAGACACCTTATACCTTATATCTACCACCTTTATGCCCTACTAAGGATTGTCCATATTATAAATCTCATCCTTATAATATTCAAAAAGGAATGAAAAATGATAATATTGGAGTCGAAAAAGAAGTAGAAATACTTTTAGAAAAAGCAAAAGAAATTGATAATCGAATATATCGATTATCTGATTATCCAATGCTCTATTCAAAAATAACTAATTTAAAACAGACATGGGCAAGAATTATTCCAATAGTAGAATTATTAGGTGCAATTAATAACAAGAAACTTATTGATGTATTAACGAATTATCAATATAGGAAATGGCATGACTATGATAAAATAGCCAAGGTAATGGAATTAACTGAGAAAAGGGATAAGTATTATGATTTAACTGAAAGCGTTAATAAAATAAAAAATGAAATTTCTCAGATTGAATTAACTGAAGATTCATCATTGGATGAGAAAATTAATAATGTATCTTTGGAAGCTCAAAAATCAGTATCGAGAATTGCAGAATATGAATCAAATGTTAAAGAAATTGAAACTAAAATACGGAATTATAATGATATTTATATTAAACTATCACAATTATCAATACTCGAAAATGATTTAAAAGAAAAGCAAACTCAATATAATGCATTATTATCTATGATCCAGACAATGGAAATCAATTTAGATAAAATTCGTAATAATATTAATATTATACGAAAGTATAAATTGGATGCTAGTGAAATATATAATAAATTACAAAATTATATTGACAAGAACGAAAAACTTAAATTAAATATTAATGAAATCATATATACAAAAAATGAATTTGAAGAAGTTATTGATGATAAAGAAACGATGAGATATGTTTTAGATGCAGTATCTTCAAAGGAAGGGATTCCATTAGTATTTGTAAAATTATTTTTGAATGATGCAAGAGATATATTAAATGATTTAATTGCCGATGTCTTTGGTGATAGTTTAGAAATACAGGAGTTTGAAATTACTCAAGATGATTTTAGAATTCCATATACAATTAATGGAATTTATGTTGAGGATATTGAAAGAGCTTCACAAGGGCAGCAATCAATTATTTCAATCGCATTATCATTTGCACTAATTAGAAAGAGTATATTCGATTATAACATTATGCTATTAGATGAAGTTGATTCACCATTATATAAACATGATAGAGAAAAGTTTATAGCAATTTTATTTAAGCAACTTAAGGCAATAGATGCCGAGCAGGTATTCCTAATAAGTCATAATAATACATTTGATGGATATCCTGTAAATATAATAATGACAACTGAAGAGATAGTAGATGAATCGGATTTGAACTCAGTTATACGATTATATTAACGTAGATTCGAGGAATATGAGCGTATTTCTCGGATTTATAGATATATATCATTTTAGTAGACATAATAAAGAAATTAATAAAAAAATAAAAAATATGGAGGCTTAATTATGTTTAAGAAAAGTGTAAAGGAATTACAAAAATTAACAATCAATAATATTATATCAGTAGATGGATATCAAGCTGGACTAAATGAAAATATGTACATCGCACAGGTTGAAAACTTAACACTGGTACAAGGATTAAATCCAAAGAAACCGTTACAAGGAGTTAAAGCTTTAATCGCAACAGCAAAGTTACCGATGGGTAGCGAAGCAGAAAAGAAATACGGCAGCCGTATAATCCTAGTTGATAAGAAGTTCAGCAAACTTCCAAAGAAACAAAGATTAGCTTTGGTTGAAATTGAGAACCAAAAGTTACGTCAATTAGATACAAGATTCTCAGCTAACTACAACAATGATGAAATTGCATCCACAAACATGGATAGACAAATCACTGCTGAATTAGTAGCAATGGAAAAATACGGATACAGAAATGTTAAACGTGCTATCATGAAGAATGGTAAGTTAACATTAAAGACAGAAAAACCAATCGGCAAGATGCTTTACAAGAATTACAAGAAACAAGCAAAGAATAACAAAAATAAAGAAGTTGAAAAAGTAGAGCAGCCGATAACATTACAGAATGCATAAACACAAATGAAAAAAGAAGATGAATAATATCATCTTCTTTTTTTTATTTTTTTTATTCATCTTCTTCTGCTGAATAGTCTATTCTTACTTTATAATTTCTATGGAAATCATCAGTTGCAGTTTTTGTACGATCGTCGATATCAAAGTTCAATTCATCTATATTACGAGGTAGAGGATAATCTGGTACTACATTACCATCCTTATCTTCTGCGATAATATATTTTGAACCATCAGGCTCCAATATCAAAACGTATTCAACTCCAAGATTTTCATATCTTAAGAATTTATCTCCATCATTTTCGTCTGCATTATTAAAGTATTTTTGCTGGATTACATCATCATCATATCCTACACTTTCATTAGGACTTTCATCCTCTGTAAATGCTCCAGACACGCCTTCATATCCTCCAACAGTAGAAAGAATATTACTTCTACCCATACCAAATAATTGCTGAATAGCTCTTCCACTCACAACATCACTGGAATTCTCTTCCGGCTTATTCTTTTCTGATTTGTATTTCAAATCCAATTGAGTTTTCTTAATACTATTAATTTCTTTAACTACGCTTAATGCTGTATTATGAAATTGTGTTTTTACTTCGATAAGTTCACTTAAAGTTTTAAAGTTTTTTGTACGTGCCATTCTCATAGCATCAATATCTTTTTGTAATATGTCCTTGTCTTTTTCAATTTCTTCAAGGAATCTATTTAGTACTTTTTCACTTGCACTAAAAGCTTTTTGAATTTCACTTGTTTCCGCACTAACTGTAGTTTCTCTGGCATATTTTCTCCCCATGCCAATTAAACTGTTTCTAAGGTCTCTATCCTCATCATCATTAAATTTATTTTCTAAATAAAGATCGAAATCTGATATTATGTCATCTGAATATTTATCTATTAATGAATTTCCTTTATCTAGAATTCTTGCAAATTTATCTTTCTTTTTTTTCTTCTTTCCTGATTCATCATCTATAGTCACTTTATTTTTTGATGAATTATCAACTTCAATATTAACTGAAGCTACTTCTGATATATCATCATCAAAAGGATTACTAAACGAATCAAATGAAGTTTGAGATAAGGATTTTATTTTCTTACTTAAATCTGATTTCTCCACTTTCTTTCCTCCTCTATTTCATGATAATTTCTCTATTAAAAATCTGTTTTTAAGTATTATTTTATGGATAAAATATCAATATCACTAAAATAATACTATAATGAAATATATATCATTTAAGTATATAATAAGAGGAGGACTACTATATATGAATAAAAATCAGAAATACAATAACTATAATGCAAAAATACGAAATACATTTACAGATGAGGAAAGGGAAGAGTTACTTAAAAATATTTTATATCCCGATGCTCCAACTGAAGCATATACTACAATGTTAGAAACCATAAATAAAATAAAAAATAACGAATATGTTAGTAGAGATGAAGCTATTCGTGTATATACTCAGATTATAAATATTACTGATATATCAATTAATTTATCAACTTGCCTTATTGACTACAGCGACGATTTAATTAAAATTGGCCGCGATGTTGTTAAGATTATCTATAATGAAAAAATGTAGAGTGATTTCTACATTTTTTTTCCGCATTTTAAGCCGTTAAGGGTATATATTATTAATATAGTAATAAATAAAAAAAAAATAAAATAAAGGGAGCAAAAATTATGCCAACAATGATGGAACCAATTAAAAATGAAGAGGTTGCAGTTAACACAAACTACAATAGAAAGTATCAAATATTTATTGACATTAATGAATTACTAGATATGGGTGAAACTCAATCAGTTGAAGAAATAGTCAACAAGATTAGAGAAAAGATTGTAACTACTCACTGTATAACTTCAGCAGCAACTATCAAAGAGCATTGTGTGATATTTGCAGTTGTAAGAAAATCATCAAGATGTGAATGGAAATTAGATGATATATTCAAAGCGGTTACCAATGAAATAACTGATGCGTTATATATCACTATGCGTTATCAGGATGTGCTATGATAATTTAATTAATTTTGAAATATATATTATTATAGTGAATATACAATGACAACTATAATTAAGAAAAAGACATAAATTAATGTATATCAAACTTGTATGGTGGCTGGAAATTTAGTGTTAAGTTGAAATCACGATTGTCTTAATTATGTAATATGAGGTTGAGCGCTTACAGCTTTCAAATTTCGATTATCTCCGAGGATGGATAGGTAGAATGGGTGAAATGATATATCCCAACTATTGAAATTATGTCAAGGCGTTCCATTGATGCCTAAGGAATTTGAATATATTAAAATTATATTATAACATTATTAAGACAGGGCCTAGAAAATAGACGAAGTAGCCAATAAGTAAACGTGCTATATAATAATGGTTTTACCATACAATTAAAAAAGAGATATCAAATATCTCTTTTTTTTAAAAAAAATAAAATATTAAAATGGAGGATAAATTAATGAAATCAAGTGAAGGTATGCCTAAAATAGTAAAAATAAGAGAGTCATTATTGTCTATGCAAATATGTGCATCAATACCACCAGAAGAAAAAGAAATGATTAATGAAGAGTTAAAAAACTGTGGCTTGAGTATAAGTGGAACTACTAATGGATGGAAACTGGATGAGTCTGAAGAACCAGTAAAATGTAATGATTATGAAGGTAGATGGCATTATATATGTACCTGCTAGTATAATAAAAATAAAAGAAGGTAATCAGCCTTCTTTTTTTTATTTCTTTTTAAGACTATATATTATTAGTAAGTAATAATACAATATGATTTTAACATTAAATTAATAAAATTAAAGGAAAGGGTGAAATATAATTTGAAATTTTTAGATGGAGTTTTTGATAATAAAAATATTATGCCTCTAAATATTTATTATACTAGGGGTGAATATAATGAAGAAGATTATATTGACATAATCTATAAAGATATGGATACTGGGAAAAAATATGTCCAGACCATATCGAATCCAAAAATTGAAGTTTGGATTACTAAACCAGAATTTCGCAATTATACACATATTAAAAATTATATCGAAAAACCAAAATGTACTCCAGTTTATGTACATTATAAATCTAGATATAGGGAAGTAGCAAAATTATTAAATGTGCCACAAGATGAAGTAAAGTTTTCGCCGTATGTATTTGGACTCGATGTTCAAGTTGATACATTTTATCTAAATCACTTTTTAATCGAATATCCAAATGATAAACCAAAGAAAATATCATTGGGAGCACTAGATATAGAAAATGATATAATTCAAGTAGATGGATTTCCAGAACCAGGAGAAGCACCAATAAATATGGTAACATACACCGATAACTCAAGAATGGAATCATATACATTAATTCTTAAAGCTGATAATATTCCGAAAGTAAATGAGAATCATCGTTTATATGAATATTATCAAGAGTTAAAGAAATCATTTTGGGAGCAGTTTACTGACTTTGAAAATAACTTAGATAAATATATACAAGATTGGCATGAATCGTTTGATGGTTCATTTGGAGAATTTCATTATAATGTATTGATTTTTGAAAAAGAGATAGATTTAATAATAACTCTCTTTGATATTATTAAAGCATCAGATAATGATTTTATTGAGATATGGAACTCCCCATACGATATGCAGAACCTTATCCAAAGACCAATTAATTTGGGATATGATACCGATACTATTATTCCAGATAAAAGATTTGGACCACGTCATGTTGAATTTATTGAAGATACTAATCCAATTGCACATAAAAGAAAGCATATCTGTAGAACATTCACAATGCCTACATTTATAGATGCAATGGTAAATTATGCTGGTATACGTTCTGGTAAGGGAAAGTTGCCATCAAATAAATTAAATTCAATAGCAAAAAAAGAGTTAAAAGATGAAAAAGTCGATTATTCTGAGGAAGGAAATATAAAAGTATTTCCATATAAAAACTTTAGTAAATTTACTAAATATAATATAAAAGACGTTCTTATTTTAACAGGTCTTTCGAAGAAGACGAAGGATATCGATACTGTATATACAACCATCTATCGAAACTCAGTCTTACCACATCAAGTATTTACATCAACTGCTATTATTTCAGAGTCATTAAGAGTCTTTTTATATACGTTCCGTGATGGTTATGTTATGGGAAGTAATAAAAGTAAATTATTTGGTAAAAATACTGGAGTTGATTATGAAAAATTAGTTCATTCGGCATTTAATGAATATGCAGATGATGATGAATATGATTTAGACGATTTAGATGATGACGAAGATAGTGTCGATGGCGAAAAGTCAGAAGATGATGATGACGAAAAGAAATTCAAAGGTGCATATGTAATGAACCCAAAACATATGTCATCAACTGGTTTTAAGTTATTAGGAAAACTAGCTCAATTTATACATTCTCACGTTGTCGATTTTGACATAACAAGCGAGTACCCAACTGCAGTAATCATTATGAATGCAAGTAATGAAACTATGGTAGGTAAGGTATTCTTTGAAAATCCAGAAGAGATTGAAATTGCAATATATCCAGAATTTAATTTCGTTGATAAAGAACGAGAGAAATATTCAATGGACCCTGGTAATTTCTTACTTGAAATTTATTCGCAAGGTGATATTTTAAATCTAGGGGAAATATTCTTAGGTTTGCCATCTATTGAAGATGTGCTTATTGAAGTTGATAAAAATATCAATAGTTTATTAAAGTAGTTAAAAAATTAGGAGGTATATTTTATGGCTCGATTAGTTAAGCAATATAGAGAATCCAAAAATACTTCTGATGAAATTTTATTAAAAATTTTGGATAAATTAGATAAATTAGAACTGGCAGAAGAAGAAAATAGATTAGCAATATTCCCCTATACCGAAAAAGATGATATTGAAATCGATATCAATGGGAAGATATATTATATAGTTAATAATATTGCATCTATATGGTTATCTCAAGAAGATGGTATAGTTAGAAGACAAGTATCAATTGAAAAATTCCTTGAATTAGAAAGAATTTCAAGAGAAGAAGAAAGTGCTAGGAGGAACGAATAGTGAATGAAAAACTATTTAAGCAATATAGTAAAATAAAAGATATTAATCAACGTTTAAAATATATCTCCGATATTTATTATATCGGAGGTAATGGTTATATTTATATGAAGTCATTAATACCATTTATAGAGAAATTTGCAGTTGTAAATGATAATATTGATATTCAAGCATATTCAAATAGTATAATATTACCAAATAAGGCTTATGGCTTTACTTCAATTGCTAAAAAAAGTAAACTAGTAGCAGACTATTATATGGATACAATAGTTTTAGCAGATAGTACTGATGATAGTTTAAAACTTGAAATCAATTTAGTACAAGAAGAATCAAAACCATATAAATCTTTTTATAAGAATATTGATTTGATATTGAATAATATCAGTACTCCATTTATAACTTTGGAAGAGGAAAATTTAAGAAGATTAGTATCTTCCGAGGTTGTATATATTCCATATGAGAATACTAATTTCACAATCACTAAAAATATTTTTATGAGTATTAAAAAGACAGATTCAGTTGATTATAAGATTCTTGATATGGTCGATCCAACGAATCTGATGAAAAAATATGTTCTATTTAGAAAGAATACTGATCTAATGACTATATATACTCTTACTGCGTTTATTTGCTTCGCATAATAAATGAAAGAAGATATCGATATTATTTTGATATCTTCTTTTTTTTACATATTTTTATTGAAGTAGTTTTATGAATTCAAAAACATGGAGTTAATATAAAACGCAAAAAGATTTATTAAAGGAGATGAGTATAATGGCAAAAAAAGATATATCTAAAAATCAAGAAAAACAAAATTGGAATAATATAAATATATTTGATAATTTATCAAAAAAGATACTATCTACAATTGATAGTAGTTATAATGAACGTGAGCTTTTAAATGCAAAAGATGCGAGATTTCAGAATATTATAAATAGAGAAATTGATATCCCAAAAGGAATATCAAATGGAAACATAGTTGATTTTGCAGTTAGCCAAATGACTACAGGGGCAAATATACGTGCTAAGAATGGCAAAGATGTTACTGTAGACACTAACGCATTATTTACTCAAAATGTCGGAGATGTGTTTAACTATTTTCAAGATATATATAAGAATAAATATGTTGAAGCTTCCGATTTAAAGTTTATAAGTAAATTTATTCCTGCCTTAGGAGAAGCTGTTAAAGTTACATTAGACTCAGTTGTAACATCAGATGATATTTCAAGTAGTATTACTCGCAATATTAAATTGGCAGAGTCTTTAACATCAGAAGATAAAATTAGTATTATGGCAGAAATTGAAAAGATAGAAAAGCAAAATAAACTTTTAACTAAGTTAAAAAATATTGTATATAAGAAAACACTAATCACTGGTACTTTTTATGTATATGCAGTATCATATAAAAAACTATTTGAAGAATATGATAGTTTAAAAAATAGTGGCAGACTAAACCCAACATTATTTGGCTCAAATGTCAAGAATACAAAAATATTAAAAAATAATGTTGACAGAGGTTTTAACCTAAATACTGAAAGTAGTTCTACTGAAGCAATAACACCAATAATTACTGCAGAATCATTCACTAATTTATTTGATAAAATTGGAGTTACTGAAGAAGATAAAAAGAATAAAACAGCTCTTATGAAAAATATCAATGAGCATATAACCACAGTTTCATTTGTCGAATCAGATATTCCTATATTATATACCGCATTAGAATCTGCAGATTCACTTAGTCAATATAGAAAAGCATTTAAGGATGTAGAAGTAAATGACAAATCATTTGTTGATGGCACTAAATCATTTAAGGCATCTTCATCAAATGAATTTGAAGGAACTTCAGGAACTTATATATCATATATAGATGCAAAAAATATTGTACCAGTAAAGATATTTGACCAAACTATTGGTTATTATCATATTCATGCTACAACTAAAAAGAGAAAAAGTACTTCAATCGTTGGTTCAAATAATGCATTATTTAGTTCAGTGAACTATACTGAGCAACGTAAAGAAGCAGTAATACAAGGAATCGTTGACTCTATTTCTGAAGGTATTCTAACGAATTTTTCATCTAAATTTGTTAGTGACAATTCGGAGCATAAAAAAATGATAGCTGATTGTATAATTACTAATGGTATTATTGATAATGATTATAATATACAGTTTATACCAGCAGATCAAATGGTAGAATTTATAATAAATGAAGATGAGAACGGTAATGGTGAATCAATACTAGCTAACTCTCTATTTCCTGGTAAATTATTACTATCATTGATAATTTGCAAGATGTTAAACTATATGAATAAAAGTGGTAATAGAAATATTGCACACGTATTCAAAGGTCCTATTGATGTAAACTCTAGTAATCAACTTCAAAGAGTTGTAAGAATGATGCAAGAGTCTAATATTACATTCAATGACTTATTATCTACAAACTTAATCTTTAGTAAGTTTTCAAGAGATTCAAATATTCAGTTACCAACAGCAAGGAATGGTGCAAAACTTGTTGAGTTTGAAACTCAAGAAGGACAGCAAGTTGAAATGAAAACTGAATTTGAAAACTGGCTTGAAGATATGGCAATACTAGGTACAGGAGTTCCATCTGTATTAATGGATTACGTTAATCAAATAGACTATGCTAGACAAATTACAAGTGCAAATATAAAGTGGGCTGGAAGAACTTCATCGTTACAATCCGATTTTGAAGATCCTACAACTAGACTTTATAGAATACTAATTGCTAATTCAGATCTAGCTGATGAATTAAAAACTAAATGCTTAAATAATTTTGCATTTAAGTTACCAAGACCAAAAGCATTATCAAATGCTAATAATTCTGACTTCTTAAGAACCGCTCTTGAAAATGCTAATACTATTTCTGAAATAAAATTAGGAGCTTCGGCTAATAATGACCCAGAAAATATTAAGGTTAAAGAAGAATTAATCCGCTCAATAATGAAAAACGAAGCATTATTCATAAATTGGGGAGAAATTGACGAAATGGAAAAAGCTGCAAGACTTAAAGTCGAAGAAGATAAGAAGATAGAAGATAAAAATAATTCAAATGATGATTTTTAAAAAAGATAAAGATAAGGATAGCTCAGCTATCCTTATCTATTTTTATTTTTATTCTGCTGGTGTAGCGCCATAACTTATAGCGTTATTATTAACAGATTCTTGAGTAATATTTGGTTTGAACTCTAAGTAGTTGTATTCTACTTGAGAAGCTTCCATGTACCAAACACCTATATCATTTATTGCTGGAGATTCATATTTATGTATCCTTAATTCAATGTCATAAGGAACATTACTTCTGTCTCCTGATTCATAGTTAAGATGTGCTTTAGAAACTCTTCCAGGGAATGCATTAGCAAGTAATGCACAATATTCAAGTTCTAATCCAGTTGGATCAAGAGCTTCATATATAAATTCCGCAGTATGGTTAATAACACCATATTTAACTTTTCCTGATTTGATTGCTCCATGATAATGAGTAATACCACTACGAGGATCTACTGTTCCAGTAACCCATGTATCAATATATTCTCTTAATGGAGAACCTGTAAGTTCGAATACTGTTATAGTTACAGTATCAGTTGCATCTCTAGAAAGAGATGGTTGTGAAAATCTTTGTCCTGCGAATCCGCCTTCAAAGTCTACGAATTCAACATCTATATCACCGATTCCATCGATACGAGTATACCCAGCTTCTACGAAAGTTTTAAATGCTTTTGTTTTTTCTGGATACATAACGTTCATGAAATGAGGTGGTTTGTGAAGAAATATTCTAGATACCCCTCTTATATAAGGAGTGAATTTATCGAGATTTTGGTCTGTTACGTCAATTCCACCAAGGAAATAACTAAAATCTTTAAATGATTTAGTATTTGTCTTAGCTCCGGTTTGTATAGTCTTAGCCATAATTTATTACCTCCTTTTCATTTACAGTTCTATTTTATTAGGCTTTATTAACATCAATTTCTATAATAGTTGTCTTCAAGATATCTCTATTTACCATTGCTACATAGAGATGTACGATACCTCTTTCAGCTTCCCAAGCACTCTTATCAAATTTCGCAGTAATACTTTGAACTTGTGCGGCAGAATAACCACCGAGTAAGTCTCTAGCAACTGCATTAAATCTTTCAATGTCTGCTGGATCACTGAAGTTGAAATCAAATGTTGAACATAATTTTTCACAATCTCTCTTAATATCAAGCAATACAAATACATTGTTAAGTTCTGATAATTTAGAGTTTGTAAGCTGTCTGCTATCTTGAGTACATCTAATTACATCTTGATTAGCATTTAATCTTGCATAGTTAACATGCGCTTCTGATAATTCATCCATTAAGTCGCCATCGATATCTTCATCGAAAACTGGATAAACTGAATTTTTAATGTATCCGGAAATAACTCCATATACGTTTCCTGCAAGAGGAACATGTTTAGCACCATTGTCTTGGAAATGGGTTGCATATCTTGCTGCTAAGTAATAAGTTGAAGTAACTGTTATTATCTTACCAGTGTATGGATCTCTAACTTTTCCAGCATAAGCATCTATTCCATGTACTCTATTATTTACATAGCTATCTAGGTTAGTAGATATATATGAAGCTATAGAAGCTTTTGTAGTTATACCAACGCCACAGTCAAGTATAGCAACACAGTCTGTTCTAGCAATAGCTAAAGCAGCGATAAGTTGTTTTACTGAAGGACTGAAGTTTGCATCAAGTATAAGATTAGTTGGGAATTTATTTTTGGATTTAATAGCTGGATCAGTTACTCCACTGAAAGCATCTACATAAGCTGCTTCAAGAGCCGCATTTCTTGTAGCTGCATCAACGCTAGCACCAAAATCGCCATCACTACCAGTTTGCAATGCAATACCACCAAGAGCATTTGGAACAACTGCATCTACTGCGGCTGTATCAAGTGTATAGTTAGTAATTGCTGCTTTAGTATATTTATTTACTCCCAAGAATGGGTCAAAATCATTTACTGTCAATATAGTAGTTGGGTTAGCTGTCTTATATTCAGTATATAATTCTGCAAAACCGTCTACATGTGTTACTATTGAAACAAGGCCGGAACCACTATCAGGATCATTTATAACTCCATCAGAGAATACACTTACTCCTGATACAATTGCATCTTCGTTAAATACAACTTGGAATTCTTCCTGTTTAGTAAGACCACCGTCGTTTACATAAACTTCAAACAAGTAATTTTTGTAATCGTTTGATTTATCTGCAACTCCATTAGAAGCTATTCTAAATCTAACGTTATCACCATAAGTACCTTTTCCAAGATATGCTAATGATAAAAGTTTTATTTCACTAAAACCATCGCCATCTGGAACATCTGATGCTGTATAAGCATCTCCAAGTAAACTTAAATCTGAAAGCGCTGCTGTTGAAGGCACTGCTACAAATTTAACTGTCATAACTTTGCTAGTTCCATCGACTTTCCATTTTGCTACAAGATGTACTGATGAATATTTTGCATTATCAGCAGTTACTCTTAGGCAATGTAATGTTGCGGCTCCACTAGCTGCAGCCATATAGGCATTTAATAATGGTTGACCGTATAAACTGAATGGGCCAATACCATACTCTTTAAGAAATCCTCCCAATCCATTTTCGATTGTTTGAATTTTATTATCTCTTCCTTTTGGAGAAGAGAATACGTATAATTCTCTCGTATTTCCAGAATCACTTGCTGTTGCTGGTAAAAAAGTTGTATTATCGTTAATTACCACCATCTGGTGTGGATAAACATGTTCTGGCACGATCTGTGTTAATCTAGGCATAATTTATTACCTCCTTAATATATTTTTTATTGTTAGTAATAATAATCTACTATTTTAATAAGTTGTTTATAATTAGTGCCATTTAGGTCTTATAATAATGTTACAATTCTACATTGAAAGAACTTTTTCAATTGGAGTTTTATTTTGCTCATGACCAGTTAATGTCATTATTAATGAAGTAGTCAATTTATCAGAGAATCGTTCAAATGTTAATGCTGACAATACAGATGAGAAAGATGATACATCATTCATTGACATTAGCAAGTAATCATTAATACTAGTTTTAGTATTACCTGCAATTTTTCTAAATTGCTTCGTTGGATCTTTGACATATCTACACATTTCAGAAATAATAACCTGCATAATGACTGCTGGTACAGTAGGATCTAATCCATTAATTTGAAAATTCTTAACCCATGCAGTTAGTAAGTCATCATATTCCAATTTTGGCATCTTTCCAGATGTTAATAGTTTTAAAAATAGCTCACAGTTTTCACTGTCTTGTTTTATGAAAGAATTCATCATAATATCACCTTTATAGTATTTCAATATACGATATTTATCTTCCATATTATTTATAGTTAATTTCTGATTTTCATATTCCGAAGGATATGTTATTATAGTATTGGGATAATTGAATGTGTATAATTCTGCTTTATCTCTATCTATATTCTCATCAGAGTCAAAAAAATGCATATAGAACATACCAATTGTTTTGATACCGTCTCCATACTCAGATGCAATAGTTGCTTCTTTAGTAGGATCGCCAAACAATGCTTCTGGTATATATGCTTCCGCATACATTTTATTTATATAAATATTTTCAGCATCTTTTATAAATTCATTCATAATGTCACCTCCATATTTTCTTTATTTATTAATAAAATGTTAACGTTAATAAAGAAATAACAAAAAAAAAGAATGAGGAAATTAATCCTCATTCAATGTGTTAATGATCATTTTAGCAATCGTAATAATCGTCATCGTCGTCAATACTATTAAAGTTGTTTTGCCTGGATAAGATAGAGCGGACTTCATTATCAGTCCCTCTATCAACGTTATCACCATTTTTTACTTTAAGTGAGCTACCTTGACGACCAGTGTTTAAATTCAATGAATTAATTGCGCCTGGAATAAAAGTATCTTCAGCATTATCATATATATCAGATGAACTATCTTGTGCCATAGAAATTTGACCTCTGTATAATGTATAATAAGCTTTTGCATCAGCCGTACTTATTTCACTGATATATTCAAATGTGATTTTTGTAGTTGTCTCATTTATAGTAATCTGTCTAACTATTCCAAGCCCAATACAACCCTCACCTTTTCTAATTACTGGCAGATAAATTCCCAATGGATATAATTTAGTACCATTATTGGTATATTGAAGTAATCCTCCATTTGTTTTTAATTCTTTCATTCTCACATTTTTATCTACAAGAATGTATTGTGATAATTGGATATTATTCATATCATATCTCTCCTTTATATTATTATTTTTTAATACTCAAAATTAACGTTTCCATTGCCTCCAAAATTTTTCATTTGAATACCCATTATACTCCTATTACATTTTGGACAATATTCTGGATTGAAATTTGGCGTAGAAACTAAATTAGGCAATGGTGGAAAAGCTTTTTCTTTAACTTCTTCACCTGGGCCTTTATCTCTGATAACTTCAAAGTTGGTAAATACATACCCACATTCACACACCGGATAACATTTTAACTCAACAACGCAAGTGCTCATATTTTACTCCTTTCTATTCATTATCCAATATAATAATATATATTTTATATAAATATTAATATATCGAATGTGTTATTGAATAAGGCATACAATATGTTACTCCAATTATTAAGATACCACCACCAATTGTATAATGTAAATTTGTAATTGTATCCGAAGACCATTTAATATCATTCCATTTTAAATCACGTGAATTACTTTGATATATGATTGTAGGTGGAATAATAATTGATTGTTTTTCCATTTCTTTTTCTTTTTTATATTGCATATTTTGCATAGCAATAATAGTTTTTTCTGATAATACGGGCATTGATGATACTGATAAATCTAAATCAGTATCATCATTGTCAAATATCATAACTTTTGGTTGATTATTCGTTTCAAACGATGAAGTTGGTATATCTGATTTAGGTATAATTTCTTCATGTAATGAAATAATAGGATTTGTATTTTTCAGATTGTTAAATCTAAATAACGTCAATAATAATAGCAATATTATTACTAAAAATAATATTCTGTTTATTTTAGTTAATACTCTACTTTTTTTATTTCTTCCTCTCTTCATTTTAATTCACTCTTTTCATACTATTTTTTTATTTATAGAATTGATATAATCCACGAATTTGATTAACAAACTCATCTTTATTTTCCATATCGAAAAGTTGATTTTCAATGTCAATGATATTCATGAATAATACAACGACCCAATTATGATTCAGTTGTCTTGCCTCTGAATTAATAATATTTGCCATATGAACTAAGAATTTAGTAGTGGCAATATGATTTTCATTAAATTGGACCCATATAAATTTTTCTATAGTAATCAATTGATCTTTATTGAAGAACTTAACGAGAGTCTTAACAGCCTTTTTGAGGGCTCTAGTTGGATCTTTTCTTAACTCTTTATCTACATTATGGCGACTCATTTCAAGAGTAGCTTTTCTAGTTATAAAGTCTAAATTAGTTCTATTTTCATAGATATATTTAGTTCTTTCTAATCTCTTAAGACTACTTGGGTCTGCATCTTTGTTAGTTTCTAGAGTTTTATCAAGACTTTCAACTAGTTGACTAGTTAAAAATGATGTAGTTTTAGTAATTTCTCCAAATCTATTTGTGCATTCTTCGTCAATCTTAGCTATAACCATATCTATTTCAGCTATCATAGTAGCAAATTCTAATTTGAATTTTTCACTATCTTTATTGAAGGTCTCAACTTCAAGTGTGTCTAAAATGTTTTCAGACATAATCTTTTTATTCATTGGATCAGTATTCATATTCTCGATAGATTCAAGTAACATATTAGCACTTACTACCGATTCTTTTTCATTAGTCATTTTCTTCTTTAAGGTCTCTAGTTCAATATAATTGAGATTCCCTAATGTATCTAATATTTTTAAAACTCCATCACTTAATTTCGGAGTTTCAGTAATACTTTCAATTTCTTTTTCGATAATTTCTGATGAGCAAACTTCTACTTCTTTTACTTCTTCGATGATTTCTTTTTCCAGATTTTCCATAATGAAAATCCCCCTTTTTATTTTTTTTATTGAAATAAATCTTTTATAACACCAGTTTTGACATTTATTGTAAAGTCAAAACCAATTTTAGAATTAAGAGCAACATTTTCTGCTAACATATTACTGATTATATCTACGAAATTACCAGATAACTTTCCTTCTAAATACATAGGTTTTATTACTTTTAAAGGTATATACTCTCTATCTAAATAGTTTAAAAAGTCTTCTTCGCTGATATTCATCATAATCCATTTAGTAATATCATATATGTTAGATATAATAACTGACATTTCTGGACTTAATGTTTTCTTATTGGCTAATGTAGATGCATCTTTCTTTGATTTTAAATCCTCAAATGTTTTATATACTAAATCTTTATTTTTTGTAATATAGTTTAATATTACTTCATATACATTTTGAGTGAAGTCTAATACAAAGAATGAATACAAAGACATTGTTATTGCTGGCAAATCATTAAATCGAGTTCCAAGCCATTCAGAATCAATTGCTAATTGGAATCTTTCACATATTTCATCAATAAATACTTCACAAATTCCATAAAATCTATTTTGAGCTTCAGTCTTAATATCTTCTTCTAAGTCGTACTTTGTTAACTTAGCAAAATTAAAATATAATGGTTTAAAATGATCCATAGTGATATTTATAAAATTATCATCGTCTTCATTAATTTGCTCCTTTATTAAGAGCGATATTTCTGCAATATTAAACGTTTCTAGTATATCAGAAACTTCAACTAAAATTTTCTCTTGCAACATAATTAAAACTCCCTTTCTTTTATATTCATAATCTTAATACTTTTGTATCAGTGGAATTGAAAAAATATTTATGGTGAGTCCTTGAATACTCACCATAAATTTTAATTAAAGATAATCATCGATATTTACTCTAAATTTCTCATCATCTAGATTGGAGTCAAAAATTGCCTGATCCAAATTACTCCATTCTTGTTCATTATACTCATTTAATGATATATCTTCTTTATCTGCATCAACAATTTTTTCATATTTTTGTCGCCTCATCTCGTCTTGTATAACTTTTTCATATTTTTGAGCCTCATCAACAGGGTCTTTTTGTTTTATAATTCCATTAAATAGATCTTGTAATTCTGCTGGTAATGCTCCTAATAAATTTTTCATCTTTTCCTTTATATAAACTGGATCTTTTGTATCTACTTCCTCAGGTGCTCTTGCACCTCGACGAATTCCAAATTCTTCTAGATTGGAAGCATTATAATATACATACATTCCTATTAAGAAACATAAAATATTATCATCATGCTTACCAGAACTAGCTTCAATTCTACCTCTCTGATTACGTACTAATCCAAGAGTATCTTCTACTATATATTGAGTATATAGTTTTTCTTTTTCTTCTTCTACGAAAGTTTCTAATAATCCGAATAACTTAGGTCTTGATGATGATGTTGTATCAAAACCATATGCTCTTCTTTCATTTGCGGCTTGTCGTAATGCTCCATATTCATCAGTACTATCAACAATCTTAGCATTAAGTTTATCTATATCATACCATAATTGATATTTGTATTTAGTTTCCAAAATTCTATTTATTATTTCTCTACCTTTATTGGCTTCGACAACAATCATACTCTTCGGACAACGTTTATCCATGAAGTCAATCATTAATTTAGTATAATCCGGCGGAGAAATATATGGCGATCTAAACTCTGCAACTGGTAATTGAGTATATGGATTTATTAATGTAAATGCATTGTTATCCTGTGCCAATCCTTCAGAAGGGTCGACTGATAAAATATATGCAATTTTTGGATTTATCTTTTCATATATTAATATCGGACATAAATTTTTACTATAATCTACAGTTTCAATTGGTTCTCGTTTATGATTATTTAAATATAATAAATCGGAACGTTTAAATGGTGATGCACTAGAACCACTGATTCTTTGTAGGTCTATTTCCCTTAATATTACATCTTCTTTAAATGATACAAGACCACATTGCTCTTCATACCATTCAACACTTTTCTTTAATTGCTTCCATGTATGCTCAACAAACACAACTCGGTTGTATCCAGTGCTTGTAGCAATCTTCTTTAATTGATTAATTGGAATATCTAAGAATTCATCTCTCCAATGTAGCATTTTTCCAATATATTCAGTCATTGCTTTTCCATCACGTTGATCAACATCTCCCAAATATCTTCATATAAATTCGTTAAATTTATATCGGTATTAAATACCTGCTCTATGTTACCATAGATGTTGAGACTATATCTTCATCCAATATATACTATTACTATATATAATGGAGCCCTGCACTTCCATTCCACTTGGAATGTACTCTACTTACTTCGTGTATTATATATTTATATAATACCTTATTTTCAAATTACCTACACTAGCTGTGTATTTATGTATTTCTACAAATGTAATTATTTAGTTTTCGATAGTCGTTGAACCTTCAATTATAATTAATTATAATTGCTTGGATGCTGATTCTCCTTTTCAGGAATTCCCAGCAGTTCACAGGGGATTGGTACTACATATTACTATGTAGCCTCCCAGTTCCCATAATTTATGCTATAATTTTTATATTTTCATTATCTGATAAATCTTTTATTTTATGATATTTATTATATGCTCTCCTTATTTTTTCATATAATGATGGATTATCTTTTTTAAATTTAAGATTATATATTTTCATTATTTCTTTTACATCATAACCTTGTGATGCTAGTATATAAAATTCAGAATCTTTTATAGGCAATCGTGATGTAGTATCTTTAAGTGTATATTTATATTGACTAGTAATGTAATCCCAATTTTCTCTATTTCGAATACAATTAATAGCTTCATATTTATTTTTATACATTTTATAATCTCTACTCCCGATTAAATTTTCTAATATATCAATTACAGTATAACCTTTTTCTAATAATTGACATATATAATGAATTTCAGCTTCACTGAATAAACTATTATCATTCGGCTTAGCATACCATTTATGATCAGATTTAGTAATTATTGAATATGAATATTCATTTACAATATCTGGCCATAATTTTTTCTGTTTAATTCTAGTTAGCATCATATAATAAGCTTGATCGTCTTCAACTCTGGCAAATTTCCCTTTAAATTTTCTATATACATCTTTAATAGAAAGTCCTAATTCAAAATATTCACAAATTACTCTAATAAATTCTTCAGAATATTTATTATTACCATTATCTTCTCCTTTTATTTTTCGAAGCCCTAATCGTTCAGCATGTAAAGTATTTTCTTTAATACTTACCCACTCAAGATTAGTATAATGATTATTGGTCTTATTTCCATCAATATGATCTACTACAGGAAAATCATTAGGATTATTCACAAATTGATATGCTACTAATCGATGTATAAAAATTGTCTTTGACTTATTTATATTACCTATTAATTTAATTTTTAAATATCCATCTTTATCGTTATAAGGTTTTAAAATTTTATCAGATAATAAACTATAAACATTTCCTTCCTCAGAAATTAAATAAGAGTTCTTTTTAACTCCAGGATATGATATTTTTCGATAATTACTTAATTCATTATTCATTATTATAAATCTCCTTTTTTAAGTTATTATAATAATGTTAATATTTAAATATATAAGTAAATCGAATATAATTTATTTAAGCACAAATCATGTAAATCGTTTTAGGAGTTGATGTATAAATTCTTCCATAAAGACTGCCATTGTTTCTAGCATTTTTAGATGCTGTTGAATATGAGAAAGCTGCCGCATTTATTATTTCTTCAATCCATGGAGTAAAGTCAGCTTCATCATAATAGTGAAAGGCTGCTGTATTACCACGACCTAGTTTAATTGCTGAATCTTTACTAGTTGCTTTTGGCATAACTAATATTGTATTATTAGTAATTGGGTTTCTCATTGTGGTAATATTGTCAATTCCTTTATTTACCTTCCCACCATCTTCTACTATATACCTCATTTGCATATATGATGGCATCATATCTCTTTGACATTTAAGTCTATATAAATTTTGCTTTGCTAATGCTTGGTCTTTATTAAAGAATAAAAAGTTTGCAGATAATGTACCATAATGAAATGCATAATTTTGTTTTGCAACTGCATCCTGAGTCTTTCCAGTTTGTCGAGGTTTAGATTGATAGTGGTCTATACCATTTAAGAATAAATACCAAGCGGCAAGATTATTTCTATCAATTTTATATTGTGTACCTCCGCCAATTTCGATAGGAGCACCATCTTCTGGTATTCGACATACCTCTCTTAACCAATACCATGGATTAATAATGCATTCATATAATATCTTTATTTGCATATCAATTGGTAAAATTGGTTGATATGGGCTTATACCTTTTAAATCTGGATCATACAAACGTAAAACGAATTTATTGTTTTTTATCCCTAATTTATATAAGTCATTATATAACTCTATAAAAGTTTTATTTTTAGTTTCGAAATCATATATTGGCTTCCTCTTCTTAACTGTTGATGATGCTACAATAAGTTTATCTAAATTTTGTTCGACTTCTTTATTCATAGTACTATTATCGGCACTAAAGTCGTCATCAAAATCATCAACTTTTTCCATATCATAATATCGTGTTTGAATCATATATACTCCTCCTTTCTATGTAAAACATATAAATACACGTATATATTATTTAAATGTAGTAAAATATAAATTTAATGGAGGAAAATTTAAATGAAAATTGAAAAAGAATTTAAAGTTTTTGGAAATATTGAGGACTTGATGAGTCTATTAGAGGCTAATTCCTTTAATATATCTCATTATGTAATGCATTCCAATATGCATTTTACTTATAATGGAAAAACAGTGAAACTGAGAATTGAATATGATATTAACAAAGAAGGCTTCGGGGTTAAGTTCTATAAGATTATTAAAGAGGATATTAACTCAAAGGATATTATCAAACCAAAAGCTGAGACATCTACTCGTTTAACACCAGAAGAATTTATTACTGAATTTAATAAATTCTCAAAGAAAGTTAAAGGGAAGAATATCGTATTTTACACTCTATTGAAAAATAGATTGAAATCATCTCTTAAATCTTATAAGGGTATAACTGTTGATGTGTGCTATTTCCAAAATAGACCAGTAGACATTGCAGAGTATGACCTTGAAGATACTATTACCGCTTACCCAGATCTTATGCAGTTTATTAATAAAATAAATAAATCTGCAGAAAAATTATTCCTTGCACAACCATATATTGAAATCGAATCGCTATCAAAAAATATGACTACTTCTAAATTAATAAAATTAGCGAACAAAGAGATTTTCCATGAATGCGATTTATTTGTATCAGATAAAAGTGCAGCAACTTTAGCTAAAATATTTCATGGACAATATAATGCATTAAGAATAAAGTCTGATGAAGAAATTCAAGATAAAAAAATTAAGAAGCATAAAGATAAGAAGACTCAATGCAAAAATGAATGTGAGAAATGTTCAGAAGATACATCATTATTAAAGCAAGTCATCAATGATAAATTTGGTGTAGGAAATGCTGAAGAATTTAAAGATCGTGGAGTTACACTTCCTAGCGATTCTGATGGCGATGATCTTTGTGCAGAGTATACTACGACAGAATTGCCACCAATCAATAAATATTTAGAATCACCATTTTTCACCTACAAGAACTTACGTAATATGATTAATCATGATGATTTATATGTAGCCCTTGGAGATAAAGGAATTATTTATACTTCCAAAGATTTCTTATTTTGGAATATGTATAACTTTGGTAATGATGTTGAATTTAAAAATCTTTATTATAAAATGGGAGTCTTTATTGCTGTTAGTGATACCATTATAGCAGTATCGACTGATGGTAAAAACTGGCTTAAATATAATAAAGGAACTCCGATGGAATTTGGTAATCTTTATGATTCAAAAGCTACTCAAAACATAATTAGATCCCCACATTTAGAAAATGAGACCCCGATTCGATATGGGAAAATAATTGCGATCGATGACGAGCTTATGAAGAAATTTAATAAATCTGACCTTGTTAAATCATTAAAGTTTGCAGGGATGATTGATCAAGATATTTCCGATGATGAAACTTTTATAATAGGAAATAATCTTCTAGTACTAGGCATAAAATAAATAAATAAAAAAAGAAGATGAACTATGTCATCTTCTTTTTTTATATATGTTTTTTATTCCGATAAACCATCTAAATCATCAGCATCTATCCCAGCGTCGATTAATGCATCAATTTCTTCATCAAGCATTCCACTGACAGCATCAATACCATCATCCAAATCATCATCAGTATCTTCATCTTCATCAAGAGCTAAAGCATCTATCATAGATTCGATTGATATAACATCTTCATCTTCGTTTAAGTCAGGGTCTTCTTCCTGAGTATCATCGATTATTTTCAAGTCATCTTCAATCTCTTTTTCAAGTTGCTCTAATTCTTCATCAGTTAAATCAATACTATCAAATGAATCTTCTTCTTTATCTGGGTTAAGTGCAGCTTCAAATGCAAATGCCTCTTCGTCTTCAATATCAGATTCAAATATAATGCTTTTATTAGCAAAATCGTTCTCTAACGCTTTGTGTACATTATCTATTAATGACATAATTTATTTCCTCCTTATTATTATCCTATTATTTTTATAACTTTGTTTTAGCTTCATTATTTAACATTTATTTTATTCGCTATATCTCTGACTCAATATTAAAATATTCATCATATTTCTTCAAAATAATATACATTATCATTGGAAGATATTGAAATACTTTAATAGTATGGTCATAAGTATAATTTAATAATCTTGCTTTATCAATTTCCATTGGAATATTCTTTAAATACTTAAATATTATTTCATCCATATAATCAGTGGATGTCAACACACCTGCCACTATATCATCTACTAATTGCTTTGAAATATAGTTATTTAATCCTATATTATCATCAACTTGTAAATCAATTTCTGTTGCGGATAAGTGTAATGTAATACCATTACATTGATATCCATAAATAGTAAATGGAGAGAAACGTTTAGCGATTGCAGATTGATAGTAATACATATGCTGGGATAAGTAATCAGTATTTCTATTCAAGACTGCATACCATAACGTTCTGCTGAATAAGTAATTAAAGTTTGGTGGTAATATATCGTTTGGAGTTAAGACTAATGCCGATTCTTTATTATTTTCATAATATATATTTGACTTATTAATGAAAAATTCTAAGTATGGTTCATATAACCAATAATCATAGTTTCCATCAAAAAGATTATTGTATAATACAAAAGAATTGCATTCTCGATTATAAAATGAATTAATATAAAAATCTTTAAGTTCTTCTACTACTTTTACTATAGCATTTAATTTATCAATATCTTCAATTTTGATAAAACATCTATCCTGTGTGCCTATATTCTCGAAGATGGTTTGATAAGTTTCAACAATTTGAGAGGATAAACGAGAAGTCTCTATATCCACACCTATGTCTTTTATATCCAAATCAATCTGATAAAAATCATTAGATTGAATTGTATTATATCTCATATTATTTACTCTAAATAATATTTCTTTTCCTTCTGGAAATGAGAAAACTAAATAATCTCCGGCTGTTGCTTTGATCGTATTTGGTAATATAGTGATATCGTTTAAATCTAAATCAATGTCATATCCAGTTTCATCAAATGTTATATCCGGAGTTAATAATGGTAAGTTATATATTGGGAAATTAGTTATTTTATTAAATCGAATTGGAGAGTTAGTTCCTAATTCAGATTCAATTCCTCCTGTACCAACATCTGTCCTTGACATTTGTTTATTTATATGATAATAAGTAACAAAAACTGGATTCTTATTTAGAAACTTACTATATTGACCAATCTTATTTTTACTATAAATATCAATATTTTGATTTATATATTTTGATTTTTCTACACTAATTAATTGAGCCATAAGTTTCACCAACTTTCTTTTTTTTTAATTTGGATTAGTTTTGCCGTCTATTTCATCTAATATTTCATATAATCGTTCTAGATAAATTTTATCTGTGGATACTCTGATATGAGAAATAATAGTTCGTCGATCTCTAGATGTAGGTATACAAAACTTATTTACATTTCTTTGTATAACTTTCGCAAGTCTTAAATGTGGTAAATGAGTGTGACAATTATCGAAGTTAAAAGGGTTAAAGACAATCCATGTATCACCATAGGCTTTCTTAATTTTCAATCTTCCATGGCTATAGTTTTTCCCTTTATTCTGATTATTGGCTTTAAATTGTGAATCTTCTTTCTTCAACTTATTCCACCCTCTTTTCTATAAAACGGTAATCCTTTTTTATTAAGAGTTTGTTTTTATATGATAAAAGAAAGAAAAAATACACTAGACCAATTAAGGTCTAGTGTACTAATTTTTATTATGGTCTTACCAATGTATCTGGGCTTGTAAGATCTCTGCCTTCGATTACTAGTTTACCTTGAACAGGTAATACTTCGAATGTTAAAGTTCTGTGAGTTACCATGATATTTGGAGTAAGTGTCTGTAATGGATTACGATAGTTTCTATCAATAACCATATTGTATTTGTAATGTTTGAAAGTAACTAATTCTTGAGTTAAAGGAATAACTACGAATCTGATACCGTCATCTTCACTCATTCTCATTGAAGTGATTACATGAACTCTATCTTGAGCTGAAGTCAATATACCAAATTTATAAGATATCTTCATTCCGCTTATATGAGTGTCATCTGTAAATACCCAATTGATTCCGTCTTGAAGGAATCTAATGATATTTGGATGTGCTACTGCAACTATTACAGCATCTTCAGTTTTTAGTTTTCTCTTTAATCCAGCAATAGTTCTTTCGAAGTATTCTCTGGAGTCTTTCATCCATTCAGATATTCTTCCATTGTACTGTTCGTAAGGAAGAGCATTGAATTCGGATTCAACTATCATTGATTCATATCCGTGAGGGCCAACGCCTGCATTCTTCTGAGCTGTGAAAGAATCTTGTAAGAACAATTTGATTTCACTGTCTTCAAAGTTTGCTAATGTTTTACCCATTATATCAACGTTATCAGCGATAACATCTATGTTTTGCAATACTAATGCATCAGCTGCATCTTCAATAGTTATTGCAGAGTTAAATCTTGGACCAGATTCTGGCATAGTATGTTGAATTTGTTCAACTCTACGTACTACATCAAGAGATCTATTGTTAAATCTATTTGCTATTTTGCCTCTTAAGCAAACTTTTGTAATTGCGCCAGTTGTAGACATCAATGTAACTTTTCCATCTTTAAAGTTTACATTACCGATTAATGTATCTTCAAGAGTTCTTAGAACTGTAGTTCCGTCAACATCATATACAACTTTCTTTGCATAACCGTTTACAAAGTTCTTAGTAGTTAAATCAGTTTTGATATAAACTGGAACTTCATATTCAACATCTGGTTCAGCAACTGTATCAGTGAATACAACTTTGAATATATGTATATCCGGAGTCAATTCAACAGTTGGATCATCATCTATTATACCAGGAATATAAGTAGCTTTCTTAATTGCCAATGCCGGTTTGAACAATGACAATGCCAAAGCATCTTCTTTTATAGCATTTCCTGTAGCTTCATTGATAAGAGTTTTCATCAATGCATCATCATACAATGTTTCTGGTAGCGGATATTCAACGCCAGCCAATGTTCTTAAATATCTCTTTTCAAATCCAAGATTGATTACTGGAGTTTTTGGAATTTCAGTCATCAATACATCTTTGAATACGCATTCAATCCATTGTTTTTTCAAGAAGAATGGGTTGTAAGCAACGATTGGAGAATAACCTATCATTGCAGACTCAACTGCGATAGATTTCAATGAGTTATCTAGCAATTGCTCTAATCTTTCACCATAGTTTGAATAAAATGGAGATTGAGCAGCTAGTGGATCTGTGGAAATTGGTGACTGTGTTACTGATTCAACAACGTTAGCGATAAAGTCCTCTCTATTGCTAGGGGAATTAATGATACTTGACAAATCGGATGCAATGTTAACACCTGACTGATTATAAGCTTCAAAAATATGCTTTACTTCTGATTTGAAGCCAGCACTGGAATCGGCATATCTTGCATTACCGATAACATTATTTGTGTTTTGATTAAATTTCATAATTTAAATTACCTCCTTAAAATGATATTTTAATTTCTAATAAATTCGTAATTAGCTTATTTTAATATTATGTTTTATATAATTCTTCATCATTTAACTAAATTATGGAGATTATAAAAACCAATATTATATATGTGTTTGTATTACGTATTTACTCGAACGTTAGTTATATTTTTTGTTGCTTATTTTTATTTCGAGTAGCATTATCAATTAGTTTTACATTATCAAAATATAACTCCAATGATTTCTGGCACAAATCATACACTCTACTGATAGATATATATGTTTTTAATAATAATGGATATGATTTTGTAGAGAATGATTCTGTAATTTCTATATATAGCATATTTTTACAATCGGTTAAATTTGAAATAATATTAAATAATGCATATGTCGATTCTTTATTATTTTTTGTAGGACGATATTCTTGAAGAAGATTTATATTAGATGTAATTATATTATAGAATAATATCATATTTTCTCTCAGTTTTAATTTTTGCTTTAATTCTGGAGTTTCTTCAGGTATAGCATCATCTGTTGGCAAATCTTCATCTTCGCCATCTATTCCATCATCACCACCATCAACATCTAAGTTGTCTTCATCTGTTTCATCATCGGTAGTATCGTCAGGTGTATCATCAACATCTTTATTATTATCTGATTTATCATTTTCTAAATCAAATATATCATTAGTTTTTGACATATCATCTTTAGAACCGTCATCAGTTACATCGGTATTTAATTGCTTTTGCTCTTTCTTAACTTCCTTTGTTATATCATCTGCTTCTAAAACTATTGCTAAACTTTCAAAAAGGTTCATTGTATAACCTCCTTACTTTCGATTTATTAAGTTTTTAGCTGTATCTATACTTCTTTGATCAGCTTCAAGACCTAATTTAATTTTTCTAATTGCAGTATTCAACTCAGTTCGAGTTCTCATTAATGCATATTTAGCTTGACGGTTATTATCACCTCTAGCATCTTCAATCTTTTCTTCTATCATTTCTAATTCTGCTTCTAATTCAAGTATGATTTTCTTTCTTTCCGAAACAGAAGTTTGTTTTTTAAGAGCATATCTTACTACTAATAATACTAAACCTTTTATAGGGCCAAATGAAAATACTGCCGCTGTACCAAGAGCTTTTTTTAATAACCCTATAGGAGTTACATTTTTACCCTCAACAATTTCAGTTCTAACATCGCCTAAAAACATATTCTTTGTAGTATTAACCATTTTAGTTAACTGACTATCTACTTTATCTTCAGCATTTTTATAATTCTTAAATGCTTTATATATCTTATGTTGTTCGTCATGCATTACCACGCTATCTTTTTTGTATGCTTCAATAACATATTGCAGACCATCATTTGGTGTATAAGGCATTACAGCTTCAGACACTGGAACTTTAGTTTGGTCTAAGGAAGTATCAGTTAATAAGTATTTTTTCTTTTCAATAATATCTTTATATTGATTATAATGATATAAATCAATAATCATTGATGACAATGAAACGATTTCTAGTAGTAATAAATGGAAAATATTTAAATTTATTTTTCCATATTTTTCTACAATTTCAGCGTTAATATTTTTGATAGTAGGACTAATATCATTATAGCAAGTCATATCGAATAGGATGTCGTAAATAAATGCAACAGTATCCTCTTCTTTATAATGAGTCATAAATATATTAGCTATATCATATATTTTAGATAGGAAGCTTGATGTTAAATTATTATAAATTAAATAATTCTGTATCGCTTCATGTTTTAAATCCAGTCTATTATAAATCTCATTTAATCTAAATAATTCTGGAATTTCTAATATTTTTGATAATGAAGTATTGCTATCTCTAATCAGATTATCAATAACAACATCCGATTCTTCAATAGTTTCATATATATCAAAATATACTTTTAAGAATGACTTTAATCCCGAAGAATATTTTGCCAAGTCTTTCTCTTTTAATTTACTTTCTACATTAATAAGATTACTTTTATCTAATAATAGAAAATATAATATCAAATATTTATCATCTTCAAATTCATTCATACTATCAACTATTATCCTATTACAATATGTATGTAAAATATTAAAATAGGTATTTGTGATGTCGGTCATTTTAGATTGATTGAAAAATAATGACCCTAGAATATTTTCGTGATTAATGGTATTTGATACTGGTAATCTATTTAATGTTAAAACTATGCCATGCTCATATCGTACTATAGATTTAATATTTTCATTAATAAAAATACTCATATCTGTAATATTCTTTATTGCTAGCATCTTATTATTTATATGATCATCAATATACATAAATTTTCACCACTTTCTTTTTAATATACTTAATTTTCTTTTAGAAACACTTTATTAAATAGTTTAAAGGCATAAATATAATCTAAAAAAATAAATACGAGGTGAATATATATGAAATTTAATCCAAATAATGATGATTATCTAGATTATTATGCAGTATGTGAACAGACTACTCCAGATGATAGTGATATGAGGATATTAGAGTATAAAGAAAATAAAAATGGACTCAATTATTTAAGATTTAGAGCATGTCTACAATCATTTGGTGCTAGAAATAGAAATAGAAGATTATGGCAAGGAAGCCATATGAAAAGAATGCTACAAGAACCACATGTTCCCGAATTATTAAAAACTGGTCTTCCAGGTGAAAACGGTCACCCAGTTCCAGACGTAGGGCAAGTTACAATGGAAAGAATACTTACTATTGATCCAAATAATATGTCACACTTAATCCGTTCATTTGAATGGCAAGGTGATTCTAGATTATATGGTATAATAGAAACATTAGATGAAGGCCCAGGAACTCCAGGATATAAATTTATGAGAAATATACTTCAAGGTATGATACCAGCTTTTTCTCTTCGTTCTATAGTACCACAAAGAAAAAATGCTGATGGTTCGACTGATGTTACAGGACCAGGAAGATATATAACTCATGATAGGGTAATATTACCTAGTCATAGTGAAGCATATATGGATATAACTGTGCCAGTAAAAAATATAATAACAAAACCAAAATTTGAAACTGTCATGGAAAGTTTTTCTACATTTATAGTTGCAAACTCAGAGAAAGTTAATAGAATTATCGACGGTGCCGATCCTGTATTGGAATCAGCAATAATAGATAAAAATGGAATTCTCAGCGTGAATACTAAGAATGAAGGGAGATTATTCATTATGCCAGAAACTAAGTATAAAAATGAAATAAAAGATATAATGAAAAATTTATAAAATAAATAAAGCATAAGGGAAAATTCCCTTATGCTTTATTCTTATTTGTCAAGTTGATATTCTTTTAATACTTTTAATGCTTGAGCTTTAGTAATAATTCTACCTTTACAGCTTGCATTTTGTCTGCCATTTTCAGGGCAATAACCTAAAACTTTACAACTCGGGCCATCGTTCTCAAATAATTCTGGAGCTGCATCTGAACCAAGTTTAAACATCTTAGATGCTAAATCTCTTATTTCAAATTGTGCATTCTTACATAATCTTATCATAAACCAATCATGTAATGCATGTTTATTCATTTTAACTAAAGCTTTAAATTCAGTAGCTTGTGGTTTTATATATCTTAATTCTTCTTCTTGATATCCGAGTTCTACTCCAGTATTATACCAACCCTCTATCATATTCAATAGGTCATTGGAATTTATAGGAGTATAGAAAATAAATTCATCATCTAATAATATAGCCGGAGCCCCGTCTTGAAAATCGCTTGGAGATATTCCAAGTCCTTGAAGGGCATCTTCCAATGAAAGTTCCAACTCAGGATCTAAAAATATTTGATCGCCCCTAAGTGAATGTACATATGAAAACTCTTCAATTTCTTTATTCGGCATTACAACATCAAAGTTTCTTTTTTCGTCTTTATTCTTTCTTCCGCTTTTTATAAGATATGATGCTAATCTTTTTCGAACCAGTTGAACTTCTGTCACTCTAGCATATCCTTCAATACCAAATATGAAATCATCAAATTCGGTTGCAGCTAAGTGACCATTTTCAATTATATTTTTAACAATTCCTTTTGTGTGTGGAGATGCAAGTATTTCATCTAAGCCTCTTTCACTATCGCAAAAACGTGCAGCAATATCAGTAAATATCTTGCCGCCACCAGCGATTAATACGACTTTACCCTCTCCAACATATGTTTTATTCATTATAGTATTCCTCCTTTTAATTATATAATTTTAATTTAATAATTTCGTTTATTGAATAATAAATAACTATAAAAACACTTTTAATAATATAATGAAGGAGGTAGTTAAGTATGGGTCTTTATAACCTTTCAGAATTTTTAACTTTATTAAAAGAAGATATTGGAATAAAAGATATTCCTTTACCAGTAGATGATACAGAATTAATAAAAAGAATAGAAAATTCAGCACTTAAAGAATTTTCAGTAAGAGCTCCTAGAATCGAAACATTTAGAGTTGGTGACAATGAAAGAGTCACAAAAATTGATGGAGAAAGATCTGGTGTCCTAGTATATGAAATACCAAAATGGGTATATCAGGATAGTAGTGTTGTAGCAGTTACAAATGTTAATATTGCAAGACCGCTTGGATATTCAGATATGTATATACCACAAGGTTCATATGCTTCACCAGACTTAGTGCTAGGTGCTTTAGCAGATATTAAAGTTGCCGCAACAGTTGCATCTTCGATGGCAAAAGCATTATCATGGCAATTTAAAAGTCCAAATCGAGTTTTAATTTACAATGGATGGGCTAGTGGTGTTTATGATGTTGAAATTGCATTAACGCATGATATTTCATTAGCTACTATATCTCCAACTGCATTTACTCAGTTCAGAGAACTATGTATGTGGGATTTAGAAGAATATTTATTCAATAAATTAAAACGAATAGACAATCTTGATGTAGGTATAGGTAATATCCAATTGAAAATTGAAAACTGGGAAGATGCCGGACAGAGAAAACGAGACTTATTAAAAGATTGGGATGAAAACGGAGCCAATCTTGATGTTGATAATATGTCTTGGTTTTAAAAATAAAAATAAGTGTATAGAGTCTAGACTCTATACACTTATTAAATTAATCTTTCTTAGTTTTTGCAATAACTGCATCCATCTTCTGAGTGATTGTAGCACCACCAGCAGATTTCATTGCGGAAGCTTTTCTTCTACTATTAGCAATTATTTTCTTTGCTATTGGTCTAGCTTTTGATAGATATCTTTCATATATTTTAATACGAGCAGCAATCATCAGTTTTCTACCTTTGATATATGCTTTATACAATGAACTATTATCTTTTTCAGCCAGTCTTATAGCAGTTCTTTTTTCAATCTTGCTATAGTTTGCTTCTTTATTCAATTTAACTATGTTCTTTCTTGCTTCTGTAACTATCTCAGCACTATGGATTAAACCGTAAAGCTCTAGTTCAGTAGCACATTCTGTTGCAATTCGATCATACTCTTCCTCGTTTTCGCACTCTTCTCTTAGAGCAGCTAAAAATATTTCAGCTTCGAGTGCTCCATCGATTATGTCGTCGTCTTCTAGGTCCAATAAGGACTCATTTCCTAATAAAAAATCATTTAATTCATTAAACATGAATATCAATCTCCTTTCAATCTAATAATAAAATGAATATAATATTTACTCATTGATTTATAATAATTGTTTATCTATCGTATAATAATACTACCCGTATTATTCTTATTAATATGTATATATTATTTATATGAATAAAAAACTTAGGAGGAAATTATGAGAACTGAATTTAAATATCAAGTAAGACAATTTTTAGTGGTGGTAGCAATAGCAGTTATTTTGATGGGTCTAGGTGGTTGGATAGACGCAATATAAATTAATAAGTAAGAAGTTATTATACTTCTTACTTATTAATATTTATTTTTTTTCTTTATTATTATATTTAAATCCTTTATACTGTATTTTAACAGCATTAGCATATGGCTGAATTTCTTTAGATAGACGACCATAATATTTTTGGAATGCATTATATAATTTAGTATCTTCGGCATTTTGTTCATAATCCATAATATCATCATAATCAATTTTATAAAATTCGCCATAATCATTAAATATTTTAACTAATTCATCTCGTAAATGACGTCCATCAGTAAATTCGGATTTGTATTCTTTATTTTTATATTTATCAAATATTTTTGGTAGATCACTTCTCATTTTATCTATCTCATTAATATAGTTAGTAATTTTATCCTTATCTTCTTTCTTATCAGAATTTAAATTTTGATATTCTGATAAAATTGATTTTAATTTCATAGCATCTGGTTTAATTTTTTGAGTGATTTCTTTAAAATCCTTATATTTATCTTCTTGGAATTGAATAAACTTTGATTTTTGAATCTGCTCGATCAAGTATTTACTTTGCATGGCACTTTTTGGTGTACGGTTCATTTTATATACTCCATGAGCTGCCGCGCCTACAAGTAATGTACCAAGGACCATATAAAATCCGCCAATAACCAGTTCTAAAGATTCGGTTGCTATCTCCATTTCATCATCATGGATCATATTACTTTCACAAGTATTTATAAATTTATCAATGTCAAACATAATTCGACCTCCATCTTTTTTAATTATAAGAATGTTTTTTAGTATCAATTATAATAAAAATAACTGATTGACAATAAAATATATATTATTTATATAATAAAAATTAGAGGAGGAAATATATAATGCCAAAAAAAGAAGTGGGAATAATTAAAGTAAATGATGGAAGAACTGAAGGAAACTATAAATACTTTGTAAATTTTAATGTTGATAACTCAGTTGGATTTACAAAAAATAAAGAAATGGCAACTAAAATTAATTTAGAAAATATTCAGGATATAATATCCAAGTTAGAAAAACATATGGAATATAAAATATTTGTAGAGGAGCTTCCACATAAAGAAGTAGAACGAAAATGGCTATTTGATTCAGAAATTGCACCATTCGGCACAAAGTTATTATGTGAATTCTTCTATAATCAAGCGTATTTAACGACTAATCCAGAAGTAAGAATACGAAGCAAGCATATAGTTGGTGAAAATGAAACTACCTATAAACTCTGCATTAAAAGTAAAGGAACTATTGAGCGTATTGAAGTAGAAAAAGAACTTACAAAAGAAGAGTTTGATCAACTTATGATTGTAGGTAATATTAAAGAAGAAGATATTATCAAAAAACACGTTTATACTTATGATATTGATGGCTACAAATTAACCGTTGGTATAACAGATAAAGATAAAGAATCTGAATTTAGATATGGCGAAATCGAATTCCATACTATTGAAGAAGCTATGGCATTTGAAGCTCCAAGATGGTTTGGTCAAGAGGTAACATATCGTAAAGATTATAAAATGGCTAACTATTGGGAAAGAACCAGATTGACAAAATAATTACAAGGAGGAATATACGTGGCAAAGAAAGAAGCAATTTATATCGCTAAATGGAAAAAGAAAGTTAGCGATATAGTTAAAATGAAATATGATGGAATTGATAGTAAAGATTTAGATAAACTATTAGATGGTATTATCAATAGAACTTTAAAGAATCCAAAAGTTGGGATATTGAATAATTATCTCAATAAAGTTGTAAAAACTGATGTATTATCTTTGATAGATACAATCGATACTAATAATCTTATTATTGGAGGTAGTGGTGTATTATATCAACCTCACGGTGTTAAAGAAAATCCTTTAATTCACTTTATAATGCAAAATATGTCATTAAGAAATGAATTTAAAGGACTTCGTAAGAAATATGATAAAGGTACTGATGAATGGTCAATGTATGATATTCTTCAGTTGATTGTAAAGATACTAATAAATACTTTATACGGTGTCATGGGTTATCCCGGATTCATTCTATTTAACTTATTTATTGCAGAATCTATAACCAATCAAGGTAAGCAAATTGTATGTACCGCAGTAGAAAGTTTTGAAAACTTCTTACAAGATGCAGTTAAGTTTTCCACAGTTGGAGAAATGTATGAATACATTTCAAATATTCACAATGAGTATGAAGAGAAATATAAAGGAAAATTAGATGTAAGTGTTTTTGAAGTAGAAGATATAAATCATAAATTAGTAAAACGATTAATAAATAAATGTGCGTTTGATGTATCAAACGAAACAGTATTGTCATTAGAAAAAATTGTATTTAACATGGGAAAGACAGAAAAGCATATTTTATATTATAAGAATAATATGATGGAATTTAATAATCTTCCTATTATTAAAGAAAAATATAATTATATAATTAATAATATGGATTTATTAACTTCAGGAGAACCATGGAAGATAAAGAATGAAGAAATAAAAAGCATGATTGATGACTTATGGGCATTCTATAGTGTATTTGTATTTTATGATTATCCAGTATATGACAGATTAAGAAAAGCTATGTATATAGATAAGAAGAATGTATTATATGTGGATACAGATTCAAACTTTGTTGGTATTGCTGATTATATAGAATATATTACATCATTATGCACTCATCAAAATTTATCTGAAGATGAAGCAGTATTAACCAGTGCTAGTTTAATGATTATCTTTATGAGTAATATGATAAATGCAAGTCTATACACATTAGCAAAAGGTATGAATGTACCAGATGAATATGCAAAGAAGTTAAACATGAAAAATGAATTATATCTTGACAGAATAGTATTTACAACTAAAAAGAAAAGATATATTTCAAATGCAAAATCACAAGAAGGACAAATTCTTGGTGGTGGTTTGGGAATGGAAGAAATAAAAGGATTTGAGTTTATTAAATCTACTACTAAGCCATTCGTTAAAGATTATTTTACTAAGATATGTCTTGAAGATATATTAAGAGCAGAGACTATAAATGTCGAGAAAATTTATAAAAAGTTAATTGTCTTAAGAGAAGATATAGAGAGTTCAATGAGGCGAGGCGAAAGTAAATACTTTAAGCAAGCCAATGTTAAGACTATTAATAATTATAAAAAACCATATTCAACACAGGGTATTACAGCAATACTATTATGGAATACATTAAATCCACAATATGCAATTGAGTTACCTACTGATGTTGATATTATTCCAATTAAAGAAATGACATTTAAACGCCCTACAAAGCCAAAAGAAAATACATCTTCAGTAAAATTAAAGACACTTGAATATGAGGAACCAAAAGGTGTAAAAAGAATTACTGCCGATGATGATTATATGAAGAATAAAAATACAAAATGGTTTGCTGATAAATACCCTGATACATTTGAATTGTTAAAAAATGGAATTTATACAAATTCTAATGATGCAATAAGGCATATGGGAATTAAATATATTGCCAAGCCAAAGAATGAGAATATTCCAATACCAGATTGGTTTGGAGATATAATTGATACTGAAAAAGTAGTTATTTCAACTCTAAGTTTATTTACTCCAATTCTAGAATCATTGGGATTGAAGAATTTAAAAACATCATCAACTACTACTTATCCAAGTAATATGATAGATTTATAAAAGGAGGAATAGAAATGAATATATTTTCAGAAAAAGATTGTGAGAAATGGGTAATTAGGAGAACTTTTTTCCCAGTATTAACTAAAGTATTATTATTTGAGCCCCAAATTAATAGTCAACAAATTTTATCTTGGAATCTTGCTGATATTGGAGGAAAGAATTTTCAACACGATATAGTAAGAATAAAATCAGATTTAAACATGATTCTATTTAAAAATTTCCCGCAGGCAAAAGATATATTAAATAATTTAAATATATTTATATGCCCAAAACCATCGGCAGATACAGCAAATGCATGTGCAGGCAAATATGGTAATAATCCGTATATATGCTATTTTGGAAGAAGCACGCAAATTCCATGGTGTATGACCGATTATATTACTGCACATGAATTGGGTCATGTTATTCAACAAGCATTTTGTAGCGAATTTAGAAATGAAGAAAAAATGCGAGAATATTTAACTTTAAGAAATGCAGTAATGGATGATTGTGAAATTTATGATGATGAAAAAGAGAGAAATATCATAAAAACAGATTTTGTTTTCATAAATGGTAATGGTAAACAACGCCAACAACATGAAGGACCATGGGATTTGAATCCAGCAGAATGGTTTGCGGAAGATTTTAGATTTTTATTTGGTATAGAGAATGGTGATAAATATTGGGGATTACCAATTCCTAAACCAAATAAGAAAATTAGAGATTTTATGATGAGTTTAAATAGAGGTGAAAAATAATATGTTTAAATTAGCATTAGAAACTGATAATGATATTATCAGAATTGGTGATAGAATTGAAATTGTATTAAATAATTCAGATGAATCTAAAGAACCAATTAAAGGAACTTTATCTAATGTATTTAAATCAGTATGGAGCCCTCATGTAATTTGCATACAATTAGCTGAAATGAAATATTATCAATCTATTGAGGTTACAAGAATAAAAAGAATCACGAAATTATAGAATATATATTATTTAAATGGTGAAAGGAGATATTATGGACGGAATGAGTTTATTTCGTATAGCACTATTATGGTTTGTAGCCATTATGTTACTATTGACGTAATTGCCTTTGCATTAAATAATAAATTATGATAATCACTACAGTTTTTTAAATTGGTAGTGATTATCATAATTAAATTAATAGGAGGAATTATAAAATGGAAAAAAGTAAAATAATAAATTTAAATACATTTTCTAAAGGAGAAAATGAGATTTGCTTAGAAGATGAATCGCCTCAGAGTGATCCATTTATAGCTAGATTTGAAGAAATTCGTGAATACAACGATAAAAATCAATTAATAAAAGTAAGTGATAGTGTTGGCGATTCAGTCATTTTAGAATATGATGAAAATGGGAATAATACTAAGAAAATATATTCTGATGGAAATGTAATAACTATGACTTATAATGAAAATAATAAGATGACTTGTTTTATAGACTCAAGAGGATATAAACAAGAACTTATATATGATAAAAATAATAATCTGATTAAAAACACAATATTCCGGGATGTTAGGGTATTTGGTGATTCAGTCGAAATTACAGGAGGTTATGACAATGAATAATAACAATAATAATTCTCAATTCCAAAAGGTTAATATCAACACAAATTCATTAACATTCTTTGATGATAACGGAGTTATGTTAAAATGCGGATTTTTAAATGAGAATATATCCATATCATTTGGTACTGCCGTAGATAATAATGGCAAAAGAAGTTATCCAAATGACAAAAGAGATAATCTTTTACTAACAAGTGATAGAGTTGGCGCTCTATATTGCTTAATAAAAGATAAATTTCTCCCGGCAATTGAAAAAGGAGAAGATTATAATGGAGGAGTATTTACTTCCATGAAAAAAGATCAAGTATTTGAATTAAGAATTGAACATCAAAATGGAGTTGCTGAAATATATGCATTATTCCATAGAAATATTGATGCAAATAGAATACCACAGAAGACTGTTGTATTTAAGTTTACGAAGGTTCCGGTTATTGAAAAATATAACACTACAAATGGAGAATTCTTGTTAGACGAAATCGATGCACAGTTCTATATGTTTATTAAGTTAATTGAAGGATTCGTAATCGCTGGAGCAAATAATGTAACTGCTCATTCTTACAGAAATGCAAACCATTATACGACAGATAAGATATTTAAATATCTTGGTGAAATGGCTGCAAAAATGGGAATATCTGTTGCATCATCACCTGCTTACAATAACGGTTTTGATAAATCCACATCAAATGCTGATATGCCAGCCATAGAAGAAATTGATGATTTTGGTGATTTGTTATCATAAAAGACTAATTTAAAATTAGTCTTTTTTTAATGAGGTGATAGTATGAATGATTTATTACATCCACTAAGTTCATCAGGAAATAGAACTGAAAATATATTAGTAGAATATGATGGCTTTATTAATTCATTATCGGAAAGATTTATTAGAACTGGTGAAATTGACAATGAAGATTTAACACCATTTCCTAAATTAATTGATCTATTGAAATTATCAGATAATGATATATTTAATCTAGCCAATTTATACACTATTGAAGATATTAATAAAGAATTTTTTAACAATAAATATTCTCCCAAGGATATTGATAGGTTATTTAATATAAACATCATTGAGTTTCAAAAGAGAACTCTATTCGAATATTCGTTATATAATCTAATTCAAGAGAAATATGTAGAAAGTATTTCTATAATTAAGAAAGATAATTTTAAAGATTATGAATTGAACTCTATGGGAAAATTATTCAATGATAAAATGGATAAGATTAAGTTATATGTGGGAGATACTTATTCGTTAATAAAAGATAAAGATTTTACAACTATATGTATGAATGATTATGATGAAATGGTAAAGATAATCAATTCATATAGCAATGAAAAAAGTAAAGATGTATTTTTCATACTAAGAAATAATACATCAAATCTTACTATTAATAATAAAGATATTCAATTACGATATATACACGAAATAGAAAAGTTAACAACTGAAAAAGGAATATTTATTTCTAGAATGTTTTCTAAATGTATTGAGGAAGATGAAGTAGAAAAAAGAAATCAATTTGACAATGTTGGCTAAAAATGGAGGAGTAAAAAATGAATAAATTTGTTAATAAAGAAGTATATGATGATGTTAAATCATTAACTAATATTGTATCTGGTGATGAGTATAAGAGTATCGTTTATGCGATATCACAATTATCTGCAGATATGGTAGTAAAGACACTTGGACCTTATGGTCAAACTACAATAATCGATGATGGCTCTACATTTACCTACCCAAGTAAAGATGGATGGGCATGTATAAATAGATTAAGATTTTCAGATCCATTATATAATACAATTTTCACTACTCTTAAACAGATTAGTTTTTCAATAGTTTCTAAAGTTGGCGATGGAACTACATCAGCACTAGTTGGTGCAAATGCATTCCTAAAACAGCTTCTTAGCTACCAAGAAAATAAATCACATAAAGTATTTAGACAATCAGAATTTCTTGAAGAGTTAAATAAGATTCGTGATGAAATAGTGGAAAATTTATCTAATAGTAAAGAGCTTCATCAAATAGATAAAGCTGGTGATTTTTCTGATATCAGAAGAATTGCTATGATAGCATCAAATGAAAATGAAGCACTATCTGATATTATTCATAATATATATAAGGAAACTAGAAATCCAAATATGTATATAGCATTAGATGGTGGCAATAAATTAACTTATGAAATACAAGAAGGTTATAGATTTGATTGCAGGACATTAAATCATAAGGCATATATAAATACAGAATCAAGAACTTGTGTTAAAAAAGATGTAGAAACTCTAATTGCAATATTTGACCATAATGTATCTTATCATGAACATGGTGAACTTATAACTGGTCTTAGTAGATATGCTAATGCGTGTCAAAAAGAAATTATTATAATCGCACCATATTTTGATGATATAATCTCAAATATTATTGGTACTACAGTTGATACATTTATTCAGCAGGGAAAGATTCCAAATATTATGCTTATTCAGTTTCCAATGTCAATGGAAGCACAGAAGAAATATTTATCGGACATAGTAATGATTACCAATTCTCAATTATTTGATTATGGTAAAGTAAGAGCGTTTAATGTATTGACACGTAATCAAACTTTACCAGCAGATAAGAAAATTGAAGATGCATTATTTAATGTCGATCAATATAATTTTGACAATCCTACACAAATTATTGAAACATGTGTAGGTGTGACTAGAAATGTTATTATTGATGAAAAGTATACAATCATACAGGATTATGAAAGCATTGTTAATCCTAAAATTTATGCAGAAACTTTAAAAGAAGTTGAAGAAGAATATCTATTCTTAAAAGATAGAGCAAATAAGACAATAGGTAGTTTTGATAAAGACTATATGAATGCTCAGCAAAGATATATTAAGCTTCTTGGAAAAATGGGTGTTGTAAAAGTTGGCGGAGAAACAGAACTTGAAAAGCATTGTCTAAAAGATGCTGTTGATGATGCAGTATTGGCATGTAAATCAGCATTTGAAAATGGTTATATTAGAGGATTGAACTTATTAACTATTAGTACATTGAAAGAAATGTATGAAAAAGAGTTTGACAATAATAAAAATACAATGAAATTAGATATTTTACAAATGCTAATAAATGTATTTGTAGAAATGACATTGTTAGTACTAGAAAATAAAAACTCTAATGAAGAGAAGAAACGTGTTACTGTAAAAGAAACAGAAACTCAACCAGGTTATACATTGAATATGTGTAATGAAGAAATCATAAATTACTGTATTGAAAATGGATATGGGTATAATTTAGTTACCGAGACTCTTGAAAGCGAAGACGAATTAACTGTAATAAATTCAGTATCCACAGATATAGAAATATTAAGAGGTATCATAGGCACATTATCATTAATATTAACCAGCAATCAATTCTTGTCATTGAATCGTACTTATGACAGGAATCTAGCAACAAAGCAAGCTAATGATAAGAGGAAAGAAGAAAAAGCTGAAATGGCATCAGCAATAATAGATGCAATATTAGCTAAGAAAGAAGAAATACAGAGTATATTATTTAATTAAAAAAGAAATATATGAATACACACAATTAGTGTGTATTCATATATTTTTATATATTAGTTATCGAATAATCGCAGTTTGCAATTAAATAAATTGCAGTTTCATATAAATTTGTAAAATAATGACCACCGTTTGCATCAATCATTTCTCCAACTTTCTCTAAAGATTTCATTTGTCCCTCAGTAAATACTTTATCATCATCTTGTAGCAAAACGCAAAATATTGTCTTATCAGGAACTTTATTGGATGCATCAACGGCCTCAGCAATTGAGAATACTCCGGTCATTTTAGGAGTAATTACATATAGTTGAAAATCATCAATTTCCTTTTCCCTCATCTCATTCTGGTAAGCTTCTTCAGTCCAATTGTCTACTACTGGATTAAAATATTCAATATAAGGTTTAATTAGCTTAATTAGTATATCTCTCCATGTACTTTCATTACATGTACCACCTAAAAATACTCTCTTTTTTTCCATAATTATCCTCCATTTATATTAATTTATCTTAAATATCTATATTATATTTTTTTGTTAACTACTTAGTAAATTATAAATATTTATGAAACATTTGGCATAACAATTATAGGATGGTGATATTATGAATTTAATACAATATCTAAATAATCCAGCAGGAAAAGGTTCTGCTGTCATTCCTAGTAAGGAAATAAAATCTAATTTAGATGCTCAATTTGCAAAACTACAAGACTCAATGAAGATGAATGTGTATACAAAGGATAACTTATTAATATATAAAATAGATATTCCAAGTAGAAGTATCGATGGCGTATTTTATAATGTTATTATAGAATATAATCTAAAAGATATTCCTGGAAATATTACTAATATTAATGAATTACCTTTTACTTGCTTTTCAAATTGTCCATCATTTATATTCACATATGCATATGTATATAATAAAAACAAATTATTATGTCCATGGCTAAAAGATAAGTACTCTACAAAGGTATTATCCGATACTCCAAGTGCTAGAAACCAGTATAAAATAATAAGTTTTGAGAGAAGTATGTATTTGGCATTAAAATATATATCATTATTAGGTAGAAATAAATTAGAACGAATTCCATTTTTAGCTCATAAAATTAATAGCTTAGACGAGATAAAAAGAAATGTTCAATCTGAAACTGAGATACTAGTTCGATATAATACAGGAGTTGAAAAGAAAGAAAATACTAAGGTAAATAAAGAGAGCGAATCAACTTCATCAAAAACTCCACATCGTAGCGGAAATGATGGCTATGTAAAATCAAGCGATACAACCAAATCAACTAAAAAAGGAGGCATAACTGCTAAAACTAAAAAGATTAAAAAAATATAAAAAATATGGAGAGGAGACAGCATATTTTGAAAGACAATGAAATTAATAAACATGAAATTAGGCCCGAGTTAAATACTTGGGAATGTGAAAAAGGTAAAGAATATTTTGTATATGAAAATGAAGTTGTTAGAGCTCGATATGAAGAAATATTAGGACTTGATAAAGGTACAATTCTATCAACATTTTTAATCATTAAAAATCATTATAAGGATAGGATGCCAGATGTAGTAAAGCATATTAACTATTTCTTAACATTCTATGATCCAGAGAAAGAATTATTCTTAGCATTACTGTCAATTAAATTCATTATTGACCAGAATAATTCAATCTCACAAAAAATGTTTAAGCAATTAATAATGGAAAGGGTTGTAACTAATTCTCTAATGCAGAAAGTAAAGAAAATGGCAAATGATTTATATACTATAAATATAGATACTGATGCTGAGGGAAAATTTAAAAGTACACCAAAAATAACTAATGACCAAGCAAGACAAATAGTTGCTTTATCATTTTGCTTTAGACTTATACTGCCATTATGTATTCATTTTTCAAATACAAATATAAATTTTGTAAAGAAGAAAGATTATATATTAGCATTTGATAAGATCTTTATTGAAATAATGCAGAAGTTTGAAAAGGGTGATGTTAAAGTATTTAATTCTTTATATCGTTTCGTTAAATATCAAGTAGATAGAACTTATAATGCAGATAGAGCAATATGGAAACAGAAAAAACAACTATACGGACATACGAAAGAATTATATTTGGAAGAGGTCGTGCATGAAGTAATTATAGTTAAATCGCTTCATAAATTAGAATATAATAAATCGTGTGTATCATTTATTCATGGGGTTATATTTGGATACAATAAAAACTACCGACATGAGAATTACAAAGTAAAGCCATACGAAATAGATGGTGATGAAAGTAGTTCAGATAGCGATGACTATTTTTCTCATGCCGAAGCATTAGAAATGTCAGTATATAGAATTGATGAATCAAATGCACTCATTAATGATATTAATAATAAAAAGGTAATGGAAGTTATCGATAGAAAATTCAATATTAATATACCAGAAGATGAATTTAAGTTTTATAAGAAAAATTGTAAGTTGAATACTGTAACACAATTTCTTATTCACTCATTCTTCTCAAAATATTTCGATAGCTCCTATTCAATATACACTCTTAATAAAGATGATACATTTAAGCTTCTTATTTATATGAAGAAATTTTTAGAATTGAAAGGTATGGTAATTTTACCACAAATATGTACTGCTAAGGTACAAGGTAAATTTAAAGATAATTCTATAAAGAATTCAAAGTTTATTGAAAAGTTTGTATCATCATCAGTGTATGAAAACATAATATCAACGAAGTTTAAATACATTCGTGAACTAAACCCAAAAGAAGATCCGATAGTAAAGAAATTATCAACTATAATAAACTCAACATTTATATTTGTAGATTATGATGCGAATATCGATGGATATGAGTATAAAGATGTCAATACTGACATTATAATAGATGAATTTCTACTATTTTTAAGCATCATTTAGCGTATTTTAGCCTCCATAGAATATATATTATTATTATAGTAAAATATAAAAAATAATATAATTCTATGGAGGAATAAAATATATGAAGATAATATTAGAAAAAGATGAATTGTTAAAGCTGTACGAAATAACTAAGAACACAAATAGTCCTATAGCAGCAAAGATTTTTAACACAGTATTTAGTAAGAACCATCATCATTTGATAGACTTAAAAGCTGGTGAAAATCATACTACTGAAGTAGGAATCGACGTAAAGATATCCATGCCTATATTGGATATAATGAGTAAACACAGTTATTCAATTAGTCAGACCCTCAGTGGAAGTAAAAATCCATTACTGATTTTATCAAAAATCAAAACTATTATTACACAAATAGGTAATGATATTTTAAATGTAATTTCTTAGGGGGTATGACTGATGTATATTGGTACTGAGTATGATATTAAATGTGTACAAGGGCACTATGAAGCCCGAGATAAGAATGGAAATTTTATATGTTCCGGTGATACGTTTGAAGAAGTTCAGGAAGATGTTACATCAATGCTGGGAATACATGTAGCATTGAGTGCTAAATAGTGAATGGTAATAAATATCATTCACTATTTATTTTTTATATTCATTAATTAAATAAAGGGAGGTTTTATGATGAATATTCATGAATCGACATCGAGTGCCTTTAACTTTAGAAAAAATGCGGAATATATAAATATAATTCTAAATGAAATTACTAAAACTTTTATTTCGAATAATCCGGCATTTAAAGATGAATTATATGTTAACATTAAAGGAAATGGAGATATCAATTTATCTACATTATTTAAAACTATCGTAACAATTAAATTTGACGAAACTGCTGAAATCTATAAAAGTATTCCAGCAAAAGGATGCGAGAATTTAAACTTAAATAATTTAGAATCCAGTATCTATAATTTACCAGAAAAATTAAAAGCTGAATCGAATGTAGTATGGATGCAATAAAAAAATATAATTAGTGGATAAAATATTTTATCCGCTAATTATATTAAATAGTAAAAACAAAGAATTAAATTTACGTATTATTTTTTTATATAAATAGCAAAGAAAGTTGGTGAAATATATGAGTATTATAGAACAAAGTTCCAAAATGCTCGAGAATACATTTTCAGATTATTTGATGAAAAAAACATCAAAGTCCGCAATGGCGAAAAAAATATCAACTATACTATCCAATACTAAATTTGGTGAAGAACCTAAACATTTTGAAGTTGAAATAATAAATGAGGATAGAAAAGAAACATTTTTCGGTATGAGAATATTTCCCGTTATAGATAACCTAGATAGTATTGCATCTAATATGATAGTAGATAAAATACCATTTAAAGAGTTATGTAAAAAATGGAGAAGTATCGAGAATTGGTATATTGAAATAGATGCTCAATCATTCGATAGATATACCATTAATTTTATACCACAAGAATTGGTATCATTACTATATCATGAAATTGGTCATGTAATATACTCAGAGAAACCGGTTGAAGGATTCTATAGATCTTATCAAGAAGCATATATGAGGTTAAAGATTGCTGATAAAGCATCTCTTAAGGTTTTATATTTGCTATATACTATTCCTTTGGCTACCGCATGTACAACAAGATCATGGTTTAAAACTAAAAGAGGAAATGATGAAGAAGTTTTTGCTGATTCATTAGCAACCGAATTAGGATATGGTGAATATTTAAGTAGTGCATTAGATAAAGTAATCAAAGCTTATGGTAATACTATTCAGAATGATGACAGCGAAAGTATTATAGAAGCTTCAATTAAATGGTGCAATTTAAATATAGCAGACCTTACAAAAAGACAGAGAAAGTTAAAAGATGATTTATTCTATCAGACATTGAAAAGTGATAGCAATTACTTTAAATCATTATCTGTTAAAATACTCAATACCTTAGGATTACAGTTACGAGAAAATTATAGTGGTGCAGCGATAGAATGCTCTCTTGAAGTAATAGAAGAGAAAGATTTTATGACAAGTCATACATCTATATTTAATCCAAAAATTATTGGAAATTATGAAATTAGAATTAAAGCTGCTCAAGAAAGTGCTAATATGGAATTAGCATTAGAGTCCAAAAATAAATTAGATTTCCCATCACAATATGATATTGATGCAATATTTGTAGAAGTTGATCGAATCTCTAATCATCATGATAGAATTTATGTACTAGATCTTATTTATAACAAGATTTCTGAGTTAGAAAAATTCAGAGAATTATGCGATATAGATATTAGTATTAAAAGAAAATATGGAAATAAGATAGATCCAATGTTAAAGCAATTGGAAGAATTAAGAAATGCCGTATTAGATAAAAGAATATTTAATACTAAGTATAAGGTATTTGTAAAAGTTCCTGATGGATATCAGGGCTAAAAAATTATAGGAGGTTTATGATTATGCGTAAAAATACCGATGAAATATTTATAATGACAAAAAGAACTGGGTATATCCCACATCTTAAAACTTATGGACCAATTCCAAATCCTCTAAAATGCCCAATTTCCCTTTGTATGGGAATGATTATTGCAGGAGTGGAAATATATGAATATGATCCAGTAACTAGACTTACAATGAAATTAACATTAGAAAATTTAGTAAATGAAGATAATTTTGCTTCTAAAGAAGAAAAGAAAGTTGAAGTTGCTCCTGAGCAACAAGTAACTCCATTAGTTGGAAACGTATCAGAAACAGTAAAAGTTGAAGCTGATGAAACCCTTGAAACTCCTGAAGATGACAAGTCTGATGAAGTTGACGATGTAGAACCAGACGAAACTGATGAAGACGCCGATGAAGAACCAGAAGATGTTGATCCAGCACTAACACAAGAACCAGACAAAACTGAAAAAGTAGATGAAGCGGTAGCTCAAGCAACTACTCAGGCTCCTAAAGCTCCAAAATCTAAAAAAGGTAAGTCAAAAAAATAATAAATATAGGGAATACTCATTGAGTATTCCCTATATCTTTTTTAATTTCTTTATATGAATCAATTGTCCTATCTGCTGGAACTCCATAATCTTTTTCTTTTTTAAATTTATTTCGATGAATATAAATTGAATCTAACCATATATATATTGCAGATTTTTTAAGATACTCAATATGATCTAAATCAGTCTTATCATTATCAGAATATATATGGAGATGCAATCCAGTATTTACTCCATTATATATTAGATACTTTATTATGGTTAAATAACTAAATCCACAAGATGCATAATAATAATTATTTTCTTTACTCTTATTTGTTAAATTGTTATATACTCCAAATATATCAAACACGCCTTCAGTGACATGAATATTAATATCATGAGTATATAATAAGTTAATACTATTTGGAATACTATAGAATGAATTTGCATTAATATTGAGAGGGTCTATCAATACCTTTATATATCTTCTTAATTCTTTATTTTCACCAATTCTTCTAAATGTAATGCAGTTATTATTGGTAGATAAGAATCCAACATAGTTCCGATTAATGAACCCCAAGTATTTATTACTTACATTTGGAATAGTTTTAATTTCATTACTTTTGATGAATTCAAAAACGTCTAAAACTATTTTTAAATTAACTGATTCATCTAGAGATATTTCAGTTTTCAAACGATTATTGATATATTCAAGTTTTTGATTATTTAATGCAGTATCTGATGGTTTTGGAACATAGTAATTTTTGCTATTATTAGTAATATATTTATTCTTTTTTATCAGTTTTTTATTCATACTCTTAATAGCTTGAGAAGATTCATATGATGGATATAAACCTAAATCATTTAATGTATTAACTGATAATAATCCTGAAGCTGGGCACTTAAAGCACCTATATAAAATAGGTTCATCGGAATCGACGTCTATTTTTATAGAGAGATGTCCATGTGTTGGGTCGCTCGAATCCCCACAATATGGACATCTTACAACATGCTGAGTTCCAGTAGAATTTGATTCATAAACCGATAAACTTTTTAAAAGTTCTATTATATCAAGTTTGATATCGTTATTCATATATTTCACCTCTTTTTTTATTTATATGTGTTAATAATATATATTTTTAACATATTAAGTAATATTAAAATGAAACAAAATATTAAAATTCAAAAATCTTAATTTGATAATAATAAGAAAAATATCTTATAAAGGAGGAAAAAATATAATGTTAAATAATATTAGTACATTTGAGAGTGTAATAAACGATGCTCTTGAAGGATTTGGTGATGATGTTATCACAATGTCAGCATTTGAAAGTTTCCTAGAAACTGTAATAAGTGAAATTGGTGATGAACCTATCACAATGTCAGCATTTGAAAGTGTATTAAATGATGCTCTTAGTGAATTTGGTGATGACGTTCTCACGATGTCAGCATTTGAAAGTTTCTTGGAGGCTGCAATAAAAGAATTTGGTGATGATCGTATCACATTGGCTGGATTCGAAGCAATAGTTACAGAATCTATCAATTCAATAGGTTTAGAAAGCATGTTTGGTGAAGATGTGGTTTCTAGATTACTCGCTCAAGCTAAAGAAAATATGTTGACTAAATGTCAAACAGTAGAAGAATGCGATCAGTATATGGAAAAGATTACTGCAGAAGCAACTAAATATAATAATGCTCTTATGGAAATTAAGACAGCGGCAGAAGAATTTAAAACTGAGCAAATCGATAAAGCTACGTTTGCAGCTAGAATAAAACCATATCTTGATGAGCTTAAAAATTCTTGTGAAGTAATAAATATTTGCTCTTCTGATGCAGAAATGGCTAATGATGATGATATCGCTAACCTTAAAGCATTTATAATAGGAGTAAAGGATATTATTATAGCACATAGAGAAGCTTTATCTAGAAGTGAAGGTGGAGATACACCTAATACTAATGATGCACTTGAATCAGTTATCAATACTATTGATGGACTCACAATCGCTGAAGAAGGAAATATTACACATGCTTTCAGAATAAGATTTAGCACTTTGAAAAAAGATGCAAGCGCTCTTATTAAAGAAGCTAGGAAAGATATAAAATCTGGTAATTATACAGATGCAATAGCAAAACTTCAAAAAGCAAAAACTGCTTATAAGCAACTTGCTAAAGAAGGCGAAAAATTAAAAACTTATCAATCAGAATATGGTCTTACAGAAAAGAATTCTAAGGGTGGAGAAAAGGTTACAACTAGACATATGGATAGTAATGCAAAAACATCTATTAGACTTTGGGTAAATGATCAGATTCAGAAAATTGATGAATTGATATTTAAAGCTAAGGAAAAGATAAATAAAGCTAAAAAAGCAACTGAATCTTTTGATGATTTAGATCTTGATGATGAAGTCATAGATGATCTGGATGATGATGACGAAGATGATGAAGCTTTAGAAAGCTTAATGTTTGAAATGCAAGCAGATTTAATGGATTAATAAATATTATATAGATAGTAGAGAAATCTACTATCTATATATTTAATTTGTATCAATTTATATGGAAAAACATAGAGGTAATATTTAAATAATAAGGATGGTGAATAAAATGCCAGAACAAAGAGTTTCTATAAATACAATTAAAGAAAATTTATTATTTTATTTAGAGAAGATATTAGATAGAGAAGTAGATGATGCGTTTATATATAACTATATGCCTTATATAATAATAAATTCTCCAAGAAAACATTTTAATGATATTAACTATTCCAATTACCCATTAGTAAAATTGGTGTTGGACGTTAAAAATCTTCAGAGTAAATTAAGTCAAACTATAAAATTTAGTGAGGCAAAAGAATTCATAAGAAATGCAATTGCAGAATTGCCAAAAAATAGTTGCCCTCATAGTATAATAATGCTTAAAGTATATATTCAAGCATTAGATAATATGAAACAATTTCAAATGGATAAGATGTTGTTAGAAAGTGCTATGTTGGATTACAGTGTAGTCGCACCATATAGTCAAGTTCTCACATCTCCAGATGTAGCATTAAAACCTTTACCAAATAGTACTATGGAGTATATCATAGATACACTCACAGTTCTATCAAATCAAGGTGATGAAAAAAATACTGAAGTACTGCATTCATTACTAATACAAAATATAGAATCGATTGTTAAATATACAAATGAATATATAGTTGATAATAATAATCATAATGGTGAATATAATATACTTGATGATGGAAGTCCTGATATGTTATCATATTATGTAAATAGAGTAATTGATGCAAAAGGTGAACGTGTTAATTATCCATTAGTATATTACTTTTTATCATATATTATGTATAATTTTGAATCAAATCATTATACTAAAATTTTAAATTATTTAACTAATCTACATACTTCTACTAGCAATTTTCCATTTACTAGAATTGAAAATGTCGAAGAATTAGTGGCTCAATATGAAGCATTGTCTTTACCAGAGTTATCTTCTTCTATATTATCAATGGAAAGTGTTATGAATATGGAGTATGAAAAAGATAAAGAATTAGAAAAGATTTACGATTTATCTGAAACTACAGAGAAAAAAATAAGGGATTATAACATTGATGTATTATTATCATATTTATATACTAATAGAAGATATCAACATAATCATTATACTAATGCCTTATTCACTTCCAAATTTAAATCTGTAAATGGTTATTCATATTATAATAATGATATTTTAGTTTGTGAAATTGATGATACTTATTTAGCTACTCCAGTGTCAGATTTAGGTGATGATTACAAATTGAAACTTATTTGCCTCAATACGGATAATCAAGTTATAGTAAAACCATTTTAATCAATTTCATCCATAAAAGATATTATCTAATTCATAAAAAAATTAGATAATATCTTTTTAACAATCCTTTAATGATAAAATATTTAATATTTTTATATTGAAAGAGAGTGATTTATATGCAATTGATAGAAGAAAAAATAAAGACATATATAACCACATTATCGCTACTCTCTTCTTTAAATATAGAAGATTTTGATAATGAAGACGATATAACATCATATATTCCAAATTGTATTGCAAATACAGTTATTATATTAGGAAATATTTTTGATGAAGAATTAGCAGGTCTTATAAGAGAAGCTAAAATGATTATCAGTGAATTGTATCGAAAAAATATACGAGAGGTTGAAACATCTAATATATTTAATACCAAAAAATCAATAAATAATATAATTAATGATAATATGGATATAATATTAAATACCAATATTTATGAATATTCGTATATTGAAGTAGAGAATTTGCTAAACAGTAAAGTTGATGATTATTTTGATCGACTTGATTTGAGTAACATAAAAATTGAAAGAAATAAGCTAGAAGAAACTAATAATTATATATTTGAATTGATAGATAATACATATAATTTATCTAAAGAGTTATCAAACTATATAATTGAAAAGATTGGCTATTTATATAATTATAAAAATGCTAATTTAACAGAAATATCATTTTATGCTATTGATGGTATTTTATTCTTAATAAAATACTACCTTGTAACTTTTAGAATATTTAGAATCATATTAACTTACTTTAACGAAGAAAATAAAATAGAGAATGACAATTAAGTCATTCTCTATTTTTTATCCCTTAAATTCTGCAGTTACATGAGGAACCCAGTATATTCCCTCATTCTCAAATATTGCTACCATTTTACTAAGTCTAAATTTACCATTATACTTAGCAAATTTTACATCTTCTAATGATAATATAAATTCTTTATTTGGTGCGAGCATCCATAAGTCTATAAAAGAAAATCCTAATATTGCTATCTTTGATGCTTCTTGTAAAGATTTCTTTATTGCTCCACTTGTTTCTGCTCCTTTATTACTAATAACAGTTCTTGATATCATTGATGGTCTTGATGCACTATTTGCTGCTCCACTATTAACTGTCTTAACAGTTCCGGATGCAGTATCAATACTAATAAAATCATTACCAAAAACCTGTTCATTCAGAGCACTCTTTTCTTTAATTTCAATACTATCTGGGTCTATATTTAAAAAGCAATATTCTCCTGCTTTCTTAAAGCATCCTTTTCCCATAATTGATTCTGGACCAGAACGCATTAATGAGCCTAAATATATTGTACTTATTTCATTTGGCATATATGCATTAGAATGACTGGTTCTATTTAATAAATACATATAGACAAAATCGAAAAATATTGTAGTTCCATTTGCATGTAATCCATACTCATTACAAATTCTTTCTAATTGCTCCATAGCTGATATTGGAGTTATAACAAACTCTCTATAAACCTTATAGCTATCAGGTGGAGAAACTAAAACGTTTGATAATCCAGCTTGATTAAGCACATATGTTAATGCATCAGGTAATGTTGGAGATGATAGCACTGCATTTAAAACTTTCTTAGATTTGAATAAGTAGTCTTCTCTATATAATAATAGCTTTACTACAGTCATTTCACCATATCCATATCCCTTTTTAAATGTACCACTATCTTTTTCATGTTTTTCAATAGTACTTTCTAATGGTTCTGGAGACATATCTTCTAGAAATACTAAAAACGATCCATTGATATAATCGTTAAAATTAACCCCAGTTTCATCAGGTATTATTTCTGAAAATTTTCCACCCTGAAATTGTACATGAGCCTTGATATTCAAATTATCCTTTTTCATTGCTCTAAATAAATAATTTGGAAGACCTACTTCAACTTGAAAAAATGGAAAATAATAATTATCATAATCTTTTTCCATTGTAATACTCATTATATACTGCTCATCTAGTTCAAATGGGTCCATATTAGGAACTATTATCTTAAAAGATTTCATCTTATATCTAACTAAACCTAACTTGATATCTGATATATTCAATTTAATTCACCTCTTTTATTTCTATTAAAATAAAGTTCATTTTATAATAAAAATATGTATTTATTTATTTTGTCTATAATAAAAAATTTCTATCACACATAAACATTAAATTAATAAATACTACAACTTTATAATTATTATTATAAAAAAGAAAGGATGATCAAGAATATGTTTGATGATATTTTAGGATTAGTAGATGATAATGAAGAAATAACTCTAGAAAATTCAATGGAGCTAGCATCATTTTTAGAAATGGATGAAAGCATAGTAACAGAGAATTTTAAAGAATTTACAGAATCAGTTAAGAAAAGATTGGGTAGTTTTGCTCATACAGTAGCATTATTTATTCAAAAAATGACTAACAGAATTAAACAATTCTTCCTAGAAATGGGAAAAGCTGACAGATACTATGTAAACCAAGGTTTATATAAGTACATTATGCAAGTTTACAATAAACTTGGTAAAATTAAACCAGGAATAAAAGTTGCATTGGCTGTTAAAAAAGTTAACAAAGCTTACGGTGAAAAAGGTGAAGGCGTTAAGAAAGATCCTGGAACTGAAGCAATGGAAAAAGCTGCAAATGAAATGAAAGAAGAACTTGATAAACTTGAAGCAAATGAATTTGCATCAATTAAGAAAGTTCTTGATAATGAAGAATACGCAAAACTTGGTTTAGCTGAAGGCAAAACTTTAACATTTGAATATTCGACATTAGCAAAAATGCAAGGCGACATTACTGCAACATTGAAAGATTTGGATACAAATCAGAAACATTTGCAGGAAGTATCTAATAAACTTACTGAAACAGATGCAGTTGATGCTAAGGCAATAACAGCAGCTATTAACGTAATTACACAGCAAATAAAGAAAGCAAATCTTCAAAGTGCATCTCTAAGCGCATTGCGTAGAGGATCAAGACGTGAAGATGAAAAGGCAAAAAATACTAGAAAGTATTGGAATGAGCCAGAACCAAAGAAAGAAAAGAAATAAAAAATAATTAATAGAGAGACTGGCGAAGCCATTCTCTCTATTTCTTCTATTATAAATATAACTAAAACAATATGATAAAATTAATAATCTAAATTTGAAAGGAGATCAAAATTATGTTTGAAGATATTTTACAATTTTCCGATCCTGTAATAGAAAGTAATATAGAACTAGCTGACTATCTAGGAATTGAACCTGATATAGCTATTGAAGGTGCTTCTGAATTTATAGAAAGTGCTAAGAAAAGATTATCCTCTGCTATTGAAAAAATTTCAGCTTTTATTCAGAGAATAACTAATAAAGTTAAGGAAATTTTTTATAAATTAACAAAGAAAGGGACATATGTAATCGATCAAGAAATTTATAGAAAATTAATAAGTGCTAATAAAATTAGTAATGCAGTTGTCCCACCATTAAAATTCGCAGTTGCTGGACTTAAAGCTACTAAAATAGCAGCAAAAATCATCGACGAAGATGATTATTCAAAAATAAAAGTTAATGTTGAAAAATGGAACAAAATCGTTGATGATATAAATGAAAAATACGATGCATTTGAAAAAGGCCCGGAATTTGAATATATTAATAAAGTCGCATCTGGTGAAATTAAAACTGATAAAGAAGGAAAGAGAAATATTGTTTTGAAGGCTGACCATTTAAATAATACAATTGCCGGATTACAATTAATATTAACTTCAATGGAAGAAGTAAAGGGTACTCTACAAACTGCAGCTGATGCAATAAATGATAAAACTACAGTAAATTCCAAAGCATTATCATCTGCAATGGGAATTATTGGAGCTTCTATCAGATCGGTAAATATGAATATGAAAATATATACTGCTATTAATACTGCAGCTATAAGCGGAACTACAGAAAAATAAATATAAAAAAAGAATAGACTTTAATTAGTCTATTCTTTTTTATGCCATTCTATACATTCAATACCTAAACCATTAAACCATAATCTATCAATATGCCTATGGCAAAATGCATCCTTTTCATAGCATAATAATACTACATCTTTTCCATCAGAAAGTTCCATTAAATCCTTTATAACTTTATCAATATCTAAAGGTTCTAATATTTCTTTTTTATATCTTCTTATATATCCATCCTCACCAATTTTGCCAGATTTATATTCCATAAATATCGATTCTGATGGAGCTAATGATTTATAAATTTTGAAATTACCGAATCTTGGTTGATATAAAGATATTGATACCTTGACTATATCATCTGGAATATTTCTACACATTCCATAGTAACTTGTATATATTTTTATAGTCTTTCCTCTACATAAAACACAATAAATGATATTGAGGATTAATCATCAATATCATCTCTTACATCATTTAATTCATCATTTAATCGTTCAATTTCTTTTTCTAATTTATCCATACGATCAATAAATATTGATAGCGCATAGCATACAATTCCAAGTATGATTAAGCCTATACCGATTTCAATCAATAACATTATTAAACCTCCGATGGAGAATTATTAATGACTTCAATAACCAAATTATTAACGTCATCAACTATTCTTTTATAATACTGAGTATCTGTAAATAATGATAATATAATCAACCTTTCATGTGTATTTAGATCTTTATCATTATTAATAAAATTAATAATAGTATTTCTATCTTTACCATATACTTCTTTGATTGCTTGTAGATCAATCTTTTTGTATGAAACATAAAATGGCATCGACATTTTGATAGTTCTGTATAAAATCTTGCTTAAATCTGGTGATATATTAAATCTCTTTATATTCATTTCAAGTGATTTAAATATATCACCATCATTATGTCTTTCAACTGCAGCTTTCCAATCCATCAGCATTTCCGTAATATCAAATAGACTCATATCAGATATTCCATTAGCATAGAATTCTGGATGATGAGAATTTACTCCATAATGATGGTCTAATGCAGGTTTCATTTCTTTAAGATATTTTTTATAGTCATCTGACATGTAAGTAGTAGTTGCTAATTTTGGAGTGTATTCCTCAAAGATTGGTAATTCATGCTCTTCGAGTTTACTAGCATCATGTTTTCTACCACGAACTAGCATAACATGTAAGAAATTTTTAATATTTTGATTTACTTTATTAATATGATCTTGGGTATCTTTTATAACTTCGTCTTTACTCATTTTTTGCATCCTCCATTATTTTTGGTACAATAACCAATTTCATTCCAATATATTTAGATAATATATCTAAAACTTTTTTATCATATAGAATATGAGTATCAAAACATGTGACATCATATAACTTGATATCTTTAATAATCATATTTTCATCAACTTCAATATGCCCTCTAGTTGCACCTGGAAATCTTATTGCAAAATATTTATCAGTTTCTCGATCTGGCTCATTGATATAAGTACAAAATCTTTCAGGCCATTTACCAATTAAATACTTATCCATTTCTTTAGTTAAATCATTTACCCAATCACGATTGTCAAAAATAGTTGTAAGTTCATTCATTTCTATACTCCCCCTATTATTTATGCCATAAATCAAATGGCGTTTTCTTTACCAATTCATCACATAAAAAATTTAAATTGAGTGGATAATTTTCAAATAATGCATTATTCATTGCATTCAAATTTTCATAATCAGGTATATCAATTATTTGTGAATCGATAGTAGTTCTATCGATATCCATCATCGTGTTAATTTGCATTTCTATATCAGTTGTAGTGATATTATTATTCATTTCTTCAGTACTTATCTTTTTATTTTGTAATAATGAGATAAGGTGATTTTGAGCTGTGATTGTTAATTCTTTCTCACCATATTCATCTTTAATAATATCTAAGTATCCGAATAATGTTTTCCAACCAATTCTTCTTAATCGAGGAATATTTCTATATGCATCTCCAACTAATGATTTTGAATAAATATAAAGTTTATGGTCATAATTTAATTCCATTGGGTCTTTATAAACATTTTCTCTTTCATTGACATAGTTCCATAAATCTTTTCTAGATATTATTTTACTATTATCACCCTTAGGAGAAATAAATGACCACTTATCTTTATATGTATATTGTAAATCATAAGTATCTCTTGATATCAGAATATTCCAATCAGCTTTATTATGCTTTGATATATATAATGGAACTATACTCGGCTCTAGATATTTACTATCTATCATATATATATTTGGTATATAGTTACTTATGATAGGTATTAAAGGTAGAGCATCTCGTATAGCTTCATTAATAAAAAAGTATTTTGTGTTCACTGTGTCATTATTTTCAATAAACTTTTTTCGATAGCTTGGAATATATATGGAATTTTTAAATTTTCTCAATGAAGAAGTATATATTCCATATACTTTAACATTTATATTTTCTTTTAGTGCCCAATTCCTATAATGTCCTAGTATATTAAATAAATTCGATATTAATTGCTTTCCAGCATTCTGACCACATATCTGAAATTCGTTGTTGATTAATGGTCTATGAAGCATATGGAATAAATCATCTATATTAATAAAGATATTCATCGTTCTAATTATTTGTGTCGTACGAATTGGATGCAAAAAAGAATTAAGCTTTACATATTTTACTTTATATCCATTAAAATGAATATCCATTTTTTCACCTACTTATATAAAAAATAAAAGTAATGTATATAAAATATATACATTACTTTCTTCTTTGATCTTTATATACTATATGATTTCTTTGGTTTTGGTTCTAGTTGAGTTAATTCAGATTGAACTTTCTTTTCTATTTGTAAGAATGTGAAAGCACCAAACTTATTATTGTCGCCTTTACGGAAGTTGGCAGTTAACGATATATCGGTTCTCATCTTTCTTCCACCGAATTGTTTATTGTATTGGCTTCCATCATTGTCAAATATGATCTGCATAAATCTGATAATCTCAACTTCGATTGCAGCTTTACCCATACCATTCTCATCATTAAATGTTCTTTGATTGTCTTTACGACAGAATTTAGCCATAAATTCCTTGATATCGTTAGAATATCTGAAAATAGGTTTCTTTATTGCTGAATTTCCATCCATTGTTGATGTATCTCTTAGATGAGTGCTGTTATTAGGTAACCACAGATATGTGTATACCGCACCAGTCTTATTGTTAAATTCAAGTGTACAATCGGTAAATTCACCGATAAATGTTCTTGCAACAGCTAATACCTCACGTTTAATTTGATCTGATGTTAAACGAAATACTGATGCCGTTGGAGCAAGACCTGCTATGTTGAAAGCAGTTGGTAATATATTTCTAAAATTAGCGTATTTGTCTGTTTCTGGAACAGCACTGTCTTGTGAAACATTCTTGTTTTCACCATTGTTTCCATTATTGTAGTTTTTTGCCATTTTAAAAAGCCTCCTTTTTTAATTTTTTAATTGGCTATAATTTAGTATAAATGATTAATTATATCTATTTAATAATATATAGTTCTAATTAGTTCTTTGATAATAAGCTAATTAACCATTTATATCTGTAAAAATAATATATATCTATTAATCATTATTAAATAATTATTCTTATTCTATTAAAATATTATTTGCTTCAGTTTCATATATGCTCATAAACCAATATACATCCTTAGTCCATTTATTAGAATTTGGCGGACAATATTTTCGTGAGATTGATTCTATATTTGTTAATCCAATATCTATATAGCTTTCACGTATTAATCTTCCAAAATAATTAATAGATTCACCATCGGATTCAAAATATATTGATCCACTTCCAAATCCAAATAAATTATTATTTGGATGTCTTTGGCCCCATCCCGATTCGAGTGAGGCGACTGATAATGCAAATAATCCATTTATATTATAAGTATCCTCTATAAATTTAAGATACTCTCCTGTGTTTATCATATCTGAGTTAGTTTTTCCATATTCATTCATTACATTCGAAATCAACATATTAAACTGCTCAGTTGTTAAATTTGATTTTTGAGTTATATCGGTTAAATTAACATTAATAACTTCTGGTTCATCATCTGATGTAATTGCCACTTCTTCTTCAAGACTAGCGGCTTCCTTTTTTTTCTGTTCATTTTTTGCTAGTATTTTTATATCTAGTGCTTTATTGCTTGCATATAATGCTGGGTTAGATTGTGTGTCTGAAATAATTATAGGGTCTTCTTCGACTATATCTTCTGTATCTTCTACGTCTAGTTCTTCTGTCGCATCAGCTATAATAATATTTTCTGCTATTTGTGATTCTAATTCAGCTATTGCAAGTTCATATTCTTCGTTTGTATCTTGCAGTCCTAAAACAGTTTCGTTTAATTCAGCGTTCTGTTTTTCTAATTCTGCGATTTTTTGTTCCATTGCAGGAATTTTTTCTGTATATGTTTCAATAAATTGGTTAGTTGCTATTTTACTATTAATTGCTATCAATAGTAGTGTGCAAATCAAAATCATTATTCCTATAAACATGGGTTTTCCCATTACAATTTTTCTATTAATATACATAATCATTACCTTCCTTTTTTATTATTATTGGTTTTCAATAAAAGCTTTGAGGATTAAAACCTATGTTTGTTTGATTTCATAATTTTACTCAACATTTCAGTAAATCAATAAATCATGAAAGGAAATGATGAAAAATGAAAAATTTACTAGCTTTATTAATGTTCCAAACACATAATATACATATATTACATTGGAAAACAGTCGGAGATGGATTTCAGCCAAATCATGAATATTTAGATGGCTTATATAGCGAAATGAATAGTCATATTGATTTAATAGCTGAAATGATGCTTCAAAGAGACGAAAATCCAATAACATACCAAGAAATGCTTGAAATTGCAAATGAAAAAGGATGGGTAATACTTTATCCAAATGAATACTATGACGAACCTAGTACATTTACACATGCTCAGCAAATATTTGAAATGGTTATTAGTGAAATTAATACCCAATTTAATGATGACACAATTTGCAGGGTTCATAAATCAGAACTTGAAACTATGCAATCTTGGTATATGCTAAAAGCAAGATATTTATTTAAAAACCGTTTAGCATTATATACTAAAGAAACTCCGGTTACAGCATCAGTTGAATCAACTAATGTAGGTGGATTATTTGGAGAATTAAACGAATTACTAAAAATTGAAGAATAAAATAAAGATAGTCAACGTATAAAACGTTGACTATCTTTATTAATTTAATATAATTGAACTATTTTTTACTTTAATCACTTTATCCAATATCGCACCATCTTTATCTAATGAGAAATAGATGGTTTCAACTAGATTATGACCCTTATATTTATTTACAATTGGAAATGTCTTTATACTCGTTTCATCGTTATCTTTATTATACACACCTAAATTTAAGCTGGCAAATTTAAAAGTATAACCCTGAAGTTTAAAATGCATTTCCTTTTTAATAATATTTTCTTCAGCCCAATTGGCAATATAATTTTTAGCATCGGCATTTGTAATTGTATATGCGGTGTCAATTCCGTTTTCAATTAATGCACTAGATAATTTGCCTTTATATTCTTCTAATTCTCTTTCAGAATAATCGAACTTAATCGGTTTCTTTAATTCCATTCATGTTTCCTCCTTATAGTATTAATGACGAGTCATGTTATAGAACGTTAGATATGCTTCATTTCCAACAACTCTAATTACATCACCTTGAATTGATACGTAATGTTTCAAGCTATTTATAATTTCTTCAGCTTCTTGATTAGCTTCAAGTGAAAATACCATTTTAACAGATACTTGGTCACCATCATACATTTAATCAATTTTTTCAAATTGAGTGGACTATCTCTTCTCCCTATTGCTAGGGCTATGCACTTCGAGTATTAGCATTCGATCCAATACCCTACCCTACTCAGAAATAAATTTCCTTTTGGTAGTCTCTACACTACTATTTGATATTATTTTTAACTTTTTCATAGAATGACAAATATTCTTTTAATGATTTAACAGATAATTTATTTTGATTAGACTTTATATTAATAATATTATTGACAGTTAAATTACATAACTCTGGGTCATCATAAAATATATAATGATTGTAAATATTTTTACCTTTACGGATGGCAGAAGTTATTACTGAGCGATTTGTATTAAATATATCAGCAAAAACTTTAGCACTTTGATATTTACATATTTGCAATGTATCAATATTTATAGTAATAATAGATATTGAACGCTTTAATTTCTCTTCATCTGTATGCTTAAAATTTTTAGAAGATTCAGCCATCTTATGCTTTGAAATTTCAGTTAATTCTCCACCTTTACCACCAGTTTTACTATTATATCCAATTAAAGAATTTCTAGATTGTAATTTATCAATCCAAAATATTTCCCGCGAATTTAATAGTAGTAATGGTATATTATATTCAATAATTTCAAATTCAAAATTATCAAATCCATATTTATACATCTCTTGCATTATCATATAATTTCTATGCTTATTTAATTTTTTAGATCCATTTTTATATTCCTTTAATCGTCTTTTCATATCGGTTGTCTGTCCAATATATATTAAACCATTAATTTTATTTGTGATTTTATATATTACACCCATATTATTATTCCTCCTTATGAATATAATATATTCTTGTTAAAAATACTATATAATAATAGCACGGTATTTCCACTGTCCATATTACTATGGATTTAGGGTCTCTTACGAGTATATTCGTGATGTTTAAATTAGTATGAATTCGGATTTTTCATACCCATCCTTATTTTTTTACTCTACCGTTAGCAGTAACATTGTTACCACACCGCTCGTTAGGCGTTCACATACTTTTTTGTTATACCATTACTGGTATAGGGGACCATGATGGTCGTTAATCCCCTCCGATTGCATCTAAGTATAAGTTTGAAATTTCTAATGTATCTATAAATTGTGTAGAAATTTCTTCCTCAGATAGATTAGTATTAATCACTGGATAATATGGATAGACTACATCATTTATCATTACTGGTGTCGTTTTTACTGTCGATAATGGACGACATCTGGATGGAAATATTCCGAAATAATCTGATATTGGGTATCTTGTAGTGTAAATATGCTTGTCGCTTAAAGTTTCTAGTGCAGCCATATAAAAAACATCAGTCCATGTCAATGGTCTATTACTAATAGTTGCACTTCTAGGGTCATCTTTCTTCCTACTCATACCTCTACCAGTAAATAACATATCTACTTCTTTTCCATTTTTTAATTTTATTTTGACTGGCTCAAATCTTTTTCCATAGGTATTCATAAAGCTTTTCATTTTCTTATGAATATAATTCTTTGTAAATACCATCATTTGGTCTTCAATTTCAGCCTCTTCCATTCTAACTTCGCCGGTTTTCTTATCTTTAATATAAATCGTCTTCTTCTGAACACCATCAAATACTCGTCTAAAGAAATCTGTACACCATTTAATCATTAATGGATATCCAAGAATAATACATTGTGCTAATGGAACTCCTGTATTTAGTATATCTACAGGCATTTCATCTGGCGTTTCAATATCATTCATTACAGGAACACTTATTACTGATCTTGCACCAAAATCTATAGATTTTCCAAGAACTGTTTGATGGAAAGCTCCTTTTTTCTTCTCAATAAGAGATTGACCAAATCTTCTTATTTTTACTAATAGCATCTGAATATTAAACATTGCCTTGTTATTGAAATAGCTAAAATCTTCATTCTCTAACATATTGGCATATTTAATTAGATTTGCATAATCATAGTTAATCTTTGGTCTTGATGGTTTACCAGTAGATACATCTTCATCTCTATAAAATACTGGAATTACAAGCCATTTAGTTATAAATATCTCGTCTTTACTTAACGATAAGAGTTCCATAATACTGGATCTTTTCAATGTGTCGTTTTCTTTAAATGTAATTTTATCGTAATTATCTATGAACCATTGTAATCCCGTATTATTTTCATCATAATCTGGACTATTTTCATCTTTAACTTCTGATAAAGTTCCATCTGCATTAATTTTCCAACTTCCTTCACCTGCCGCAATCTTTTCTATGTTACGAAATATCTTTTTAATAATTTCATATACATATGGATGTAAGAATTTCTTCTTTAGATCAATATATGCACAGGTTCTCATACGTTCTTCTGCCGTCGTTCCGAATATATATGTAGAGAATAATCCTCCAACAGTAGGAATTCTTCCTCGCTCATACATTATAGGATTATCAACTGGCTTAAATTGATTAAATTCAATCATTTTATCTGTTATTAGTTTAATCTGCATTGGAGTATCGCCTACATTTATAACTTTATCAGTAGCTTCCATTGCAATATATTTATCATTATTATCCCAATCAGGATTATTAGAGAAAAATTTATTTCGCTTTTCTTGCATACTTATTATATTAGATAAATCCATATAATAGTCACCTCCTATATTTAAAATACTGTCGGAAGATTTAAATATACAAATACCAGATGAGTAAGTTAAACTCATCTGGTATTTATTTTAGTCTTTTTCTTCTAGTTGTAGATCAAATTCTAATTTTCCATATTTTATGTAGCAGGTTACACTCCCGATCTTTTCGGGTGAGCTTTTAACTTGATCACAAAAGCTTATAAAATCAGAATAATAATCATTTAATAAATTTTCAAATATTGACATATTGACAGTGTTAGTGATTTGATCAATGGATAGATGTTTAAATATAGTTATTCGATCTATTTCAGAATAATCAGTATCCTCTGAAATGATATCCGGAACATCATCAAATTCATTATCATCAATATCAGAATCTGTATCTTTAATTTCATCATAATAATTTATATCACTCACAATAGAGTTTCACCTCCACATATTTGGTCTATTTCATTGAATCTTTCATATGAGCATTTTTAGCTTTCTTTAATTCGGAACGATGTAATCTTAAGTATCCGATTTCTTTATATGTCATAGCACTAATTTCTTGGTATGACAATTGCCCGTCAAATTCATCTAGTGTATCATTTATCATTTTCATGAATTCGGAAATTACTCTATCTCCATTGATGAATCTCGGGCCAGTAGAAAAATCATTTGATCAATATCCAAAACGTTCTCTAAATCTGCTCCACATTCTGGACATTTAGTTTTTAATACGAATTGTGGTGCAAATATTTTATCTTTTAATACACTATTCAATAATGTAATATCTTCTTGTGGTATATTTTGCAATATATCAAATAGAAGTCTTACTTCTTCTTCTTCAATCTGAACATATGAATCATTATCTTTATTATATACATAAAGATTATCGATAAATAATATAAGTCCTGAGTTATATACATCTGTTAAATCTTCTTCATTCATTGATGAGAATACACTAATAGCTTTTGCAATAGTTGGTTGGGAAATTTCATATATATTCTGGCTGAATGGAGATTGTAGTCGAATAGCTTTACAGTAATCATTACTTAGTTCATTCAAAACTTCATAATTACATTTATTTGCTAATATAACGTCCATTCTTTCTTTAAAGGTTTCATGAATACTTTCACCATCTAGCAAAGTTCTAATTTTATATTTCCAGTTAAATGATTTCTCACATTTAGTGCATGACAGTGGAACTTCTGTATCTTCCATTGAAGATGCAACCAATATTCCATATAATGCCATATTCATATCACTAAATTTAAATTTATTTATAAAATCCTGATATGATAATATAACTCTATTATCATCATCATATTTATTAAGCACTGATCCATTATATAGTCTATTATAAATCAGTGTAGCCTGCTTAGTAATTGTCTCTACAGTAGAATCATCATCGTGTTTTACAACACTTGCTAATTGCATTATTTGAGCTCCTCTAAATGATACATAATCTCCAATTACTGGGAGGGGAACTGAATATTTTGATAATGATCCATCAATTGATTTCAAATAGTTTCCTTTAAGTTTCTTCTCTATTTTATCAATCTTAATCTGCTTTAATTTTTCTTCTTCGACAATGATCATTTTGATTGATTTTACTTTTGTAAGTTTTGCTTTTTCTTCATCAGTAAATTCAATTTTATCAACATTTTTCTTATCAATTTCTACGATTCCAACTTTTGGATTCTTTTCCAAGTATTCATCATTAGCTTCTTTTCCTTCTCTTTTTAATCGATTTTCTACTGCCTTAGTAGCTTCTTCGATTGTGAATCCATTATTAATTATAAGATTCTTTTTATATTTTGAAAGTTCTTTAAGTTTAGAAGCAGCAAACGCTTTTAATGCTTCGTGATCTAAATCAGGAACGAATTGCTTTAAGTCATCTTCAGTTAATTCTGTACTTGCATCTAATGACAGTGTGTCTTCAGCACTTTCTTCAGTATCGTCTGAAGTATCATCATCATCGAGTCCATATACTACTGATTTACTTGGAGCTTTTTCTTCCTTAACTATAACTTTTTTCACTTCTGCTGGTTCTACTGCAGTCTCTTCCTTTATTATCTCTTCCTTAACTTGATTTTTACGTTGATTCTTAGCTTTATCTGCTATTTCTTTTAAATTTTCCATATATTATTCCTCCTATTTTTTATAAATAATATAATTACATACTTATTTCAAAATCTATAATATTATTAGCAACACTAGTTGCAATTACAACGTTATCATCGACAAATGTTAATATAATTAATAGGATTACTTTACCTCCAACTTCTGTAGTTTCAACTATTACTGATTCTAACGGAATATCGGGTAAAAATAATCGTGTCTGTTCCATAATATCTGATGGTAAAGTTGTTAAAATATTATCAATAAATTGATAGTCATATTGTCTTATATCAATCCCAATATTTGGATTTGATGGATATGATCCTTTCTTTAAAAAAAGAAGATGTAGAATCAATTTTATCCAAGCTTCTTTATTAGAAACTTCTGCTGGACTATTAAAACTATTTATTGATAACATGACTTCTTTTTTATCACTTTCTAATTGCATACATTTCACCTCAAATTATATGAATGATATACTAAATTTATTTATATGTCTTTTAGCATATAAAATTACGCAAAAAAAGAGTATCTGTATAGATACTCTTTTAATTACCTTTAATCCATCTTAGGGGGGATTGCTTTAAATTAAAGGCATTGGAGGATTCCCATTTTTTAAAGAATATTTCTTTAATAAATTCTTTATTGAAAGGATCTTTAATTCTGCACATTGCTTCAATTCTTTTGTCGATATTTCGTAATAGTAAATCAGCAGATGTGATATAAACGTTATCTCCAAATATATATATTCTTTCATGCTCTAAGAATCTTCCTACTTTACTTTTAATTTCTAAATTATCTGCTGGAAGAATTCCAACGGCAGTTCTTACTAATAGTTTCACATCAACGTTATTAGCTGCTGCTTTATATAATGCTTCAATAATAGTTTTATCACATAATGAATTGCATTTAATATAAATTCTACCGCCCATTCCTTTATGAATCTCATTTTCAATTAATCCCAATACACTAGGTCTTAGTGTTATTGGTGCTAATATTAAATCGTCAAATTTAGAAACTTCGTTTTTGATAATCGAAACCATTGTCTTATAAAAGATACCTTTAAATAATGAATATATCGATTTACAAATATCATAATCTGCTGTCAATATATGTAAATCAGTATAACATTTTACAGTTTTCTCATTATAATTTCCAGTTCCTACATGGGCATAGAGTTTCTCTGATTTGTCTACAGCTAAAAATAATTTAGAATGAATTTTATAATTAAAATAATTGCATCTAACTATTATTCCATTTTCTAAAAGTTTTTCAATGATTTCGACATTTTCTTCCTCGTTTCCTCTTGCCGTAGGTTCTACATAAACGAATACTTCTTTTCCTAATTTCTTAGCATCAATCAATGAATTCAATATAACTGAATTTCCTAATGATCGATATAGTGTAATAAATATTGAAGTTATATTTGGATTTAGACACATTTGTCTAATAAAATCTAAAACTTCGTCATATGAAATAAATGGATTATACACTATTATATCTCTCTCAAGTAATTCATTATAATAATTACGTTTAGTATAGATTGGATTATATTTAGGATAATAATATTCGCGATTTTTATATTGATTAGTTATAAATTTCATGATAGCGTTAATCTGAATTAATTCTTCAGTAAGTACAAATACTCCTGAAAAATCTAAATGAATATATTCAATGAACTTATTCATTATTAACTCATTCTCACACGTAGTCTGAATATGAGTAAATACAACATTTTCCTTTATCTTTACAATATTTCTAATCTCTTCTAATACTGTAGTAATACCCTCTCCACTATAAATATATCTAAATGACTTATCAGATATAAATCTAACTAAAAAAGAATACTCTATCTTAGTATTTGGACTTTGAAACTCAATTAATGAATCCATCGATGCTTTTCCTAAATAATTATAACGATAGAGAATAAATTCCTGATTTGATAATAATGCTACATAATAGATTTCTCCATCATTAAACGATTTATTATTTGAAGTCTTAGCTTCATAATCAGTATATTCATAACTCACATTACCTAGTTTTAGGTTAGTATTAAATATTTTATTCATGTCATCATAAAGATGCTGAATATATAAAATGTATTCATCATGTTCTACTTTGGTTGCCTCTGGCAATCTTACAGATATAAATTCATCAAGATTACTAAAAACTATTTTAATAAAATTTAATCGTTCTATTAATGGTGTATTTATTTCACATGCCATCATTAGAACTCTATTATTAAAATCCAATATTGACATATTTCTATCTTTAAGATATTTGATATCATCATCTTTTAATTTTATATTATTTTTATTCATATCATACTCCTCCAGTTACGTTTATATTACATTAATAATATATATTTTCTATAAATATTGATTATAAAAACAACTCGTTAATTTAAGCAAATAAAAGAAACGAGGTGATATT